CCTTCCCAGGGCCCCTTTCGCGTGAGCTTAACCCTAAATTTTTCGCTAACTCTAACCGTGTCAACCCTAATGCTCTAACCCTAACCCTAACCCTATCCTCTACAACCCTAACCCTAACATCTCTAACCCTAATGCAAGCGCTAACCCTAACCCTAACCCTAACCCTAATGCAAGCTCTAACCCTAACCCTAACCCTAACCCTAACCCTAATGCAAGCTCTAACCCTAACCCTAACCCTAACCTCACCAACCCTAATGCAAGCTCTAACCCTAACTTGTGTAAAACTTTTGCAGAGATCCTGACAGGAGTAACCCTAGTGGACTCTGAGTAGCTGTGGTGCGCCAACCCTAGTCCATGCAGCCACTAGAGGGCGCCAACCCTAACGTGCGTAGCCACTGGAGGGCGCCAACCCTAACGTGCGTAGCCACTAGAGGGCGCCAACCCTACCTTACGTAGCCCTAACGTACGTAACCACTGGAGGGCGCCAACCCTAATTCACGTAACCCTAACGTGCGTAACCCTAATCTGTACAACTAGTGGTGGAGGGTGGTATTGTGCAATGATGCGCAGTGGTGTGTTTCCCATGATGCTTTGCGAGCTGGGAGCATAAAAGGAGGGGGTCTGAGAGAGGAGAATCAGCATCTGCTCAATCTCGAGTCTAGAGAATCAAGAATGCTCAAGAGACCATGATCAAGTACTCTGCTGAACAAGAAGCCATCGAAGTCATCACACAGCTCGGTGGTGAGACTTCTCCGTACCGTCCAACCTCGTACTCTGAGCAGGATGATGGCCAGCTACCTTCCACCTCGTTTTCTTACGAGGATATCCATCGCTACACCAGCTTTGACGCCGAGGGCTCACGTGAGGCGCTGAACCTGAAACCCTCCTCTAGCTGTTGTAGCTGGAGGAGGCTGTGTTGGTGGTGTCCGGATCTGCCTGTGATCACTCCCAGCAGGCTATTCTTTGTGGTGCTGGGCGCCCTGCTGCTGGTCGTGAGTGTGCTGATACTGGTGAACCGTCCAGAGGTCAATGGCGCGTATGAGGCCAAGTGTCCCGTGGACCAGCGCGTGTACTACCCTCTGAGGTCTCACTGGAAGCGCTACACGTTCATGTTCTGCTGCCCCTGCTGCGCCAGCGAACAGCACGTGTGCTACGAAGACATGTTCACATGGGTACAGAAATGGTACGATGACACTCTGTCGGTGGAGCAGCAGATCAGCTTCTCTCACCACGTGTGGGCTGCTGCCGTGGCCAGGAACCACAGGGAACGCAAACCCGTGCCCCTGACACACCAACACACCTCAGAGTGGCTCGCACTCATGAAAGAAATGGTAAGTCTGTCTACTTGCGCCAATTACACCGTACCCCCACTAGTACCTATCAGTACCTAACTGTGTTGTGTTTTGTCTTTAAAGGTGAGTCCTGTGAGGGTTCTGGAGGAGCTTCTGTCTGCAGAGAAGGTGGAACACATCAACAGGACTCTGGCTAGTAGAAAGGACAGTGAGCACGACAACCTGCAGCTGATGTACGTTGAGAGTAGCAACACTACCAGATCAAAGGGCAGAAACACTGTACTAGCAAGCTTTGAGATGGACAACATATTCGCAAGAGACCAGATCTCTGCCTTTCTGGTGGAGGCTGGACACGGTCAGGACCTGGCAATGTTCAAGATGGCTTTCAGCGCATACTGCACAAACAATAAAGTGTATGACGTGCTGTTCCAAGACACACTGGACATGCCAGGAGTTGTGGAGACCGTTGCAGAGTATCCATCCAGGGTTGAGATACTGATCGATGACATGCTGGAAATCGAGGCTGCTGCTAAAAGAGCCAACACAACTGCAACCACGCTGAATAATAATGTTACCTCTACTACTTGAGAGAGTCTACATGGGACACTACTAGTAGTAACAGGGCAGCTCCTGAAGAGGCGCTGGTCCGGGACTCTGCGCCGCCCTCTGGTGGCTGGATGCGGTCCTGGGACTCTGCGCCGCCCTCTCGTGGCTGAATGCTCACAATGCATTAAATGAAGCTTGGAGGGCTCAATGAAGGAGACCTCGTCGCCCAACGAAGGGGACATCGTGAGGTTCTTTTGCTCTTGCTCTCTATCTCTCGTTCACTCTTTCTCTGTCTTAGGTAGCTTAAAACTTTAGCACTTTAGGAATGTAAATGTAGCAGGTATAGATGAAGGATACTGTGTGAAAGAAGTGAAAGAGTTGAGTGAGTGGACTGAGTGAGTGGTGTGAGAGTTGAGTGAAAGAGTTGTGAGAGTTGAGTGAGAGTGTGGACCGAGTGAAAAGAGTTGAGTGGTGTGAGAGTTGAGTGAGTGGACTGTGTGAGTGAGGGGGCCCAGCAACGCCGTGTATTGCTTTTAGGCTGAGGGCAGGCTGAGGTCCCTTATTCGATGGGATATGGACCAACATCTGGAGAGAGTTTCAACAGAAAGATTTACATATATCACAAAAACGTTCTACAGTCACAAATTTAACAGTACGTGCGTATATTGATGGTTTTTTCTTCAAGTACAAATCTCTGTCTCGCTGGTGCGCCACGCTAGACAGTAAGCATTGTTGGTTAGTTAAAGTGTCTACTACTACGATGGATATGTTTGTGCAGTATACGGAGCGGAGAGGGGGCTGGTTTGTGTATGCGTACCACATGGAGCCTTTTCTCCCAACCACCAAATACCCTGTAACAATTTTGTTTTGTTTATCATTATAGTAAAACCCAATGTGTGTAAGTGTAAGTGTGAGAGTGGCGGACAGCTTTTTATGTTGTAGGAAAGCGAAGTAGCGATTGCACCGCCACTCTATCACTCTTTGAACCTGTGATTAATGCTAGATTCTATTTGACCCTATTCATTACCCTGTGATATTATATGCTCTTATTCATTACATGTTATCTTTCTTGCTCACTTAACAGCCTTATGTGTGTGGATTATTTTACTTCAAGGACATTAATAAAGTAGAGGTGAAAAAAAGAGCCACTGTGTCTTGTGTATTATTATTGAATGTTTTATTGACACGAATAAATCTCAAACTCTTTACACACATGGAAGAATCTCAAAGTCTTTACACACATCAAATAGAAGAATCTCAAACTCTTTACACACAATACTATTTACAAAAAGTACAACAACATTTACAAGGGGTTTACATTTTACTCTGGACCAGACCCGAGGTAGTCATCATCCTCAATGACTGTAACAACATCAGAATCAGAATCACTGTCAGGTTTGCGTGGCTTTCTGCTGGAGGTGGTCTTGGTCTTTCTCTTTGTGGACTTTGAAGAAGACTCTGAAGATTTCTTTGAAGACTCTGAAGATTTCTTTGTGGGAGGCTCATCAGACTCAGAGTCTGAAGAAGAGTCTGAGTCTGAAGAAGAAGAAGAAGAGTCTTGTTGTACTACAACCTTTTTCTTTTTCTTGTCAGCCTTCTTCTTTGCCTTTTCAGCTTTTCGCGCAGCCTTCTTGGCAGCAGCCTTCTTTGCAGCCTTGGCAGCTTTCTTTTCGGCCTTGTGTCTGCGTCTCTCGTCCTTGCGCTGCTTCTCCAGCTTGGCATCAGCCGCACTGATGGCATCGTCTATGCACACGTCAATGGTCTTTGAGGCCTTGCTGTCTGAGGACTTGGCTTTGGCCTTGCTGCCCTTCTTGGGTGGCTTGGGTGTCTCGTCCTCCGAATCTGAATCAGAATCCGAAGAATCCGAAGACTCTGAAGAGGAGGAGGAAGGCTTCTTGTGTTTCTTGCTCTGCTTCTTCTTCTTGGGTGGTGGGGAAGGTGAGGAGGACTCTGACTCTGACTCTGAGGAGGAGGACTCTGAGGGACCCTTTGTCGAGGGTGCGAAAACAACAGTCTTTTTGTGTGCCTTGGCTGCCTTGGCTGCTGTCTTTTTGGCCTTGAGGATGGACCTAGGCGTGGAATCTGCTGCTGGTACTGGTGTAGGTACTACAGGTGCAGGTGCAGGTGCAGGTGCAGGTGCAGGAGCAGGTACAGGAGTAGGAGCTTTAGGAGCTGGAGCCTTGGGTGGTGTTGGTTTTGCTGCAACTTGAGTGGTTGGTGCTGGTGTCTCAGCTGCCTTGGTTTTCTTGGCTGCTGGCTGCTCTTCCGAGGACCCTGCACGTTTTCTGGACACTGCTGCTGCTGTGACTGTTGTAGCTGAAGTTGAAGCAGTTGAAGCTGAAGTTGAAGCAGTTGAAGCTGAAGTTGAAGCTGAAGTTGAAGCAGTTGAAGCTGAAGCTGAAGGTGTAGCAACTCTGGTCATTCTCTGTAATTCTGCAATGGGAATAAGAATAAGAAAGGGTTAGACACTGTGCAATGTGTGAGAGTGGTATGAATGAATGAAGCAAGATGCATTGCGTACCTTGAGCCAGGGCGGTGAGTGGTGTTGAGACTTCTGCGTACTCGAACCAGGCTGCTGCGGGGCGGTTGGGCACTGGGTACTGTCTGTCCATGTTGCAGGCCCTCCACTTGTACCAGCACTCGCCAATGAGCATGGGAGACTGCCAGCCCGTTTTGCGAAGGATGTAGGTGGTTGGGCCCATCTCAAAGGTGTAGATGGGTGTGTAGGCGCCAACAGGGGTGGGCATGCGCTGGGGCCCGTGGTTCTTGAGCAGCATGATGCTGGACGGCCTGAACCACATCCACTGCTCCCTGGCCACCTTGTCAATGACCCAGTAGGGCTCCCACTCGTTGGTGTAGTAGCGCATGGACAGCACGTCTTCTGGCGCAGTGGTGTCTGAGAAGGGGATGGCTTGAGGAGCTCTGGGCACTTGTACTTGCGGCACTTGCACTGCTGCTGCTGGCTGCTGCTGTTGAGGTTGTGCTGCTGCTGGTGCTGCTTGCTGCTGTGCTTGCTGCTGTACCTGTACCTGTTGCTGAGGTTGTGCTGCTGCTGGTCTCTGCTGTACTTGTTGTTGCACTTGTACCTGAGATTGAGGCTCAGTCTTGACAAACTCTGGAGGCAGAGGACTGTACACACGCGCGGCTCTTTTCTGGACGGGTGTGCTGGTGGTTACTTTGTGTGCTGCTGTACCCTGTGATGTGCTGGGCTCGTCAGGGAAGAGTTCTTGCTTGATCTGGCTGGGTGATATGCTGCCATCCTCAGAGTCCGTCTGTGCCTCTGTCTCTTGCGTTGTTGTTGTTGTGGCCTCTTCTTCTGCCTCTGCCATGTGTACGTCTTGTGCTGCTGCTTGTTGGGGAGTGTGTACCTGTGCAGCTGTCTTGAGCACTGCGGGTGGTGCTGCTTCTTCTTCAGAGTCAGAGGAGTCTTCTGAGGAGGACTCTGCTTCTTGGATGTCAAAGTCTGAGCTGACAGTGTCCTGACCGTACGCAGTGCCCATCTTGGCCCACATCTCTAGCTCCTTGCTGAAGATGCGCACGCTGGCCTTTTCTTCTGGGCTGAGGGCGCTGGTCTTTAACGAGTGCCACTCCCACCACACGCGCTCAGCACCCGTGGTGTGGCACAGCTTCACCTTGACCTGTCTGAAGGTTGAGGACGAGTCCGGGTGGCGAGACCACAGGTCCTTGCTGGAGCCCTGCTTCTTGTACAGCCACTGTGTCCTGTCCGGGGAGCACCACTGCAGTACCCAAGAGCCACCAGAGTACGGCAGCTTTGGGCACGCTGTGTTCTCTCTGGGATGCACAGGGGGCCCTGCAACGCAAACACACACTCTCTTAGCTATCAACAACAGTGCAAGTATCAACAACCAGTGCAAACAGTGCAAGTATAAACAGTGTAAACAGTGCAAACATTAACAGTGTAAACAGTGCAAACATTAACAGTATAAACAGTGCAAACATCAACAGTATAAACAGTGCAAACATCAACAGTAAACAGTGAGGCGTACCATAGGGCTTGAAAGATGGCTCCATGCCTCCTGGTCTGATGGTCACGTACTGGACCCACTCGAAGCCCTTGTCCCTCCTGTGCACTACGAAGTAGGGCGCGTCAGTGGTCTTGATCTTGTACACGGGCTCTAGAGGGGCGTGCTTGGTCTTGGGCACCTGAGGCAGGGGGTTGGGCTTGGCGGTGCGCGCAGCGGCCTCTGCTGGAGTCTCTTTGGAACTGACGCTGTGGAAGTAGGAGGGAGCGCCCTCCAGTGGCCCGGGCAGCTTCTCCCACTCGAACCACCACTCAGAGTACAGCTCGTCATTTTCTAGGCCCCACCTATCTGAGCGCGTGCACTGAACCTGCACAGCACAGCAACAACAACACATCTCAGTACTCTCTCTATCAATGCCTCACAGTGTACAATGCACAATACTCAACACAGTGTATCAATGCACAATACTCTGCACAATATTCTCTCTCAACACAGTGTACAATGCACAATGCACAAGACACTTTAACGTTACAACTCTTGACACTATAGGGAAATGAATGGAAATCGCGCAACTCACCACATGTTTTCTGAAGGGCACGCTGGCTCCCGTGCGGGTTGTCCACCAGCCGTCTGTGGCTCTCTTCTCTATGGTGTAGCTGACCCCCTCGTGGCACCAGACAAACTTCTGTACGGGATGTGTGCTCTGATACCACTCAGGGATGGGGTCCGTGTCTCCGGGCCCGTAGCTGAACGTAGTCACGCTGCTCCTGTGTCTGCGCTTGGCATCGAACTGCTTCCATTCCCAATCGCCCGCGTTTCGCCTCCTAACCCAATAAACTGTGCTACCCTCGCTCGCGCTGTGCACGTAGAAACGCATCTTCGCAAGCTAAGCAAGCTAAGCAGCTAAAAAGCTAACACTAACAACAATAACAGATATCTATCAGTAGTAGTAGTAGTAGTACAGTAGTAGTACAGTAGTAGTAGTAGTACGCTAACACTCTAACACTCTAACACTCTAACAACACAACGAAGCGTACTCACTATCACACTGCTGCTGATGCGTGGCTCTCTGAGAATTGTGAGAGGCGTCCTGCCGGTACGCTCTTATGCCGCACCAGGTTTCGGGGCGGTCTCACGAGGGGCCAATGGTGAGAGAGGGCGGTCCCAACAGGGCCCAATGGTGATGGGGCCGCTCCCTGGGCGTGGGCGTGAATCACAACAGGTTTGGGCGTGGGCCGGTATGCGTTGACTCATTTGCGGTTTGCGCAATATTGCGAAATGCGAAAGTGCGTCACTGGGATGGGCGCGTGGCTTTCGGGTTTCGATTCCGAGTAACTCTCAGATGGGTAACTCCCTGAATAACTCGTTTGTGGCCGTTAGTGGCTGTTGCGCGCGTGGCTTTCGGGTTTCGATTCCGAGTAACTCTCAGATGGGTAACTCCCTGAATAACTCGTTTGTGGCCGTTAGTGGCTGTTGCGCTATTTTGCGCTATTATGGCCATTGTGGCCTATGGTTACTCTAAGTGGTCTTAATGGTTACTCTCAATGGTTACTCTAAGTGGTCTTAATGGTTACTCTTAATGGTTACTCTTAATGGTTACTCTCAATGGTTACTCTCAATGGTTACTCTTAGTGGGTACTCTCAGTGGTTACTCTAAGTGGTTACTCTAAGTGGTTACTCTAAGCTGCACAAGTTTGTATTATATTATTATGTGTACGCTTATTAAGATGCGTACAAGTGTTGAGTGTTGGTTTTGATTCATTTTTATTTTATCAGACACAGTTTATTTCACTGTGTGTGTTATGTTTTGTTTTATATAGTACTGTACAGTATTAGTACTGTATTTGTGTGTGTTGCAGAGATTTAAAACCAGAGAGAAAGAAGTATAATAATTCAAGGATTTATTAAAGTCTTTTCACCATCAAACATCAAACATTTTAAATGCATCAAGTCTTTTCAACATCAAACACAAGAAGTTTTTCAAATCATATACACAACCAACACAAGAAACATCAAAGTCTTTTCCACACTATTTACAATTCAGAACAACAACAGAATCACTTGTGCTTTCTGGATCTCTTGGGCACAGAGTACACTCGCTTCCTGCGCTGCTTCTTCTTGTGCTGCTTCTCAGTGTCTGTTTCTGCATCAGTGACCTCTGTCTCCTCTGCCTCTGTGTGCTCTTGCTCTGTTTGCTCCTCTGGCTCCTCTGCTTGCTCCTCTGCTTGGTGATGCTCTTTGGATCTCTCGATGTCAGCCTGTCTGCGTCTGTAAGCTGCGAGTTTCTCTTGTGTTGAAAGCTCAACAGGCTCATCAACAAAAATACAGTCATCATCATCCTCACCACCTTCAGTTCCAGCAGGCCATGGGTAGTCTTGGTCGCCCTCAGTGTTCTCTTGCTTGAATGGCACAAAGATGTCAGCAGGCAGCTGCTCAGGCTCAGGCTCAGAAGCAGCAGCACCAGCCTCAATCACTGTCACTTCACCCTCACCATCAGACTCAACTTGAGTCTCATCAGTGTCCTGGGTTTGGGTTGGTGTAACGTGCAGGTGTAGAGAAGACTCAGACTCTTCAACAACCATCTCAACATCAGATGTTGCAGCTGGCTCGTCATATACTGCCTCTGCTGCCTCTGCTGTAGGTGCATGCCATTCCTTCAGCTCCCTGAGCTTTGTAGCCACTGCCTCATCATAAGGGCGCCAGCCAAGAGTGACCACCTCCCAGCGGTTCTCAGCCAGTTCGTTCGCCTTCATAAGGGCATCTCGCTCGGTGCAACCAAACAGCTTCATGGCTGTCTCCACTGCTACACCAATGAAGGCTTGACGACAGTCTGCAAAAGACAGAGGAAAAAGACACACATAAGTACACATGCATAACAATACAGCAGCATGGCAATCATTCAATATAGCATAACAATCAATCAAGATAAACACTGAGAGAATCAACTTACATTCTGCAGGGATAGACTGGAACACAGCATAAGGGCCCTTCTTCTGTTTCTTGGGTTTCTTGGGCGCACCAGTGGCTGTTGTTGTTGTTGCTGCATCAGTAGAGCTGGCAGGGGATGGAGGGTCAAGCAGGATCACCTCTTCTTCATCCCCACTCTGTTGTGGTGTTCTGCTGGTGTGTTTGGACTTTGAGGTGTGCTTACCACCACTCTTCTTCTTGCTGCTGGTTGAACTCTTTTTGGATGGTGCATCACTCACATAGCCCAGCTTCTCCACCACTACTGAGCTGATCCGCTTGAGAGCCTCTTGCTTGAGTACCTCTTCGTCCTCTTCCCCAGTCTGTCTCTTGATCTGAGCCATCTTTCTCTGCAAGACTCTGGCTGGGTTGGCTGCGTCTCTGCGTCTGCTGCGTCTGGCTCTCCTGGCCTTCAGCCACTTTGCTCTTTCGGCTGTACCTTTGGGAGGTGCGTAGTCACTGTCAGAAGCGACTGTTTGTGCTCTCTCTGCCTCAGTGTCCCAGTCACCCAGTCTCTTCACAGTGCTAGATTGCTTCTTCTTGGGCTTCTTGGGCTTGGCTTGTTTGGGTCTGTCCTCACCATCACTGCTGCTCAGGCTGCTGCTCTCGCTGCTGCTCTCGACTTGCTGCTTGCGTCTCTTGGCCTCTGCCTTCTTCTCTGCTTCGCGTCTGGCCTTCTCCTTCTTTCTCTGTTTCTTTTCTCTGCGCTCTTTCTCTTCACGCTCTTTCTCAATTGATCTGCGAGAAGCCTTCTTGGATTTCTTGCTCTTCTTTTTTTTGCGACGCTGCTCTTCTGAAGAATCAGACTCTGAACCAGACTCCTCTGAACTACTGCTAGACTCCGAAGAGCTCTCAGAAACATGTTTCTTTTTCTTCTTCTTAGCAGGCTCATCATCATCATCAGACAAATCAACAACAGCCTTAGACTTCTTCTTCTTATCTTTCTTTGACTTTTTAGACTTTTTATCTTTCTTTGACTTTTTAGATTTCTTAGAAGCATCAGAATCAACAACATCTTCCTCTTCCTCTTCCTCCTCCTCAACAACATCTTCTTCTTCATCATCCTCAACATTATCTTTCAAAGGATCATAGCCTAACCTTTGGATGTCGGCTTCAGACATGATGACATCGTCCCCCTCTCCTCTGCTCGCGGATCTGGATCTGGACCTTGAGCTGGATGAGCTGGATGATGAGTCTCTGCGTCTCTTTCGTGATTCTTCGCTTCTCCTGCGGTGTTGTTCCTCCAAGACTCGTTGAGGCACAGCCATAGGGTGAGGCAAAGATTTACGCGCCGTTTTCAGAGCAGTAGCTTTACTAACAACAACGGTAGTAGCAGCAGCGCTATCAGACTCGCTTGAAGACATGGTTCTAGTGGCTAAGGCTAACACGAGTAGTAAAGTAACAAAGTCTCAAAAGTTTTCAAAGTATCAAAGTTTGAAAAGTTTTCAAGTGCGAAAAGTTTTCAAAGTGTCAATAGCGAACGCTCAGTACGGAACACGAGTGTGAATGAGGTCCCTCCTGTGCGCTCCCTCTTTATACTTGTCCAGCTCCTCCCCTTTTGTGGGAAGTACCCAGTCCTCCCGGACCGGTTTCGGGTGTGGTGCGTACTTTCGAGTTGTGATTCACCTGGGCGTGTGGGTGCGTGACTCTTGGTTTCTGTTGCGTAACTCGGGTACGCCCGGGAGTACGCTATTGAGCAACACCGGGGAGTACGCTATTGAGCAACACCGGGGAGTACGCTATTGAGCAACACCGGGGAGTACGCTATTGAGCAATAACGGCCACTAACAGTAACTCATAACAATGACTCACCACAGTAACACATAACCCATAATAGTAACCCATAACACATAACCCATAATAGTAACCCATAACAGTAACCCATAACACATTTTATTTTTATATTTTATTATATTGTATCTTATTATATTATATTGTATTGTATCTTATTATATTATATTGTATTGAATGTTGTATTGTATTGTATTGTATTGTATTGAAGACATGAGAGTTGAGTAGGGTTCAAATGAATTCAGTTTATTGACACAAAACACATAACACAAAACACATAACCTTTACAACAATTGCATTAATAAATAAAAAAAAAATCAAGAATCTTTATTGATGCTGTGTGTGTTTAAAGTTTTAGTTGCGTCTTCTGCGTACTGCTGCTGGTGGTTCTGCTTGCTCCTGTTCTTCTGCCCGTTGCTGCTCTTGTTGAGCAGCCTCGCGCTCGGCCTCTCTGGCGGCCTCTTGAGCAGCTATGTCAGCCTGTTCTTGCTCCACGGCCTCCACCATGTCCACCCTGTGCCTCAAGCGCAAGGCTGCCTCGGACTCTTCCCTCTTTCTCTTCAGAGTCTTTCGCTCAACCAACAGTCCGTACACAGTCTGTTTTCGCAGAGTCTCAACCTTGATAGAGCCGTATTCCTCCTCACTCAGGTTGGACAACACGCAAGAAGAGGACACTGCCGCATCTGCGTCTGGACAGTGCGTGTAGATGTGGCTGGTGGTGCTGCTGGGTGCACACTCGTCCTCGTCTCCAGGGTCTTCGTCTATTCTGGGGCCACTCACGCTAGAGGAGTCGCTGACATCTGCGTACTGCACTTCGTCGCCTGTCTCTGGCCTTGGTCTCTCGTTGAAGAACATGGTCCTCATGTATTTGGGCACAACGTTCCGCGACAGATCAACCTGCTCAGCTGTAACGGTGCCCCTCACCATCTTGAGGATGGCCATGCACAGTAGCTTCAGAGTGGACAGCCCCATCTCAACTCCGAACCTCACCAGAACGTGACTGTACACAGTCAACGCTATTCTGTACAGCTCACCCCTGAACACACAAAGACACACAGCCCATTAGTCTCTTAGTCTCACACAGTACACAGTACACTATACAGCAAACACTTATACAGTACACTACAATACAATACAGCAAACACACGTACCTCAAGTGATCTCTGTGTCCATTTCTAGCCATGGCATTTCGGGTGATGTGTTCGTGAGCCCTCATCAGCCGCTCACCCATCTCCATCATATGCTCAGGGCTACAGGCCAGGCGCCCATGGTCCGTGATAGCGTACACCCAGCGAAACGCATAAGCTACATCCTCTACCCTACACTCTACGGTTGCCCGTGTGTCTTCGGTCTGGTCCCTGATCAGAAGGGCCCTCATGGCTTCGATCTTTGCTGCACAAGCGTTATCCATTTTGTTAGATTGAGATCGTTTGAGATCAGCAGCCTGCTCTATCAGTAGTTGGTATGAATGAATGCTAACACAATCACAACACCTGTGTGATGTTCATAGACTCCTCCCTCTATCATTGTCACCAACCCCTTTCGTTTGTCATCAATCCCTCCCACTCTCGTTTGTCATCAACCCCTCCCTCTGATTCGTTTGTCAACAACACCACACCTAACCAACTGACATCATCGTGTCATAACATATGAGTCATACAACAAAATAACTTTGACAGCTTTTATTCGCATTTGATAAATAATACAACAACAATATCATAACATATTGTAACAGACAGCAATCACACAACAGTTTCATTGGATTTCTGATGTAAAGGTGGTGAGGATGATGGTGAGGAGGATGATGATGAGGGTGAGGGTGATCTGCTCTTGCTTCTCTTCTTGAGTGAAGTCATGCTCTTCTTCGCTTGTAGTTGTTGGAGTCTCAGCTGCACACTGTCTCTCCTCTCTGATGCAGGAATGGGCTTGTGTTCCATAACACATTCTTCCCCATCGGGATAACGTTCGGGTATCAGCCACATGTGATCGAATGTGGACCCGTCTGTGTAATCTATAACAAAACAAGAAAGAGTGTAAGACACTGCACTGACACAGATAACACAAGCACAAGCACAACTGTCAAGTAAACACAAATGAACTTACGTTTGTAGATGCCTCTCAGAGTAGCACCATTGTTGTTGCCTGGGAGCAGTGAAGACATGGTAGGTGGATAGCTGGATAGGTATACAGGGATAGGTACACAGGTACTCTGGTAGAGTAGTAGTAGTAGTAGTAGACAAGATGTTCAGATGTTGAGATCTGCTTAATACTCTAGCATCACACAGCACGGTTATATTCTGCACTACACACGTCATCACGCACGCACATCGATTGTGAAACCGTTTCGTTTCTGCAATAATAGCGCGTACCGTTTCGTTTATGCGGCAGGGCGTACCGCGTACCGTTTCGGTTGCCAAACAGTGCGTAGCGCATACCTTTCGGTTGCGAAACGTGGGTTGCGAAACAGTGCGTGAGTCACGCCAACAGCCACTATTGCGAAACGCCACACCCAGTATCAGTCACGCCAACAGCCACTATTGCGAAACGCCACACCCAGTATCAGTCACGCCAACAGCCACTATTGCGAAACGCCACACCCAGTATCAGTCACGCTATTGCGGTACGCCTATGCGCCACTCTATCTGTTATATTGTATTATATTGTATTATATTGTATTATATTGTATTGTATTATATTATATTATATTATATTATATTATATTGTATTGTATTGTATTAAAGACATGAGAGTTGAATAGGGTTCAAATAAATACAGTTTATTGACACAACTTCATAAATACATACATATACACACAAGAAACATCAAGTTTTATTCAAGAGGTACAAATGTGTTTAGATTAAACATGTGGGGTAGTAGTGGCTTCAGAATGGGCTCTGGTGCTGCCTTCTGCTGTGTGGGGTCGTTGGCTTTAGCCGTCAGTAACGCAGCCATACGCAAAGCTTTGCGCTCTTCACGGACTCTCTGTAGCTCGCCGAGGTTACTGCCAGCCACCCTGCCTCTGCCCCGTTTCGCTGGTGGTTGTGGTGGTTGAGATGTCTCCTGGTCACAGTTCCTCTTGGCTGCACGCTTTCTGGCTTTGGCCGCTCTGACACATGTCTTTCCATTAGCCACCTTTGCGTTAGCTGTAACAAAGAGACACGCTGTATGAGTACACTGGTCATAAAACACACTCAATCAACACACAAGCAGAGACTCTTACCCAGTGCAGTCAGTTTGCCACGCAAGCGGTTGAACACAGCGTCCAGCTCGTCCTCAGGCTCTGGCTCTGGCTCTGGCTCTGGCTCAGGTGCGATTGGTACTTGCACCTGTACCACAGAGTAAGGTACCATTGGAACCAGCAGGAGTACAGGCACAGACGTAGGCTTGGGCAGTATGCTCCGTGGCTCAGGTGAAGGCTCTGGTGTAGGCTCTGGTGTAGGCTCAGGTATGCGCTCTGGTGTAGGCTCAGGTATGGGCTCTGGTGAAGGCTCTGGTGTAGGCTCAGTCACAGGCTCTGGTGAAGGCTCTGGTGTAGGCTCAGGTTGCTGTTGCTGCTGTTGCTGCTTCTCTTCTTCCCTTCTCCTGGACGCCCTCTCCAGCCACTTAGTGTGTTCAATCATGATGGCTGAGAGTGACCAAGAGTCGTTAGGTGTGGGTGCCATGAGTACAGTTTAGAGTACGCTAAGGTACGCTAGTGTTAGAGATGTGTAGTAGTACCGAGATCAGTCCAACACTGACATATATACAGACCACTCCCCTCCCACACGTCACAACCCTAATCACGCTCCACCCACACGTCATAACCCTAATCCCTCCCACACTCCACCCCTCCCATCTGGTACAATCTTGGCACTCTGTCAATTAGGGTTGGCTGGCTTCCAATATTATGTGCAGGCCAGCTTAGGCCCCTTTATAGCCCTATTAGGGTTGGATTTCCAGAGCCTTATTCTGGTGCAAGCTAGGGTTGGCTGCAAACCGATTAGGGTTGTGGGTGTTAGGGTTAGGTGGTATTCATATTAGGGTTAGGGTTGAGATCCAAATCTGCATTAGGGTTGAGCAGGTTAGGGTTAGGGTTAGGATTAGGGTTGTGAGTGTTAGGGTTAGGGTTAGGGTTGGCTTTATGGTTAGGGTTAGGGTTAGGGCTGAGTCTGTGCAGGTTAGGGTTAGGGTTAGGGTTAGGGTTAGGGTTAGGGTTAGGGTTAGGGTTAGGGTTAGGGTTAGAGTTAGGGCTGTGCATGTTAGGGTTAGGGTTAGGGTTAGGGCTGAGCATGTTAGGGTTAGGGTTAGGGTTAGAGTTAGGGCTGAGCATGTTAGGGTTAGGGTTAGGGTTAGGGTTAGGGATGATTCTAGGGTTAAGATTAGGGTTAGAGCGCTGTTAGGGTTGACACGGTTAGGGTTAGGTGGGGCGGTTTTTAAAGGTAGGGTTAACACACTACCGGGGTACGGGTTAGCGAAGCACCTACCACCCCCGTTTTTTCGCGGATAGGCGTCCCATAATAAAATAAAAAAAATTTTCAAAAAAATTTCAAAAAAATTTTCAAAAAATTCAGAAAAAAAATTCAGAAAAAAAAATCAGAAAAAAAAAATCGACCAACAACCACGATAGATCACCGAGAGCCACGCATGCCGCAAGTGTACCCAATGCCGCAAGTACACGAAGTGTACCCGATGCCGTACCCGATGCCGCAAGTACACGAAGTGTACCCGATGCCGCAAGTACACCGAGCGCCAATATGCCGCAAGTACACGAAGTACCCGATGCCGCAAGTACACCGAGCGCCAATATGCCGCAAGTACACGAAGTACCCAATGCCGCAAGTACACCGAGTGTACCTCAAGTACCCGGTACCGGTACCGCAGAAATGCCGCAAGTACACCGAAGAGTTAGTGGGAGAGTACCGCGTACACAGATTTCAAAATGGCCGACGGATAGGATGTGGTTTGATTATAGTGGGAGGAGTCAACACCACACTTTTGTATTTAAGTCGAAAACTCTGCGCTGCGCTCATCTATCTCTTTGATATCATCATCATCGTCATCGTCATCATCAGCGTCGTACAGTACCGTTATGGATTCCTCAGAGGCGCTCAGGGAATTTGAATGGAACAGGCTGTGCTGCGAGACGTCCGCTGCCAGAAAGCCATGGACGTGCAGGTTCCTCGAGACTCTGGCGGACGATAGCTCTGTCAAAATGTTTGCCTCGGCCGCGCGTCTCTTTTCGGGTGCAGCGTCCATCGAAAAGAAATCGTGCAAGACACTGTGCGCCCTATGGTCCTGTCTCACACCGGAAAACAAAACCAACACGGCGTGGGACATGGCCAGCATCCTCGACCGGTGCGCGGACCAAGCGTACTTTTTAAAGAAGGCCGAGTACATGCCAGACGTTGTCAGACGGTGTCTGATCCTCTGCAGCGTCAAGACCATACCCCACAAGGACTCGAGCGATCAAGACGAGCTGGCGCTCTTGGAACACAGAAAGAACACGCCGCTCTGCTCACGCTTCGTGTCTCTGCTGGCCCTAGCGCCACCCGGTGATCTCACCAAAGAATCCCTCAAACGATTCAGGACAGACAATTCCCGTAAGTATTTTTTATATATTTTTATTTTATTATCATCATCATCATCATCACAGACATAGACGGTGAAAATGACGCAAGTACACATATATGTGAAAATGGCGCAAGTACACATAGAGTACAGATACAACAACAGATACCAACCGCCTATACAACCACCAACACCATCGATAGACCAGCAGCGACAGAAGCAGAAGCACCCACAAAGCACCGCGTAGGAAATGCCGCAAGTACACCCTAGACTGCGGGCTTTGTTTCCGTTGATGACGCTGCTGCGTTGGTGGCGGCTGTGACTGTGGCGTTGTGAAACAGTTGCCAGCACGCGGTCTGCGCGGTTTGCATATTGGCCTTCATCACGACGTAGAGCATCTCTTCCAGCGATCGAGGAATAGTGGCGGTCACGGGTCGCGTGGGTTTGACGGTGGCTGGTTTGGCGGTAGTGGCAGAAGGCTTGTCCACGAGAATGGTGTATCCCTGGCCGGTGTACTTGATCTGCTGCTTCTCGCCGGTGGTCGGCACGGAGCCCCTGGTGACCGAGATTCCCGTAACCCGCTCAGCCTCGCTCATCGTGGGTCTGTACGCTGGCCTGTTACTGTCAATAGTCTCGAGCGTAGGCTTGACAGTCTTCTCAGCAGTCTCTGGCTTCATCGTCTCCGGCTTCATCGTGGGCTTCATAGTCTCAGTCATGGGCTTCATAGTCTGCTTCATAGTCTCAGTCTCGGGCTTCATAGTCTTCATAGTCTCAGTCATGGGCTTGATAGTCTGCTTCATAGTCTGCTTCATGGTCTCAGTCATGGCGGGCTTCATCGTCGGTTTAGTAGTGGTAGGGACCGACGGTCTAGCGCCGTCGCTTGCAAAGGCCCCTGTAGCGATGAGAACAGTCAGTACCGCGTAGGAGAACATGTTGATACTTGTCTGTGATGATGACTGTATGGGTTCTCTTTAAACGGCACTCTGAACAGTCTTATTCTTTATTCTGACGTTTCCTTTTTTTGCCTTCCTTCCAGGCAAACAGCTGCTGAATCTCATCAAGATCGTCCGAGACCTGAGAGCCAAGGAGAACGACTTTGTCAAAGTACCAGAAACGGACTCTGAGCTGCCCGAAGATCACAGAGAATGGACCAAGTGGGCCCTCGCTCACTACAACGGAGGCAGCCAGTGGTACTCGCACCAGATCTCGGGCTCTCTCGCCCTGGTCGGTGGAGTCCGATTCTTGGGATCCCTCTTCAAGAAACCCTCTGTGCCTCAACAAGAACAACAGCAACAGTACCAACAGCAGCAACAGCAACAGTACCAACAGCAGCAACAGCAACAGCAACAGTACCACAGCTACAATGAGCAGGAGACGTTTCAGAGTCAATTCTTCTTCGAGGACAGCAGCCCCTACCAACCGATGGAATTGGCGCAAGTACACGGAGTGAGTTTTGTGGGGAGCTTCGCGGATCAATTTGAGAGCAACAGCAGCAGCAGCAGCGGGTGTAGTAGCATGGACAGCTGCGCCGCGGCATGCTCCTCCTCTCTCGAAGACATGCTGTTTGGAGAGTTTGATCGCGCGGACGTGGACGTTGTCACTCATCACGATCAGGGTCTGGAGACCCGTCCATGCAAAGACTGTCTGAATCCGTACATCTCTGTATCTGTGGAAGACTCTGAAGGACACAGCGCTCCGGTCACAGGCGCCTCTCTGATCGACTCTACGGTCGACGTTGTGGAGTCTCGCCACCAACAACAACAAGACTTTTTAGACGACGGACAACAGTTTGTGTTTAGGATCGAAGTGGAGTCGTCCGTCGACGTGCATTACTGGGACACCCTCGCAAAGACTCTTTTGCAACCCAACGTGCCCAGGTACCTCTACCTCGTCATGGACAAACAAGCCCTCACCATGAGACGCGGGGTGCTCAGGGCCAAGGCCAACTTCTTTTGCACGCTGCAAGCCAGGTCCAGGAGCGTCCAGATCAGAATACCGTCCGGATCAGAGGCGAGCGGGATGCTGCAGATGTGGCGCGAGGAAGGTATCCTGTACGAATCGCTCGCCGGCGAAAAACCCGTACTGAGGTGTCCTTTCCACCAGGACGAAGAACTCACAGACATGCCTCTGAGACAGGTCGAGAGAACGAGCAGCTACGTGAAACACATCAACCACTGGCTCGACAGCGCTGAGCATCACATCAACCCGGAGATCGCCGATCACGTAAGGACCAGACGAAAGCAGGGTCTCGTCATCGACCTGATTCAGGCCGCCATGAACATTATGACCCATCGCCAGGAAATGGTCCAACAGAGCGAATCTCCCGTCGTGGCGGCCTCCTCCTCTCTATCTCCCGCACCCACCCCACAGACGCCGTACACCAAACGGGTAGACTTTGTTCATCCCCTGCCCCTCCAACACGTCGACGTGGTGCAACAGCAGCAACAGCAACAGCAGCAGCAGCAGACCACTCCTCCCATCAGATTGACGGGCGACGCTCTATCGACCATCATGGGCCAGACTCTGTTTTGCGACTCGACGAGTCCCTCGTCTACCACCACCCTGGAGTTTCACCAGTTCCAGCAGATCCAACACGTACAGCAGTTCCAGATGGTACAAATGCCGCAAGGACACGAGGGTCAGTTTGTGTGGTACCCGAGCGGGGATAATCACCACCAGCAGCAGGTGGCTTCGGATAGTGTGGCGGCGGCCTTCAACAACAACGTTACTCTGGAAGAGACGGCCACCTATTCGTCCGAACTGACAGAGTCTGCCAGGGACGTGATGCCCCAGCAGCCGTCCGCCATCGCAGATACTACACGGTACAGCTCTGCCACGGTCGATGGAGAGAGAGACCCCAACGGCTCGTACGGTCAAGACAAGCGATTGTTTATGGGAGCGCCTCTCAAGAGGACAGCCATGCCGCTACACAACAAGGATCCGTCGTGCGCCTTCTTCATCCCTCTGAGAGGCACGACGGATCCCTCTGTGATCCAGCAAGAAGACTACGACAACTTTAACATCATGGCGTGTCAGTACGAGGAGAGGGCCCGAGAGAGAACCAAAGCGAAAAAGAAGGCGTTCAACACTTGCGATGCCATGGCGTACCCTCCGACGTATCACGCAGCACACGCTTACGGCAGCGGACCGGACGGTACTTACTATCACGACATGGGCAACGCGTTCAGATACCACGAGAGACACTTTCTGCCGCCCCAGAACAATACCTACGACACCATCAAGAGACGGGTGATGGGACAGGAGACTTCTCCTCACGGTTCGAGGAGCGTGACGGCCCTCATGGCTTCCTTCTGGGCCGCTCACCCCAACACCAGAGTCAAGTTCGACGAGCTGGTGACTCTGATCAAGACTCAAAACTCACAGCCGGCCTTCCTCAGACAGATGTACGCTCACACCAACCTCAACCCGAATCCAGACAGTCCAGCGGCCATCAAACTCGACACGGTGGTGACCGGGGACGTGAGCAGAGACTATGCGCTCTTCTTTCTGGCCGTAGAGTACTTTGGACACAGAGCCGAACAGATCGTGTGGTGGGCCCGTACCAAACCTTTGGACGAGCTACTGACAAACGACTTTTGGGCCAGGTTCATCACCATCTGGGGTTGCTACAAGAAGATGGTCCTGAGGATGGCCTCTGCCGACATGTGCTCGAACGTCCGCAACGCCGTGAGGGCCCACAGACACATTGGCGTGGGAGAGTTTCACAAGAAGGTCACCGACGGTCTGCAGTCTATGGCCCGTCTTCACGCCAACGTGTTGCCGTTCCTGGGAGACCGAGTACAGCCACTGCCGACCCAACCCGTTCATCTCAGACCCTACACGAGCGAAGAGTTTAGCAAAAGGGCAGGCACGAGACACGACTCGTCTCTGATGCTGGACTTTGATGCCAAGGCGAGCAGAGCCAACGTGGTCGTACCGTCCAAACCTCACATCGCGCCCTTCTTTCTACCGGACAAGACTCTGATGCTGAGTCTCAAGAAGGGACACTTTATCGACGAGTACGCTTTCATACCCATCAGAGCCGATCCCATGAGAGACAAGCAGAGTCTGGGCTTCGACCCCAAGTCCATCAACAACGTCTGCAACAGAAACGATAACCCGGCCACCATGAACCTCACCAACATCATCTACTGCAAAAACACCAACCAAGAGATCGGAGCAAACAACACGGCTAGACGGCACATGAACGCGGACGCCACAAACAGAGGACTGGCTCAGTGCGAGGGCTATAACCTCCAGCCCAAACTCAGAGACTTTCCGTGCGAACAGATGGGCATACTCCAACAATCCACGCCGCCTCTGCAGACTCCGTACCCAGATCCCGTCATCTTTAAGACGATCCTCGTAGACTCACTGGATTGTGGCGGCGGGGTGAAACGCAAAACGGCGGACGGGCCAGACCCATCACTCTGCTCGTTTGCCGAGGTGGCTGCCTACATGGAACAGCCTACAATCATATCACACTCTGACGAACTCTTGACCACGCCGTCACCCTGTGGCTCTGAACCGCCACGAAAAAGAGCCAAAAGAAGACAGACTCTGAAATGATTATCATTATGGTTATATTGTTTGTGTTTGTATATTGCGAACTGCCATTACCAATGAATAATAAAAAAACGTGTACAACAATTTTTTTCTCTGGTTCAGTCTTTTTATTATTATTACAAACATTTTAGCAGTCTTCAAACTCACAAAAGTCAATCGATTGACAGAGACCCAATATATTCATTCTGGTATAAGCCTTGACTGTACAGTCACTGTGAGCCGTGGATATAGAGTCCACACGGTCTATCTTGGACGATTTGACATAGACGGGCCACCACGTGCCGTCGATCTTGACCAAGTCCACAGGACCGCTGGTTGTGGGGTATGCCCATATGACATCCTCGATACAAGGATCATCGGCCGACACTGACATGGGCGCCTGTCTGAGCAGCTCGTGCCACCTGGCCCATCGAGACTGTTCGTGCGTGGTGTAGATCAGCATGAGCCCGGTATCCGGAGACGTGCAAGCCCGAGCGATGCTGTTGCCGACCTTGGTGCTGAAACTCATTCCTCTGGTCGCGTCCTCCGTTATGATGTCTTTGGGAGCTACGTCCATTCTCGCAAGCTCTCCCCAGTACTCGGCGCCCGGTAGATCCTGAGGACCCCAGATCCTACCCGTCTCCAACCATACCACAAACTTGATGTTGAAACACGTCCTAGCCAGAGACCAGAAAGGCTCGTCGAGATTCAGCTTGGAAATTTTCAAAACTATCCCGGCCAACTCATCCTCCGACTCGACGTTTATTCTCTCGATCGGAATGGTCTTTTCGTACGTGAGTTCTGTCCTGTGAGGACCGACGTAGATGAATCTCGCAACCTTGGCAGTGTCCGCGGCTTTCAGAGCGTTACAGAGAGCCGTCCTGTCGAACGCGGCGCAGTAATCCCTGTACTCATCGACTGCGTCCTGTTTCAACCGTCTCCAGATGGGCGGATAGTTTTGAGCCACGGACGCGCACAACACCACGGCAGTACATCCCATCAATTTAGTGGTGAGGGACTCTAGGTCGGTAACGTCGCAATAGACGTACTCTACGAACCCCAGTCTTGCTTGTATCTCGGCGCTGGGTTCTCGGACGTCTAGGATCTTGACGCGAGACGAAACTGAGTCGGGCGCAGCGTTCAGTTCGAAAGCTGCCAACGCACAGGCCCCCACCACTCCAGAACCTCCTATTATCGCGATCACGTTGGATGTGTGAGCATTCATCGTCTCCACTCTCTCCAAGCAGGCAGGCAAAGCTCTTCTGGTGATCTCTCCTGGAACAAACGCTGATCTATATCACACAACACCCCTGCGCGAGATGGCATTGAGTCTGGACCTGATGGCGCCCGGCTCTAGCTCCAGCGAGGGCGTCTGTAACGAGATGTGGTACCTCTTTGACGCGGAGGACACCGAGGCTTTCAATACCGGTAACATCAATACGTGGCGTCCTGTGAATCCACCGACCTTTGCCTGGTCCAAGCTGGGTAGTAAAATCAGACGGATAACGCTGGGTCGCTCGGATAGCGATCACATGCAATGGTGTAGCCCGTGCAAGTCAAAGACCGTTCCGGTGGCGCCCTACAGAAGCAAAAACGACAAGCTGGCTCACATCGACTCTTACTACTTTCAGGACAATCGCATCAAGTTCGACAAGACCAAGGTCACCATAGCCGAGGCGTCTCACGTATCTACCAACTCGGCGCCCGACGTCGATTTCCACCACGGCGTACCCAAACCCATCAAACAATGGTCACCTACCCGCGCAGGGATGTTCTTCCAGTTTGATTACAACATGAACGCTGCGCATTCTTACGTGAAGATGACGAAACCTTCCAACACGCTGATAATTAGGTTAAACAGCCCGGTCATCTGCGAACCGAACGATTCTCACGATCACAGCAGGTGTGCTTTCTCAGGATACAGACTGATTGGAAACTGGTTACTGCAGTCTCTACGGCTGGTCGACGAGGAACACTACAGGGTAACGCTTCTCAGATTGGCCAAGTCTCCCGAAGAGTCATCGAGTCTCGGACTGTACAGGTTGGACCTGACGCTGTACCTCAACCCCAACAACACCTTCACTCTCAACCAACTCCTCTTTCTCTGTCACTCCACAAGCGCCTTCCGATTCAAGTCAGAGCCTCCGCTATGGATCCAAGGTCCTATCAGTCATCAAGCATGCTGAGCGATCCGTTCTCGACCATAAACCCGCTGTCTGTACCGTTGGTGACGATGGACGCTCTACAACAGACGAACGAGACTGCTGCTTTACCCCCTTGGACGACCATCAATCCTACTACGTCGAGACTGCTGACCATGTTGGATAGCGCAGAGAGGCAGCCACCGACGGCCGCCACTTCCTTTGCAACGAGAAACGTGAACCCCCTGCCGCCGGGTTACCAGGACCAGTTCAGAACAGCGATGGGACTGGGTCCCGTCAAGAGAGGTCCCATCGAATTGAGCGACAATATTCTGATTAAAAACTTTTTCGTCGAACGCAGAAAACGCAAGCGGTCGGCGCCTCCTGCGCCCAAAGCGCCTGGTCTCTACAAGAAGCCTAGATCGTCCGAGGCCAAAAACAGACCCACTCAGAACGCCGAGTACAGCGTGAGTTATCACGATGGTAGAGTGTCCATCATATCCAGCGCCATACCAGACGACGATTTCAGCGACGATATCCTCAACAAATTGGAGCTGGCTCTCGGTCTGGCCAAAGCCGGTGTCTTGAGACCTTCCCGAGACGTGATCGGCAAGATGATCACGGCGGTGACTGACATCAGGTCCTATCACAGACTCTGGTTCGAGACCAAACGAGAGGGTTGTCCGCAGGTGGACCACGAGCCAGAAGACGAATTCATGGACAGGCTCGACGCCATGATGAGAGGCGAGAAAGAGTTTGTGATGAGACACTGCAAGTACGGCTACATGACGCCCGAGAACAGAGTACCAAAAGAATTGACTTATGCGCTCAACTTTGCCAAGTTTATGCTAGACAAGAACCCCGTGCCGGTCAGAGCCGACAACGAGAACAGAGGCCCGCACCACATTATACATAACTATGCACCGGCCGACCTGGAGCCCGGTGCCGTCTATACAGTGGATCTAATCGTCGAGATACCCAACATGACAGCCGAGTTTGATAGGATGGCGGATCTTCTCAAGTACATGCTGATGTACCTGGAACGTACTCACAGACGTCTGGGTCGATCCATGGCTGAGATTTCGTCTATCGAGGGCACGGCGTACAATAGTACCATGAAGTTGAAGGTCGAGATGTGGGTGTCTGTCAAGCATCAGGGCTACTTGGCTATTCAGATCGATCACAAGGACGGCATGACGTACAATAATCGTCTGGCGTTGTCTGCCGTGTGTCAGAGATTCTTTGAGGACAAGCCGAGAACCCCGATAGACGAGCCGCCCATTAGACTGGAAGCTGGTCTGTTGAGCGTGTATGCCACCTTTCCCTGTGAGGACTGTGTGCCGTGTAGACGGTACGACGATGTGCTGGTGAAACTCCACAAGCTGGTGTGCACTTCCAACTGCTCGAGGACCTGCTCGTACACTTATTGGACGGACCTGAGTAAACCTTGCAAGAGACCGGACGGAGACGGCAACTACGACGATGTCAACTGGTTCATCAGCGGCTCAGACACTATTCTCCGTAACCTCAACATGGAGATGTGGCTTACGAATACCGTGGGGCTCAAGGAGCGCTATGTCAAGGCCATGATCAGAAATCGTCTCGACGGACCCACGGCCTGTTTTGGGTACGGTAAACCCACAGACTTTCCCGGTCTGCACAGCGAGAGACTCGCCGACAAACACGCCCTGGCCTTTAAGAACATTAGCAAGAAGCTGGTCAGGATCGTGACTGAATACGCGCACGAGAGACTGAGGAACGAGCTGACCAGTCTGCCCTTCACGGACGACTACAGAGCCGAGATCTATTTTGCCGCGGCGTGTGGAGACGAATTCAATCTGAGGGCGTCTAATCTCAACGGGGACGTTGTTGTCAAGTACGAAAACAGCAGAGGCAGGGTCAGCCTGTTTGATGGTAACGGTGTGGTACGCTACAGCGCCGAGATGAAAGAGATTCCTCACAACTTTAACATTATAGTGGCCGCTCTCAAGAACGCTGCGCAGAATTATCAGGTCGAGACCAACATGACTTTCTCCGACGCTGAAGAGAACGCCAGAGACGCACTCTCGTATGTCAACGCGACCATCAACGAATTCGTGCGCCAGAAGCAAGAAGAGATTGCCAACAACCAACGGCCTCTCGATTATGGGACTTCGAGCAATGGGACTTTCAATGGGAATTCTATCAATGGGACTTCTTTCAATGGGGCTTCGATTAATGTAGAGTATGGTGAGAATTATGTCCAGATGGTCGACCAGCGGTACGCCGATAAAGAGTACTACGAAGACCAACCGTTTTACGACCGCAGCGGTGTTTAGAATTTTTTTTCTTTCTCCACCCCTTGTTTTTATATTAAAAAAAAACTCCTCCCTTGTTGTTGTGTATAAAGTGTTGTGGGATTTCTAATAAACCAGATTAAAAACAATCTCGCTCCGCTTCTGATCTTTTGATACTTTCTCTAATAAAATGGAAGTCGATATGCAAGACCAAGACGACATACAGGTAACGCTTCACTATTCTGAAGTGGACTACGAGCCTTCTGCTGAGCCTCTACAGCTCGAGATGCTGGCCGAGCCCATCACTGGCACTATGACCTTTGTGCCCTATGAGCCTCTGTTGCACGACACGTCCGTGTCCAAGTACATCTTGCAGGTAACACACAAAGATATATGGGAGATGTACAAGAAGGCTCAAAACTCAAACTGGACCGCCGAAGAGATTGATCTGGCCAAGGACATGGACGGCTGGTACGCTCTATCCAAAGACGAGCAGCATTTTCTCAAGTACGTGTTGGCATTCTTTGCAGCCTCTGATGGTATAGTGAACGAGAATCTGTGCGAGAGATTCACCAGGGAAGTGCAGTACGTGGAGGCCAAGTGTTTCTACGGTTTCCAGATGGCCATCGAAAATGTGCACTCTGAGGTGTATGCCAAGCTTCTGATGACGTACATTACAGACGTCGCCGAGAGAGATCGGCTGTTTGGTGCCATCGAGCACATACCCAGCATCAAGAGGAAGGCGCGGTGGGCCATGAAGTGGATCAACAGCCAGAGCGCTACGTTTGGCGAGCGGCTGGTAGCCTTTGCTGCTGTGGAGGGCATCTTTTTCAGCGGTTCGTTTGCGGCCATCTTCTGGCTCAAGCAGAAGGGGACCATGCCCGGGCTGTACTTTTCCAACGAGCTCATCAGCAGGGACGAGGGTCTCCACAGAGATTTTGCCTGCCTGCTCTACACGGGCCACTTGCTCCACAAACCTTCTCAAGAGACCGTCTACAGTATCATCAAAGAGGCTGTGGAGATCGAGAAGGAGTTTCTGACAGAGTCTCTGCCCGTGTCTCTGCTGGGCATGAACAACAGACTCATGAGCCAATACATTGAGTATGTGGCCGACCATCTGCTGTGCCAGCTGGGACTCGCCAGACTCTACAGTACGCCTAACCCGTTCGACTTTATGGAAAACATATCGTTGGAAGGGAAGACCAACTTCTTTGAAAAGAGGGTCGGCGACTATCAAGTCAATACCACATCGACCGTGTCCTCTGAGGCTTTTGAAGAGGACGATTCATTTGAATTTTAATGCGTTACCCCTGTACTGTACTCTTGTGCTTGTACTGTCTCTTTGTCTGTCATGTCTGTATTCAATAAATTTTTTTTGTTTGAATTTAAAACTTGCGCAGCGTTGTCACTGGATCGCATAGTGATGCATTTGTATAAAGTTTGAAACTCTTTTCATCATCTTCACTCTACTTTTGCTCACTCGCAATCAATCGCTCGCAATCAATCGAGAATCACTCACAAGGAAGATGATGACCTCGGATCACTACGAGAACCTTGAAAAGACCTACAGAGCGGCCACCGGTGTGCTCAATGATATGGTTGAGAGGGACATTGCCGTGCTCAAGAATCTCAAGGACATCACCGATCAATGTGCGGGCGGCAATCTACCCAGAGTGCGAGCTCAGCTACTCTTGAAGTTGACCGTGGCTCTACAGAGAGATCACAGCTCGAGATGGACAGATAAACTACGCGGTCCAACCCCTGAATCAAATGCGGAGTTCATCAAGCGTTTGAAAAACCACTCGCTGGATCTGGACACCTTGTCTTGCATGAACTACTACAATCCGATCTACAGAGCCGTCCCGAGCCAACTGCATGCCGCTATGCACTATGCCAGAGACACCATCGCCATGGAGCGTATCAAGGGCATCGTTGACAACGGTCTCGACACGGTGGTTGAGATTGACATGAGGGCCGCTCGGGACCGTCCTACGGGCGGTCGGGTGTACAGCGCCAAAGTGATATTGGAGTGTCCTTGGGCAACCCCCGAACTGACTGGGCTCAGGAGACTCTTGTATCATGTGTACCAGTATCTCCGTGAGGATATGACCTACGAGGGACTCCACAACCGGGTCAATGCCGACGTTGTCAGAATCAAAATGTCCAACCTCGTGAGACACAGACTGCACCTGGAGATTGACGTGTGGGTTGCCCCAGAGGCAGAGTGTTATCTCAGGAAGATATGGGACCATTCCACCTACGACAAGGTGACTCTCGCTCAGGAGCACATCTCGACGTTCACGGCGGTGTCTATCAAGATTGACGGCGTCTATAGATGTTCTATGCCGTGTGAGATCGACTCTGATGGTACGGTGGTGATGTACGGGACTCTCGCACAGGGCCAGTGTCCCGTCTGCAACGAGATACGCGACACGAAAATGTTGATCCACAGAAGCGTTCACTCGGAGCACGACGAGTGTATCGACTGCAGGCCCCACTTGGAGTTTGATCCCAGCCTTCCCTGCTTTAAGCCGACCACGGGTAGACTGTCTGCGCCCATGTGGTATTGTCTGGGTGATTTGACCATGCTGGATTTCACCACAGAGTCGCTGTACGAGTGGTTCGTGAGCGCCATGAAACTAACGCACGAACAGGCTTCGAAGTTTGACTTTAACTATCTGACGAGCAGCGACGTGCTCTTGTCGGGATATCACACGGCGGCAGAGTTTCCTCACCTCCACACCAGAAAGCTGATGCTGGAATTTGACGCGGCTACTCGCAATGTGGACAAGGACGTGATTGAGATTGTCAGGAAGCACGCCTGGGCCAGGTTCGACGCCGAACTCTATCATTTCCCCTACTATCCCGCTTACAGAGCTCAGATCAGGCTCAGGGCGGCCTGTGGAACCGCGGCGAAATATCTCCATCTCTACTCTACAGACCTCGACAAGGTCGAAGTGGTGCACGACTTTACAAACAAAACGGCTCAGCTCAAGATTCCAGAAAAGGTTACAGGAGTGGTTCGCACGTACACTGTGTCAGGCTGCGTGCCTAAATTCTATGAGCTGGTGAATCAGATGAAACTCAAGTATCCCAGACCGTACGAGTGCGATGACGGAGACCTCGAGAAACTACTGTGGACGATCGAACAGTGGAAGCTGTGCGGCACTACTGAGGCCTCTATCGCAGACAACTCTGCTAACGCCAACGACAACAACAAAAGAGGCGCTACCGATCCAGATGCCGGCAAAAAGAAGAAGAAGCGAAAGACTCGTCGCAATTGATTGTTGATGTTGATTGATGTTATGTATGTTGTATGTATGTGTGCCATTCATCAATAAAAAAAAGGTTGAGGTTTTACGAAAGAGTCATTTTTCTTTAATCTATGACCATAATGGTGTACAGTGTCGTTAGTGTTAAAAGTAATGATGGGGTTCCAACGGTGTCTGGTTCTGTTTTCGTGTCTGGCGGTGGTGTGTGACACTCAGAATACAACAACAACCACCACTACAACAACGCGAGCAACCACAACCGTTGGTGGTAATCTTACTACCACTACAGGCGCCTTTCCGATCAATTCTCTGGTCTACACTGTGGACTATAAGACTTCAAAATACTGTGCCGTCAACGGACTGCCCTATGAGATCAAGGCAACGTTTTCTTTTGACCGATATGATATCCGTAACCTTCAATGGCTGGCGTTCGACGCTGTGTTGGCGGCACCCAAGTTTGTATTCACGTTGACACGACCTCCGTCTACTCCATACGGCGCAAACAACCCTATGATCACTACCCTGCGCGTCAATCCCTTTCTCTACACGGATGCCACTGTGGACTATGCCATCAGCGCTGTGGGTCTTTTGCCGACGTTCGACCTGATCAAAATGTACTCGCCGTTACCATCCGGCTCCATCAAGGTGTCTTCGCTCTCGGTGTATACCACGGGCATAGATCCCATAACGTACGGGACAATCCTCACCTGTCAGAGTTCGTGTCAGCTGGACCCCGAGCTCAAGTTTGCCTGGTACAACTACGATCAGTTAGTGGTAGGCGCCGAGACCAACACTCTGACTACCAGTAACCCCGGACTCTACATGTGTACCGTACAAGGATCTCTTCTCTTTTCGACCAAGACGTGGGTGGGGAGACCCGTCTTTGACTGTCCGTTCAACGCAAACGCGTGGTGTACGCCGTCTACCACTCAACGTATACAGAGGTACGAGGACGATTCTCCGAGATCGTTTATCGAGGACGATCTCAAGCAACCCGGGACGGTCCTCGCGTGTCTATCCGCCAACGATACCGTCAAGGACATTGTCTCGCTGAGGGGCAGGTGCTCGGACAGGACCGTGTGTAACATGGAGGTCTCGGACCAGTGCTCCAACTTTATACCCAACGTCTACAACCCGTGCAACGTTACCGTGCACAAGTTTTGTCCCACGCAACTACCATTCACGTGGACGTCCCCTACACCCGAACTCGTCTCTGTGGCTCTGGGCACAAACAACCTGATGTTCAGCTCGGGCATAGTCAACACGTACTGCGGAAACCAAGCCGACATATTCGCAGTGTGCGCTGGACCGGACAAGGTCACGGAGCTGTCCAAGAGAAAGATCGTGTTTCAGCTGCCCACTCTGGACGTGATGCAGATCAACGACGATGTACCCACGCCGGAGATAGTGGTGCTGAGCGCTGGACAGGTGTTTGACATGGCATGCCCGAGCACCAACCTCGTCGTCTACTGGCGCAGGGAATCGCAGAGGATGGCCTCGTCGCTAGGACCCGGTAACGTCAGACTACTCCGAAAGACAGTCACTCGAGAGGATCTCAACGCGACGTGGAGCTGCGTCGACTTTGATACCTATAACGCGCACACCGCCGTTCTGTTTAGAAAAGTGTTTCTCACGGACGTGCCTCCCACCACTCCAGCGCCTCCTACCACTACAACCACCACACCGTCCACAGTACCCACTACACCCAAGACGACTACTCAGAGGACTACAACACCGACCACCACCACTACAACCACAACCACCACTACACCCGCGACAACTACTACCACGACGACTATAGCTGCTACTCCACCACCGACAACAACGGCCGAACCCACAGCCGGAGATACGTCTCCCACCCTCACGCTGGTCATCGTCGTTATAGTATTCGAGACTATCCTAGTAGCCGGTGTGGGGGCCATGATATATCTTTTGATGAGAAACTCTAACGGGTACGTGAAGTTGCCCTCTTGATGTTTGTGTATGTCTGTTGGAAACAAATAATAATAAAAAAACCAGATGAGAACCTTTTGGTACTGTATTATTTTAGTCCCTCGCGTCTATTCAAGAGTAGCCTTGATAGCATCAAGATGGTTATCGTAGTGGCGGCGTTGTTGTTGGTGTTGATTATCCCGAACGGATCCAACGCTCAATCCGTCGTCTTAACGACATCCGCGTGTACTCCTCTCGGAGGGACGTGGACAGTACAAGCCGACATCACCTACACGATAGGACAGACCATCACACAGGTGGACTTTGTCAACTCGAACGGGTTCACCTTGAGAGCAGACACCGTGTACGGTAGCCGTTCGGCGTTTAACATCCAATCCGGTAGCGCGGCCACTGGACGATGGGTCGCAGTGTTTACTCTGTCCAACGTTGCGGCAACAGACAACGTTGGAACCGTCATGGTCAGGATAACAACGACGCCCGGCAGCACCTTCAGAATCAACACGCCGACAATCTCGGGACCGACGATCGCGCCACCCACAGAGGTCTACACGGTAGGGTTCAACACCATGGAAGTCAACAACGGATCAACTCAACTCAGATGCTCCGTGTCGTGTAACACCGGCTCCAGCTCGTTCACATGGTACAGAAACTCTGTAGCGGTGGGCACCACCTCGGGCTCCACGTCTGGACTCAACACACCATTCGACGCAGTCGATTCCGGACTCTACACCTGCGAACCCACAGGATCTAGCGCTAAAGCGCCAGCCTTATGGGTGGGAACCCCGGTCTACCAGTGTCCCTTTGACCGTTTCGCGTGGTGTCCATCCGGAGCCATCACGAGATTCATGGACAGAGTCCCAAGGCCCATAATCCCAACCACCATGACCGCGTTCGGAATCGTTCTGGTATGCGGCGACGTTACAAGTACCGCATCGAAGGCCGTGTCGACCAGAGGCAGCTGTCCCGCGTTGACCGTGTGCTCAGACGATATCGGCATCGGCCCGTACACATGCTCCAACAACAGTCCGATTCTCTACGGCACGTGTAACGAAAAGTTTAGCTACTACTGTCCGAGCATGTACGTCTTTTCTGCCTCGACCATCACGGGAGGCGGTCCTCAACTCGTCACGGGAGAAACCAGACGCATCATGGTATACGATACATCGTACACCACCGCTTTCAAATTGTGGTGCGGGACAGAGTACTCTATAATAGCCCGTGTCATCCAGACATCGGAGGCAGCTACACTCCTCATCCGACCTCGTTCGATATAGTCAGAGTCGGTCCCAATTGGACCACGGGAGGTATCACGAACGCAGAAACTATATCGGTAGCCGTAGGAGATTACTTTAGGATAGATTGTCCGGCAGCAGTGGTGGCCGGAATCTACAGGAACGGTGTCCAGCAAGCGATCATCTTTGGAGGTTCACCCAAATTCATCGCCAAGTCGACCGAACTAAACGACTTCATCGGAAACTGGGAGTGCGTCTCGTACGCCAACACGCAGGCATCGACGGGGACGAGATCCAGGTTGGTCACACTGCTCCGACTCACTACCACGGTGCCGCCAACCACCACCATCACAACAACCACTACGCCTCCGACAACCACTACAACGACGACAACAACCCCAGCCACCACTACAACGACGACAACCCCAGCCACCACTACAACAACAACCACCACAACGACTACTCCAGCCACTACTACCACCACTACTACTGCAAGCACCACCAGCCCGTCTACAGCCATTGTCACTAACGCTACCGTGACTACTACAACACCAACTACGACCACCAGAGCAGCGACCAACGCTACCGTAGCAGCAACCAACGCTACTCTGCCCACCGTAGCAGCGACCAACGCTACTCTACCCACGGCAGCAACAAACGCTACTCAGACGACGGCAGCGGCACCAAACGCTACTCAGACAACGGTAGCGGCAACCAACGCTACTCTGCCCACCGTAGTATCTACTCAGACGATGGTAACAGCTACGCAATCCACAACCGTCATCACAACCACCAAAGACAATAATTCCACGGTCATCTCAACTACAAACCCGTACGTGATCGGACTTTTCGTTGGATTATTGGGTTTTGAATTCGTTGTGATCGGGAGTGTGGCGGCCGTGTGTATCGGCCTTAAACTTGTGATGTACCAGAGGTACCCGTACTAGACTGTTTCTACCACCGCCGCCTACCACCACCGGTCCTCCGACTACCACACCGCTGACTACCACAACGCCACCGACCACTACCACTACAACAACGACGCCTGCAACAACTACCACTACAACAACGACGCCTGCAACAACAACCACTACAACAACGACGCCTGCAACAACCACCACGACAACAACGCCTGCGACAACGACGACTACGGCTACTACAACAACTACAACCCCAACCACTACTACTACAACAACTCCTACTACTACCACTACTACAACAACTCCTACTACAACAACCACAATGGTTACTAACGCTACAACTTTAGACGCTGCGACCAACTCTCGAGTCACCAACGCCACCGCCACATCAACCGCTGCTGCTGCGACAAACGTCACCTCCAGAGCCGCTGTCACAAACGCCACCACAGACACACCGACAGATATACCACCACCATCGGATGTCACCAGCAGTCCCTACGCGGTCGGACTTTTGCTGGGATTGTTGGGTTTCGAGTTTGTTGTGATAGGGAGTATCGTGGCCGTTTGTATCAGCATGCAGGTAGTCTTGTAACGACGAGGGGGAGTCGCCGTTTGAGAGATAAGAAACATTTTATGTACCCTTCGTAGGACACATTGTAACCCATCCCACATACACGCGCACTCACCACGACAACATGTCACGACTCATCCAAGTACTTTTATTGACCGTTGTATCGGTGATGGGCGGCGCCGATGCTTATTTTGGAGCCACTCTGAAGCCCTTCGTATGTCCCGCGGCTGGACTGACGTACAACGTACAGGCTGTGTTCCAGGCTGACAATAGAACCGTGGTTGGTCTGCAATGGCTCAACGCAGCCAACGCTATCTACACCAACGTCAGATACACCGTCGCGTGGGAACGCGTGGGAACGACAGACTCCTATCTCACCACGCTGACCATCAACAACTTTAACGCTACGGTGGACGGACCCGCTCTCTTGGGAGCCAAATTAAGAGTCAGCACGGGACCCAGTTTTTTCCAACCGCCCAACTTGAACACCATCATCGATCTGAACCTGAACACCACCCTACCCTCCGAAATCACGACAAAGACTAGGATCTTCTTCTCCGAGATCGACTCTAACAACACGTTCGCCGGTCCCATCCTCAGGTGCGTACACGCGTGTCCCACAATGGCTCAGGCCGCATCTACCATCAACTGGTTCAGGTCCGGCGTTCTCATAGCAGGGGCGAGATCCGAGTACTTCACGACAACCACTGCCGGGAGATATTCGTGCGAGTTGGCTCTGTCGGACGTGAACCTCAGATCGGATCCCATCTGGGTCGGCACACCAGTCTTTGACTGTCCGTTCAATCTGGCCGCGTGGTGCCCCGCTGGAGCCACCATGGTACACGAGAATCTAGTCAAGACGTTCATGGGAGAAGATGACCTGAGACAACCCGGCAACGTGTTTGTCTGCGGCTCGCTCACAAACAACGCGGCACCGGCCATATCCACCCGAGGACACTGTCCCATCAGAGACGTGTGTAACGCGGACGGGGTTGTCGGAGCCTGTTCCAACCCGACGCCAGTAGTCTACGCGCCGTGCAACACTACCATCTCTAAACTGTGCCCTACCGGCGTGGGTCTCTACAGGACAGGGAGTGCGGTCCAGGCCACCGAGAGATCGAACCGATTCATCATCACCGGAGGCACCGTCAAGGTGTATTGCGGTTCACAGACAGAGATATACGCCATGTGTGCGGATAACGCCACGGTGGCCAGTCTTCAAGCGACCAGAACCACCGCCACCATCGGAGCTAAAGATCCGTGGATAGACAGTACGCCCAGCGCACAAATAGAATACCTCAACGTGACGGAAAACAGCGTACTCAGCCTCACTTGTCCCGGAGGAGCCCTCATGCAAACTCTACTGAGAGACGATCAGTTTCACGCCATCGGATTCGTCGGAGCCGCACAGGTAGCAGCGCCTAAGACGTTCATAAAAACAGTCACCGGACCTGAGATCCTATCCAACTGGAGCTGTATCGCCTACACGTCTCTGGGTGTCGGTTCAAACACCGGGACTCGTACCAAGCTGTTTCTGCTCAATCCACCTCCACCGACCACACCGGGTCCTACCACAGTCGGTCCCTCCACTACTACTACCATCACCACCACAACACTCGCCTCTACTACTACTACCACCGGCACCACAACAACAACCTCTACTACTACCACCAGCACCCTCGCGAATACAACCCTGCTACCCACCACCACTACAGCCGTCGTGAATACTACTACTACAATCCAGCCGTCCACGGCAACCACCAACGTCGAGACCACATCAACAGTCGTGACTTCGCAGCCACTCACCACCACCACTACAACCACTACTACTACTGAAACTCCCACGGACAGAACCAGCATCACAGCCCTCCTCATAGTTTTTTGTGTACTGGGTGTTTCCGAGTCGGTCGTAGTAGGCTCCGCTATTGCACTCTGCATAGCATATCGACAGAATAACCCCTACACCAAATTTTAAAGTGTGTTTCAACCTCTCTCAACTTCATCCCTGTACGATGGCCGATCGCTGGTCGTTGATTGTTGCTACTCTGATTCTTTTCTGCGCTATGGTCGAGGCACAGATCTCCTCCTCCACTACAGCCAACATAACCGAGACGGAGCCCGGACCGACGATTGCCGTGTTTAATATGTTGAGATCATTCAACCCGACAGAAGTGATCCTCATTACCCTCGGTGTTGTAGAATTGGCTGTCATCTTTACTATGGTTTTTGTGTTTGTTGTTATTTTTGTACATCACCAATAATAATAAAAAAAGTACGTACACTTTTAATTGGTTCAAGTCATTTATTTCATAAAGTAGTAGCAAACATAATCACGCTATACACATTCAAAGCCAGAGACAATCCGATTGTACATTTCAACAGCAACGGGCTTGCGACGAAGGCTTCCACAAACGTTTGGGGCTCTTCTTCTTCTGGCTCCCGCTGCTCCTGCTCCTCTGGTTCAGATTGCTCAGAATCCTCCTCGAGATGCTCTCGTTGTTGTTGTTCAGAAGACTCTTGTTGTTGTTGTTCATCGGGGCGGTCGTCAAAAGAGTCGCCAATGTCTCCAAAGTCGATCGCTCTTCGACGCCTCAGATTTGCTCGCTTGCTTGACAGCCATCGCCTCAAACGCCGCATTCTCATCCAGCTCCTCCTGCTGTTTCACATAAAGTCGGTGTGCTCTGATGACCCTCGCGATCTCAGAGTCCGAGTCGTCATCATCCGAATAGTCAGAGTGCATGTAGTTGTCAGTTGCCATACCGGTACTTGGGCTCGCTGAAATAGTGAGAGTGCTCGACTGCTGTAATAGTGAGAGTGCTCGACTGTTGCTGCTGTGGTGAGAGTTGATGATCTCTCACACAAGATATACCAAACACACCCGCTGCGGACCCAAATTTTAAAAAATGTTGAACTTTGTCATTAAACAATTGGTATTTATCGACAACGCCGGCATTACACGACGCACTTTGGATTTTACCGCTACTTTATCTTCGAACCGGTCATGTACCTGTTTGCGACTTTACTCGTGGCGGCTGTATGCGGACATACGCATGGCTTCTTCCTAGCTACCGTGAACCAACTGACTTGCCCGTTGGTCGGTAATACCTACACCATCTCCGTAAACGTACAGCCGGACAACCAGACCATCACTCGCATAGAATGGTCCAACGCCGCCACGCAGACGCTGATAAGCGACGGGAGATACGCGAGCTTCCTTTCCAGAGTCGGTAACACCGACATGTGGATAGCCAAGCTGGTCATGAACCAATACGCGGTCAGTCCGGACGGAAGCGTCCTCGCCGACCTCAGAATCTTTTACGGGTCATCCTTCTACTCGTTCAGGCTGGGTATGTCCGCCATCCCTGCACCGATCCTAGCCACGGATAAGTCCAGGGTCTTCCTATCCAACATTGACAACACAGAGTCCGGGGCCAACATCCTCCGCTGCGTACAGAGGTGCGCGGCCGTTACTGCGCCGGTATTCACGTGGTACCGAGGAGCCCAAGTGGTGGTCGGACAGACGGGAGAATACCTCACCACCACGGTATCAGGCAGGTACTCTTGCGAGCTCACGGGAGCGGATCCCGTCCTGAAATCGGATCCGATATGGGTGGGCGCCCCCGTATTCGAGTGCCCGTTCAACCCTGCGACGTGGTGTCCAACGGGTGGCGTCACATACGTTAGCGAAAACATCATCAAGACGCTCTCGGGAGACGATGACCTGAGACAGCCGGGTAACGTGTTTGTGTGCGGCGACATCAACAGCGACGCATCGACGGCAGTGTCTACCAGAGGCCTATGTCAGACCAGAGACGTCTGCAACTCTGAACCGATAACGGGGACGTGCGCCAACCCTCAGCCCACAGTCTACGCGCCATGCAACACTAGCGTCTCCAAGATGTGTCCATCCACGCTATCCATGACCAGGGTCGGCACGGGTAGCTTCCAAGCCACAGAGACGACAAACAGATTTATGATCCTGTCCGGTACAGTACGAGTGTACTGCGGGGCCCAGTCGGAAACCTACGCCATGTGCGCCACACCTGCTACAGTGGCCACCCTACAGGCGGCTAGGGCCTCCGTCAATCTGGGTGGTAAGGATCCGTGGTCGGACAGTTCACCGCCCGTACAAGCCGAGATTCTCACCGCGACCAACAACGTCATCAGGATCGAGTGCCCCGGCGGAGCCCTGGTACAGACGCTGTACAGAAACGACGTGTTCTTTGCGCACGGCTATTTGGGAAGCACCAACTCGGCGAGTCCCAAGGTTTTTATGAAGACGGCGACGGGTTCGGATCTGGCGGCCAACTGGAGCTGCGTGTCCTACTCTTCTATAGGGCCCGGTAGCGGAGTACGTACCAGACTGTTGATCCCTCCGCCACCAACCACTACAGCAACTCCGACCACGACCACAACAATAGCGACAACCACCACTCCAACAACGACCACTCCAACCACCACTCCAACAACGACCACTCCAACCACCACCACTTTGACGACGACCAGGCCTCCTACAACAACAACTACTTTGCCTACTACCACTACTACCACTACTACCACTACCACTACTACTACTACTCCTACTACAACAACACGGCCGACTACCACCACTACTCCTACAACGACTACAACAACCACTACTCCTGCAACCACTACTACTCCTACACCTACTACAACAACGACACGGGCGACTACAACAACACCTACTCCTACTCCTACAACAACTACACCTACCACTACAACTACCACCACTACACCGTCCACAACACCTACCACTACAGCCACTGCTACGACTACAACAACACCGTCCACTACAACCACTACAACGCGAGCAACCACAGTTGCTCCTACCACAACCACCACCACTACTACGGTTGCTTCTACAACCACCACCACTCCTACCACCACTTCAACGGTTGCGTCTACAACCACTTCAACGGTTGCTCCTACAACCACTTCAACGGTTGCTCCTACAACCACCACCACTCCTACCACTACCACCACTACGGTTGCTGCTTCTACAACAACAACCACTGCTCCTACCACCACTACTTCAACGGTTGCTCCTACCACTCCTACCACGGTTGCTTCTACTACAACCACTTCAACTGTTGCTCCTACCACTACTACGGTTGCTTCTACTACAACAACCACTACTCCTGCTTCAACCACTTCAACGGTTGTTCCTACTACTCCAACCACCACCACTCCAACCACCACCACTCCAGCGACGACAACTACTACTACTACAGCAGCCACTACAGCAGCAGCAAACGAACAAACCGTGTCCGTCGTTTTACTAGTATTATTAGGCGTAGTTCAACTGATTGTGATAGGCGCTGTCATATTGTTATGTGTGATTATCATGAAACCAACTGCTGCGTATGAACAGTTTGGTTGAACCTTGTTGGTCATTGTTCTTATTAATAAACCACTCAAACACTTGTATATCGAATAAATGTGTGTTTTTATTGACAACACTGTGAAAACAACAACATTGTGAAAAACATTTATACAGACTCTTCTTCTTCGTCGATCATACGAGTCCAGCCGCCACCAAAACAGCTCATCAGTCTGGATGAGAATCCAGTACGTCTATCAAAGTACTCGGTACCCTTCCACAATAGAAAACAAGGGTTCAAGAAAGTAAAGATGGACTGTATCATCAGCGAGAGGCATCGGGTGACCCAGTAGCCGTACATATAGCCCATACTAGTCTCATGTCTCTTGTTCACAATGACAAACACAAACAGGAGAATCAGCGTTGGAAACAGGCACATAACCATTATAGCCAACATGGAAATGTAGAGACGAGAGTCCATGCTCTCGTTGATGGCTCTTCTGTTTTTCACAAAGATCACAATGGGCATAATGATCACCAGTCCGACAAATATAAAGTGGTTGATGAGCATGTACCACAGCTCAGCGTCCCGAGACTTTAAGCCCAGCTCCTCCACTTGATACGAGCAAAAGTACTCTGTTCTATGGCCGTTGTGCTTGTACTCAAACACCGTACCCGTGACGGCGTAGGGTAGTGAGATAAAGATCAGCACTCCCACCAGACAGAACATGGACCATCCTCTGTTGATCAGGAACCACGTAGCCCATCTGGATGAGGATTCGAGGCTCAGCAGCAGCAGGATGAAGGTTATACCATAGACGCTCCAAGTATCGGCGCCCACAAAGGCTTGACACATCAGACGGTTCCCCTGCCAGCTGTATTCCATGTTTCTGATCTTGGCCATCTCATACACAATGTTCATCAACAAGACGATCTTGATCCAGTAGCCCTGGTAGGTCTTGCCACTCATGATCCAAAACGTGAAGCTGTTGAGCAGAATGCTGATGATTATCAGCACGACCAGCGCCGTCTGGAAAGCGTGTGACTTTTCAGGGTTGACGAGGGACGTTCCCTCGACATCCATGTCACCAGCAGAATAGTAATCGGCATAGTCGCCTTCACCGACCTCCAGTAAAGCATCCTCCAAGTCGGACACCTCTGATGAACTCGCCGCCAATGCAGCAAAGGACAAAAGACTCAGCAGCAACAACTTGAACATCTTTGGTTTTTTTTTTTTTTTTTTTTTTTTTTTATTTGAGCACAAGAGAGATACTGAGAGATACAAAAAACACATCGCAATTTATAACACAAGAATGGGAGGGACCAATGAAATGTAGGAGGATCACAATGCTGTTGCGCAAGTATACGTTTGGTAGGTGTTAGTACAGACTGTACGGGGTGGCTCGGCGTAGATGTAAGTGACGACGCCCGACTTTAATTTAAAGTCTACAGAGTCCAATTCCAAACATCGCAAGACACAATTGTCCGCTGACCATTCAGCCCCGGTACTGCAAGACAAGTGTAGCGCAAGATGATAGACGTCCGCCAGACTGCCGTCCATCTTTAGCTTTTTAGGCCAATAGTCCACCTGTATCAGTTTGTAGGCGTGATGTCGCGTCTCCATCTTGCGTAGCTCTTGAGACAGCGTTCTCACACAGGACGGTTCAAGCTGGCCTGGAGACTGATCTTTGACGGTGAGTACAAAGATCACGCTGTTGGTAGACTCGGGTTGTGTCAGGACGCCGTCTCCCGTGATGAATTCATAGTGTTTCTCTGGTAGTAGATTCGGGCATGCCCGATAGCCTCCGCACCAAGCTCGGGCGGTCAGAGTCCTGTAATTTATCTTGGGTTGACAGCCAGAGACGATGTTGTTTTCTCTCATCACTATATCTTTGAGTTTACCGTACGGAAACGGCATGACCATGACCGGCTGGCCGGCAAACGGTAAAAACGGCAGGTTGGGTTGCATGTAGACGGGTAACACCAGAGAGCAGCCGCCGCCGTTGCCCTGATGGTGGTGGTTCTGGATCGACTCGAGATCAGTCAGGGGTTCCTGGTGGCTCGCCCGATGAAACTCTATATCGTCTTGGACCGCGTTCATGCTCTCTCGGATCTGCTGCACAGACATCAGTTTGGCCGACGTGGTACGGTTCTTGCGACCGTCCGTCGAAACGGGATGCTCTGGAGAGGTAGACGGTTCTGGCGATGATGACTCGTGAAACAGATCTTGGAGTATCTGCGTGAGCGGAGTATCCAAACCAGAGGACGTCTGTTCTGGCGGTGCGTACCATCCAGCCTCGGACGTCGCAGGTGAGCTCTCGGGAGGCTGCTGAGGAGGAGGATCCCGTCTGTAATTGCGTTTGAGAGGCGTCTGTTTGCTCGGGCACTTTGAAGTGGGACCGGACGATATAATGTACACCTTTTGAGGGTTACTGCCGTTGGCCTTTTTTGCCATCTTTGGTACGGGTGGCTCGATGAACCGTTCGTTGCTGTTTGATAGAAAGTTTGACTTGATCTTTCTCTTTTTCTCGCCCTGGTCCTGTAGCTGCTTGTAGAGCTCGCTGCTTTTAATGTCAGACAGTATAGAGTTGACGTACGTGGCTTTGTTTGTGTCTTGATGCTCAAAATCTTGAGCGGTCTTGAACCTTCCCCGCACGTACGGACGACGCTTCTTGACGGTGGTACGTTCAACAGCCTCTTCATCCGTTACAGAGGCATCGGTATCCGACTGTCGTTTCGTCTGCTGCGCGGGCTCGGCATCAGGTTGTTGCTGTTGCTGTTGGCTGTCTAGGTCGGTATAGGTACACTGTGCGCTCACTCGATCATCAACAACAACTTGAGAGTCATCGACAGTCCCCACTAGATCGACAGTACACTCTAAAGCGCTATTGACAGGGACATCGACAGTACACTCTAGAGGGACATCGACAGTACACTCTAGAGGGGCATCGATAGTGGCATTGACAGTACCCACTAGAGCGCTATGGGCATCATCATTGATCCATTGATTGACGAGGTCTAACGAGTCGCCCAGTAGGTCGTCTACAAAGCTAGGCTGGTTGGAGAGATCGTCGCATTTCAACTGTTCCAAGACATAGTCGGATAGACCGTCTCCGAATTCGCTCATCCAATTTGGCTCCATTGTTCTTTACGTGAGCTGTTCTCCTCGGGTTTAATCCCGACTGTGTTCATTTTTATTCCATTTTGACACCCCCAATGAAACACACTCGCGCAATGTATAGCATTCAAATTTTTATTGGCACAAACACATTTACAGTCAATCGTCGCTATCGCTGTCTAGATACACAACGCCTCTGGTCGGTAATACTGTCCGTCCAGTGGGTTCAACCGTGACCGTGAGCGGCTCCGTGGTGTTGGTGCCCTCTTCGATATCTGTAACGTCGTCGTCTTCGTCTTCGTCTTCTTCGTCCTCCCCAAGACCCACGTTAATGTTCATAACGTCTATCGTGTTCAGAGCAGACTGCAGCACAGACAGGATAGGATTCGCCGCGGTCGTCTCGGAGACTCTCAGATCTCTCCAGTTGAAATTGTTGGAGCGCTGCAAGTGTACGCACATGGCAGACTTGGCTATGAAAGACAGACACATGTTGACAGCCGCCGTGGTCACAGCAAACTCTTCAGCAGCGGCTTTTATGGCAGAGGGCTTGAAATCTACTCTGATCTTGCTCTTGGAAACGTCGTCCAGTCCTTCCAACAGATCCCACACAGGACGTCTGTCTAGTGTTTTGGCGGCCTGGAGTATCTGAAAGAATATCTCTGGCTGGTCACACGTCTCCCATCCGACGCACGGACACACCGTATGGGGATCCAGATTGGCTTTGAGGGCGGCGTGGAACCGTTTACCGAAATGAAACGAAGTCTTTTCCAATCGCTCCATCTCCAGAGAACTGATGGGTCCCTCGTCCCTATCGTGCCACACTTTGAGTCCTATCCTCATCGTGTCCCACAGCATCTGCGACTTGGCGGCCTGCGTGTGACCCTGATTCCAGTGCATCTCGTGCGACTCTAGAATCTTTAAAAAGTCCTCGCGCTTGAGCCGGTCAAACTGAAACATGTGCATCAGCAGTCCCTCGTTCTGGTTCGTGTAGTCTTGTATCAGTATCAGGTTGCCCTCTCTCTTCCAGATGGCTTTTCTGACCATCTCCGGAAGACGGGGGATCAGCAACGAGTGCGCCTTGAGATGCAATTTGGAAACGGGATAAACGTTCATCGAATGCATGGCGGACCACAGCTCCAGGTGCAGGGTATCCGAGTCTCTGGTGTGCCTGAGGAACAGACGACAACAACCACATCACAAACTGTCGTTGGGTTTTTTAAAAACAAAAATTAGAGTCAAACAAACACAATACACACCTGACGAGATCCATAGAGTTGTTGACGGCCTCTCTCGCCAGCAGCCGAGCGTCCTTGATGTAATTGTATACCCACCACAGGTGGATGCCTACGAGGTCCCAACAGGTATCGTCGGTGAATCCGACGTACGGAGGCATCTGACAGGATCTCAGTATGTAGTCGAGAGGTAGAAAATTGAGCTGGTACACCGGGTAGATGATCTGTCTCAGCAGAACGGGCGTCAGATAGAAATCAGTCAACTCTGCCGTGGAGCCTGTCGAGAGCCACGCGTACTGATCGCTCTGAAGATTCAACTCGGAGGCAAAACAGTCGGGGTTGGTGCTGAGCATGATCACGATGGCGCTCCTGACTACACCCAACTCCGTACCCTTGTACGGGTAGATGAAATTCCTGTCTCTCACAGAGAGTCTCTTTCTGACGGGCTCTCCGCGGTCCGTACTCGTCTTTACTATTTTGGGTACGCCGTAGGGTTCCAGCAACTGGACCCAAGTCAATTCTCCCGGCTCGAGTTTAGAGCCCTGGTTGACGACGTGACACTCCCAAGAGAGCATCAAGCGCCTACCCAGGAACCACGCCATGCTCTCAAACTGTTCGGGCGTCAGCTTGTGCTCGAAATCTTCGAATCTGTCAAAGAGCTCTTTAAAGTGCGAGGGTTTGGTGTCGATCGGCAGTCTCTCTACGACCTCGCGCCATTGGTAATGACTGAGTATCTTAGAGAACACGTCGGACATTCTGGTATAGTCCGACATGGGATTGATCTTGAGATGAGTGAAGGGATTGCTCTCGATCAGTGTTTTTTGGAGCCACTTGACGGCGTTGATCAGCATATCCTTTTCGTTCATGGGCGCCAGCCAGTCTAGGCGAGGAATCACCCTCAGTTCTCTATTGTTCATCAGTGGCATGGGTGTGACATCCGCAGCGAATGAAAACCAGGGGGTGTTTCTATCCATCAGTTCATTAGGGCCCGGTTCCATCTCTAAGCAACAGTTTTTTTTACCTTCAGGCTTTGCTTGTTGTTGTTCTGATAACAAACTGCTCTCAGCTCTGCTTACTTGAAAGATTTATTTACTTTCTCACATCATCAGAATGCTGCGCGTTGCTGTCGAAGGAAACCTGGGAGCCGGCAAGAGCACCTTCATCGCTGACATGAAGGCGCACGCCGATGCCAACAAGTGGGTGGTTTTGGACGAACCGGTGAACAAATGGACGGACGTTAACGGCAAGGGTAACCTTCTGGATAAGTACTACGGAGACATCAACCGTTGGGCCCTGGCCTTCCAGACCTACGCCTATCAGACCAGACTCTCTCGCCAGGTGGAAGTGATCAGGTCCTACGCCGATGACCAAAAGCCGCCCGTGCTGATCACAGAGAGGTCTCTGTACAGCGACAGGTTCGTCTTTGGCGAGGCGGCAAAACAAGTGGGCTCCATGATGCCTCTCGAGTTTGAGGTGTACGATCATTGTCACAAGTTTTACACCAACCTGATGGCCAAAGAGTACGTCTCAGTACAGGGCGTCGTCTACCTGAGGGCCAGACCCGAGACTTGCCTGGAGAGAGTCAACAAGCGAGCCCGCTCCGAAGAGTCCTCCGTTCAACTGGACTACCTCGAGAGGATCCACCGTCTGCACGAAGACTGGCTCATAAATGGCACTGGTCCCTGCACAGATTACCCGGCTCTGAAAGACACGAGGACTCTCATCGTCAACGTGGACGATTACAACTGTTTCGACCCGGAGCGTCGCGCAGAGATGATCCAGAAAGTCTCCACGTTCATCTCCAGTCTCAAGACGTCTGCATAGTGCAATAATCCTATAATAATGAAGTGGTGTGCAATAATCTTCACAATAATGAAGTGGTGTGTGTGCAATATGATGAAGTGGTGTCTTGTTGATGATGTACGACTATTTATTAACGGTGTAATGTTGGTACGGTACTATCTCTCTCTCAAATAAATAAGCTGGAAACGAATTTTTTTGTTGTAAAGTTTTTTTTATTGACACACACATTCAATTGACAATGGCTATAGTTGTGACAATGTTGCCGGCGTGAGCCACTAGTCTACCGGCTATATCTTCAGACGTGTCCTCTTCTTCTGCTACGGGTTTGATGAAACAGTGCTCGACGTGAGGTTGCATGTGTCTGAGTATGTCGACGTGACTGATGGTTCCGAGGTACATGGCGGTTTTATTGATGAACCCTGCCACTTCAATGGATCTGTTAAAATTGAACGGGGGTTTCCATCCCGGGTAGACTTTAGTCGGCGGTTCTCTCGGCGGGTCCCTGGTGTAACCGATGGGTCTGGGACACCAACTCAACCATCTCAGATACTGCTCGCACAGTACGTCCCCAAACATGGTCTCCATGATCCAGAAGCTGGCAAAGGGATCGGACCTTCGATCGGTCTTGTCGAATCCAACGCAGGTTTCGTGGGCCAGGTCAGCAAAGGACATGTTGGGAGTATCGTCGTACACCACGAACGTCTCTGCCGTCCACTCCATGGACCTGGAGTGAACGAGACAGTCTATGACGGCTGAACAGACGTTGTCTATAAACACCATGGGCATGGCCGTCTCGTGGAATCCGCAAGGACCCGGACAGTGTCCCCTCGACTGGAAACAAAAGGCGTTCATGAGAGGACAGTTTGGTCCGTACACGTAGGGTAACCTCATCACAATCATCGGCGTCCTTCTAGCTGTCACGGTTGTCAACCAGGTGGTTTCCAGTTTGGTACGGACTCCCTTGAGATTCTCAGAGCAGCCTTCCCCGCTGATCATCAAGCAACACTCTAGATGCTTCATCCGGGACAGCTCCCTCGCGAGAGTATCCACAAATTCGCACCAGAGGTCCATGCACTTTTGGAACGGTCTGCCCAGCTTGTAGGGATGATAACCCACGGTGTTGACTACGTACACCTTACCAAACAGATTGTCCAGGGTCCCCAACAACTCGGTCAGAGATTCAGAGTCGCGCTGACTCGTCTCCAGAGCGTACCCGAACTTGAGACGACACAGCTTTTCGTTTGGCTGGAGCAATACCGCCTCTTGCGATGGATCGACGCAAACGACCATGGTCCTGCTGCATTTCAGGACGTGCTCTATGATACGACGTCCTATGTAGCCCGAACCGCCAAAGACGACCACGACCGAGTCTTCTGGAAAGATGCAATGGCTCATGATAAGACGTAAATGACTCTCGATGTTGACTCGTTCGTTTCTGTGAGCGTTGTGAACCGACAGAGCTGTTTCTTAGCTCAAGATGGCCACCTAGTGACGAAACTGTGACACGCCCCAGCCGAACAGATTAAATTCAACCTCTCGCAGCATTATCAATTCATTAGCTCTCGGATCTCGCCAACATGCTTTTTTTCTATCTTCTGATGTTTACAGTCGAAGCGACCACCGCCATCAAAATACACGACGGTCATGAAGCCGGTGTCGTCGGGTCGTCCGTGACTTTACACTGTGATTGTTACGGAGACAAGACTCTCTGGAGTTACTCTGACAAGTTTTCCTACAGTGACTATGTCACTATTCATGACCGTAAGCTAACGTTCAACAACGCAAGTGCGACGAACAGGGTAACATTGGGCGACGCGTGTTCTATCACATTCAGTGCTCTCACACTATCCGACAGTGGAAACTACGCTTGCACGGCCGCCAAAGATTCTAAAAATGCTCCTGCTTCAGAAGCGCGCGCTGACCGGATACCAGGTTACACAACACGACTTAGAGTTTATTCGAGTAAGTGTATTTCTTTTGAGAGCTACACGGTTAAAACCTCATAATGATTGTATGTTTCTTCCGAAGGTATGTCCGAATTGGAATTGGAATATGACATGGCATACAACACCGGCTTGTCTTCCGAAGTGTTACTGTTTATAGGATTCATCATCGGCTGTGCTGGTGCCGGTTCTGTAGTGGCTGCCGTCTACTATTATAGCTTCTGCTATAAAAAACAACTTTATACCACACCACCGAATGAACTTGTTGTATAGTTTTTTCGTTGTATAGTTTTTCGTTGTAAGTTTTTCTGTAAGTTTTTCCTGTGTGTGCAAATAAAATGTGATGTGAATTTGGTGTCAGAGTTGTTTGTGAACAAAAGTAGGGTTAGAACAACTGACGCCCGGGCTTTCAAAAGCGGTGTTGCAGAGATTCAAAGATCATAGACCTCGAAAGATTTAAGTTGAGCTGAGATACTTAAAAAAACAAAGAGAGACCAGAATGAAAGCTATAGTGGTGCTCGTCCTGACCATGTCTGTCGCTACAGCCATCGACTGGTCCACTGTCGTGCCCCTGGTGAACTCTATCGGCAACGAAATCATCAAGAACATATCAGACGCTACTATCGTGACCTGGGTACAGCCGACCGTCACTACAGAGGCTCCCGTGACCGCTGCGGCATCAGCAACAATAGAGCCAGCAGAGCCTACAACCGAACTCACAACAGAGCCCGCAGAGTCTACAACAGAGCTCACGACGGATCCTGATCCTACAACAGATCCTGTCACAGAGCCTGTCATAGAACTCACCACGGATCTTGAGCCTACAACAGATCCTGTCACAGAGGCTACCACAGAACTCACATCTGATCCTGTCACAGAGGCTACCACAGAGCCTGTCACAGAGGATACCACAGAGGCTACCACAGAGCCTGTCACAGAGGATACCACAGAGGCTACCACAGAGCCTACCACAGAGGATACTAAAGAGCCTACACCAAAATTCACCTCGGAGCTCGCAACACAGACCACTCATGATCATAATCATACCCACGAGACTACCGCCGCCACTGCGGGGACCAAGACTACAAACAAAGAAACAGCCTGGTCTACAAAAGAAACAGCTGTCCCTACAAAAGAAACTGCCAGGCCTACAAACAAAGAAACAGCCTGGCCTACAAAAGAAACACCATGGCCCACCAAACCCGCCTCATACACACAATCAGACTCGGAGTACACATGGATGGTCATTGCAATAGTTTTTATTGTATTGTTTGCGACATTGATCATTCTGGCATTGGTATATTGTGTGAGAAAATGTAACAACAGAAGAATCAGAACAATCGACCTGTCGCACGTACAGGTTAACAATGCGTTCGAGTCGGATGCTATTGAGATCCCGGCGTACCAGTCCCATCTGCGAGAGCAGAATCCACACTACTGATCCACCGCTACTCGTTTCTGTTTTCGTTTGCGTCCAGTTCGTGCTTGAGCTGGCGCATGGCACAGAAGGGCATACAGGTGGTGACGAGGTGATCTTTCAGGATGGATCCTTGGATCTTGAAGTCCTCTCGGAGCTTTGTTCTCATCGTGGCAAGCGGGTTCAGACCCAGCCAGGCCAGGGGCCCCAACAGGCAGCTTTCTCCCATCCTCATGGCCAGCACGCTGGCGTAGCACGGACAGCAAAAGGTGGCAAACGACAGATCCAGACAGTCTCCGACGTGACACAGACCGTAGCTCCAGCCTCTGTCGCTGGTGGTGGACTGGGTGACCTTGGAATTCTTGGTCACCTGTGTTCGGACGACGTCGATAGATTCCATTCTCGTAGCAGCAGCGGCGAGCGAGCGAGAGATGTGTTCGAAGCACCAGAGTAGCGCCAATGTGGAATCCGCAGTTCGAGCCGCTCTCTTCTCTCTGACGATCTCCAAGCAAACCCAGAATAATACGCCGCTTTCCACGCGATCACTCGTTACATCGGCTCTCGCTCGCTAAGCACCATGGAGCGGCTCATTCTGATGATCATCGGAGCTACGCTCTTGGGCGTCTATCTGAGTCCCATGACATACTTGCGCTACATGTGGGTCGAATTTTCCAGTATGTCCACGGGTGTACCCGGTGGCTGCAACTCGACCTCATCCAATTGTAGATCCATGGTCGGCACTCAAACTGGAGCCCCGACGCAGAGTTTCACGTATCAACAATTCGATTTGGATAATGGTTGGGGTTACACCTACAAATTGACAAAAGAAGACGAGACCAGCTACACGACCAACGGAGCCATGCTGAACGGCAAACCGTGCGAGACTCCTTGCGCAGCGGACACCGACGGCAAGTACTTTTGCACTTCGTCAAAGTCGGTCATGCCCAACGTCAAGGGAGCCTGCGCTAAGATGGGTTACGACTGGATGGGTAACATGGTACCAAAGAACGCCACTTGGAGAAAAGAAATCAACAGCGGAGTCTTTGAATGGAAGAGGGAGTCCGACGGAGCCTGGATCGCCACTCACACACCACTGTGCTACTCGGGCTCTAACATTTACACCTGCGCGCTATCTAAACCTGCCATCAACAATGCCATTTGAAAAAAGAAAGAAAAAAAAGAGAGGACACACTCGATTCATTGATTTCATTTTGTACATATTGTTTTATTGTCTCTTGTTAGCCTCTGATGGGATACAATCTGTCTCTTGTTGTTTTAATTTGTACATGTGGTTAGCCTCTGATGGGATACAATCTGTTTTCGGGGTTAGACACTTCATCTAGAACCAGATAATTTAAAAACGTGGCGCTGAGGATGTCGTCTTTGTCGAACGACCCAGAGTTTCTCTTTTTACCACCCGTGTCCAACATGGGCTGATTGTTTGCATCCGACACCACCTTGACCTTTTTCATCTGTGCCAAAAGTTTGTTTAAATTGACACCTGTGCAATTGAATAAAAGTTCTTTGATCTTCATCGGGTCTATCTCTAATTGTTGTGCTATACTGAACGCCAGCTGGTCTGGATTCTTGCCGTCGCACACGGTCTCCGAGAAACTCTCGGCGTCTCTCTGGAGAAGCTGAAACGAGAGAGACCCGGTACTGTGCGTGGTCGGTTTGAGTTTGAGAGCGTGCTCGGCCTGCTTGAGCTTGCTCACGAAACTGTTGAGCACCATCTGTCCCACGGCGAACACAACGTCCGCCCTGGCGATCTTGTAAACCCTCAGAGCGTCCGCGAACCCGAGAAACTGCTGCAGCTTGTTTCTACCGACCATCTTGCCGGGTTGAGGATTGAGTACGTCCTTGGTCTTGTCGACGAACGCAAAGACGTTTTGGAGTCCAATCTCCAGACACCAGTTTGAGATGGACGCCCACAGGTTACTCACGGACTCTGCGAACGTGTTGGACTCGATGACTATGGCCACGTCGAGGTCCGGGAACATGAGCCTGCTCACCATGATGTGAGTCCTGAGCACGAGCTCGTGCAGTCTCGAGCTGTAGCTGACGTGATTGCTGATGTCGATCTCGTCCAGGCCAAACACTATCATCCTGGGCATACCGTGTCTGATGGTGTGCACCGTGGTGCAGACGCCGATGTTTGACACCGTACCGGTAGACCATGTGGGATCGATGGATATGACCACCAGAGACTCTGTCGGTTGCTTGAAGACGGCGTGGTTGACCGGTACAGTGTTCATCATAAAATTGAGAGCGCCCGTCTCGAAGGGATGATTGTCCGGCTTGATGGCGAGAGTGTGTCCACCCGTCAACTCCATCTCGAAGGCGCCGTCGCACACCAGGTTCATGAGTTCTTTGACGCCTTCCTCGATCTCTATGTGGTCGGGCTTGTAGATGTCGTTGCAGACGCAGCTGATGCCTTCCTCCTCGGCATGGGCCTTGCACTTGTATTTGTAATCTATGATTTGAGCCAAAGTCTCCCCATTTTCTTGTTTGACGTCTCCCACGTGCGATATCCAAGAGTCGGCCGATCCCGGAGAGCTGATGTGAATCTGCTTGGTCCCCTTGACCGTCATCAGAGGCAACACAGACACCAATAGGTTGGCGCCTACAAAGGCCGCCTCATCCACCACGCATATATCTGGATTCTGTCCTCTGGCGCTCTGAAAGGGAGAAAGAAAAAGATTTTTTTTTTTAAAAAAAAACAAACATAGATGGCTCTAGCAGCCCTACCACTGCTGGCTGTCCTACTCTCCAACAACGAGATATTAAACGGTGTGGGTAGAGTGGTCACCAAAGTCAGCGATAAAGTAGTACACGCTTTGGACGGTAAAAGCGACAAGGAGGCAGCGCGAGAAGAAGCAGCAGCCACAGAGCCACAGCCCAAAGTAGCGTCCAAGGTCCTGTCAGTGTACGACCCTGGATTCAACCCGGGTGTGATGACGGGCCTCGGATCGCAATTCTCTGGTCAGTAGTAGCGCAGCGGGGATACATCCGGCCTCGGGATCTTTATCGGCGGCCGTCTCTCTGTCCCTATCATCATTCTAAGAAGGGATCTCGTGGCATACACACATCGCTCGCTCTCTCTCTACAATGTCTACCAGAATCCAATTCAACAAGAGAAAATTTTTCGAGAGAGATCAGCCCCTGTGCAGATCCCGAAGCCAGATCGAGCAAGCCATCAGAAACACGCGACGATGGCCTTCAGACGTCGATCCCATGACAGCCTGTGAAAAATTTGAAACGCTGGGTTGTAATTTGGTGGCTGTAGGCGCCAAGCTGATGTCCCAAGCCACGTCCGAAGACGAATTGGATACCATCGTAGCTGAGCTGGGCGCCGTGATGCCGACAGAGGACAAGGCCAGACGTCTGAGGACCATCGCGGATGCGTGTGTGTCCCTGACATCGGAGACCGTCCTTTTATTCCCATCACCGTCCGATATGACACGCACTCTCGGTTACGCAATGTGCGCATCCGGTTTGGAGATTATCAGAGCTTCGCGCAACGAGGTCGAGGAGGTGTTGTCCAGAGCTCTAGACCGCCTCATGGAGCTATTTATGATACAGCTCACAAGCGCTACATTTCATTTCTCTGCAGCGTTCTACGGGGCGAGCGATCTCCTGCCACACCTTATCGGAGTCACAGGTATCCACGACGTCGAACACGCGAACCGACATGGCCCCCAAACAGACCAAGAGTTACTCGAAGACGCAGAGGCGCAGACGGACCCGCAGGTCGCGTGGTACAAGAGCGGCGAGTGGTACAGAGACCAGCTGCGAGCCGGACTGTTTGGAAACATCATCTCTTCCAGCGGAGCCTCAATCACAATCGACGGCTGCACAGTCACAACCTCCGATGCCTGAGTGCATCTTCCAGAAGGGAGCCGAGTATCATCACGTTACAACCAACGCTCCCTCCGACAAGGCCTTTGTCAAAGATTGGACCATGGGTAAAAGGCTGTACGAGATCGGAAGCCATGTGGTGGACGAAGACACCGCCGACCGCCAGTACCGTTTCTTGGATGAGGTCGATGCCATGAGGAATCTGAGTAGCGATGTTAAAAGAGCACACGATGCGACTAGAGCCTGCTGCCTCCTGCCCGGTCACGAAGAGCAGATCGGAGATCCTCACTACACCGTCTGGGGTCTCGGGCTCTGCGCGCTTGGCTACAGATTCATGAGAGCGGCTCATCTGGGACAGAGCGCAGAGATCGCGGCTCTCAAAGAGGCGGTCGACTCCAGTCTCAACAACCACAGCTTCTTTTACACCCTACCCGTGTTTCATTACTTGTGATGTGTGAAATCATCCCCACAATAATAAAAAAAAATTTTCAGAAACGTATTCAAGTTTGTGTTGTGTTTTATTATTTACAAAGATTCAGATACAAGCGTGTCGTCAATCTCTGGCTCGGTACAATCAATGACAGAAATTTCACAGACATTACTAAACGTTACAGTCTTTGAAGGCTGGTGAGCATCAGACTCATCATCAGAGTCAGTAGAGATCGGAGCGGGAGCAGCAACAGGATCATCAGAGATCGGAGTAGAGTCAGCAGAGCTCAGAGTAGGAGCAGCTGGAGTGGGAGCGTCTCTTCGCCTCTCTATGATGATCATTTCTGTAGCGTTTGGAGAGACGAATCCGGGGAACCTGTTAAAGGACGGAGGAGTCACGAATCGCGCAACATCCTCGGCGCGTCGCCTCTGCAGATCCCTCACACGCTTGCACATGCTCGTCACGTAGAGAATCACCACAACCAGCAGGGCTATGGTTATTCCACTGATCAAAGCAGCGTTGGTCTCGATCGCCGTGTTGTGGTGGTGGGAGGGAGCCGATGTCTCAGACATGGTTCGACGTGACAAAATCGACGAGCGTTATTCCTCCACTGTTGCCGCCAAACATTACACCCACGACGGTCGTCAACGTCTTTGTGCCTGGGTATAGGTCAGCCTCGTAGATTTTGAGCCCGGTGTGCCTGTCGTACAGAATCACGTTGGACTTTTTGAGACTTGCCACCATCAAGACAGTCATGCCAGCATAGACGCCCAGTACAGGGTACGATGCTGGATCGTGACAGAGAGGGTTGTGAGTACTGGGCCTCAGGATACCGTCCTTGTGTACAATGGCGTATGGCGCTTCCTCCACACCGATGGCCCAGCAAGTCTGTACACCGGTTCTGAACTCGGCGTAAATCTCTCCCCCGTAGCTGAAAGACATCCTGGCCATGTACGGTGGCTTCTCGTCTGCTGGTACTCTGGACAACATCTCGAGTCTGTCGACTACCCTTATGCACGGCGGATCCCACTGGATGTGCTTCGACCGAGATTCAAAGTGGTTTATAAACGTGTAACGTCCTATGTCGCACGGCTTGGGTAGGTTGGTAGGCTCTCCCCTCCAGCTGACGTGATCCAACACCAGAGCGCGACTGTCCATGTTGGGACTACCCCAAACCCTCACCACATCGTCGTAACTGTCGATGGTCGCGTATCCCTTTATCTCACCGGTCATGGCGTTTATAAACTTGACACGGCGTCCGGGCACGATGTAGACTCCGAGTATTGTGATATCGTCCGCTCCCGGCGCTCGACTAGAGTACGTTATGGTCGCAGAGGTAGAAGTGTCCGAAGATATGTTGATGGCCCAATCCATGCGTACGTCAACTCCCAAACTAAAGTGTCTCATCAGAGGAGGCAGCGCAATCTCAAAGAAGGTCGGTCTGGCTATCGAGAAACCAAACGTGTTGATGGTCACCACGGCTCCGTACTTGTTGAGAAGGCTGTCGTACGTGGATCTAGAGTATCTAGCGCGTCCTCCGTGTGATACATTAGCGGCAGTCCCGAACGGAGCCACCTCGTCCTCATCGGAAGAGTCATCATCATCTTCAGAGTACACGACATTATCATCGTCGTCCGAGGAATCCGAATCGTCATCGTCCGAATAAGAGCGCATGACTTCGTCTGTTGCTGCTGCTGCTGAAGTAGTAGTAGCGACTGGATTGAGTTGGTTGGCGTCAGAAGAATCCGAGGAACGGTTGGGCAGTAGGCTTTTGAGCACGGTGTTTATTCTGAGCGTGCCCTTCACCTTTTCTCTACAGAGGGGACACAGCTTTCTCTTTTTGGAAACTGTAGTCCGTATATTTTGCCAACATTTCAAGCAAAAGTTGTGACCGCACGGTGTGGTGACCGGGTCCACGAGCGGCAGTATGCAAACGGCACAGTCCGTGTCTTCCATTATTGTTATTGTTGTTTGATGTTGTTTGATGTTGTTTGATGATGATCAGTAGAGGGGCAATGCCAGCAGTTGTCTCTTGTAATCTCTGTGCAATCTCAGCGTTTTCACAACTTCCGGTGTAAACGCTGCGCTTCCAGATAGACAAGATCTCCACAAGTCCCTGCAGGTGGACGGTTTAGCCGGCGCCCATTTTTCGTGAAAGGCGTCGTCGAATCTGTTGTCTATGAGAAGGGTCCCCTGATCTATGTCGTTGTGTAAAACTACCATGGGTTGCTTCACGTAGCCTCCAACCGAAACGTACGCGAATCTAGAGTGGCACGTCTTCTCCATCAGCTCCAGAGCGTAAGTCATCGTGGAAAACATCTCGTCCCCGTCGTCCTCCTCATCGTACTCTACAACTAGCTTGACACAACCCATGGAGTACAGTCTCATGAAACAGGCAAAGAGGACCTCCCTGTGAGACTGCACAAACACGGGAGAGCCCTCAATGTCCACACCGACGAATTTGACAGAGGGCGAACTGGTGTCGTCAAACACTATACTGACGACCGCGTCGTACTCTCCTGGGTAGTCCACCACCAGTTTCGTAGAGACGTCTCTGTCCACGTTCTGATTCATCACGGGTACGCTGTGCGTGTAAACGGTGGAACGCTCGGTGTGAATCGCGCCGGGGCACACAGAGTCTATCATCTCGAGCCACGGACTCGTCAGTTTTCCGATGGTCGTGCAGTCTCGCCACGAATCCGTCGTCATATCGTCCAGGCAGGCTCCGTACCATCTAGGCTTTCCCAGATGATGGTCACGACGCTTACTCGTCAGCAACTCCCTGATGGGTTTCCAGTTCCACCTCATGGGATCAGAGTTCATCAAAAAACTAGCCCTAAACACGTCCACTCCGTGGCCCATAGCGGACTCGACGGTCAGAGACATCTCCAGGTGATGCCGGATGAGGGCGTGCTCGAACACGCTCTGCTGGGGAGCCTGCGAGTCCACCGTGAAAAAATAACGCCCTCCTGTGGCGGCTGGCATGGTCAACACCTGCAGCTTTCGTTCGTCCGCGTTGACCCTGCGCGCGTCGTCAAAGAACGATCCGTAGTCCGGGTAGGACTGGAAAGATATGGTGTCCGGTCCCAGTCTGGAGACGGGCGCTATGCTGGCAAACGACTTGAGCCATTTGGATAGGTACATGACGGGGGATTCTTTGAAAAAGTTGACCAGCAGTCGACCTTCGAGATCCGTGTAGGACGGAGATTCCCTCGGCGATCTCAGACACACTGTGGCTCTGGCTAGCGGGCTCTTTTTCAGCAACTCCTTCAGTCTGGGAAGAGTCCACTTGTTGCCCGTCTCGTACACCACTATGTAGTTGTCGTCCGAAGAGAACTTGTAGTGAGAGTCGAAAGACGTCCACATGATCTCCAGCTTGTCTCGTCTCATGTAGTCTTTGGTCTCCCTCAGTATGTCGGTCTTTCGGTGCAGCTGGTCCAACGCCACAAACACCTGTCTGACGTCGCGCTTCTTGTCGCCCGTGCCGTACTGAGAGCTGACTTCCCTCTCGGGCTGCAGAGGTCTCACGTCGTCTATAAAGTCGAGGTCTCGGAAGAATTGCGCGTCCAAGTCCAGACCGTCTGGGTTCTGAACGACCACGCACCTGAACGTGGGTAGCTCCGTCATGTTTACCGTCAACACAGCCTCGATGCACTCCGTGGCCACTCCCGAGCAGTCGGTGCGGATTACGGTCAGCGCCGGCTTGATCCCTCTCCACTTTTCAAAGAGGCAGTTGACGAGGGCCGGTTTCAGGCATCTCGCCTTGCACGATATGGCCACCGTCTGTGCGAAAGGCGCTCCCCTTTTGTCGTACCACTCGCTCACCGCCACCGTTTGTTGCTGCGGCATCTCTTTAAACTCCACCAGTAGCCAGCCGCCCTTTCTCTTGGTTTTGGGTATGGCGTGTCCCATGGCGTTCAGAGTGTCGTCTATCGATTCCAGGGGTCTGAGAAACACAGTGGTAAAGAGGTGTCTGCAAGCTCTAGAGTCGTACACGATCCTCGAAGCGAACGTCCTCACGTATCTGTCTATGGAGGGGTTGTCGGGGACCGAGGCCACCGTCAGTTCCAGCTCGTCCGGGAACTCGGTCGAGGACGAGGGTATGGGCAGAGACTGAGCCGTGGAGGCCTCTCCTCTCCCTCTCGCGCCCCTGGCCCTCACAGACAGTTTGAGATCGTCCGGCTCGAAAACGGTCTGGTATCTGTAACCCTTTCTCGTCTCCACCTTGAGTATTCTGTGAGTTCCTCTCGTCGCTCCGAGATGAGGCCGGCTCAGGGGATGCATGGACACAGCAAAACTCTGAAATCTGTATAAAGAGACACAACACATATTACCACCACCTGGTTTTTTTGTGGTGATGATGATAATAATATAATAATAATAAAAAAAGACAAGGACCTGAATGGAACGCCAATCAGTTCTTGTACGCGTCCAGAGTCGTCCGTCATGGGTTTCATGCGAGGCTCTATCGTCCACTTGAGCGTGTAGGGATCAGACTCCAACACGGCCGCCTGTAGAAACTCGGGGAGACAGTCCGGCAGGTAGGTCTCGCAGGTCCTGACGCGCTGTCTGTCAAAATAGGAGATGGCGCACTCTCGGTAGGATTCTTTCCATCTCACCGTCAGTCTGTCCTGCATGTCGGGAAGCACGACCATCTCTCTGTCCAGGTCCGGCGTGTAGATTGTAGTCAGCTCGTCCATGACTATATGTCTGTGCACGACGTCGTCCGAGCCTTTCGAGTTATCGGACAGTATGACAAACGCGTGTCTCAGATCGTTCCAGGGGTTCCTCACGCTGAAGGTGATGCCCCGGCAGCTCACGCGGGGCAGCTTGAGAAAGTAGTCTCCGTCCGCCGGTACAGCCGCATCGTACGTAGTGCCGTTCAGAGCTACGCACGCGGGAACCCTTTTGTACGGCGCAACCGCTCCCACGTAGATGGAAAAGAGTCTCCAAAACACACCGCACAACGCGTCCGAGACGTCCAGCTCGGTGAGGTCCAGGTCTCGCCATATCCTGACAGACAGAGCGGCGGCCTCTCGTGTGAGAGCGTCTTCGAGGTCGTGCAACGCGTTGGGCGAATAGGTTACCACAGACGCGTCTTCCACACCGGCTTCGGCGTGAGGCGCTATGTCCCGGGTAGGCAGCAACGGTCCCAAAAGCGCCAGCCACACGTCCTCGTCCAGTTTAGAGTACTCAAACAACGTCAGGAATATCATCAAGACGATCCTCAGTTTCGTGGCGTGCACGGGTTCCTCCGACGGCTTGGCCAGACAAGAGTCTGCCGTGTGTATGAGAGCAGAGCCCTTGTCGCACTGCACCCAGGCGCAACTCCTCACCGTCAGGGCCACCAGACACTCGAGTGGATTCCCGTAAGAGGCCGTGTGGTGCTTGACCAGAAAACAGGACGGCGCGTCCACCGTATACCAGGCGGTGTTGAGCAGAGAATCGGCCGCCGCCGATATCTGTCCAATGTCCAGCAAGAGCACGTCCAGAGTAGTCTTTTTCAAGTGCGTCAGTACAAAGGCTCCCACCAAGAGATACTCGTAAGCTTCTATGGACTCGAACGCGTACTCGGACAGACCCGGAGTATAGCCGTGTTCGTTGACCAGGGCGTTGATGATGTGCGCGTGTTGTTTCTGTGACATGGCGGCCGTTCTCCTCGTGGGTACGGTCCTACAGGCCACCGGTAACGCTGCCCATCTGGGTTCTTTGGCAGAGTCTCCGTGGCAAGAGGCGACCGCCTCGATGACATCCTTGTCGGCCTTGAAGGGTCTGAGAGCGCTGGCGTCCAACCGTTTCACGTAAGGGATGGGTGTACCCTCCGTCATGGAAGAATCGAGTCCGCGTCTCTTGGGACCGAACGCGTGAAACTTGACGCAGCAGGCCCTGCACCAGATCATCATGATCTCGGGGTCCAGCTCCAGCATGCTGCACACCATACCCACCCAGTCGGAGAAATAGTGACGCCTGTCGTTCTCGGCGTAAAACAGAGCCTTCTGATAGTCGTTCAAGTTCCGTTCTACCGTTCTTCTCTTTGTGACCCGTTCGGGCTCGAAATAAAAGAGAGGCGTCTTGGGCTCGGGAGACCACTCGATGGCGCCTATGCCTCCCAGCCACCCGTTGAATTCTATCCACTTGAGTCGGTTGACATCATCCGGTCCGAAGCAGGCGGCCCTGGGTCCCGTCAGTTGCAAGAGCTCGCTCCTGTGAGATATCTTTCTGGAGACGACCTTGAGTCCCAACCTCACCACCTCCTTGTCCACCACCGTGACCGTCTTGTTTCTAGAGTCTGCAAACTGGATGGTGTCTGTGACGAGGACCCGATCGATGTTGGTCCTGGGCAGGAAAAACTCTAGCCTGTTTCGCACATAGTTACCCGAACCGCGTAGGGTCTCGAGACTGGGATCCCAATAGAACGTCTTGTCGTCTCTGTTGTCGGTGATGGCTTTTCTGGCCATGACCCTCTGTCTCGCGTAGCATCCTCCGAGTCCTCCCGATTCTAGGTACTGCAACAGATCGGCATCTCTCTGCGTGGTGCTAAACGTCTGGAGAGCTGTACCAAACGTGTCGGCGTTGTTCCGTCTGCCCAGCGAGGAGCCTATCCACGATGGAAAACTCTCGAGCTCGTCGCTCGTCCGCGTCTTGAGAGTCACCTCCACCGGTACAGAGTACGCGCCGGCAAAGAGACCGGCCGACACAAAACTGTCAAAGGCTCCCCATCTCGAATCTATAACGTTCGCGTTGAGTACGTTCGTGACAGATCTGTACCCGCCGTCGTTGATGGGTACAAGTCCAACGCCAAAATCCAACATGGGATCGGTCCTCAACTGAAAGGGTACCATCGCCTCGTCTCTCACCAGCGTAACGCATCTACCAGCCATTCCCCATTTTCTGGCAGTGCCGGCTACGCAGCACGCCTCAAAGATTCGCTGGGTGATGGACCTGTCCAACTTGGCAGCGTCCACAACCACCGGTTTTTCAGCGACGCACTCTAGGATGCCGCACAAGAATCGGAGCCACCTGTCGTCCGACTCGTTGTCCGGGTCCAGATTGGGCACTCTGATCCTACAAAAGTTTCTAAACAGCTTCTGATCGACGTCGAGAGGCCTCGTGGGTTTCGGCTCATCGACCTTGAGCTCCCCGTCGAAATCGTACTTGTCGTCCTCCTCAAGAGGCTTCTTCTTTGGCGCGGTCTTGTCGCGTATCAGCAACACGGTGTAGATCAGCCTCGAGTGTCTCAGGTTGTTTTTCCTCAACAGCGTGACGCCAGCGGTGGGACAGTGTGCCGCCACTGGACCGTAGTTGTAGATGTGAACGAGCGCCGTGACGCTCTGGCGATCCTCAAACTCTTCCAGGGCAGGCTCGGCTATCTGAACGATGTTGATGGGATACTCGGAGGCGTCAGACATTACCAGGCTCACTCCTTTTCGACTAACGTGGTACGGTATCATCACCTTCTTCTCCTTGTTTTTCTCCTTGTTCTTGCCGACTTCGTACACCGTAACGGCCTGTCTGATGCCCATCATGGGTAATGGTTCGGGAGCAGCGTCGTAAAAGGTCAGAGGAGGATTCCAACCCCCGTCTCTCGACATGCCGGCGAAATCGAGCGCGTACTGGGCCATCGTCTGTACCATGAAAGCTCTGATCAGGTCGGGTCTGTCCCCAGACGCGTCCAGGTAAAACCGCGCCATGATCCTCGAGAGAGCACCGGCAATCTCCTCGGTCCCCTTCTCAAAGTAGACTTGTCTGATGTCCGACAGGTACAGCAGGTAGGCCAGAGACGCGGAGGCTCTCCTGATGTTGTCCACCCTGACTCTGACCGTTTTCCAATCGTCGTCAGGCAACCACTCGGCATAGCTCTTGCTGCTGTCGTTTCTGACGATCCTGACCGATCTGTTTCCAAAACGGACAGAGGCCGCCAACAGACTGGGTATACTGACCAGCGTAAACAGGCCTCTCGATAAACCCCACACGGTAGACTCTTGAGGCTGTTGTTCGTCGTCGTCCGCAATGTAGCGAGACGTCCACAACCTCTTTGATTTTTCCAAAGATACCCTGATGGGTCTACCATTATAATACGAGATCTTTCCAAAAGTCGGATGGACGCAAGTCAACAAGCGTCTCTTGATGCGCTTTGGCTTCCAATCGGGCTCATTGAAAATCGGCGTCTTTGGTGGTTTGTAAGCTCTAGAACTCAACGTTCTGTGATACAGACGTCTAGGTTCGTCCGAGTTGTCTTGAAGGTGAAGGTGCAGATAACCCTCGTAGGGAATTCTCTGATCGTAATAATTGAGCACCTGGGCTCCCCTGACAGCCATTATTATAATGGATGTTATAGACCTGCTCGCATCTGCTCAGGCAAACCTGCTCGGCGTTTTCAAATCTAATAAACCCAGACAGAACAGAAAAAAAAACAAACCCAAGTCACCAGTCGTTGATAACGACGGCACGGGTAGTGAAGACAGTTTTACAAGTGCAACAGGAGACGACAAGAGTCAAGGTTCGGGTAACGATAATTTATTGGAAGATGATGATGATGATACAGACAAACCAAAAACAAAAAAAGGTACCGGTTCTCAGGATCAAGAGGACGAGGAGGAGGACGAAGAGGACGAGAACATACCAGTACGGAATAATACAAAAAGTACCGATGCTTCATCCGCGGGTACATCCATCAGTGACACAAAAGTACTCGCGGATAAAACACCGGTCCTCCCGTCATCACCGGTCACCGATGGATCAGCAGCGGCGGCGGCACCTGGAAAAGACAACAAGAAAAACAGAGTCAACACACCAACTTTTTCCAGAGCTAAACCCCAAACGCCCGATGCTACTGGTAAACCCAAAACGCCCGATGCTACTGGTAAACCCAAAACGCCCAATGCCACGGGTAAGCCCAAGACGCCCAACGCCGCCGCCACCGGAGGGTTGGTTCCCACCGGAGCAGCCGTCGATTTCGAGCTGAATTTCAACGAAGAGGACGATGAAGACGAAGAGATACCGAGCGGACTTTTGAGAGTAGAGGATCTGGATCCCGACGAAATCTACATGGCAGACTTTCTGGCCAACAACTGGGCAGTGTTCAGAAAAGAAGTGTCTGGCCTCGAGAGCGACTGGGGCCTATACTGGCGTACCTTTCTGGAATTGTGCGAGTCGTGGGAATGCTCGGTACTCCAAGAGGCGCACGCGGTCTGGGAACGCAGCAAGACAGTCGTCAACGACGACTCGGCGCAGAGCTCGTACAATCACAACCAGATCATGTCTCAGCTCAAGTCTCAGAGGAAAGACGTCTGCGCCACAATCAACAACAAAGCGGCAGAGCTCTTTAGAGCCAACACGAGTCTCGCAGACGCCCTCCAAGTATGCCAGTCCGAAATCAGCCAGCACGGTCGTCTCAGCGAAATCCACCTGGATCAGCTGCTAGAGACCGTCATGTTCATGCTGACCAACGTGAACGCCATCAAAATGACAGCGGATTACCAGTACCAGGGTCTCGACAAAGTGTGGACAGAGGCAACGGCCAAACTCATCGAGTTCAAGGATGTCGGAGCCGCCCTGGACACACAACACAACGTCCTGAAAGCACTCAGATACGAGACAGAGTACAAGCTCCAGCTCTTTAGACTGCAGAAGGAACTAAAGTGCGTCGACCGTCTCTCGTCGTCTCTCGCCAAGGCAAGGACGTCTCACCTAGAAATCAAGAAAAGTGTAGAGGAGCACAAGATCGAGATACTCAAAGAGTTTAGCGACGCCGTGGACCACATCAAGCCAGGCTCCAAAGACAGGAGAAACATCCTCTCCAGGTTCGTCAGGAACAAGCGCGATCTAGAGCAACAAGACAAGGCCGACAAGAGTCACGCCAAAAAGATCAGAAAGACCATCCAAGAGTCTCGAGCCGCTCTGTACAGAATCTTTGAAGCATGGCGACTTCATCCCTCAGACACCCTGGACACGGCCATCGTCACACTCTTGGAATACTACCTAGAATGCGTAGAGCAGAGTTGCACGATCCGACTAGAGTCCAGGGCCATCCAGATGGCAAACCAACTGGCAGCTCGTCACCCCGACATGTTTACGAGCGCGTCCGGTTTCCAAGAGCGAACCCTGATGGAAGAACCAGCCGTCTTAAAGTCGGTCGGTAGTCTGATCGGCTCGATCGCGACAGCCGCCGAACAGATCCCCTACGCCGGACCCTGGAACGAAGAAAAGGATGTCAACCAGACATCCAGGCTATACAACATCTTCAGAGCAGAGGCCAAACGAGACGCCATGAAGCCTCTCGAGACGGACGTCTACGAAGAAGACGAAGAGGGCGAAAACCAGCCCAGGCCACAAATCGAAAAAGTAATCGACACAGAGACCAAAGACGTCGTCTTTGACGATTACGTTAGAGTGGGTCTCAGGGTGAACACTGTCAACGACAAGAGCAGCGTGTGCGGAGTCTACCCGACCTGCACGTGGCAGGAGCTGCTGGATTGGTTCGACAGATCCTCGGAAGACGGCGTCTCGTTTTCAAACTGCATAGACTACCTGGGCAAGACCAAGATACAAGACGTAGAGAATCTGGAGCCTCCCGTGGTAAAGTTGATCCTCACAGACATCCCGACGTACGAAGAGATGCTGGGCGCGCTGATGCTCCTCGATCCAGACTACATGTCTAGGGCAGACGATGTCAACATGTACACCGCGACCATCATCAGATACGTGGTTCGCCTGGCGTGTCTGATGGTCCTCTCAGACTGCATGGAACGATCTCAAGAGGCCGTCATCGCGCTACAGAGCTATGCCCGCTCGGCATACAACGCCTTCATCAGTTTCATCTACTACATGAACACCGGCAGCTGGACCTTTAAACTCTTGGGAGCGGCGCACGAATGCGTGGCCGCCCGATTCGACAACAAGCGAGAGCTAGAGAGTTGCCTGCAAGAATTCGAAGCTAAAAACAAAGAGCTTCATCCCCTGATGGTATCGTACATCTCCGACAGACAAGAGACGCTCGACTGGCCGGTAGTCACCGAACAACAGTACCACGAAGCCAGGGGTTTCACAGCCATCTCTACATGGGTGAGGAGCGGAACGTGCGCGCCGGCCGCCATACCAGAGAACCACGGGTGCACCAAGCAGATACTCGACCAGAACGTGCCAGTCTTCAGAGTATCCAAAGTGATCGGCATGCCCATTCTAGAAAGCTTCGCGGACGATCAACTCGATCCGGTGAAAGCCAGAGAACAACTGGACAATATTCTGAGCACCCTCGAATCCACTCAGAGAAGACCCTACACCATCGAGGATTCGCCCAGGCAACGTCTCAATTTTGGCGACACAGACGACGAGTTTGAAGACGAATCCAACGAAGAGAGGACCGTAGAGAGGCCCTACTCCAGACTCTACGAAACCAGCTCGGATTCTGTCGTTTCAGAGATTGTCACGGGTGAAGGCCCGGCGCCATACATCCAACAGCCATCAGATCTGCCCCAGGAACTCAGAATGGACGACATCAACAGCCGACTGATGTACGACGCCGATGTCGTCCTGTCGTCTGGTCTGGAGAGGTACCAGGCCGAAGATCCACAGCCGCTGCTTCCAGGGGAACCGACCCTCCGATCCATGAAGCTACGGGACAGCGACTTTACAGTCATCACAGACGTCTCGAACGTTTCGTCCTTGAACATCAACGGGCTCTACTCTTATTACGTCTCGGGCAATGCCGGTGCAGCCATTCAGAGGTATCTGGCGGGGAGAAGCGACGTATCACAGTCAGAGATCGAGCAGCACATGCTGCAGGTCTGGAATCACACCGGCCGTCCTGACGGATCTTTCGAGAGTAAAGAGGTGGAGGAGCGACTGAAATTCATCGAAGAGTTTTGGTCAACGATCAAATTGACGCACCCTCTCTCCACAGAGAGCATGCAAAACTTTAGCCTCAACATTCAACGTTACACATCCACTCTCTCCAACCTTCTCATGACTCTGACCGAAGAACGCAGAGTGATGGCCAGGGGAACACCCGACGAAGAATACGACGAGACGTACTAAGCCTCCCTCATTGTAATCATATGTGTGTGTGTGTTTTAATAAAAAAAATATATATAAATAATATGGGTGGTGTGTGTTTTTTTGTGTGTACCTGGAGGAGGACTTTGGATGGTGGTTGGGCTTGACAAAGGACAGGGCCATCATAAGCAAGTTTTATAACTTGACACGGACATGGCCAGTTTTGTTTTTTTATTGAGGGAGTGCGTGTGTACTGGGGAAAAAAAAAGGACAGGGCCAGTTTGTGAACATGGAACCGGGGAAGGCCATCACAGTGATACTGTGTACTGATCTCTCGAAGATTTTTTTATAAAAGCAATCAGGGTGCAACAAGCCATCGCACATCATGGTCTTGCTGGTTTAAATGCAACAGTGAAACAGTGTCACTGGACTGATCTCTCGAAGATTTTTTGTGAGCACCGGGTGTAACAAGGCACCAAGGATCCCATCATGGTCTTGCTGGTTTAAATGCAACAGTGAAGCTATTGTCATCACTGGACTGATCACTCGAAGATTTTTTGTAAAGCAACAGGGTGTAACAAGGATCCCATCTAGGCACATCATGGTCTTGCTGGTTTACAGGCAACAGTGAAAATCACTGGAAGGACAATGAGTCTGAGACTCTGTAAAAGCAGGAACGCCGTCGCTCAAGGAGAGCCTGGATACACTTGATGGTTTTTTGGTTATCGCTCAGATACTTACCTGTACTACTTTTATCTTCCCTCACAAGATAAAAAGTAATATAGAGCCCTCGAGAGAGAGACCCAATGCAAACATGACAGTCCTCGCCAAGCGCCTCGTCGGTAGAACCAGAAGGAATAGGAACAGAAACAGAGGCGGCGGTGCAGGACCGGCACCGCCTGCACCCTCTATCACAGCAGCGACCTTGTCTGGTTCACCGGAGGACTTGGTTATCAGCACAACAGCGACCGGACCACCAACAGCACAAGAGGACTCGACCGAACCAACAGCAGCACAAGAGGACTCGACCGAACCAACAGCAGCACAAGAGGACTTGACTAGAACAGCAGCAGCACAAGAGGACTTGACCAGAACAGCACAGGGAGCAACCGTTGGAGCCGACCGCCGAGGAGCGGAAACGGCTGACTCGAATCCGAGCTCGGCACAGTTTATATTGCCTCAATTTCCACGCCTACCATCGGATTTGGATGCTGCGGTGAATCAGAGCGCTGCGCTCTGGGGTGTGCAAGCCCCGTCCCTTGTGGCACACGACACGAGTGGTTCACTGTCGGCAATAGACGCCGCTTTACTAGCCATACCCGTATTAGACTTGGCGTCCCTCTTACCACCTGGCGTACATTTAGAGCCTCCCAAACCGTACGTAGCTCCCAAGGACGACATACCTCGGTTAGATACGCCCGAACCGTACCTCGGTAATCCGCCCATACCGTACCCTTTCAGAAACGACGATGACGAGTCTGGTGCTGTGGAAGAATCTAGAGTCCAACTTGGTGGAGACGGCAGAGACGGTGCAGGCGCTAGAGGAGAGCTCGAACCGGACTCTGGGGATACTGGCGAAGATGAACGCGGAGATAATGGAGGTGAAGGAGGACGCGCTGACCAAGAGGAGCCTGCGGGAGATGAGGGACGAGAACCTGAGCAGACCGGACCGGATAGCCAACGGTCGTTTCAAGAGCAGAAGTCTGGGCTGCAGGCCCAAGACACCGCGTCTCTCGGTGTTCCAGTTTCCCCGGGACCCGTCTCTAGAAGCCGACAATCGTCCATCGTCTCGTCAAGCCGACAATCGTCCATCGTCTCGTCAAGCCGAAGAGCGTCTACCGACCAATCCATCTACGGCGCTTCAGAGACTTCAAGCCAGGGACGCGCGACGGAGAGCGGAGAAGAGAGCGATGGAGGAGAAGGAGGAGGAAGAGCATCGTCTCTTCTGTCTGGAAACGCTTCGGACACTGCGTCCGTGTATGGAATCCCTCGAGACGGTGGCGATGGCGCAAATGCAGGCAACAACCCGACTCCTGCAGCGGCAGACCCGAATATTCCGCGTTCTTCGAACGATGACGGCGGGCCTCCCGTCCCGTTCATCGAACGAAATCTAAACGCAGAGGGCCACTACATCAAGGCGTACATGAAGGCTGTGACTAACCCTCCTCTCAATCACTTTGTGTACGGAACGACCGACAACAATCCCAACATCGTCTCGGGCGATCCCCTGGCCGGGTTCTGGATCAGACTCAACCACAACGGCCCGGCTCACTTCATGGAACGTCTCAGCATAGATTCCATCGGGTACCAGGCCATGCTACCCATGTGCAAGGCGTGGTACAGACTCGACAAGCAGACCACGGTCAAGCAGGGTAACCGTCTCATGAACCTGATCTACAAACTGCAGGCGGAGGAGCAGTTCGCCAGGAGAGGCGCGTACGGTTCCAGAGCGCCCATTCCATCTAGCTTGGCGGCCGAGAGTCTTGGCGAGACGTACGATCCAACCGCCGAGTTTCTCTACCAGCCCTTTGCGCCCAAACCGTTGGGAGACAGCGACGACGACACGTCTTCGGACGATTACTCGGACCCCGACGACTGGGCCAACCGTCTCGCCCAGATCGCTTCCGATCGTTACGCGAGTCTCCTCACAGGCGGTCGACGGTCCGACATGGACAAGAGACGTCGAATCAGAAGGGACACTTCGAGCGACTCCGACTGGAACTCTGATTTCGACGACCTCGCGCCCGTCGAGAAGCCGGGCCTGGTGGTTCGCCTGACGGCCGAGAACATCATCCTCAACAAGAAACTCAGCAGGTACAGGAAAAAACGCAAGGCGAGAAGGAGGGCCGCCGCGAGTAACTTTCCTATCCTGATGGCGCGACTACCGTCCTCGTCAAGCTCATCGGACGATCAGGACGATGACTACGGACCCGTTGCGGCAGAAGCGACGCCCAGCAAGTGCCGCCTGTGCGAGCACGCCGTGTTGGCAGAGTACAGGACCGGCGAGATGCAGAACTTGGAGTATCACACGCTGCTGATGATGGCCGCGAGGAGGATGGTCAGGGAGCTGGACAGGAACGATCCAACGCTCGATCAGACCAGCGCGGCTTATGCCCGATTCAAGAAAATGCTGGTAGAGCCCCACAGTCTGAAACCGGCCAAGTTCAGAGACCCCGCAGCGATCCCAGCGCTGCCCTCTAGCGGACACGGCTCATCGCCATCAGCGTCAGCCAAGGCGGCCGGTAGTCCCTCTTCTTCGGATCCATCCAAGGCGTCTAGCTCTTCCTCGGATCCATCCAAGGCGTCTAGCTCTTCTTTATCAGCGTCCGATCCATCCAAGGCGTCCGGCTCCGATCCATCCAACCCTTCTAAGCCACTCGTACCTCCGCCGTCTAACGCGCTGTACTTTACCTATCTGGATACGAGCGCAGCGGTTTGCCTGCGGAAGGTCAGAACAGAGATCGAGGCGAGAGGTTCCGCAGCGTATGCTGATGAGTTGATCAGAGCAGTGGAAGCGTTGGTTCATGTTGAAGAGAACACGCTGAGTTTCTGGAAAGAACTCTGGTCAAGATACGCTGAAACGGACAGACGATACAGACAGTATCTGAAATCGCAACAGGCGAGGTTACAGCGTCCCACATCATTAGACGTAGCCTCGTTACTGGGCGCTATCATCAGAGAACAGACGCGTGACCTGACGCCTCAGGTTCTCAAGCTGCTAAACAGCGCGCTGGAGTTGGCCATCATCGAAAAGGACACGTACGATAAACTTTTACACGATCAGGTGTCTCTGGAGTTTCTGTACTACGCCAAGGAGACTGATCTCACTCTCGTAGACAACCAAGATGTCCAACTCGATTTTTTCACAGGGGAAGCCTCCATGTACTAAGACGATGGAAGAAGACGATGACCTGATGGCTCTACTGGCAGACTCTATGGAGACTCCCGTCTGTTTCGCGGCCAACGACGGGTCTCTATACTGGTCCGATCTCAAACCCAACGCCATATCAGCCCTGATGAAAACGTTTCCCATGGCCGCCGAAGCCGTTGTGGATCAGGGGTTCTGGCCCGTGCGAGTCTTTACGTTGGGCGGAGACAGACGCATCAGATACTTGTGCGCCTTGCCCGTGACCGCGGGTGATCCGCCGCCCTCTTCACTGCCCTCCTCATCGCCGATACCAGAGGACGCCTGGCATCCCATGAGACACGAGGCCATGTCCGAGATGGGTATGGACTACGTCTCCAACTTTGTCAAGCTGAGAGCGGAGGCCATGGTAGACAACATGTCTTGGTTTGCCGAGCTGGACACCCTGGCGAGAAAACAACTGCTGAGAGACGGCGTTACCCCCGTGTGGCACAACGCGATCATCACAGAGTACGTCCGACTGTGCATGGCGAGAAAATTAGCCAGCATGGACGTTCTGGATGTTTCGCTGTTGACCACGGCGAAACAGACTGTCTACGCCCGACATAAATTCTTCAAGATGAAACTACCGTCCCTGGACAGTATGGGCGTCGTGGATTACGACGGTCATTATAGTCTAAAGGACAGGTCTCCCGCGACTCCCGAGCAACTGTTTAGAAGAAAAAATTCTGATGCCTCTCCCTCTCCTTCTCCTTCTCCCGAAGCCGGAAAACTTTCAGAATCTAAAACTCAAGTCTCTCCTAAAGCCAGAAAACTTTCAGAATCTAAAACTGATGAACATGAAGCCTCTCATAAAGCCAGAAAACTTTCAGAATCTGAAGCTGAAGCTGAATCTAAAGCTAAAGCCAAAGTCTCTCCTTCACCCTCACCACCCTCATCAAGAAAAATTTCTGAAACGTCCCGAAAGAGACCGGCCGCAGCTCCAGTGTCACCGGACGACAGCAGCAGCAAGAAATCCAAGCAGAGTTCCATCGTCCGATACTTTAAGGGCGAGAGTGTGGCTCAGATCCGCATGGCTCATGTCAACGACACTGTGCAGTCGGTACTGGATGCGTATAAGCCATGGGTCGAAAACACTGTCACGGCGCTGCGCTACATCAACGAGTGCTGCTACCTCCACATTGAGACGCCGGTGCTGGTCAAGGTTCCCTCGAACAAGGAGCTCGCCGCCAACGAGAGTCAGCCCTTCAAGTCTGCCATCGATCTTCTGGAGAATTATGTGGCCGACACTCAGATGTCCATGGTCTACGCTTGCGGAATACCCCGCAACAAAAAGAGGCTGGTGGTGTTTGTCAACGAGGAGCCCTTCACGCCGGAAGGTTCCGAGGAGGTGATCAGCAAGAGATCCTACGTTCTGGCTACTCCTGAGACTCTGGACAGCCTGATCGAGAGAGCAGACTCCAAAGACGTGACAGTGTGCTATCACGAGGTGTTTTTCATGAACAGGGTCTACACCAGAATCATCTTTGACATCGACGCTCCTTGGCCCGGTACTCTGGACTGCGATGCTGATCTCTACAAGCGAATGGCCAACACTCTGCAGGCTCTCTGCTACGTGGTGTGGTCCAACACGGTCGGCGTCAAGATTCAGATGAAACCTCTTCAGATGGCTGTGTTTAGGAGACCGGCCAAAAACAAGTGGAGTCTCAGGATCGTGATCAAGCTGCCCTTCAACTGTTCTATGCGCAACATCGACGTTGTCAATAGTTTTGTGTCTAGTATAGTACGGGAGGCGGAGGCGGCTAAACTGCCGTACCTGGCTCTGGTCTCCCACCCCACAAAAAAGGACCTCTTTGCTCACTTTGACGATTGTTGTAACTCTGATGCTACTGTTGTTGATGATGTTGTTGGTGGTGGTGGTGGTGTTAAACCCAAACAAGAACTGTTGGTGCACAAGCCGAGTAAGGCGCCTCGATGGTTTTCTAAAACGACGGGTCAATATGTGGTGGAAGAAAAAACAGGCTGGCATCACGCTAAAGTGACGTCCAGCATAGACGTGAACGTTTACGGTTCACACAAGAGCGTCCGGTTGCCCTATTGCGGTAAACTGGACGGTTCTAAATTTATCCGAGTGTGGAGTTCCACCCGCGACCCGTCCGATTGGAAACTGTCGAGGTGTCTTATGTCCGCGCCTTTCACGCACAATGAGATTATACTGTTGCCCGAACTCAAAGAGACTCTACCGTTCGCCACCACCGAGACGACCCTGCTCAAGACCAAGAACATTAAATGGACGTGGGGCGTCCCGGGTGCCGCAGCGCTCACAAAGGACAGAGTGTCTGCCTGTAAGGCCGCTGCGGAGCAACACTACAATCAAAAGTTTACCGAGTGTCCCAAGGAGAACTTTACAACGCTGGTCAGCAACAAGCCGGTATTCGACTGTGACCTGTGCGGCAGGGCACACAAGAATAAGCAAAAGATTTACTTTATGGTGTTCCCGCACGTGTGGTATCTGAAATGTTTTCACACGACCGAGGTTCTGTACGCGACCCTGGATCCTCAGACCGGGGCGCTAGGTTGGAAAGAACGTACGGCTGTCTGTCAGTATGGCGAGTGAGAATGTTGGCGGATCCCGGGTTGTCGGGACCGTCCCGTGCTATGTTAGAACGTGTACGCGACCTTTATTGGCGCGAGGCTGGTGTTTTCATTAAAGACGATGTTGAATACGCATCCAACTGTCTGATGGTTTCTTTTCTGGCCGAGGCCCTCGAGATTCACCTCTACTCTGGCGGCTTTGGCAGACTGTGGCGAGCCGACCTGGCTCCCAACGGCATCACCTCCTTTTACGGCTACGACAAGTACTTTCATCGCCAGGTGTGTTCGAGGTACATGCTGGAGGACCCGGACGCGCTGCTGGTCAAGCTCGAGACTTGCAAAAAGTTTCTGCTGTGCGTGCTGATGGGAGGCCCGTTCGTCCATCCCTCGTTCACCTATCTCAACATGTGTTCGAGCTGTCTCATGGAGACGGAGCACGGGGTAGAGTTTATGGAGATCAGGCTCACGGACGTGATCTGCGGGCACTATTGCTTCGTGCACCCGGCGCACGTCAGTCCACCCGAGCTCGGCGAGCAGGAGAAGCGGTTGGATTCTATGGACGGTGCACAGGCCGCCTCTACTGTACACGGCGGAGTCTCGCTCATGGCAGACGACGCCATGGAAGATTTACAGGCCGGTCGCAAAAACGTCCTGGATATCAAGTCTGCGAGAGAGGCCCAGAGCGCCAAGAAGGCCGACAACGTTGAACAGCACGCTTTCAGGACTCAGAACATGAACGTTCTGATCGAGTGCGCCAGGGCGGCCAACAAGATCCGAAAGACGCTGGCGAGGGCGAGGGATCTCAAGGACCAGCTGGGTAAACTGAGGGCCTCTCTCAAGGAACAGGAGGCACCCAAGTACATGCACGAGGTGCCCCTCTACAAGTGGTACCTGGCCTACGCCAGCCTGATCGACCTGAGCAGACTCAAGAGAGACTTTATAGTCAGACCGTCCAGGATCAACGTCCACGAGGCACTACCGGACTCTCACCTGTACACTCTACGAGGGTCTCGCGTCACAGTCAAGAGGGCGCACGAGTATCTGGGCTATGCGACCGCTACAGACCCCGCGCTATCGGCTGGTGTCATCAAACAGGCCGGTATCATGAAAAACGTCTCTACCAGATCGCTCAGGGTCAGCGTCTACAACGAGTACCTCAACACCATCGTACCGCCCATCGTCAAACTGAACCTGAACGGCTACATAGTACCCAGATACGGCTTCTTCAAATACTACGAGAGTATGCAATTCAGCCCCGGACAGCTCACGCAACATAGACACCACCTCAACGCCAACATCGATCTCAAGGACATACTGGGCTGCACGTTCGAACAGGGCAGAAAACTCATCGGGGCAAACACTCTGGGCTGGCAGTATTATTGGCTCTATGCCAACCTGGAAGCTTACAGGATAATGCACAAGCTGGCGGGTCATCGAGTGGGAGGGAACCCTTTGGGTATAAGTACCAGATCAACTTCGCTCGCCAAATACTTTTTGGTGTTTGGTATAACACACGTCGCACTCAAGCTCAAGCATGTCTTTGTCATCGAACCAATACAGAACCTCTACAGACTATTTCTGTGCTGGGAACGAGACGTCGATGATGATGAGGATGATACCTCCACCACCACCGTCCATACTGAGGCCGCCTCCGAATCTGCCTCATCCGTCCACTCTTCATCCACCACCACCACCCATGATGATGATGCACCCTCCGCCTCCCAGATTCACTATACTCAAGCGGCCCACTCAACAACAACAGCAGCAGCAACAACAGCATCATCAGCCGCCGCCGTCCTACCAGAAGAACCAGACGACAGCGAATTTTATTAGCGCTGCGCTTGAGGAGCACGGACCGACTAGAGTATCAAGACCCAGACTGTGTCCTCTGTACCCATCGGTAGAAGACTTGAGAGCCATGCCTCTACCGCCAACCGCCATTGTGAACTCTAGTTATAACATTCCCAAAGAGCACTGGATCAGAGAGAGCGAGGGTTACAGCTGGCCAGACGGCTACGTTGTTTCGCACAGAAATCTATTGTGGGTCCTGACGAACCGGGAATTCGGCAGGTCTATCACGGACCTCAAACAAATTGGTCGATGCGGATCGGTGGTGTGCCTGCCAGCGTTCACTCCTCTGACCACGGTCAAGAGTAAACTCAGGGTACTGGATATATACTCTGATCCGTCTGTGGCGTTCAAGGATCATCGTCATCAGCTACAGACTACAGTGTCGGCCGTACCCATAGGTACGAAGACACACTGTCCGTCCAACGTCTATCCCGATCAAAAGAACACTATAAGCAGCACGGCGAAACCGGGAGGAGGACCCAGCCATCAGATTGTGGCCGTGAACGCAAACGTTAATTCGACGTGCCTGAATATGGTGGCTGCCAAGAACGAAGTTCCAGACATGTACTCTTCGGGGCCAAACAGACTGAGACTGTTGGATAGATTCACCGGCGACCTCGTGTGGGCCAGACGAGTCGTGCACCCCAACATCGTGTCTTACACTACGTCCGGAGTCTATAGCAGCGTCTATTATGCTCTGATGGACGGTGATCGCTACGGTCCCACTCTACGCCAAGTTTCCAGGATGCGCAATGCGCCCAAGCTGTCCAAGATGCCCGGTGCGTCTAGGCTGACTGGTCCCCTGGACGCTTACGTTGTATTGACGAGCGTGTTGAGAGCCCTGTACTATTTGGAAGCGCACGGGCTGGTGCACGCTCGGTTGGATCCGGACGCTATCATCATTTTGACGCAGACGAGGGTACTGTTGGACGCTCTTCATCATGTCGAGTGCGCTCCCTCGATGACCGTCAATCCCTACAGACGACAGTTGCTGGACCTCAAGCTCGCCATCGAGTCTGAGTTTACGGACATGGGTCCCAACGCCAACAAGATCCAGTCGCTGTTTAGCATCATGGAGTTTGAGGACTGTAAACCTTCGACCCTGCTCAAGGTGGTGATGCGGTTTATATCTACAGAGAGCCAGTGGTTGTCTGAGCCTGTGCCCCTGCCTGACATTCGTGTGCACGAGACGGGCAACAAGATTTGTCTGGATCACGCCAAGATCACGTTTGGGATGAGGCTCAAGATCTCTATGCCCAAGCTGTCTCAATCCGTACTCTCTACGCCCGAATGCGAGAGACTGTCTCTACACAAGCTACCCAAGCAGCTCTACACCAAGACGAAATGCTCGGACTCTCTCTCTTTTTACTCTAGGGGAGACGTTGTGACTTACTCGACGTCCGACCTGGACCCTTGGCAGTTTGTGGGAAGCTCTTTTAGCGACTCTGTGCTCTACACCGGCTGCAAGGGTTGCTCCATCAGATGCGTCAAGGTCAAAGCTCACTGTTTGAACTATATGCCCATGAGAATGCGACACCCCGGCCTACTGGCGCCGTTGAGTATAGCCAAGAACGGAGACCATCACCTGCTACTGCTGTTTGACACCACCCGTGTGTTTACCCTGTATGGGTGTATGAACGTTGCTCCCGCCAACATGTCCGAGAAGGTCTTTATGGACAACGTGTCTCCGATCGTTCACTTTTTGGCCGAGCGCGAAGCCGAGGGAGTGTATCCGTTCGAGCCCGAAGATCCCAACCTGTTTGTGCTCGTGAGTCCCCTTCACACCAAGTGGAGCCTGTCCAGAGAACCTGCAACGAAAGACACGTCTCTGTACTCTGCCGTCAAAGTGGAATCGCACAAATGGCTGGGTTACCTCAAACGGCTGGGTTACCTCAAACTGCTGCACGACTTTTTCGTCAAGTCCTCCGAGTCGCACAGCCCCTTTGCGATGAACATCTTGAACGCCAGGAGTCTTCGAGAGTTGGCCTCGTGTATCCACGCTCCATCCGCTTTGATGATCAACAACAGCAAGCACGCTCACATACCTTTCAATCCGGTGCTCGAAGAACCCTCTCTGTTTGAAGAAGCCACCACATCCCAAGAAGCCACCACCACCATCACCACCAAGCTCCAACACCAAGCCGGTGGGCCTAAACCCGTCGACTTGTTGAAGAATGCTCTGACGCCTACCCCGTACCTCTTTTAAAAATGTCAATACTATTTCAGCGAGCCCAAGTACCGGTATGGCAACTGACAACTACATGCACTCTGACTATTCGGATGATGACGACTCGGACTCTGAGATCGCGAGGGTCATCAGAGCACACCGACTTTATGTGAAACAGCAGGAGGAGCTGGATGAGAATGCGGCGTTTGAGGCGATGGCTGTCAAGCAAGCGAGCAAATCTGAGGCGTCGAAGAGCGATCGACTTTGGAAATGATAAACTTACGTTGCCGCTCGATGCCAAGTAATGTGCTGTTGTACTTTTGTCTTTTACGCCTGGCTCAAAGTGATACACCAGGCTCTTGTCTGTACCGGTGAATTCTTTGTATTTGAATTTGTCTGGGAACCATGATTTCTCTTTGTACGCATCCATAAAAGATTGTACGTGTTTTCTGATTGTCTGTGCCATGGCCAGATTCTGTGCCTGTACCTGTTTTTGAAGAGAAGATGATGAAGTTGTCAATGATGATGATGATGATTGTTAATAAAATGAATGAAAAGAAAGAAATTTCTGTGTCTGTACCATTATGTCTATTCCCATGAATGATAACATGGCTCCTAGTACTATGGACACTATGGTGGTTTTGCCGCAACGTCTGGGAACGGTAGCCACCATGTAGCACTTGTTGTAATGATTAAACAGACGGTCCACTTCTCTCAAGAGTCTGGGGTTATTGATCTCGGGGTTAAACCGAGCCACGGCCGGACTGGCCAACCCGACCATGTCCAATAGCAGATGCTTGTACTTGTATAGATCGTGACCCAGTTGTTTCTCGGCGCAACCCAGAGTCATCCCTCTCAAGATCTCTACTTGAAAAGGCTCCATCCTAAAGGGTATACCTATCATCATAAACAAAAACACACACGTCGGTTATTATTGTTGCCGTACTGTTATTAAAATTATTAATATTATTACTACTAGGCTATGGTACCATTCTGTTCGTGCTCCGAGATGAACCTGATGATACAGTTGATCATGGTTTTGATCTGTTCAAACTTGCGTTTCTGTCTGTCCCTGTGAGCGGCCTTTTCGTTTGCTAGTTTTATGAGGTGTTCCCTATGAGCCATGGCGGTTGTCCTGTCCCTCTCCCTCTGTTCTATCGCGGCTAGTCCAGCAGCCACCGTAGGACTCTGTAGTATGAGCAGGGCCTTATCTTTGTCCGTCAGTTGAGACGGTATGACTATACCGTCGAGTTCCGCGGCCAACAGTTGATCGTCCTCGTCGTCTCTACCCACATGGCTCAGTCGGTTCATGGTCCTGAATATGTGATCGCTGTAACCGTCTATTCTCTGCTCTGGGTAACACATATTGCCCAGCGAGTCTACCACTTTTTTATTCGCGTCAAAGTCGGCCGGGTACTCCAGCTCGATATCCTGCAACACGGACATGACTGACGATCCGAGTGGCGGTAGATGCTTTCCCTATCTGGACGATACTCAGAATCAAGTGCACCCGAGTCTGAGAGATACTTTAATGAGAGCTCTGAGACGGTGCCCCCGTAATGAAGTGCAACCGTGTCTGACTTGGAAATTGGAAAACGGCACCATTCACGTATCCGTGACGCCCTGGGAAGAGACGTGCGCGCAGACTCTCAGGTTCTTGAGAGGTTGCGCGTATCATCGTCTGAAGCCACCCGATAACCTGTGGGGTTTATTGTCATGGCTCCTAGATCAAGCCAAGCTCATACCCTCCAACCATCAGACCCTGCTCTACATGCAGACTCTCTACAGGTGCATGGAAAAGTTCAGCACGTTCGTGGAACACAAACCAAAACTCAACAACATAGATTGTGATGCGTTAGACGTTTATTTTGGAATAAAACATAGACATACAAAACAACGTACGGATAGTATCATCGAATGCTTCGACGATTCAGAACTCAAACGAATATACAAAGATCACTGCGAGCTGACAGAGCTGGACCAGAGACAGTCTTTTGTCAACGGGATGGTGATAGAGGGAGTACAGTGCACTATACAGTTTTTACTGCCCAAGAGTCAAGACACGATCGTCGACATGGAAGGCGCCCATCAAGAAGACGAGTCTCCGAAACCCGTATGGCACAATCTGATCGTGAGGCTTGGAAACATCATGTGGTAGGGTACGTTGCTCCTTCTCCTTCTTCCTCCTTCTTTAATCTTTTTCTGGTAGCGGTAGCGGTGCTGCGTCTGGGAGGATCGAGTTTCTTTTTGAGCAGACACTTTTGGCGTCTGATGTGTTCGAAGCAGGTCTGCGTGGATCTGTCTACAAAGAAGGTCCCCACCGGATAGCTCTCGTGTATGTAGCGGGGATCCCACTCGGGTAGTTCAGTGTTCAATAACCGACAGATCTCGGACTGATCCACCTTGTAGTGCAGCAGACGCAGACCAACGGTCCTCTTCAGAGTCTCCCCGGCGAGACGTATGGCATCGTCCGTTGAAGCCTCTCTAAAGTTGTTGGCCAGAAGCTGATTGTTTGCGTGTCTATCGTCCACACCAGCCTTTTCTCCGTTAAAGTAGTCGTAAGGAAAGACGCTCTTGATCAGAAACACCTTGCCGACTTGGAGTGGAGTGGCTCCCCTCTTGAGCAGATCCTCGGCCGAGACGCTGTCCACCGTCAACAGGCAGGCCAGTATATATTCGTTCAGGTTGAAATCGTCCCAGTGATTCTCGGGATTCAGGGCTCTCCCGAAATAACCGCACGCGTGCTGCTGTACGTTGGTAGCGTATTGACATGTCAGCACGGCTCTCAGATCGTCCAATAAGCCCATTATTATTTTTACAGTGAGTGAGTGAGAGAGTGAGAGTGAGATAGATCAAGCTTCGTCTTCTGAGCTGCTGCCCTCGCCCTCCTCCTCGTCGTCCTCGGAAGAAGAAGATCCGGAGCTGGAGCTGCTAGAGACGCGTCGTTTAAACTTTTGCTGCAGCCTCTTCTTTTTGCGTTCGTCTTCTTTGTTTGAAGCTACTACAGCGTTGTATAGATTGGTGTCTTCATCATCATCATCGTCCTGATAATCTTGATCGTTTTCAACCAGATCGTCCAAAATAGCGTCCTCGTCCTCGTCGTTGTCGTCCGATAGAATCACAACGTCCTTGTCCGGTTTATTGTCACCGGGCTCCTCTGACGATGAAGAGGACGATGGTTTTCGCAGTCTCTTTCTAGGTTGCTGGTTCGACTGGGTAGGCTGCTCTTCTCCTTCTTCTCCTCCTTCTTCCTCTTCGCCTTCCTCCTCTTCGTCCTCTGTGTCGCTCACGATATAATTGGCGGCCGACTCGTCGCTCAGGACCTTCTTGGCTGCAACGATATCTTCCAGTTCGGTATCTCTGAACTTGAGACTGAGCTTGCCGTTGTTTTGGACAGAAAAGTTGACGGGGGCAAACTTGAATGGTGTTGCGCTGGCAGGGGAACCCGTTGCGCCTCTCCAGGGTTTCACTTTGGGTCTGTCTATGAGAGAGACGATCTGGGACTCTAGGCCGCTTCCTTCATCGACGATAAGGGCGTCCTGGATATCGATACCGGCGGTCTGCATGAGATGGTCCAGTTCGTCGTGCTCGGCCCCGATGCGTTCGATGGCCAGAGACAGATTGGCCTGCTCCTCGGGAGTGAGAACGTTGTACACCGGTCCCATGGGGTTGTACTGCAGAGCCTTGAGTACGATGTCTTTCTCGGACGCGTTGTTCTTGATGAGCTTGCGGTACTCTCTACGCTTGGCCCGGACCTTTCGACGTTCCTCCTTGAGTTCGTCCGGTAACTCGTCCTCGTCCGTAAAGTCCAGATCGACGATCTGAGTGTTGCCCTTTTCGTCCCTCAGATTCTTGGCCGCCGTCCTGATCTGGGAGACGGTCAGCTCCCAGGTCTTGGCGACGATCTGCTCCTGCTCGGTGCTGCTGTTGGCCAGGGCGTAGTTGACGGTCAGGTCCAGCAGACTGTTTTTCTCGTCGGGATAGTTGATGAGACGCCTCAGCTGTGTCTGTAGCGTCCTCTTGTCGAGCTCGGTGGCTTTTGTCACGGGGTGCTCAGAGTTCTTGGACTCTTCGTACAGGCCCATGGCGGCGTCTTTAACAGCGTCCGATAAACCCGCCCTCAGAGCCAAGCGCTGCTCGGAGATGGCCTCTTCGATCTCATCGAGGGTCATGTCGGAGGCCTCGGACCTCATGTACGAAGGCATGGTGACCCCGGAGATGTTGATGCCGGTGACGGTGGCAAAGTCAGGGGCCTTGAGAAGGTCCTCTTTCTTTTCGAGCAGAACCTTGATGGCTACGTCGGCGTCCGAGAGGAGCGCCAGAGCCTTCTCGAGGTTGGCCAAAGGACCAGTGGCTCTAACCGCTGCCATACCTTGCGCCAGCAGAGCCTTGCGTCTGTATTCTTGTGTCTGGGCCCTCAGCATGGCAGCCAGTTCTTTGTTGCCCTGTCCCGACACCCTGTCGGCCTCGGACAGGATGATGGAGTCCCTGACGCTCTTTTCGAATTTCAGGATGTCTTTCAGGAACCTGACCATGGCCCTCTCGTTTCTGCTCTTGGCCTCCTCGTCCGCCAGCGCGCCCTCCGAAGATTCGTCTACCAACCCCTTCTCCTCCTTCATGATGAGCTGGTAGATGTTGTCCTCCTCCTGGGCCGCCGCAGCCGCGAGGTTACCCGTAGACATGGTGGCCGGGATAAGAGCCGCGCTGACCTTCGAGGCCGATGCGCTGGCCGATGCCCTGGTAGGCGTCAGGTCCTTGAGGGGGAACTTGGAAACGTCCGGCACCGGCAGCTTGTCGGGTAGCACGCCGCCCGTGGATTTCTGGCCCTTCTTTTTGTTCCTAAAGAGGACGTCGTCCACAAACGAGGCGATGGCTAGGTAACCCCTCACGCTGTTGACCACCTTGGCCGTTTTGTGCCTGGCCTCCTGCGGCATCACGGGAGGTCCGTCCACGCTAGCGAGCTCGTACATCAGAGGAGACGTCTCGTTGATGTAGGGAGCCCATGTCATGAGGGCTCCCAGAGCGGGACTCTTGGCCAGCCACTTTTGTTTCAGCCGTTTGATCTGAGCGTACTGCAGGGCCCAGACTCTCATGTTTCGCGCGTGAGCTGTGGGCTCAACCGATCTCATGGCGATATCCTGCGCAACCCTGCCGGCCATGCACATGGGATCCATGAAAGAGCTGGCAGGCGCCTTATCCAGGACTCGCTTGGAGAACAGAAAGTTGAGATTGTACGACAGCTCGCAGAGACTCGTGGTCACCTTGAACGCGGGATCGTTGTAGCCGGGCGTCTCAACAGAGTTGCAGACGTAGTCAAAGTCCTGTCGAAAGAAACCCCGTTATTATTATTACATTACATTACATCAAACAAACCAAACAAACCAAACCAACCAACAGCAGTAGTACCTGGAAGATGAGTTTCTCGTAGCCCGGCGTGGTTGTCCTCTGCTCCGGAGGCATGCCCCCGTCGATAAAGATCTGTTGCGTGAACTTGCAAGACAGCCACAGCATACCGGCCCTGGGCAGATCGAATTTGTTGGGTGTTCCCGGTTTGTACTGGGAATGTGCCACGGCTTCCAGTGTCAGACACTTGGTCACAAAGTCGGCCACCTTGCACGAGTAGTAGGCGGTCGTGTTGGGGTTGGAGGCCGGCACGTAGACCTCGCACAGCATACGCTGGATGTGAGGGCTCATGGCCGTTCCGATGTAGATCGAGTTGGGGTTGGGTGGCATGGGAGAGGTGCTGTGCAGCGGCTTGAACATGGGGCAGCCCTGTTGCTTGGCCTCGATAAACGATGTCAGAGCCTTGGCGACGCTGATGAACACGTCCTTCCTCAACTGGAAGAGGTTGACCTCGCTGGCCTTCTGCTCCAGCAGGTTGATGTGGTAGGGTATCCTGCCAAACAACGGCCACTTGAGTCTGGTGGCCAGACACTTGTGGAAGAACTCGTCAGAGAGCCACCAGGTGCACCTGGGCAGAGGCCCGCCAAAGAGAAACACGCAACCCAGGACGAAGGTGAGGTGAGCCGTCCTGTCGGGTTTCACGCCTTCGTTGTTGGCCGCCTGTCTCTTGAAAAAGTGATACATGACCTTTTCGCTGACGCTGGATGGGTGTCCTGTGATGCCTCTGGACAGCACGCTGGCCATGGACAGACACACTTTGGCCGTGGACGCCACATCGTAATCGAGGGCGTAAAACACCCCCGCGACCATACCGACCTCCTGGTCCGAGAGCACGGTCTTGCCTGTGCACGAGTTGACGGCGATGCTAAATAGGGACAGCGTCATGTGATTCTTGAGGATGGGTGTATCCTTGGAGCCCTTGAAGTACACCTGCGAGTTGTAGGTGGCGGTGGGGTTCATCCAGGGACTGGCGAACGGCAGGGTCACGTCGGCCTTGTTGAACCTAAAGTCCACAAAGTAGGTCGGCATGTGTTTGCACAGAGCGGCGTTCACGGGTCCCGCCAAGAGAGCGCAATAGACGTTTGGATCGTGTACGCTGAACGTGTTTGACTCTGCGATCTTGACGGGAGCGCTGCCCTCCCTGCTGCTCGACGACTTGACCAGAGAGGTCGTCTCCAGTACGAGACCGGGCTCCAGTTCCGCCGACACGGCATCTCTGGGCTTGTTCACGATCCTCTTCTTGACGTCCCTCCGTTCCAGAGCCGGACCAAACAGACACTGGGCAGTCTCTTTGAGGACGAGCGCCCTGAGGTTCGACGAGAGTTTGGTGGGATCGGGGCTGGTAGCCCTCGGACCGAAGATGACGGGTCCGAGCGCGGAAAACAGTCCAGCGAAATCGGACGTCTCGATGTAGTGGGGCACGAGCGACATGTCGACGTTGTCGTCGTCGTCCGATGAATCGTCGTCATCGTCGGACCAGTCCTCTTTGGCCTGGGTCTCTGCGATCTGCTTGGCGGAGGTCCGTTTGTTGGCCCTCTCTGCCCTCTCTTGCCTACCCCTCTTGCTGGTGGCGCCCATGCTCTTCTCCAGCTTGAATTCCCTGATTTTGTTCTCCGTCTTTTTGATGCTCGCGTCGACGCTCTGCTGGTCCACCCTGAGTCTGGTGAGTTTGGCGCTCCATATCGACCTCTCTCGTTCGAGCTTGGTGTCGATCTTGCCGACCTCGGGGAGCTTGGGAGCGTTGGCTACCAATCCGTTGTACTGTCTCACCAGATCGGCCCGTCTCTGCTTGAGCTGTTCGAGGTCCCTGTTGAGTTTGACCGTGTCCAGTTGCAGCTTCTTACCGCCCGTCAGATCGGCAAAGACGACGGCTCGCTGACCATCGTCCAAGACGTTCTTGATGACGTCCGGGATGGCTTTTTCGGCGAGGGACACCGGTAGGGTATCCTTGTAAACGCCGGCTCCGGCCTGGGTGTCTCTCTTGGTCTGGCCCAGACCGCTCACCAGAAAAGCGGTCGGTTTGGGCATAGGCGCCGATTCGATCGCCTTGTAGTCGGCCTCATCTCCGCTACTGAGATTCAACTCTTCGTCAGAGTTGTTGTCGTCGTCCAAGGCCTCCAAATCGAGCACGTCGTCATCCATGCTCGCTGTGTGCAATAACTCGCCACACACGCCAAAAAACCAACAAAACAATGGGTCCCTTTAAGCAAACTCGTCATTTTTGTGTCACTTCTCCTGTCTCGCAGGTGGCGTTACGGGACCAGACTGCCTGATGATTCGGTATTTGAACACAAAGGACCATCCAAATGGACCAGAGACAGCCACGGAGGTATTATCGAACGCCATTCAGAGGGGACTATAGCCAGCCAGAACAAGGGACCAGCATCGCCCGCCATGAAGTTGTTTGTGACTACTACGCTTCTACTGCTCTTGTCGGCAGCCCAAGCCCAAGCCCAAGAGTCGGGCGACGGCGGACTCATTGAGATAAACGATCTCATAGACGAGGTACCATTTGGTCACCCAGCCACACAACCAACACAACCACCCGCAAAAGTCACAGAGAAGCCTGTTGTCGAAGAGGACCCAACGACACCCGGTGCTGCTGAAGAGACATCACCAGAGCCGGATAACACAGTAGAGCCTACTGCCGAGGAGACAACACCAGACCCTACTACTGAGGCTGAGGCTACATCAGAGCCTGCTACCGATGAAGAGACAACATCAGACCCTGAAGAGACCACACCAGAGTCCATCGATGGTACCACCAAAGAAATGGATACAGTACTCGACAAACAGATTGCCGATATCGTCAGAAAGTTTATGCTGAACTACATTCAAGAATTCAGCGGCATGCTCACCGAGCTGAGTAAACTCAAAAACCAACAACAATAGACGTTTGTGATATTCAGTGGGAGCTAGTAATAAAACCAACAATAGACGTTTGATTGTATCACACACAATTGTTTTATTGTTTGTTGTATAATGTACATTGCATCAATTCATTAAAGAGAGAATAAAAATCATTTCATTTCACAGAGAGTCTATGTGTTGATTCAGAGAGATACATGGTATTTTCAGATCGCGTGGATCGTCTGGTAGAGTCTTTACACAATTTGAACAGAGTCTCTTGGGCGAAGGGGGATCATCAGAATGTTTAAAGTAGGCTACAAAAGACTGCTTATTCAAAGTACTGTCCACCTCGCACTCGTGGCACTGGAGACGCTTGACGCGCTCGTTGAATTCCTTTATGGAATCATCGTCTTCAACGTCCATGTCATCGTCGTCCGCATAGTCCAAACCCTTGATGCACACGGGCTCGACCAGCGTGTGTCTGGCCGCTCTTCTGTAATCGCAGCTATACGATGGGTAGCACCAAGTTCTCTTGTAGAGTTTAAAATTACTGCCCAGGTTCCGTCTGATCGGACAGGGTGTCTCGCTGATGAACGTCTCGGGGGATTTACTGTAGTTGACGTCCGGTAGTAGAACCAGCTGCTTGGTATCAAAGTCCTTCACGTCCAGTGTACCGCCAAAGAGCCGAGCCACGCTCGATGCAATCTTGACGCAGAAACCGTGAGGATTAACCAGGGAAGTGTCAAAGGTGCACCTCAGAGACTTGTGAGTCCTGCCGCCCTCTCCCACCATATACACACCGTCACCGTCCGCGTACACGGCCGCTGTACCGTTCGAGAGGACTCCCAATTTAACGCAAGTCCTTTTGATAAAGACGCCCATGGGTGGCGATCTGATGTGATACGACAGACACCTGGGCAACAGCACCAGAGTCTCTTTGCTCAGGATAGTACTCGTCGTTGTCGTTGACGAAGAGGGCTCTGCGCGTTTTCTCTTGCCGGCGCCCGTCTCCTCCTCGGTCTTTGCAATCACGTTGAAGTGAACTTCAGAGCCCACAAAGATCCTGAGCAGTCTGCCTTCAATCAGAGCGGCCGTGGTCTCTCCGTTCCATTCGGGTTTCCCGAGCAGACCGTCGATGTATCTACCCAGAAAATTCAGAGGCGCGTCGATTCTCTCGGTGGGTTCCACTTTGGCGTACCATGACGCCCGGTCGTCTTCGTGTCTAGAATGTTCAGTCTTGACGACGGTCAAAAATTTTTGCATCGCTAGTACATCGTAGTAATCAAAACGGGCCATGGGTCTCACGTCGGTGTCTGGGAGCTTGGTGCCGTCGATGAGCTGGACCTCTCCGTTGCTGATAAAACTAGACGGCCATCCCTTCTCCACGGCACCCGGTACGCAACGCGTATAGTCTTGGTGTATGGGTCTAGAGTCTTTGATGATACCGTGCCCCTCAGACAGTTTGGTCTCGAGCAGCTTCTCCACATCGAGGTAAAATTGATCCAGAGTCGGATGACACTCCAAGAATTGCGAGAGCACCCTTTTACATTCGTGTAGGCTACAGAGCGTGTGCGGCATGCGCGTAGCCAGGTGTCCCAGATCACGTCTGAGTCTATCGTAGAGTTCCTCTGCTCTGCTCTCGAGTTCAAAATAAGGTATCATGGTTGCTTCTCTCTTCTGTATCTCTTCTGTTGCTTGCTTCTCTCGATCCGTTGGTTCCGAATGATTCTCTGTATCTCTCACACGCCTCTTTTTCTCTCTCTGATACCTAACATGTGACCATAGACTTAAAGGATTTGGCTTGCTGTGGTGTGAGCCTGTAGATGTGATGGTATTTTGTACAGATCGCTGCGCTGAGATCTCGAATCGCTGTGGGATAATTGACCAGGGCAACGTCTCTGCAGTGTGGACAGTGAACTGTATTCTGGGGCGTCGTCGTGGGTAGCTTGCTGAAACAGTCGGCGCACAGCTGGTGACCGTTCTTGCACGCAAACAGTACGTCTCCGCCGGTCTCTAGACAGATGGGACATCCGAGAACGGTAGCCACTTCGCTGTGTACGCTCGTCCTCCACTGAAAGTTTGCCGCTTCGAGGAGCGCGTTATACGCCACTTTCATAGTCGATGCCTGTTGAGCTTTGGCGTCGCCAGAGTCGGGTATCACGTCAGGGGTCCCTCTGGGAGACGGGTACAGTACGATCTGATTACAGCCCAGCGCTCCTATCCATTTCCCCACCGAAGCGTTGGTAAACGTGTTGGCTGCGCCCAGCTCGGCCTTGAAAGAGTAACCGTACAGAGGATAAACGTGCGCCAACAGTTGGGGTTCGCTGACCCAGGTGTAGTCGCTCTCGCACACCGCCAGTTGCAGGTCCGTTCCCTTCCATCTGAAACAGGTCACGCCGTGCCGGGGAGCGTTGCCGTCGTAGCCAGACACACCGACAAAGAGCAGCATCGAGGGGTAAAAGAAATAGCAGGTGGCCCTGCTCTTTGCAAACACTCCTAGCTTGACGGCGCCCAGTGGTACGTTGATACCCGTCGGAGGTGAACCTTTCCTGTGTCCCAGACGCTCCTTCAGAAAGATCAGGCTGTCGTGATCAAGACCGTCCAAAGCACCCACTCCCTTGATGACCAGCGTCTTGAGATTAGCCTTCTCCAACCATTTCTTGAGCTGGTGCACAGACTGATCATTATTGATCGTCCTGTTCTCGGCCTTGGTCAAGATGTTTGTAAGCTGAGTGAGTAGCTCGTGGCTCAGGGATCCGTCAGACTCCACTCGCCAGTCTATGGTATCGGGCACCTTCAAAACAAACCAAACCAAACGCATCACCACCGAGACGAGAGAGAGCTTAAAGAAGAAAGAGCTTAAAGAAAGGACGGAAACTCACCTGTTGAGGCCTGACGTCCACCGCCTTGACATTAAAGTGTGCAGTGATGGGTACGGATCTGTGAACGGTGGTGGGTGCCGTGACGGGTCGTGGAGTATTGATGAGCAGCTGTTCGCCGTGCAGCATATAGTGTCCCTCGGGATAGGGCTTGATGTGTTGAACTTGGGTCATGAAGGGTAGGTTGTAGTGTTTGAAAGTGTTTTCCAGATTCTGCACGTAGGTTGCGCCCTTGGTCTGGGTCACAGGGTTGGGCGCCAACTCGTCTCTAACGGCGGGTACGTTCTTGAGCAGTTTGTCGGATAATACCTCGAGAGCCGATATGGCGTTACCGGCCTCTCTGGTGATGTCCCCGTTTTTAAAATCTCTGCGTTTGAGTTCGAGCATCGCCCTGTAGATATTCCCGCAGATCCTGAAAGCCTTCTCCGCCCTCTCGAGGTCCAAACCCATGTTTTTAAAACACTCTGCGAATTCGGGTTCCATCTCGGCGAGAGCCTGCGTCTCCCTCCGTTCTACGACCTCCACCGAAGGCAGAGGCGGCGGAGGATCCCTCGCTCGCCACATCATCTCCTCGTACTCTTTCTCCTCGGGGTTCTTTGCAAACACTATGCTCTTTATGATGTGCTTGACCATGGGTATGTTATCCTTGTTGATGGCGTATGTCACAGCCTGTCCACCGCCACCCGCCCTACAGACATCCACCAGTAACTGTTGTAACTCGGCTATGCTCTGAGCCACGTGGTGGTACAGACGCATGGTGGTAGGATGCGCGCCTCTCGGACAGTCTTCTAGTCTCTGTATGTAGTCGGTCAACAGAGTGTTGACCGGTAGCTTGAGCTTCTTGGGAGCCCTCTCATCATCATCGTCATCCGAGGTGGTGGCTGTGGATGGCTTCACAACCACATCTCTAAACATGGGCCAGGTCGGCATCGTGTTGAGCTTTCTATAGCTAGCAAGAGTTTTATGTGTGTTTTGGAAAATGATCTCTGAAACCGTTTTATGGAAGAGGGAGAGGGAGAGAGAGAGAGCAAGGTGTGTTGTGTCGGATTGCGCAATCTCTCAGACCCCGCTGCGGCTCAATCTCTGAGAGGACGCTCGAGTGACTCTCGGAAAAAGTTAGGTGTACGCTCGAGTGGACGCTCGAAGGGATTTCTGAAAATCTCGGAGGGAGCCCTCTCCAGAATTTTTTTCGGCTCGAGAGAAATTTCAAAAAGTTTTTGCAGACTCGAAAAAAAGCCAAAATTTTTTCCGAGCTCAGAGATTTTTGATTTTGGAAATGATCGAAACCATTTTTGAGAGAGGAGTGGCCTAGAGTTTCGGTCCCCGGTCGATACCCCCGCTGCGGGTGAGAGATCTGGGTCTTTATCACAGAGACCGTTTTGAATGGAGTTTGAATACGAAACACACAGAGCTCCCAACAAAAATCTCTCGCTCTCTCGCTCAAGAAAAATCTCAGAAACTGAAACTCTCTCAATCAACCAACCAACCAACCAACCAAACACTATGGCTTTTCTGGAGTTGGTGCTGGGACCCATGTTCTCTGGAAAGAGTACAGAATGCTGTAGACTCTTGAGCCGCATGACCTTCACAGGCGGGCGATGCGCCGCCATCAAGTACTCTGCTGACAATCGTTACACGGACGAAGATGTGGTGGCTACACACAGCGGAGCAAAATACCCAGCGTTGGTCGCTACCCATCTAGAGTCTCTGATGCCTGTCCTGCTGAGAGACTACGATGTCATCGGGATAGACGAGGGTCAGTTCTTTGAAGACCTGGTCGACTGTGTACACACTCTGCTAGACGCCGAGAAGTATGTTATCGTGGGTGCCCTGGACGGAGACTTTCTACAGCAACCCTTCTGGAACGTTCTGCAGCTTATCCCCGTCGCCAACAAAGTCACCAAGCTGACGGCCGTCTGTATGATGTGCACAAACAGAGACGCGCCGTTCACTGTGCGTATCACAGACTCGACAGAGATTGTACAGATCGGAGGAGCAGAATCCTACAGGGCAGTGTGCAGACCTTGTCTCACACACTTTAGAGAGGAACACCACTCTGAATTCTTCACTCCCGAACCCTCAGAGGACGAGGAGGACGAGGACGATGTCTTTGACGCCACACCGGATGCCCCTTGTTCTTTTGTATGATTGTATGATGATGACTTGTTGAATATCAAATAAATTTTTGAAACTGTATTCAGTTGTAAGCGTTATACTTTTTTAAGAGAGACGAGAGAGCAAATGACTTTCAAAGATTTATTGATCACAATCACACAACACTTCACATCACACACATCAGAAAACATTTTCAACAAAACATTTTCAACAGCAGCTGGTTGATGGTCTTGATGATGCCTTTTACTTGGGCACGCTTATCACGATGTCCTTGATGTCAGGCTTCAACACTTTGTACAAGAGGATGCAGCCTTCGAGCTTCTGCTTTCCTTTCACCGGCTTGGTTAGGGTTTTAGCGGCGACCTTCAGAGAGTCTTTCTTCTTCTTAGAAGTCACAAGCGACTTCTTCAGAGAGTCTTTCTTTGGTACAGAAGTCTTTGGCACCTTTGGCACCTTTGGCACAGAAGGCTTTGATGGCGCAGAAGGCTTTGGTTTCTTCATCATAGTCAACTTTGGAGGCGCAGACTTTACTGCTGCTGTGGCTGTGGTGGACTTTTTTGCTGCTGCTGGTTGTTCAGGCATGATGTCGATCAGTAGCGGACTTGAACTCACACAGGGCTATTTATTCACTCGACACCCCTCGAAGAAAATATAGTATTCCTATAGCTAGTTCACCCAGTTTCAATTTTACAAGTAATACACATGGAGAGCGTAAATAGATTTCAAAAAAAATTTTTTATTGATATATCTCCACAACATCACAAAATTCATCAACAACAGCATTAAATCATATCGAGAGGCATGCAGCCGGTGTGTCCGTAGGTCTGGATCCAGAGCTCGACGGACGGAGCGGTGAATATTTCAGTGCCTCTGCTTGTAACGATGGCAGACGAGACGATACGCCAGGCCGGCTCCCTGAGTTCGCTGGTGGCAAACACTTCTCTGTTGGATATGAACCAGTCGAACCAATTGATGGCTGCTGGCCAAGTCATTCTCACGAGCATCGCTTTAGACACCTCGTAGGGTACTTCGTTGACACAGACGTAACGCCACTCTTCTTTGGTCAGTGGAGCAAACGTGAGAGCGTCCACACCGAGTCCAGAGTGGATGAGTTCTTGGAGCATGGCAGAGTACTCGTCTTGTCCGTCGTTGGTCGGGATGTTGTCGCAGAAGCACTTCATGAGCAAGACGGTGACTGCGTGTCTAAACTCTTTGAGAGGAGTTTTTGAAAACATCTTGTAGATGGCATACCCCTCATCGATGGTGATCCTCCGATCTTGGCGTTTGTATAGAGTGTAGATGGCGTGATACAGCGATGCAACGTCTGTGTCCTCCGCCTGCTGAGCCTTGGGATACTCTGGTAACCTCGAGGTGATGTGGTTGAGCATTCCGCTCACGGACGCCTCAGATGGTAAGTACCTCAGAACGTGCTTGAGTGTAATGTTTTTGATCTGAGCCGGGTTGAGTCCCTTGAGAACGCTCGTGTGAGGCAGGCTGTCCATGACCCTCTGGAACCCTGTAGAGTTTCTCAGCTTGAACGAAAAGCTCAGCAGAGCCGTGATCAGATTGAGCTTGCTGGGCACATAGTCTCTCCACACCACGATAGACGAGCAGGACGCTCCAGTCAGCCAAGCGTGCATGTTTTTAGTGTAGTGGAGTTTCAGGGCCATCACGTCCCAAGACCTGTGCGTGTGATCGTTGATCAGCGTGTTCAGCTTGACCGTATTGGTCATAGTGTACAAGACCTGTGCGTAGTGCTTGTTGGCGTACAGCATCAGATCCAGCACAGTGGATTTCGCCGTCGGTGCTGAACAGTCTTGCAGCAGCTTATCGATCCTGATGCACATCACCTCGACAGTCTCCAAAAGGGTCCTGACATAGATGTAGGCTTTGGAAGACACTGGCGCTTGGGTGACGGCTCTCACAGCGTTCAGGTTCTGCTGTACCATCATCATGAGTTCCATGGCGCTGTTCAAACCAAACGACCTGTCGTCCATGTGGTGATCGACAACGACTCTCAGAAAATCCTCCTTGTCGCGCAGTTCCTTGAAGCTGGTGTGAAGCAGCTTGTTTCTGAAACCAGAGATGCACCTGGTGCACGCGTGGTTCGTCAAGTGTTCTTCAGACTGGTCGCACGCCTGTCCCATCCGGGCGGCGTTGAACTGAGCCTGTTGTTTGGTGATCATGTTCTGCAGCTGCAGAGCCGTGCTCAGATTCACTGTCACCAGGGTGTTGGGAGCCGGGGTAGTGTGTCTCGGTGTTGGTCTGTGCACGTCTTTCGGTGGCTGATGGTGAAACGATTTAGGATCGTCCTGCTCGACGGTTTTGGGTGGCGTCGTCTGAGGCGCGATGGCAACATACTGGCGCTTCTTTGGTGTTCGAGCAGCAGCAGTGGCAGTGGCAGCAGGCTCTTCAGTGGAGGCTGTGAGATCGATGGGTTGAGTTTGAGTAGAGGGTTGAGCGGGTTGAACGGTAGTAGATTGTACAGCAGCAGCTGCTGGTTGAGCAGTGGTGGGTTGAGCAGTGGTGGGTTGAGCAGCAGAGGGTTGAGTAGTGGTGGGTTGAGTAGCAGAGGGTTGTTGTACAGTAGTAGAGGGTTGTTGTACAGCAGAGGGTTGAGCAGCAGCAGCCGTAGAAGGGTACGGTGGTGGTTGAGTTTCGTTGGTGGTAGTAGTAGTGGTACTAGTGGTACTGTCCATATATTTTTTCAGATTACTGATAAAGATGTGCTGTGCCACATGTTTGTTGGACTGGTTGATGGCCTCTATTTTAGCGTCGTAAATGGACTTGCGTTTCGGACGCTTGGCGGTCGGTGGCTTATAGTCCTTGTCGGTGAGATCGTCCTCTACAATGACGAGTGGTCGATCCTCATCCTCATCGGACGAGTAGCTGTAGCTGTTGTTGTTGGTGGTGGATGCCATGTCGCAGCGGTCTAGAAAGAAGGCAAATTTTTGGTCTCTGTTCCAATGCTGAGCAGAATGGTATCCCCATCTCAGAATCTCTCCATTTTAATACCACTCGCGAGAGAGTGTGGGTGGATCTCAAGTGTGACATCATGAGCGGGAGAAAGAAAAAACAGTTGACTCAAGATGAGATAATCATGGCAGAGTTTTTTACTGAGGACGAGGATGAAGAGTACGTGCCTCCGCCGACGATCGTCGAGAAGAAAAGGACTACCAAAAAGAAGCAGCCCGCTGCCGCTGCCGCGGCGGCAGAGAAAAAGACCGATGTCGTCCAAAAGAGGACGAGGAGAACCAAGAAACAGATGGAGACGGACAGGGCTCTGGTTAAGATGTACAAGGATAGAGACTGGCCCCCTTTCGTTGAAGAGTGTCTGAGGGCGGTGAACATCCAGCGCTACGACATCCGTCACGGCGAGTTTCCGCCCTACAAAATCGCGATGGCTCTGAGCAAGAAGTCGTTCGATAACTGGGACGAGGTCGACTACGCGGCGCTCCGAGACTGTCTGTGCGAGGGTCTGCACCTCCAGGCTGTGCAGACGCACAAGCTGTACGTGCTGGCGAGCGGGATGTTTCTGTGGGGCAAGAGCTCCTGGATGGATCCCCAGCTGCTCTCTCGCCTGTACTCTCACGACGTACCCAAGATCAAGTTGCTTGAGCGCGTGACGTACGGTTTCATGATGGCCCTCCAGGAGTGTCTAAAGTACAACGCGGACGGTGGCGGCGGCAAGATCCCCGGGCTGGACGACGATGAGATGGTGACCGAGATGAAGAACTTTGTGTTGTTCAAGGGTTTCCATCACCACTACGTCTTCTGCGACCATCACTGGCAGCACTGGGCTCTGGGCAGAGACTTTCACGGCGTCCTACCCGAAGTGGTCGTCCAGGAGATGATCGCGGACGGTCTGGCCTGTATGCTCGAACGGGCCGGTCCCTACGAGACGCCCGCCGACTGGATAGACTCTTTCAGCGTGGCCGCTTACCCGGACGCCATGAAAGACCAGCTCAAGGAACATCTCGCAAAGGCCACCATCAACTGCCAGGGTATGGATTTCGCCGCTTTCAAGAACAGCCTCGCGTTCCTCGCCGACATGCACAAGTCGGTGTCGATCCCCCGTTGGAGGTACTTTCCAACGGCCAAGAGCGTGACCCTGGACACGTTCGACGACTGTGCTTGCGACGTACACGTCCAGAGACACGTACAGGGCCAGACCGGCTGTAGCTGCATGTGCTGCGAGCGCTCGGGATGCACCGACGAGAAATGCAAGTCTCTGGATCAGCTGGAAAGGGTCGAGCTGAGGTCCGCCGACATGGAGGACGAGGACGACCTGGAGAGCGTGGTGAGTGCCGCTGGAGCGCGTTCCCTCAACACCAACTGGCTACACGAACCCAAGATAATCGCGGTTCGAGCTCCCCTGGTCGGGGTGGGTGATCGCGGTCCCGGTGGCACTAGACAGAAGCAGCTCCGAGGACGCTCTTCCAAGCAGCCAGAGTGCGGCAAGGGGTGCGCTTGCGGCGAGTGTCCCAAGTGTCCAAGGCCATCGACATCGTCGTCGGCGTCTAGCACCGACGAAGATTACTGCGAGTGTGAGGAATGCGACCTGACCGCGGCCGATTTTTCGTTGGCCGCCATGATCAACAGGGACATGGGGAGCGTGTGCGACTGCGACAAGGCCAAGAAACCTGTAAAGCCCAAGCGACTCACCGCCGGAGCCACTGGAACATCAAGAGCCACCGGAGCCGCTGGAACATCGAGAGCCACCGGAGCCACTGGAACATCTAGATCCTATGGCGAGATGGGCGCTAAACCCAAAGCTCCAAAGAAGAAATAGACGAGGACCGAATTTTTTTTCTTCTTTGTGTGTATGTGTTGTGTTTAAATGATAATAATATCAATAAAAAAAATCTTATACGATGAAAGTGTGTGTGTGTACTGTGTTGGACCATCAAAATGTGATCGTAGGTGCGTCGGCGCCCTGAATCAACCCGATGACGCGTGTGTAGGTTGCGGAGATCCAAGGACGGCTTAACCTTTCCGCGTACCCCACACAATCGACTCAGTCATGTGGTGACAACCGATTTCGGAGTAGCCCGAACCTTATGGTCCTGGGTCCGACCGGCGTCTCGTTCGGAGGACGACGCTCGAACCAGAGTCGGTCATGTTCGACGCTCGCAAGGCGGATGTCCACCCGGAACGCACGGAGAGAGGGTATAGAGATCTTCTGGCTGTGAGACGGACGGTCCTCGGGTTGTTTGTCGTCCGGGATTCGCCCTTTGAAGAGCTCTCACCTTCCTCATCGGATGAGCCCTAGTACAAACAACCAGAGAGTAGTCAGTCCAGAGCCTGGATCTCTGCCCTGTTCTCCGGCGAGTTCCGTGGCGTTCGATCCACCAGTGAAGTGTCTCACAAAGTCGAACCCCGGAGTCGAGTGTCATTGTCCTCGTCACGGGAGCCTGGTCAAACCTCCGTCCCAACCGGTTCTCGCTGCACCGCGATCGGAATCACCGTCCGACGTGATTCGATGTGAGTATCTGGTAACGTTTCTGGGTAGAGCGTTCCTTTTGGATTCAAGCAGCCACACGGGCGTATAGGGATGAAGGTCAGGTGCCTGACGCCTCCGCTCAGCATTCGGGTCATAGAGTTTCACGGTAGCATCGGTTATAGTCAAATCAACGACACGGGTAGTCGAAGGACCTCACCAGAACCGAAGCGAAGACAGGGATGGTACCTCGCACGTCTCCGTGCGAGACCCGAACCCACGTCCACTCAACGGGAGGCTCGCTCCAGAGCGCAGCTTGCTATCCTCTGCGCCGTCTCTCTGACCCGGCCATCACAGTCATTTAAAACGTATATAAACATGACGCTAGACGATAAAATTTTGTTGTTGATCAGATAGGGTTTATTATTATCACACACAAAACATATAACACAGCAGAAGAAAAACACAATCAAACAAAACAAAGGTCCCAGTTCTAGTAGTAGTAGTATTGTTGTTGTTGCTGTTTAAGACTTGGTAGGTATGGCAGATCTGGAGTGTAGTTGTCCCAGGCTGTAGGCTGGTGGTAGCTGATTGTAATAGTCGGGTCCGTTCTCGTACATGTCAGAAGCGATGACGGCGGATCCTCCTCCTCCGCCTCGTCCGGCGCGTCTCATGTTGCTCTTGGATAGAATCTTGGAGCAGCTGTTACAATCGTCCTCCTCGCAAATCTGATAGCGTTGCATGGTGATGGCCAAAAGAACGATGATGAATGTAGCGGCGCTAAACACCAGTGCCGCGACACTAACCACCGAGGGTGCTCCCCACAAGTCTCCCACATAGACGGATGTGCTGAAAGATGGCTGCGACATATTTTTTTTACCACTGTTTCTGTTGGAGTTGATTGAGCTGCAGCTGAAGTTGTACTAGAAGCTGTTGGTTGGAGGTGGACTGACCGCCGTGTCCCTCCTTGAGTAGATCCAACTGACGTTGTAACAGTTCGATCTGGCTAGATCCTCTAGAAGCAGCCTGTTGTGTCGGTGCATACACATTTATTTTTTGTTTGTGCTTCCTAGCGAACGTGTCCGTACCCAGGGCATGGATGACAGATTCGAGCGTGTTTCTGGAGGTGGGAAAATTAAAGTAGAAACAAGCCTTTCTGAACGGCAGGCTCTCGATGGTGTCCAGACCTATGATCCACCCGTCCTTTTTCGCATCGGCATCAGAGTCGCTCGTCGACGTCTTTTTGCTGCTACTCTTTGAGGACGAGGAGGTTGTCGAGGATGTTGACGCGGTGGCGGCTGAGGCTGCTGCCGCCGCAATCAGTTCCTCTTCTGTTTTTGTCTCGTCCACTTCGACGCCGTTCATGCTCAGAGCGGTCTTGGGTGTGTGTTGGGTAGCCAGTACCTCGGAATATCTCCTGTGTAGATTGGGATAGTCCGCCAGACACCTGAGCTTGGAGATGGTGAAAGATTCCACAGAGGCGTTGAATTGAAACGAGAGCTCCGAGGCCGTCTTGAGTTTGATCGGTTCTCTCCTGAGGTAGACCTTGACAGTCAGGGGCGATTTAACGTCCATCATAAGCGTGTTGCACACCGACTCCAGAGTCCTGAAAGCCTCGCACACCGCCTCCACAGCCTTCGAGCTGAAAAACTGCGTATAGTGCCTGACGCAAGCCGTGTCGGTCTCTGTGCCCTCAAAGTAAGGTCCCAGTCCTCCCGAGAATCTGTTGGTAAACAGCTGAGAAATCAGGTTCCTCTCCGTCAGCAGATTCCTGTCGATGGCTTGTGTGATTTTGGACAGGTAGCCTATCCAGGTACGGCTGGCTCCGGCAACGTGCAGAGCTCTGAGGCTCATGAGAAACTTGACAAAGGTAGAGGACGGTCCCGCGATGTCGGACAGGTTGTCGGGGTAGGGTTTCCTCGATTGGTTTTTAAAGTGCACGATGCCCAGATCCTTGACGGCGTGATTGCCGACTCTGGTGTACGACACGTTGGACGTGTCCGTGTTTGACCACAGGCAGGTGATGCTCCCCTTTCTCACCAGCTCTCTGTACTCGCGTTCAAAGTCTCTAAATTCAGACTGCAGTTTGGACCCCAGGTACGATTGGACGCTGCGGATCAGAATCTCTCGCTGAGAGACCATCGGGATCCCCGGCAGCCACTCGTGTTTGGGTCCGCATGGCAGAGCCTGTGACATGATGTCGGTCTCGTCGTGCGTACCGGCCACGACAGACTGTCCTCGGTGACCCGTGATGGTAAAGTAGCCGGCGTCTGGGTACTTGTCCACTCTACCCCCAAAGCCACCGAACCTGTGCACAAACACTACATCCTTTTCCGAGCCGTCATCCACAGTGGGACCCAAGAGGTCTGCGAGGCAGAACTGGCCTGTGAACTCGACGTACTCTCCTTCTGTTCTCTGATCTGCACCGTGCTCGAGACAGAGTCGGACAGCCGTTGAGCACTCTTCAATGTGATACATGGCGATGATGACGCCGGTTGTGAGGAGGAGGAGAAGAATCTACTACTGATCGTCTCTTGATCTTTTTCGCGGCTCTCGACGCTCGTCGGTTCTGGCTTTACAACCGCAGAGACGATCGTCTTTATGTCGACTCGCGGTGAAGAAAACTTTTTTATGCTCTGTGTAAAAGGAGTGGCGCTTGCTCGTTTCCTAGTCGCTGCGGCGACCTTGGTGAACGTCAGTGGCGTTTGTTGTACGGTGGAGAGGTCAAGCTGTGCCAACCCGGCATCCAACACCCTACAGATTTCTGGTTTGGTGCGATGTGTGGGCTCGACGATGATGGGTTCGCCTTCTTGTACCGTCAGAATGTATTGGGGTCGACCTCTCGAAGTCTGGAAATCGTTCTTGATGTTTAAAATTTCCAGCGTTGAACCCACGCAGATGTCTTCCAGAGATTCCCCGGACTTGACGCGCCGCTTGATGTCCGTGTAGAGGTGATCTTTGGTCCAGAGATCAAAGGGTAGCATCAGGTGTCTCATGAGATTGGCCGCCTGCGTCTCCGTCAGGTCCGGTCTGGGCGTCACACCAAAGAATCTCTGCACCATGTCCAGCCTCGTCTTGCTGCTGCTTTCGTTCTCGGCAAAGACGTTCAGCACGCTGAATCTCGAGAGCTCCGAAAACAGGTGTTTCACGCACAGAGCGGCCGTGGCCTGTCTCTCTCCGACTGTGGGTAACCCGTTGGTGTAATCTGTACCGTACATGCTCAGACCCACCGCCGCCGTACAACAAGCACTCGCTGTAGACTCGGGATCCAGCGTCATACACACGCCATTGTCATCCAGCATGTTGTAGCGTTCCTCGCAGTATCTCTGGTAGGTGGCCCTCGGTACAATGTCAGAGGCGTACAATAGATGAGTGAGGTTCATGACGCAGGCCACAGACTGTTTCTTGTCTTTGACGGGCGTCCTGTTGGCGCTCGAGAACGTAAAGACGGCCGTCTCTTTGGAATTGCAGAAGCCGTCGTTTTGTAGTTTCAGATCAGAGAGTCCGAGGCTGGCCGTCACCAGTTCGTAGACGGGTTGTCCCGTCCTGTTCATGTCCCCGCAGAGCGTCTTGAGGCTGTCCGCCTTGACGCACGAACTCATGTAGAGCAGGGTCCGTCTGAAGAGCGGACCTCGGGTGAAGGTCCTGGCGCAAGATCTCAGAAACGCACGCCACTCGTCCACCTCGAGAAAGGTCTTGATGCCCTCGGAGGGTATGAGAAAATCATCCACCAGAGGGGTCCACTCTTCGAAATCCAGCAGCCACAGCAGAGCCTCGGTCTCGTTCGTCGCGGGATCCGGACAGCCGTTGATGTAACCCGCCTCCGTGACAAAGGGACTGGGTGCCAGTTGAACGTCGATCCAACCCAGGGCCAGATTCAGACTAGCGTCCATGTCAACGTCCACAAATTTCTTGAACGACCTAAAGAGCAGATGAGTCCTTCTCAGTGCGCCGAGACGAGACTCGTCGCAACTCCTGGCCATGAATATGGCCGCCATATCGGTGTCTTTGGATTCCACGAGTACGGGGAGGCCTCCCAGCATCTCGTCGGGTAGCATCTCGGAGACCTGGTAGCACAGCATGTCGCTCTCGTAGTGCATGGTGTCCTCGGTCTTGTTCAAAAAGTCTTGAAATAGAGCCTTGAGTTTAGAAGCGTACTCGTCAGAGTCGGCGTTTCCAGAAGCCATCTTAAACCAGCCAGAACCTCCAGCGCCAGAGACCATAGCGCCGCCAAAGACGCTAAAGTCTCCGTTTTCGACAAAGCCATTCTCGTGTCTCTGGATAACCACAACCGTCTGCTTGGGTCTGAGCGCCAGAGTTTCCATGTATCGGATCACGGACGCAAACAGATGTTCCTTTTTCGTCGGGTCTTTCAGCATCGACACAAATGTCGAATCATCCCATGCCGCCCTGTGATGAGCACGTTGGGCGCTGACGGCAAACTTTAGGCCACCGACCGGTGAATCTAAACAGAGCACGACCAAATTGGTAGCCTTCAGTTTAGCCAACACTATGCTGCGGATCTTATCGAGGACCAACTCGACCGCTTCCTCGTGGTTCAACTGCTTGAACATTTCCGCAGCTTGAGAGAGGCATATGGTGTGTATACATAGAGTCAGATCCAAGATGCAACAACCGTACTTGGAGCAGGCTTTCTGAAACATTATAGTCTTGGGTCCCGTCGGGATACCGAGAGCTCTCAGCCATCTGGTTGTGTTCAGATAGCAAAAGACTCCCGCGCTTCGTATACCCATGAGTGCTAATTTCGATCTGTTTGCCGCCTTGTCTGCTGGACAAATTGGTGGTGGCGGCGAAGAGGACGATGGCGATGTGTCGTCTCAAGTAACTGTAGTAGCGGCGGCAACAGCAACAGCCACAGCGGCCAACAGAGATGATGATGTCGATTCTGATGGCGGTGGTGGTGGTATCTCGTTGCAACAGCAGCAACAGCAAGATGATGATGTTGTTGTGGATGGGGCCGAGATTATCAGCAGGGGGAGGAAAGACGAAAACATGCCGCTGCTTGCCAACACCACTGCGCGTTTTTCCAAAATGCCAGAGCCGTGGAACCAGTGGTCTCCCGTGTACGAAAAGCGAGCCACTCTAAAGATCGGCTACACGTACCACCAGAGACCTCGCCAATTCGAATGGAATCACACGTGGAATCGGTACCTATGGCTGGACAACACGGACCTGAACCTGACGGGTCCCTCCGTGTTGACGGATCTACCAGAGTCCGTCTACATGATGATGTCCTACTACGACACGCGTGGTATCACCGTGCCCCTCAAGCTTTTGTTTGACATGGCGTCTACCGTACAGGACATTGAAGAGCCACCGGACACGGCTTTTGTCAACCTGACCCTGTGCCGTTCCAAGAACATCAACAGATCGTCCCAGCTTGTGACAGCGTCCACCCTGAACCCTAAAGTGTACGGGATACGGGTGAGGAGCTCGTCCGAGCTGAAGCTCTACACGGACCCGGAGAACGATCGCTGCAACTTTCTGGTGCCCGAGTCCTTGGAGGACAACGTTATTCTGGAGCTACCTCAGAACAGCTTCGAGTACCCAAACGCACCGCTTGTGGGTGACGTTATCGGTAACGTTGGACACTACGGTAGAGCCAGTACAGGATGGACCCTGTACCACGCCGAGTACAACCGATACATGTACGACAAAGAAAACAACGCGTTGGCCTCCGAGACGTCGAACGACGCGAGGGCGCTGAAGCTCAGGGCCCTGACTCTCAAGGCCATGAGAAGACGCCTGATGAAGGCCTCCGAGACGAAGAGGATTGTGTCTCAGAAGGACATGCCGCTGACGTCCAACCCGACGCAGACCAAGTTCGAGCTCGTCAGGCGATCCCACATGGCCTACCCCACGGACAGATACGTCAAGGGCTCCGGCTTCCAGAGGAACAAGCCCTACTCCAAGAGAGTCGTCCTACCCAACGCTAAAAACGAGGACGGTAACGACGCCATGGTCCGTCTGGTACAGAGACACGTCAAACTGATCAACACGATACAGCCGACGAAGCAGGATCCCGGCTACGTGCGCCCTGTGTCTCTACCGGACGGTTTCAACATCGAGGCGTACATGGACGGAGCTTCGAGGGGTCAGGGCGACGAAGACGACGGACTCCAGAAAGACGACGTCAACAACCAACAGCAACTTCACCTTCAGAAGTTTACCGTGCTACCGGAATTGACGACGCTGGTCTCTGACGAGCAGAGACTGAAGGACGATCAGATACGACAGCAGGTTCTGACGGTCAGACTTCAGGAGTCCGAGAGAGACGAGGAGCGAGGCAACCGCAGACAGAAGACGACCAAAAAGAAGCAACGCGAGGGCAGGAGGGACAGGTCTAGATCGCGCTCTAGGGACAGGTCCAGATCGCGCTCCAGGGACAGGTCCAGATCGCGCTCCAGGGACAGGAACAACAGGGACAACGACAACGATGATGGCGGCGAGCAACAAAACGACGAATTTCTGAATATCCGACAACAGTTGTTCGACAAGCAGAATCAGGAGATCCAGAGACAACAAGCCGAGATGGCCAACACCGCGTACAGGGGTGTAGCGGTTCAGACGCTGCCCGCGACCGATTTTTACACAGTACATTACAAGTTCTCCGAGGAGAGTCGCGTGGACTTTTACAGGCGTCTACAGGCCGTCATTTTTTCCTACTCTACCCGATACAACCTGAGTCTGAAGAGGGTGCCCAGCGATGGCAACTGTCTCTTCTACTGTCTCGCGGCCCTGTGTCTGGGCGACAGGAACCAGTACATGCGCATCAAGCAGCTCAGCTTGGGATGGATCAGGGCCAACTACACCAACACCATGCTCATCCAGGGCTCGTACGACACCTACATCAAGGACAGGGAGAGCGACAACAAAGCGTGGGGAGAGCTGGTGGACATCCAGGCGTGCGCCGACCTGTTTGGCGTTACGTTTAACGTCATCAGCGGTACGGAATATCTCCACGGTTCCGAAGTGACCGTGTCTATGCAACGATACGGTCCGACCAACGATACCCAGAACGCGGCCGGGGGCAGGAATCTCTTTCTGCGTCTCCTGCAGAACCACTACGACTACTACGTGGTGAACCCCACCGTTTTCGACACCGAGACGTGGATAGACGGCATGGTGGAGTTCTGTCACATGTCCAGCCTGAAAACGTACCTCCCGTTTGTGTACGGTAGACATCCTCCCAACGAAACTCTAAGGGGACGCGTGAAGCTCACGGACGCTCAATTCGAAGACGTGACCAGTTCCGAATCGGCGTCTCAGTTTGGACGCAAAGAGTCACCATGGGAGAACAAGAGCACGTTCGCCCAGATCCAGAGGCAGAACCGGTCCAAGGTCATCGCCGAGGGAGGCGTACTGCCGAGAAACATCTCGACGGCCAGCAGGATAACCATCGAGAGCAACGATGACTTTCGGCCGGAAAAGCCCGCGTTCTCGTGGCTCAGCACCTCGAGGACCGCTTTCACGGCTGTGTTACTGGACTCGGAGCGCTCGTTCCCGGACAAACAAATCACCCTCAGCAGCTACTGCACGTTGACGGGTATGATCGACAAACAGAAGCTGGAAGATATGGCGGTCTCGACTCTGATATCCATGCACAAGGCCGGTGTGACAAAGACCGTTCACGTCATGGAGGACGAAGTGGCCGACCCCAACGATCCTCCGCTCTCGGACCAACAGATGGCCGAAATCATGGCGCCCGTCAAACGAAACGAGTCACTGTTTGACAGGACGGTGGCCATACTCAAGAACCACACGGTCAAACCGGTAGTCGAGGATGGTCAACTGGTGTACGTTCAGGAGCCACCCGGCGTTTTCTACAAGGGTTTCTTTTTCAACTTTTACGAGATCGTCTGGGCCAGACACTACAGTCCCCTGGCCAGGACCCCGCTCGATGCGGCGCCTTACTCGGCGCACAGGAACGCCTCGTGGGTCCTGGCCAAGATGTTCAACAACATCGACCGGTCCGAGTACAGCTTCATCCTCTCGTCCTACATCAAGTACGAGACGTCCGTGTTGGCGTACTCCAGCGGCTGGATAGACGTTTTCGGAGCGCGCATACCACAGCAGACCAACCGTCTCAGGGCCGAGTACAAATGTCTCGAGTACCTCAACAACGTCAAGCCCATGCGCTACCAGACGGCCTACAAGTCACTGGGTCCCCACATCTCCATGTGCGGCGATTCCGTCGGCCTGGCGCTGGGCTGCGTCGGGTTCGACCCTCAGATCGTGTGCACCATGATAGGATCGCTGTCCTCGCAGAGCTGGAACACGATCGTGATCAACCCATCGAGTCCCGTGGAGACGGTCCTCGCCGCCACACTGATTCTGGGCACCAACATAGCCGAGTTCAAGATGATGACCTCGGGCATGCACTTTTCCAGTCAGATCTACCGCGCCTCGTCCTTCCACATGGGTCTGTCGAGGAGACTGACCATGCAGGAGATGAGGGACGAGATAGCCCGGGTGCACAAATACTGGACGCTCAGGGAACCGCCCGCGAACCTGAAGGACTGCTACAAGCCGGGCTACCTCAACCTGCTGCTCTACGACCCGGAGAAGGCGGCTCACAACGATCTCGTCAACTCGCTGATCCTGGACGCCCTGATGAACGGTCGTTCGCAGCAGGAGCGGGACATGCTCAACGAGATCAAGAGGAGCATGCCCTCCATCAAGCGGTTCATGCACCTGAACGCCCTGAGAGTATGCAACTCCGTCGAGAATCCCGTCAACAAGCTGGACCCCAACCTGGACACGCACGAGAACATACTCCACAGCGTGACTTTCACGCCCCAGAACCACTTCAAGTGGGATTTCGACGTCCGGGATCCCGTTCTGTACGCCAAGCGAGTGTGGGATAACTACGTCGAGTCCCACACCAACGGCGTTCAGCTGTTTCACGCCAAGAGCGTCCGTGTGTCCGACTTGAAACCGGGCGAGAACATCACCCAGATTGCGACCAACGGCGGCGGCGAGAGTAGCTTTCTACTGGTGGAGGGCAAGGTGCTCGTGGACCTGATCAAGACCGCGTGCTACATGCAGGCCCTGAACGACGTGACCTCGTTTACGTCCCTCAGCATCAACCGCCTGGACGTACTACCCGAGCTCATCCTGGCCGTCTGCGTCAACCTGTCCATGAGCGGCGACATGGGGATGGGACAGAACGACGAATGGCCCAGCATCTTCAAGCTGGCCTCCAGCTTCGCCGTGTACAATCACACCGAGCTGTCCTTTTACGGTTACATACCACCGTACAGCCAGGTCGACATGAGATACATACACTGCATCGCGCCGGAGGCGCGGATCGGAGAGGCCGTGCTCAGGCTGATGACGTGCAGGGCTCCCATTTCCAACCACTCCGAGAAGGCGTTGGATCTGGACGTCGTCAAGATCGGCATCAGGGAGCTCGACTGTCGAGTGATCCTCAAGTACATCGAGAACGAGAAGACGCTCCCCGACTACTTTGGTTACTTTTGGGACAGCGAACCGGGACAATGCGAGCCCGAGAGACTGGTGGCCGTCATGCTCATCATGCTCATCAAGCGGAACGTCCTTCACGGAGTCAAGGACGTCTACACCACCAAACTCCTCAAGTGGAAAGACGGCGCGTTGGCGATGGCCGCCAACGAGCTCAGACTGGAAGACCAGCAGGAGTCGGTCTACGAGGACTTTATGGAACCCGTGTTGAGGGCCGCCACCACCGCCACCATACACTCGCAGAGCGCCATCGAGTTCGTGGTCACGCACTGCAGCAGGATAGTGCGTTCGCTCAACTCGTCATCGGTCTTTCCGAAATGTCTCGAGACGGCCCTGGAGGGATGCGGATCCATCTCGGAGCTCATGGCGGTGGGAAACCAGATAGCGAGGGTCCTGGCCCAGGTACGATCCTACTTTGATTTTCTGGCCGAGTCCGGGGAACAACCGAGTTTCGAAGAGTACCAGCAGGTCGTGCGAGGATGGGAACCCGTCTTCACGCGAAAGCTGGTCCTACCCGAGGGTTTCCGGCTCATGCCGGTGCCCGAGCCGCGTTACTCGACGGCGGCCGACATGTTTGACGCCCAGGACACCGAGTCTCTGATGGAGGAACCCGACAGCCAGCCGGTGGACCTGACGGACCGTCAGGATTCTCCTCCCATGGTGGACCTGACCGTCGGTCGAGACACGGACCTGATGGCTCCTATGGTCGACATGACGGGTATGGAGCTGACCAGCGGAGGCGAACCCGTGATGGTGGATGACATCGATGGATCCGACCTGCTCCTGAAAACGGTACGGGATCGTAACGCTCTCAGGGACGCGGAACGCAGAGACCGCGAGATGGCCGAGCGCAAGGAGCAGGAGCGTAGAGAGCGCGATCTGCAGCAGGAGCGCGAGGAGATGGCCCTCGAGGAGAGCAGGAACAGAAAGAGGGCCGCCAAGCTCTCCGCCACTGTGCGTAACGTCAAGGAGGTGGAGAACATCCAGAAACAGATCGAGGACGCCGAAAAGTCGGCCGAGAGTACCCGCGTTAGAAATAAGAACGTACTAGATGCCGAGACGCAAGCCTTGCTGAAAGCTCTGGAGATCGCCAAGAGAGATGCCGAACTGGATCAGGCCCTGGAAGCCGAAAAGTCCGCCCGGGAGGAGGCCGAGAGGAAGGCCAGGGAGGAGGAACGGCGACTGGAGTCTGAGCGCGCGGCTCGAGAGTTCGAGGCCCAGGAGGTCGAGAGAAAGAAGCTCGAGGCTCAGAAGGCAGAGCTGGAGGCGCAGAAAGCCCTACAGTTGGCCGATCTGGAGCGCACCAAGAAAGAGGAGAGGAGACTGGCCAGGGAGCTGGAGAGTCAGAAACAACGCGAGGCTATGGAGACCCAACAGGTACCTGAGATGGTCGCCTCGAGTACCGGTCAGATCATCGTCGAGCAAGAGGACATAGAGCTACCCGAAGGTCTCACGGTCGCCGAGGTCGAAGAGTACAAGAGATACTACGAGTCGGTGACAAACAGCTACAAAGCTCGCTTGTCCGAGGCCGTTTCTAAGGTCGCGGGCGCCTTTGTGGTATGCGATCCGGCCGACCTCGCCGTGAGCCTACCGGCTCTGGGCCTGGTGAGGGTCGGAAAGATTACGCTACCCAACAAACCGTGCACCTCGAACAAGCACAAGCTGAACGCCTGGAACGGTCTGAGCGTGGACGATTTCATGCTGGACGAGAAACCCAACTGGAACGCTGCCCCCATCCACACGTTCTGGTTCAAGCAACCCTGCGGACCTCCCGTGCTCGAGGAGGTGTCCGTCCTGCCGTACATGATCAAGAACCCCAACGAAAAACTCAAGGTGGTCTTTTCAGAGACGCTCGGAATCGACAGAGCCATGCGAATGGTCGCCAATACGTGGAAAGAGGCCAGCACCCGACAGCTACCGATCATCGCCATCACCGCCAACTACAATTACTGCATGTCCTTGCTGATGAGTTTCCGTCTCGGAGTGGACGTGTCCGAGTTGCGAAAGGCGTCCAAAGCTCTCAGGGACTACTGCGTCAAAGAGACCATGCTCAGCAGCACGTCTTACGTCAAACCGGCGAACGACGGGTTGGACAGAGACCTGTACAACGCCGCCATGGTATTCGTCGGAACCGAGACGAGCAGAGACGCCGCCGAGAAAGCCCTGGAGTATCTGCAGACGGACGTGTTCGCCAGGGGCCACCGATGTCTCAAGGACTACGGCGTGTGCTCTCTGGTCGAGATGAAGAACTTCAAGTTCACGTGGGACAGGATGAAGCTGGACGGTCACATCTTCTACAAGGGCGGCATGCACGCTTTCTTGCCTCCCGTGGGTGGAGTGCCCGTAACGGAGGCAGTGCTTCTGCCCGCTCTCCCGAGCGAGGACGAAGCCGTCAGACTGGCCCTGAAGAGCGTCGAGTCCCTCATGGTAGAGATGGCTCCTGTTCCCCCTCAGGTGACCTCCGATCAAGAGATGGTCGACCTCAGACAGGACACCACCAAGCAACAATCGACGGCCCTTCCAGATTCGCGTCCTGGTAGCCCCACCATGGACACCAGCGGCCCTCTACTACCCTCTCAACCCTCTCAACCTCAGTCCTCTCAGCCCTCTCAACCCTCTCGATCTCAATCTCAATCTCAATCTCAGCAGGACTCTCAGCCCTCTCGATCTCAATCTCAAGACTCTCAGCCTAAACCCTCTCGATCACAGCCAAAACCAAAACCCTCTTCTTCTCAACAATCACAGTCACTGGAGAGGCCGTCCTCACCGATGTCACGGGCGGATGATGGACTGGCCGCTCTCGCGCTGGAGATCAACGCCATGGCCACCACCAAGTCCACCAAAGAGATCAAGCTGGTGGGTAAAAAGTCCAAGAAATCGGGCAGCAAGAAAACGGTGACAAAGCAGGCCCTGGCCGTCATGATGGACGAAAACACCATAAAGGCGACACGGATCACAGACACCGTCGTCCAGAAAATAACCTCGGAGGTCACGGAAGAGATCGTGGTGGAAACCTCGCAGAAACCCCTCGAGCTCTCGGACGACGAGGAAGAGATTTTCGTGGACGCCGTTCAAGATGAAGAACAGGTGATGATGGAGGAGGCGGAGGACGACGACCATGACGACGACGACGATGAGTACTTCCAAGACGCGTACGACGAGTCCGACTACGAACGCGACGACGATTACGACGAGAACGATGACAAAGAGAACAAAGAGCAGACCGTGGTGGATCTACTCGCGGACGCCACCGAGCTCTGGGGCAAACATTGGCGACTCTGCCAGTACGTCTTGTGGATCGCCTGTCCGGACAACCGCAAGTACAAGGGACTCGGAAAAGTATGGCGCAAGATCGATCTGACGGACGTCAAGGCGGCCCTGGAACTTTTCGTACCGGATGGACGCAGAATGGCTAGGTACTGTCGTCTGTTCAGGAAGCATCCACAGGTCTGGAACACGCTGGTGGCTCACGAAGGCGAATGGCCCGAAGGCGGCATGAACTGGCTGGATTTTTGCACCGAGCCCGCGGAGCAGGATCTGGTCAGGTTCGCGGTAGAGAACATGGACGTGGCCATGCAAGCCATGTTCAGAGAACTAGAGTACCCCACCAACGTGCTCTCTTACGTTTGCTGCCTGGCTTTCTGCATATGGAACGAGGTCGGCCTGACCAACGAGATGATCATCGGGATACAGGGCGGTGAAGACATACTGAATTTGATAGAGGGTAGCCGAGTAACGGACGAGACGCGGTGTCGAGCCTGGATTCACGCGTTGGGCGTCAAGGACAATAAAGAGATATTTTGTGCTGCTGTCCGCGAACTATACGATAATTTCGGTGAGCCAGTCGACATCCCGTATATAGAAGAGTTAACATCGGCGGAGGCGTCCAAACCACCCGGCAAGATGGGTCGAAAAAAGCCCTCCACAAACAGTTCTGCGTTTCAGGAAGGTCTCGCTGACGTCCTCAACGTGAGCGTCCTCGAGAAAATCGTCGAGCAGATCACCTCGGACGATCCAGAGGCCGTGGCCCAGGTCCGAAACGAAATGGCCGCGGCCTCCGGTAATCACCAGAACGCGGACCAGATCTCCATTCCCACCATGGTGGCTCCCAAAGCACTCTCGACGTCCACAGAGTCCCAGAATCCCCCACCGCCCAGAGAAACCTTCGGAACCGACAACGACATGCGCTCCGCGGACGATTTCGACAGGGAGGAGGACGAGCGGCAGCAGGAGCTGATCGCCCAGCGACAGGCGCAACAACGTAACGCCAATCACGCGGGTGAACCCGTCCGATTGATCCCAGCCGTGGCTGAACCCACGGCGGCCGACGCGCAAAACGCCGCCGGCGCTGGACACGGATGGTTCGAGGCGAACGGCGAAGAGGCCACCTGGGTAAACGACGGTGGCATGGCCGAACCGCCGACCGATCAAGAGCGCTTACACAATAGCAGATTGTACAAAGAACTGTCCCCTAATCTGAAGGCCTTGACGGAAGTCATCCTAGACCTCGATCTGTTCAAAACCGCCAACATGGACGAGGCGCGGAGAAGAATCGACGCGAGAAACGGCGAGGCGCGAGGTGAACGGATCGAACAAGAGGATTACTATGGAGGCGACGAGGATATGGACATCATCATAGACGAGAACGAAGGAGGGGTGGATCTGCTGAGTCGAGGACGGTTCCGCTCCACGGTCGCTGCTGCTGGAGGCTCTGGAGGCGACTACGGCGACGATAGCGATAGTGGTAGCCCGGATAGACGCAGAGGCAACGGCGGCGCCGGAGGAGGCAACAACAGAGGCAACGGTGGCGGAGGCAACAACAGAGGCAACGGTGGCGGAGGCAACAATAGAGGCAACGGTGGCGGCAGAGGCAACGGCGGCGGCAATCCGCCCGGTGGTGGTGGTAGTGGACAAGGCAACGCGTCCGGTGGTGCAGCCGCGGTCAGACGCAATATTGGCTACGCGGGTCAAGCTAGCCGTACGTTTAATAACGGAGGCGCCTATCTCAACAGATCCAGGACCACCATCAGGGGACCCGACATGACGCAGTACCTGCTGTCCTCCATGTCCGACATTGCCCCCTACAAATCCAAATACGACACCGACGTCAGAAACGCCGCTCTGCATAACATCTTGAGCAGAGCCTCCACGCTGGTCAAATACCGCGTCGCGATTCCACTGCACACTCCCGCTATGGCGGCCGTGACAACGTCCGGTACCGCCACCATATACGATCCCATCGAGAGTTTTATGCTGTGGTACGATAACGCTATCACCCAGCAATCCTCGCCGGCCTGGCCGGGTCTACCTCACATCACCAACTTTGACAACAACCCCAATCCCGACATCATCTTCCAGGTGTGCGAGGAGGTGCTCCAAAAGTTCAGACCGACCATCCCGATCTGGACCATGAGTACCAGATGTCTTCTCTACACTCACATGGACGACTGCTTGAGATGGGTGCTCAACAACGTGGATGAAATGAAAACAGACACGGTAGTGGCTTTTGGTCAGTACTGCTCCATGATAAATGCCGCCGAATTCTATCAAGTGCTGTCCAACCTAGAGTACCGTCAACAGTTATCATCGGCCCAGAGCATCATCTACTACATGCTATTGGGAACTCTGATCATGCCGTCCAGTCACGTCTACACGGTAAGGCTTTTTAAAAAAAAATCTCCGTCATGTGTGTGTGTGTTTGGGTTGTGACGCTTTTGGTTTGTCTCTCTCACACAGGGATACGACGACGGTTACATTCAACTGGCGAAGAAACCCAACATACTCGACAGAAATTCTTTCGTCAACCACCTGGACTACGTTCTGCAGAACGGCGACAACTGCTTAAACATCCAAGGGAACACCAGAGGTCCCGACGTCTGGGCCAATCTGTTTTACATGGCCAAAGAGGTGTGCGCAGCCTCCGGTGATTGGACGACCATCTTAGGGAGCAGCCAGGGATGGGCCGTGATCGGGATGTACTTGGCCGAACTCATCTACACCAACGTCGGCACCACGTTCAACGTGCTGATGAGGATGTCCACTCTGCTGGAACACATGCGTCGAACCCATCTCTACGAGCGCCATCTGATGGGCTACGACTTTATGATGGGCGGTATGATCTGCTCCGAAAACGCCGTCTGCAACGACGGTGCAGCCGGCTCGGTGTCCAACACGGACGTGTGGCGATACTCTGACGGCAACAAGAGAAACACGCACTTCTTCTACCTGTCGGGTCTCAACAAACTGACCCTGGGTCCGGGATCCCTGGGCACCAGGGCCAGCATGCTGGAGCTCAGAAACGAGAAGGACAGAGACGCGTTCAAAACCGGCATTAACCGAGACTGTCCCATCCTTATACCCAGACCCCTGAGTTACATGGGACCAGCGTACTTTTATGCTCAGCAGGCCATCTTTAATGACGCTAACGGGTTCTGCAACGGCGATAACACGTACAAGAATTCACTGCGCGTACTGATGGATCTCACCCTCGAGTACTACTCCAACAGCCAGCCCACGCGGTGCTGCAGGATCAGCGAGGCCAGGCACAAAGGATGGGTGGTATCGCGGGACGCTCCTCTGAGGAGACGAGCCTACTTTGACGACCTGCTCTACGATCCCGAGATCGCCAACGGAAAACAGTCGCAGGCGTTCATCACGTCCACCCACAACTTTACCCAGAAGGGTGATAGCATCAACACCGTCCGTCCTACCGTCTATGTCAGTAACTCTAACGTGAGCGCTATCCTCGGACTTCAGGTAGCCAAGGTCACCTCCAAGGAGCTGGTGATCGAAGCGGACGAGACCGACTACGTCACGAACCCGGACTTTTTCCTGCTCAAGAACGACGAGGAGGATCTCATCACCCCCGTCCTGGGCGCCGAGATCAAACTGAGAGCCGGCTTCAACACGTTCGACATGGACATCAGTCCGTTCGGCTACCCGCTGTTTTCGAGCGACGGGTCCATAGCCACGTTCGGAGCCGAGATGCTCAGGTTCTCCGCGGACTACAGCATCGAGAGGGCCAACTTTAACATCACCGAGATCTGCACCCTCCTCAGCATCGAACTGACCAGGCTCGAGTCGCGAGTGCTGAACGACATAAAGGGCTCGTGTAGACTGACCGTCAATCAGGCTGCCTTCATGCACTGCGTGCTGGCGACCCTACAGAACAGAGAGGATCTCGCCACCTCGCCGGGCACCAAGCTCAACTACGGATCGTCCATGGGACTCTCCGGTATCAACCGTCTGGAGGCCCTCGGATACTCCAAGATCCGTGTCGCTCTCGTGGGTAAACTGGCCAACACCTTCAAGACCATGAACGCCACCTACAAAGAGTTTTCTCAGACCAGACCCAACACGCCGGTGGTGGCCCTCGCCAACTTTCAGATCAACCTGAACGTGTGCCTGGTACACACGGCGGCCTGTCTGGGATTGATAGACATCATCTCCAAAATCATCTTCAAGGTACCCTTCATGAACGGAGTCCAGTGTCTGGCGCCTGTTCCTCTGGCCCTTCTACTCAAACAGAGCTACACAAACTTTAAGAAGATGGCAGAACAGTCCGAATCCGTCATGACAACCAAACGCAACATCGCATCCCAGGGCGTCAGAAGCAACACCATCGTGGACGGAGAGTACATCGTCGCGTTCCACGGACTCGGTGTTCGCTGATCCCTTTCCGCGCGCAGCGTCCCGTCACATGACATTGTGTGTTTTATTATATTGTTTTTTTTGTTGTTGCTGTATAATCATCATCATCATTAAAAAAAATTCATATCTCAAACAACACGCGCACACTGTGGTCATTATGAGTCGTGCTGCTCTGGTAGTGACCGTGGCCATGGACAGTGACGAAGAGCCGGGTTACCTCAGAATCACGAACCCGGCGGTCGCTGAGCAGTCGCACCTCAACTGGATAGAGCGATTCAACGAGCACGTGTTGTCTCACGTACCGGTGGGTACGGATTCGACAAGCGCCGTCTTTTTCAAGACGCCCATAGAAAGGTTACTGCCAAATGATCTACCAAAGTACCCGCAGCTATCGGTCGACTGGCAGTCGATGTTCCCTAGCCACGTCCTTCCAGTGCTGAAGAACGTAAACGATGTGTACGGTCGACTCACGGGCCTGTCCGCGCATAACTTTTTCATCCTGCAGCACCATGCCATTAACATGGCGTGGCCGTTGGTCGAGACGACGGAGCAGAAGCTGGTGCTGCTGTGGATGTGCTGTCACCTCATGTGCAGAGTGGACGATTTCGAGGATACGTCTATGGCATCCGTCGACAAGATGGTTCTTTTGATCGCGTGTCTATTGAGTCCTACGTGCGCCCCCGCGGCTATGTATCTGGACTCCCGTACTAGACTCAAGATTGGCGTGGTGAACTCTACATGGCCCGTGATAGAAGACATCATGTGGATGGTCAACAACCCGGACTGGCCCGGGTTCTTTCACGTGTTCGAGGATCTCAGAGACGACACCTCGATGTCGGACGTCTTTGAGATGGCTTCTAATTACAGAAGACGGTTGAGCGTCATATACCTGGACGAGGCGTGCGGCACCGAAAACAGATCGACGGCGTTCGATCTGGATTTCACTAAACTCAGACTGGCGGCTGCGTCCCTGACCAACGCCACTCCGTACGTTCAGATCAATCTCAAGGTGACGTCCTCTAAAAACAGACACGACCGTATCAAGTGGCGACGTAGACTCGGTTGTTTCTTAAACAGCCGAAAAGAGGCGATGTACGTCTTACTCACGACGGGTGTACTCAAACATCCCCAGGTCGAACACATCCATCTGCTGTTCAACGAGGCTCTCGAGATCGCAGAAGCGGAATGCGCAGCGGAAGGGAAACATATGTTGGTGTTGTGATATTTTCATGAGTTGACCCTCCCATCGATTCACGATATAAATTGCAGTGTGAGATCAAACACAAATCAACTCGAACTTGGTATCCTGAGAGAGAGAAAAACTCGATAGAAAACCAACCAACCAACCAACAATGGGTTTCTTTACCGTCTTGATTCTGGCTCTGATCACTCAAGCCACCCTCGCTACAAACAGCACCCTTGCCGCCAGCACATCTCAAGTAACCACCGCTTCGCAAGCCACTTTGTCCACCACCGCCACTCTACCTCCAACCACTGCTTCAACAGCAGCCACGGACACCACTACAACAAATGTTTCCTCTGTTTCAGTTCTCACTACAACTATTGGTACTAGTAGTGTGGTGGCGAGTAGTACAACAGATCAAGGCCATGGCACGAGCTCTGGGGTTTCTGCCGCCACGTCCGGACACAATAACGGATCAACAAGTACAACAGTGGCTACAACAACAAGCGCTACAGCAACAACAACCACCACCACCTCCACTACCCCAGCAGCAACCACAGAGAGCTCAACCACAGGTGCCTCAAGTGCCTCAACCTCAGATGCCTCAACCACAGGTACAACAGCTGCCTCAACCTCAAGTGCCACAACTACAGTTGCTCCAGTTGCCTCAACCTCAAGTGCCTCAACCACAGTTGCTCCAGTTGCCTCGACCTCAAGTGCCTCAACCACAGTTGCTCCAGTTGCCTCGACCTCAAGTGCATCAACCACAGTTGCTACAGGTGCCTCAACCACAGTTGCCTCAAGTACCACTGGTACCAGCGCAAACACAACAAGTGCCTCTACCCTTGAGCCCTCTTCCACAACCACCAAGCGTACACCAAGTGCCTCCTCAACCACCTCCAAAACGCCGGTCACTGTTACAACGACTGTTCAGACCGACCAGGGGCAACAGGGTGATGGCGATGTACAGCCGGCTAAAAACGACCCGGGTTCAAAAATGAAGACCTTTGTGACCATTGTCGTGAGCGGTATAATGTCTATCATTTTCCAGAGAATGTCTGTCTGCATTGACAACAAGAAACGCAAGAGGGACACCAAACAAACTATCGAGCTCAACGAGGTGGCCACCACACAGCCTCTGCGCAATGACGCGAATGCTCCACAGGAGGGCGATGTAACTGAAAAGACCAGCATCAACGCGGTCAACATTAAGCTGGTTCGCAAACAACACAAACAGTCCATAATGCTGTTTTTCTGGGGACTGTGTTCTCTGTTGTCTTGGAACACTATTGTAGCTGCCATGCCTTACATTCAGACTCTACCCGTACCCAACATTGGCAACGTTGTGACCATGTGCTCTCTGATCCCTCTGCTGTTTGGAACATGCCTAGACGCCCTGTTCGACTTTAACATGATTCTGATGCACGACATTTCGGCCGCGATCAATCTGAGCATTTTCATCTTGGTGCTGATGACGCAGAAGGCCATTTGCTCTCCCTATGTCATTGTGGGTTTCGTCGCTGCTGCTGGACTGGTGAACGGCGCTCTGATGGGTACTACTAGCCGCATCGTTCTCAAAAACTTTGGCTCGAGACTCCAACCCTTCTTTGCCGGTCAAGCCATCTCTGCCATCTTTACAACCAGTCTGAGCGTCTTGTTTTACGCTTTTAATTTGGACTCTTATGTGGTGGCTTGTATCATGCTGGTGCTGGGCTGTGTTTTGGAACTGATTTCCGCCTGGATCACTTATGCCAAGTTTTCAGAGGTGATCAAACTACCCAGGCTCCAGAAATTTTCTACCTTTGTGAATCAGACCAAGGAACAGATGACCGGACTCAAGAAGGGACTGGTGGAAGCTTTCTCCATGAACAAGACAACGATGGTGTCTGTCATTTTGATGTTTGTGTTTGTCACTATGTATTTTCCCGCTGTGATTGCAGACTTTACTTATGAGATGAACGATGCCTGGTCCAAGTGTTCTCTGTTTTTGGCCTTTGCTATGGGCGACTATACCATCAAGAGCTGCGTGATGATTTTGAAGAAGAAGCCCCGATCCGCTCTGATCATCTTGTTTTTGACCAACTCTATTTTGATTTTGATTTTGTTTCTCTGTAACGTTAAACCCAGCTATCTGCATTTCTTTCAACCTCTGATCAAGCACTATGTACCCATGTATATGGTCTGCTATCTGTTTGGTGCTGTGCACTCTTTTAACATGCTGTTGATTACTGCCAATATCAAGACTCACACTTCTCACGCAGGTTCTCTATTGCAGATGTGTATTTATATCGGTCTCGGGTTGGGTAGTATAATCAGCTTGGGCTTTAGACGTCTTTTTTAAATCAAGCTTGGACGTCTTTTTTTAAACACCCAAAATGTCTTGGGCTTAATAAATGACACACGATGTAATGTTCATATTATATATATTTTATTGACGACAATAAAACCAAAAAATGAATTGAATACATGTGTTTGTGTGATGAATTGCAGCAATAACAACAACAACAACAAGAACGGCAAGTTAATAAATCATGAGATCGTCTAGGTCGTGAAACTGTTTGGCTCTCGGGTCGACCCAACTACTGGGTAATTCGATGGTCCCATCGGTGTGTGAGAGACAGGCTGAGAGATCGCTCTTTTCCACCAGTTTGTCTACGAAGGAACTGGCTCCTGTATCTGGTTCCAGTTGAGATTCGATTCGTTCGTACTCTACCATGGGATGCCTGGAGTAGAGGGTCCAGCTTTCGGTACTCCAGATGTTGACGTGAGGAGCCCTGTGTTTTTCGAGCGGAGAGAATGGATTCTGGGTGATTTGTTTGCCCATCACGTAGTAGGCTCCCACGTACTGATCGCTGTTCAGTTTGAGAGTCTCTGACTTGTTCCATTTGTCGATGAGGTTGATGTCTGCGTTTCTGATGCCCGAATCGAAGCAAGTGTGTCCCCAGTCGGACTCTGCTGTGAGAGCGGCGCTGAGGTGAATCTTTGTATCTGACCAGTAAAAGAGTTGGAGTTTGGTGAGACTTCCTCGGCTGGACGAAGAAGAAGAGACTCTCATGGGTACGGTTGCCAGGATGATGTAAGGGTTGGTGACCTGACCGTAGGGTACCTTGTGAGTAAACTCTAGCCTGTTGAGTTCGAGCGTGGTGGTTCCCCTGCGGATGATGTTGAACTGCCTGGGTCTGTCGTGACTGAATTCCATGTTCTCCCAGGTGTGAAAGTTGTGGTAGGTCACTATGCCGGCAAAGGTAAAGAGTCTTGAAAAATCCTCTCCGTCCCTCGTGCATAGTACGATGGCCTGTGTGATGATGTCCACGTCGCTCTCGTTAAAGAGGGTGCCCTTTTTGGCGGCCAGATCTAGCATGTTGGTGTAGTCGTCCACCAGCTGTCTGACGCTCATGAATTCCAGTTTGGCCGCGACGTTATCCACGGCGGTGTTCCACCGCTTCATGAAGGCGTACAGGGGAGCCCCCACTGTAGTGATGCCGCCTCCCGAGTAGATGATGTCGGTCAGGTTTCTGGATTCGATGCAAGTCTTGATGAGCGTCCTGAAATCCTTGAGTTCGCACACTTCGTCCAAGGCGCCCAGGTTACATTTGATCAAGGCCTCAAAGTGTTCGATCTTGTCGGATGCCGTGCAGCACCAGAGAGGCACGTTGAGGATCTCGTGCTCATAGCCGATGGCCGGCAGACCATCGCCCGTAGCTTGCTGGAGGGAGGTCATTTTCAGCCACAGACAGTCGTGCGTGAACCTCGATCCTGTCGTCAAAAGCCTCGCTAGTGACTGGTACTTCGCACAAATAGGCGATATAGCGCGAAGGATAACAGAACAGTAATTTGAAACAACCCGGGTGCAGCTTCTCCTCGTTCTTGGTCACGACGGTCCGTCCCAGGCCGTAGTCTACTAGAAACTCTGCGAAAAAGGGATCCATGGCGGGGGTCACTAAACATTTACCGGCAGCCACTATTGTAGACGATGTCCCTAGACGTACTGTGATGATTGGGTTCTCTGACGAAGCGAAATCGTAAAAGGGATCTTCCATACAACCGTCCCATACGGGCCACGTTGAATGGCGGAGGCCGGCAAGACGCTCTGGCCCCCTGAAAGTCAATATGTTACCGCTCGGTCCGCACAACTGCAAGACCGGCCTACAAGTCTCGTTTTCTGGTACGTGATAATAATTGTGATCGGCTAGTGGTGGTGGTGGCGGCGAAGAAAAAGAAATAATCCGAGGAGGAGGGTTCCGCAACGCGTGATTCCCAAGACACCATGTCGAGACGTGACACCGACCCTGCTCCTCCACCGCTTGTAGCGTAAAATAGTCTGGGTGTAGTAGAGTCTTTTTCTTGGGAGTCGCGCCGGTGTCGCTGCCGCGTTGCAGGTGCCACATTATTATTATTATTATTGTCGCAGCTGATCGTACGGACCCCTGGGTCCGGGTATGTTGTTATACAGGGCAGATTCGACAAACTCTCGCGTAACCATTTGTACACTGGTGGCCGGCATCACTCCCGCGTGCTCCGACAAAAAGGACGAGACGTAATTGTGGTACTTGATGTCGAAGCAGAGGTCGATCCTGAAGTCGTCTGGTAGACAGTTGCCCAGTATGCGCAGAGCAAACAGGAGAGCCTTCAGCTGGGTCGGGATGATGTACTTGGGAGGATTGTTGTAGAGGTTCCCTCCGACCAGAACTAAGGTGATGGAGGCGATCTCGTGTTTGATGCACTCGAGCATGCACTCCCAGATCATACAGGCGTGTACTTTTCCGTGTAAGTCGATGTCGTATTGGGACGAATTGCCGAAACGAGGGGCCAGAGCGTGCATGATATATCTGTGTCCTTTCCCTCTGATGGCGGTACCCGGGACCAGATCGTCGAAACGAACGGCCACGCATCTGCCGGGATAGTTGTAGAACAGATTTTTGTTGAAACTGTAATCGTTGCTCCTGGTGTCCACCGCTTGGACATGTTGTCCGAAGAAGGTCTCGAAGGCGCCGGATACACCGCTCATACCCTTGACGTTGAAACTGACGTTGGCGGCGTTCATCAACGCCTGATTCTTGGACATGCACACGTTACCGGAGGCCAGGAACACGTTGATCTTGTTGAACAGTCTCCACGAGTAGTTGGCGACGGTGTACTCGGTGTACGACGTCGATTTCGAGGTTGTCGAGAAAGTCTTGGTAGTCTTTAGAGAGGGGTGCACGGCGTTGGTCCAGTTGACGATGAACTGGGTCATGGACATGTAGTAATTCTTCACGGCCGCGACCACGGAGCCTTCGTTGATTCTGGTACCCGATCTGAGACTCGTCAGCGAGAAGACGGCCCCTTGGAATTGTTTGAAGACTTCGTTATTCTGGAAACCCATAAAGTTACGGGCGGACTCTAGAGTCATCTGCTGTATCTGATTCTCGCTGTACGCCAGAGACGCTTGGGCATTCTTGCTGATGTCCTCGTCCTCCGAGGTCTTTTGACCGGCCGATGTGACCATGATAATGGGAGCCGTATCGCGGGGTTGTGTAGCGGCGGCGGCCTTATTGCGATCGCGTTCGGCCTGTTGCAACTGTTTGAGTTCTCTGGCCGCCTTTTCCGTCGCGAATGTATCCCTCTGCTGCTGTTGCAGCTGTTGCTGCTGTTGCAGCTGTTGCTGCTGTTGCTGCTGTTGCTGCTGTTGCTGCTGTTGCTGCTGTCGGTTCAGTTCTTGTTGTAAGGCGTGCTCGTCATAAGTGTCCATGGACTCTTGAGACTCTGTCGGGTACGGTTGGCCTTTGACGCGTTTAGGTACGGCCGATGCGACGCGAGTGCTGAGTAAATCTTCGGCACCGACCTGAGAGTCGACCAGTTCCATGGTGGACGTGTCAACCTGAGCCTCGGCCGCTCCCTGGTACGGATCTTCCTTCTTCTTCGGAGTCTGAGGTTTGACCTGTTGCATCTGTGGCGCTACCTGCTGCTTGTTGTTTTTGTTGGGTTGATTGGATGTAGTGGCGGCGGCTGTAGTGACCTCTGTCTGCTCTCTTTTCTTCTGAACGTCTTTCATCGCCTGTTGCTTCTTCTTGTGCAGCGCGTTGAAAAAGTACGTGCTGATGCTGTTCTCCACTTCCACGTTCTCTTCGGGATCGGTGACGGCCGATGTGGATTTGACGTACACCGAAGAGATGGCGGTCGGCTGAACGTAGGACTGCGCGAACACAAAATCAAAGCGCTTGTCCGGCTTCTGATCGGCTTGACACGCGGCCCTCTGGTTCACAAAGTCTGTGATCTGTTGGACCCTCATGCACATTCTCTTGGTCATCGAGGTCTTTGGTATCGGGATGGACCGGGCTTCCGCCAGTTCCATCGTGTATTCTGCGAGACGGTTTTTTCTCTTTTCGATGGTCGCCTCGATGTACGTGTCGATGTTCTTGGCGTTACCCTCGAGCAGACGGTAGGTGAAGGTCTGGTACTCTGTGCCTCTCCTTAGGGGTATGGCCTTGATTAAAGGTCTCCACTTGGGTGGCGTCATCCAGAGCATGGACGTACCCGTGTCGTAGAGGAACAGTATCCAGCAGATCAGATTGGTGCACGGTCCGATCTTCAGCAGCTTCTTCATGTAATCCATCTGCGTGGTCTCGGATAGGTTGGGCCCCAGCCGCGCCATGTCTTCCAACACCCTGAAGAGCATTTCAATCACTTCGCTGTCGAGGAACAGGTCGTCTTCCGAGAGTTTAGATGTCAGCAAGCTCATGAGGGTCGTGGTGAAATATCTCTTGGTGAAGAATATGTGGCTGAACATGTCATAATCCGCGACGATCTTGAGGTCCGGGTGCAGGTTCTCCTTGTGCATGTCTTTGAACATGTAGGCTAACTCCTTGGTGTAGAACATCATGGTCTTGACGGCCATCATGTCGAAACCTCTAGCGTACTCTGAAGTGTACTCGAGCCCGCAATTGTTTTGGTCCAAGAGTCTGGCGATACGAGAAAACGCACCGAACGCCCAGTAACCCGCCCTGGACGCCATCATGGACTTGAAACCGTAACCCGTCACCTTACAGAGCATCTCGGCGACTTTAGCGCAAAAGACACCGCACTGCGGGAGAGAGACTTCCTCTCTGTTGAGAATCAGATCCTTGACCTCGCTGATCACGGGTATCGGCCCGAGGGAGTCCTTTTCTACCCTGTTGGTGAGGTACAGACTCGACATGACGATCTCTCGGTTCTCTTTCTTGTAGAGGAGATTGACCACGTTCGAGTCCGGATTGACGCTCTTCGCTGTGAGGTAACGCACGGTCTTGCTCAAGTCGAGACCTGCGGAGTACGCCTCTGTGCTGGGGTACGCGCTGGTGTACAGGTTACCCACGTGGATAGAGCCCTTGCCCGCTATCAGGAACGGTCCGTCCGAGAGCCACTTCTCGTCACTCGATCTGTTGCCGTAACCAACGGGGATAGAGATCGTTTTCTTGAAATTCCCGTTGACGAACCGCATATCGATGACTTTGTACGGGTCGGTGGTATCCCCGGTGATGGTATCGACGATGAGTTGTCTGGAAGCCGTCTCGGTGGTTTGGATGTTCGGTAACACATCGCTTGCGGAGGCTGTGACTTCGGCCACGGCCGCCGCAGCCACTTCCGTGGGGTCAATCTCCATGTCGGCGTCCTGTTCGTTGATGGCTAATAGCGCCCCCATCTTGGCTCTGACGAGGGGAGTGTCGGACATGGACTGGACAGTTAAATTTTGAGTGGCCTCCTTGAAAACGTTCTGGTAGCCGGCATCGAGCCCGCTCTGCACCTCCAGCTCCAGCAATCTGTTGACGTAACGTTGATCGAACATGAGCTTGTCCAGCTCCAGCTCCGGCACAGGAGGGAGCAGCGTGATTCTAAAGTCGGTCTTGTCGGGCGCGAGCTTACTCTGGAGGTACGGAACGAGTTCGTTGGCGCTGGCGGCTTGGGGCATATCTCTGAAGGCCGGCAGCTTCATCATGTGAGACACCATCTCGGTCAGGTCGATGGCGCCAACGGCTACACCGTTCGCCACCAGGCTCATCAGGTATTCCATCCTGAGCTTGTGCTCGCCGTCCATGTACGCCTTTCTGATAGACTCCAAGGCATCGTCCGTAGCCTTTCGTATGTCCGCGATGGCTTGTTGGAAGTTCACAACGGTCTTGGTGTGCTCGGCTGTGTAGTGCATCATGGTCAGACGCGCGAGTTCGAGCTGCTCGGTGGACTTGAGCGTGATCTGTGTGCCGATCGTTTCCATCAGCTTGTCAAAGTCCTTCTTTTTGATGGGCAGTTTCTCGCTCACAGATTCCAGCAACTGCCGTCTCTCTTTCTGCAGTTCTGTCAGCTGGTTCCGAATGCTCTCGGTCTCCGACTTGTATCTGTTTTCCAGGAGGGTGTACATGCTGTTGGTCTTCTTCTCCAGATCCAGTACGCTGTTGGTGTACTTTGCGGCGGTCACCAGAAGCTTTTGGTTGAGACGCGAGTTTTTGCGTTTCTCGATGAACATGGCGGCTGTCAGCGAGGCCGATTCCTTGCGGAAGCTTTCGGCCATCTTGGCCTTGGACACGTTGATCTCCTTGATGTAGTCCGCGTTGGCGTTGAGGGTGGCTTCGAGAGACGTCACCTTGCCCTGGAGTTGGGCGACGTTATCGGACGTGAACGGGGTGTACTTTGGGGTCGGGATGTGGGGCAGTTCGAAATTCTGTTCGGGCACCCGCATGTTGTTGTTTGCCAGCTCCTCGGTCAGCTGTTGGACTCGCGCCTGGTAACCGCTGATGATTGACTTCTCCCTCAGCTTGAGCTCGCTGTTGTCCAGACACAGTTTGGCCACGGCCGACATGTTCTCCTCGAGCTCTTTCCGGACGCTGTCCAGAGTGGCCGAGATGGAGTCCTCGGCCCTCTGACTCTCTTCCCTCACGGATTCCAGCTCGATCTCGGCCTTCTTGACGATCTGGGCCGTGTTCTCTTTCTCGACCTTGATCTGCTCCGAGTACGTGTTACGGAGTTTTTCCGTCAGGTCCGATATGCCCTCGGCCCTGGCGGTTACTATATTCAGCATGACGGTCTTTGATTCGAGCTCCTCCTCCAGCTTCTCGATCTTTTCGAGCTGCTTCTTGCGTTCATCCTCGGCCGCCTTCAGCTGGTTAACGGTGTCCGCTGTGAGACTCTTGCGCGTGTTCCTGGCGTTCTCCAACATCTTTTTGGTCTCGTCGAGTTGTTTTTTGCACTCGGCCAACCTTTCGAGCGCGTCCGCGCGAGCCTTCTCCGCGGATTCCGTTCTCGACGCGGCCGTCTTGACGTCCAAATCCTTTTGGGCCATCGCCTCGTCGTATTTTCTGGTGGACTCCTTGCACTCGTCGTACTGCGCCTTGAGATCTTTGTACCTGCTCGCCAACAATTCGTAGTTCTCTTGGATCGTCACGCACTGTTTCTCCGTGGAGACCGTGTTTTCCAGCGTCAGCTTCCTCTCCCGCTCGCTTTTATCGTAGTTGAGGTTGGCCGTGGTCAGTTTGTCGGTGAGCTCGTCCACTGACTTTTTGTAATCGTACGCCTGTTTCTTGGCCTTGTTGGTCTCGCTGTTGGCGACGCTGAGTTTCAGCTGACAGTCGTGCAGTTCTTTACTCTTCTGATCGATCACATCTTTCAACGAGTCGGTGGCCGCTTTCGTTCCGGTCTGGAGATCCTGGTACCCCTGTGCGATCTTGATGCTGTTCTGGGTCTGCGTTTCCAGTTGCTTTTTGACGCTCTCGAGCTCTCCCATCAGCGCGCGTTCCCGGGCGTCGTTCGAGGCGTCCTTGTAAGTGTCGAGCTCGGCCTGGAGACTTTTCATGTCCAATTTGGTCTTGTCCAGGATGGTCTTGTAGTCGTTCAGAGCCTTCTTGGCACCCGTGATGTATTTGCCATCAGCCAACTCGCCTCGGGCATCGGCATCGACGTATTTTTTGAGCAGGTCGACGAGACCGAGTACGGTGTCCTGATCGTCGTCCAGGTAGAACGTCGGATGATCGGTGTCGTTGTGCGTGTTGCTGACATCGTACAGTTTCTGGATGAGGTTGGTACATACTTTGTAGACGGGTACCACGGTCTGGACGATGACCCCGAACGCTTTGGACACGCTTTCTTTGTCTATACCCGGCTCTTTGATCAGCTCGCCGACGCGCTTTGCGAGGTCCAGGTCCAGGGTAGGGTCCAACCCCAGAAATTCACCGACGGTCTCAGAGTTGACGTAGGTTCGGTCTCCTTCCGCGGGAGGGCCATTTTGAGCCTTCGCTTCTGCTGCTGCCATAGCGGACGCCTCCTCCTGCTGTCGTCGTTGCTGCTCGCGCTCTCGCTGTCGTTGTTGCTGCTGTTGCTGTTGCTGCTGCTGCTGCTGTTGCTGTCGTTGTCGTTGTTGTTGCTGCTGCTCGCGCTCTTGTCGGGCTGTGGCTTCGTCGAATCCCTCCTGGCGGCGGCGGCTTCGTCTTCGTCGTGTTATGGGTTCACCTTTGAGGTTGTATCTGCCTGTCATCTCGGAAGCATACGCATAGCTCCTGGAGGAAGAATTGATCGAGCTTGATCAGACCTCTCGGAGGGTCATCTGCGACGTCTTTGATGTCGTGTACCGAGCGCGTAGACCAATTCTTGTACACTTTAGGGTGAAAGAAAGGTATCTTTAATTTTGTACCCAACAGGTGAGACACCGTGTTGAGGAAAGCGAGTTTAAAGTGATGCTTCAGAGGCACCTCGCAGAGCACGGGTTCGTCGGCCGTGTGCACGGCGTACAAGATCCTTTCCCCCTGCTTGCTTGCGCTCACCAACACATTGGCTCGGGGTAACGTGTATGGTAGATTTCCCTCCTCGGTCCTCTGTCGGGGTGCGACCAGCGTGACATCCTCTGTGGACTTTGAGTCTGATTTGGTGGACGACGAATTGGGTACAGACACTCTGGGTCCTTTTACGGTGTACTGATAGGTGACTTTGGGAAATACGCCCAGCTCGTTTAGGTAGGTGGCCGCGCAGTAAAAGAGATCCAGCCTGAGCTGGGCCTGTCTGTTGACCCTGTGGGGTATGTGCGTCTTTTCACCCTGGTAGCAATTGTCCATTATATACAACGGCATGGTGCCCCTGTAGGCCTCGTCGAATAGAGGACTCGTGGCCAATAAAAGAGCCTCTGCCGGTATCGCCGGACGTCCCTGTATCTCGGTCAGTATATCCACGGCCGCTTTGTAACCGGCTACCATCTGAGACTCTGACATGTCAAAGGATCTCACGCTGCACCACTGATCCCTCAGCACATCCACGAGTCCCGTACCCCTGTTAGACACACACACTCACTCGGTAATAAAAAACCAAGGACGATAATAATAATAAAATACACACGAGAGACTCACCAGCTGAACGTCCAGAATTCACAGACGGCGTTGAGCGCGAGAGTTACCGGCATCATTAGAGCGGACGACATCTCGTAGTCTTTGAGAGCCTCCGCTCGCCATTCGAGTTGATCCAGGCAACCCGGACACCTGGAATACGTCATCTGGGGCGCCTTGTAGACGTAGACTCCGGACACGTCTTTGAGATCGGAGGCGCCGCTGTCTCCGGTGTAGGGACACCACACCAGACTGAAATCGTCCAAGAGCCTTCCGCTATCCCACTGGTCCGTCTTTCCCAGTAGCAGCAACAGGTTACCCTTGGCGAAAGGTACGTTGTAACCGTACGCGTAGCTTGCGTACGACTGTCCCAGGTAGGGTACGTCCATGATGGCAAACAGATCATCGTCCACGTTGGAACTGTTTCTGAGCGCTTGGGGTAACCTGTGCAAAGCCGTGATGGGTAGCTTACTGTACTCGAGCACCTCGAACCTGGGCGCGAGAAAACTCGGTTTGGTGGATCCGTCCAGCACGTTGAGAGTCCACGAGTTCATCTCCTCGTACTCTGAGAATTGACCAAACAGACTGTTGCCTGCCCGTACGCACAACATAATGCTGGCGGTGGCCTCTGACTTGTACATCGTGAGAGCCCGCTTTGTGAGAGATGGACGAGTTTATGGACAGCGTCGCCAAGATGGTGACTAGTGAGAGACGCAAAGAATTCAACGAGCTGCGCAGATCCTTCCGGGGATCCAAGAGCGCCCAGACTCTAAATAACGCTATATTACTGGCCGCGGACAGGACTGCTAGTGTGATGGTAGAGCTGGAACGCGTCAGCGAAAAGCTCGAAGAATGCGAGACGGAAAAGGCCAGGGTCACCGCCGAGCTGGACAAAACCAGGCGAGAGTGCGTCACTCTCGAGGAGCGCGCAAAGCAATTAGAAGAGGACGTCAAGAGACTGGAGCGCGAAAATGCCGAGCAAGAGCCCCGCCGTGTGTTCTCTTCGGACAACGTCCAACAGTCGCAAGTTTTGGCTTTACAAGTTGCCGAGCTGACGCGTCGTCACGTCGAGACGGTGGAACGCGAGAGTCAACTCAGGGCCGAGTCCGAGTCTCTCGCCAATCAGGTGCGAGAACTGGAGTCGGAGCTCAGACGCAAAGACGTGGCCCACGCCAAGTCCGAGGAGACCCAGGCGGATAAACTCCGAGAGACTCTGAGGCTGTTGAACTCGGCCGGTAGCATGCGCCACATGGACTTTCTGCCGGTGGTCAGGGGTAGAAGCTACAAGGAGGTCACCCTGAACGGATACCTCCAGTACGTCCGAAACAACGAGCAACTCTACAGGGAAAAGTGCGGCACTTTTCTGACCCAGGGTATCGCCAACATCCTGTACGATAACGCGTGTATGGGCGCCGTGGGTCTGTTACCCTCCGAGTGGGTGTCTCGGCATTTCGTGAAACCGCTCGTACCGTACGCCATGGTACATCATTACGAAGAGTTTCTGCACTACCGTATAGTCCTGTCCAACTGTACGGGTCTGTTTGCCCAGATGTTGACCGTGGTGCAGCTCAACGCTGTGGGTACTGAGAACCGTCGAAAAATCACCCTCACGGAATTCAGAAATCTCAGTAACATCAGTCAAGAACCAGTCAGGTACATAGATTCTTTTTTTATTAATATTATTATTAAACAGTACACAACAACAACAACAACAGCAGCTATAACACCGTATTTTATTTTGTACAGGCAGTTCAAGTGTGGAATAGAGATGCACTCTCAAGCTTTTCAACAGTACCAGGACTTATTTCTCGAGTACGTGAGGGCGGAGAGGGCAGCCACCGAGCCATTACCATCACGATCTGCACAGTACGGTCCATTGGAAAATCAATTCAAAGTCAGTATCAAGGGTGCTCTGTTGGATTCCGACAGAAACGCTACGGCCAACAAGCGTAAAAGAATGGCGGTCGATGATCTGCTAAACTATTACGGCGCAGCGGGATCATCCCAATCGTAATAATTGTTTGTTATATATTTTCAAGTGTTATTACGTGTGTCAATTGTAAGCGATCCAACATAATCATCACCATCAATAAATAAAAAAAAGTTATGGATGAACTCGACGCTCTGTGTGAGGCTGATTATTACGGAGAGTATGACGACTACCCATCATCCGAGCCGTACAGTACGGCCGACGCAGACTCAGACACTGCACCACCACCATCACCACCTAGTACGAGCGGTACCTATAAACCCTACCAGTCCAGCGCTACCTCAGGTACATCCTATAAACCCTACCAGTCAACAGGTACCTCAGGTACCTATAAACCATTCAGGTCTGGCGCTACCACAGGTAAACCGACCAAGCGTAAACGTTCAGAGTCCGATGATGATGATGATGATGAGATGATTGTAGTGAAGAAATCCGACACGCGAGAAGAAGAAGAAGCAGCCACCACCACCGATGCCGAGCCAGAGCTCAAGGCGCAGGTGACTGATCACTATATGAAATACACATCGTACCTTCAAAAGGTATGGGTCGGGGACGTATTGGATCTTCTGGGTTCGCCCACAAACGCACCTCTGGCCAGAGTGTGTCTGCTGACGGGTTGCGCAGGGTCTGGTAAGACGTACGCCATCAATTTATTGAGAGAGGCGGCCGGACCGATGTGCAACGTGACGGCGAGTACTCTGAACGCTGCCGGTATACACGCTGACTCGAGGACCATACACAGCTACATGGGTTTCAACACGACCGAGCTGTTGGATCTGAACGCTTCGGACGAGACGTGGTTCCTAGCCTACAAGGAGAGACACAAGGAGTCCCTGAATAATCTACAAAAGTCTCACAGGGCTTACATCGCCAACCCAACGCACGAGTGCGAGTCTCTCAGGATGAGATGCATGAAATGTCAAAAGTGGATGGACGATCCACAGCTACCCAATAACGCCGCTCCCATACAGACCAACGTGTTTTCGGGTCCCGCAAGAACACCGCTGCTCATCATCGACGAGTACGGGATGCTCACGGGTCCCATGCTGGCCAGGGTTCTGATCGCGCTCAAGCTGTGGGCACCTCCGGGGGATCAACACCTGGTGGCGATAGTGGGTTCGGTCACTCAGCTACAGCCGGGCAGGGGACCCGAGGACAGGGACAGGCCCGACGACGGTCTGTGGACGTTTTCGAAATGGGATCAGGTCAAGTGCGCCTCTTTCAACCTACCCTTTAGCGTCAGGTCCATAGAGGATCCAGAGTACAGCGAGTGTCTGGATATGGTTCAGCACAACGTTAGCACCGTACGTTTCCAAGAGATTATGCAGTCTCGGGTGAGGACTTGCGAAGAGTTTGATTTCTACACGCCTCGCATCATGCATCAGGACAACGCGGTCAGACAACTCAACGAGTCTTGTATGAAAAAGACTGTGGGCGCCGAACGGATCTTCAAGCCCAAGATCAATCACAATAACGTGCAGAACCCGGACGAGCGTAGAAAGTTTGCAGCCGTGGTCCGTCAACGGTTCAAGCACATTGACTTCTTTCAAGGCGTCCGAATCAAGGTCGGATCTCTGGTGTGCGTACTAAAATATCAAACTCAAGTGTTTGAAGGCTGTCTGGGAATAGTGGAATCAGTACAACCCGTCATGGTACGCCTTTTTTTGTTTGTTTGTTTGTTTGATGAGACGATGGTGACTATGGTTAATGTGTTGTGTTGTGTTTGTGTACAGGTACGATCTCTGGAATCTCAGAAGGTTCACTCCATAGGACCTTCCACATTCAACTTTGACAAGATGAGGACCGTGGAGTTTATGCCTCTGAAACTGGCGCACGGCATGAATACTTATTTCTGCCAGGGACTGACGTTCAAGTTTCCAGTGGTTTACTGTCCACCAAATTTTTACGCGTCCAGTCCCATCAAACCGAGTTGTTATGTTGTGTGTACAAGGGTGACAAATCGGGGTTTACTAAACTTGACCAACTGTTCTTTCGCCAACACTATAACCGGACAGACTTACTACTTTTCACCCGAGTGTGTTCGGTTCAAGTTGGATTTCGAGCTGGGCTACCGACTGGATCCAGCGTTCAGAATTCAGAAAAACCCTAAAAGACGGTAGAGGCTTTATAAAAAAAGCTCGTACCCTACACATACACACATTTCACTATAGACATTGGACCGTTTTGGACACACACACTCGCTCTCCTCTCGTCCTTAAAAAATGTACGGCTTAAACAACGCGCAAGGATTCATCGATACCGAATGGATCGACAGGCAGAGTATCGCCATGACCGCCCAGGAGACCAGCAGACTGTTGAACCCGTACCTTGCCACCAAGGGACAGCGGGTCGATCCGTCTAACTTGTACATTCCCGACGGTATCTTTGTGACTTACACGCCTACTGGACCAGACCCCGGAGTGGCGCACGGTGGCGGTTACTATTACAGACCTTCGCTGCAGGGTTTCGGCTCTATGATGGACGAGGCGGATACGTTGGACGATCTGCAGGCCAACGTTCTGTATAGCAATCAGGGTCAGTGGACGAGACTGGCGTTGTGCGGTCTGGCCAACACGGCCAACTACCCCATCGATCTGTACGACCAGAAGGACACCAAGTACAGAATCATCAACACCGGGGCCGAGCCTCTGCACTCTGGCGACGCGTTTGTGGTTGAACCGCCATCGGTGGAGGCTTCAAAGGCGCAGGTGGACAGCATGAAAAACAACACCATCAGAGCCGAGGGTTCCTTCAGACCGGGTAACATGGCTCTGGGAGGCTACCCGGCCACCAACAGAGTACCCTCTGAACTGACGCACCGCATGAAACACGTTATGGCCCGAGACATTGGCATGTGCGTCGACCTAGTACAGTCTGGTAGCAGCGGCATGTCTCAGGGTATCTCGCGGCTGTACAATACACAGACCGAGCTCGGACAGAGCGTCAAGAACACTGTGATGGCAACCACCCTCGACGCTTTGGACAGCATCAGCGTCCTCTTGGTCATGATGAAAAGGGTAGCCTCTCTACCCACCCCGGTCCTCCGTATCTTTGGGGACTATTACAATTTCAAACACAACAAGGGCCAATTGGACCCATCCGTCCTGATCGAGATCTGGAAAAACCCAGCCGTCGCCGATCTCTTTATGGACTCTATGGACTTTGGCATGAAATCCATCCACCGACTCAAAAACGGTACCTACGGCTCTGCCATCAAATCCACAGAAGCCAACCCCACATCGATGAGAGGAGAAGTCATGTACAACGCTTATGGCGGTCAATACCTCACAGGGGACACCTTTGAGGGCATCATACATTCATTCAACGGCCTCTAATAATCTGTTTAAAAAAAAATGTTGTGTTGTTGATGTTGATAATAACAATAAAGAAAGAGCGAGAGACGTGACTTTTTGTGTGTGGTTGGTTTTTTTTTTAAAAAAAAAAATTTTTATTTGATACAATACATTACAATACAATCAACATGAGAATGTGATACACAGAGTATCTCCGTCGATGATTTGAATCCTGCCGTCTGAGAAACTGTTGAAAGGGTCCAGCACTAACCGGCTGGAAGGTATGGCCGGTCTCACATAAAAGACGACGTTGTCGAGCTCTTGTTTGGCGCAATAACTGATCCTGGGTTCCACCCTGATGATATCGTCCAGGCTGTGCTTGAACTCGACCCACTCTGGCTCCGACGTGTTCCTGGGGTAAATGTTTGGCGTGATGTTTCTGGTCAGATGCAGCTTGCACTCGTGATTCCAGTGTACGGTCACGGACTGCGAGAGCGTATAGATTTGTTGTTGTTGTTGTTGAGGCCTGGACGGATCAGAGGCCGCCGGTTCATAGTCTCCGCTCACAGGACGTGAGCCGTGATGAACTTGCTGTTGACGGTCAGGCTCGCCAGACATCGTTGCTTGAGCGTGTGTATGGTCTTGACGCAGTGTACGGTTCTCGGAGGACCCTCGAGTCTCTTTGCGCTCTCTTTGAAATTGGTCGGGATCTCTGGAGAGCCGCCGTTCGGGAAGCAGCCTTCGAGTCTACCTTCCGAATCGTACCTCTGAGTCCACTCGCAACCTTCGCCGAAATACAAGCCTCTCACCCTATCGATCTCGGCTTCCAAAGTGTACGTGCAGGTGGATGTAAAGTCGTCGTCTCCGTGCTCTGCGTTTTCTTCTTGATCGTCCCTCACGTTAACTCGAAATTCGGGGTCGTGTCTGAGCAGAAGCGCCGTCAACGAGGCTCTGTTGGAATCGACCAGATCTAGGGCGTTGCGCAGTTCGTCTTCGAGGGCGGATATCTTTGAGCGCAGCTGACTCGAGGTGTCGTCCACCGCTTGAAGGTTGGTACGCACTCCGGGCCATTCCAGTATATCTTCGAAAATGGAAGGGTGCGTGTCCATGCTGTGGGATCTCCTGACTATCGCCAAGTGTCAGCGTCTCCTCCAAGAAGATGCCCTCGACGTGGTGCTCGCCAAGATAAACGAGTTTTACGCGCAGTGGTCTGGCGCGTTCACCGTACAGTACACGTCCGAGGAAGCCGGATCCGATCATTTCGGCCCAGCGTACATTAAACAGTTACTAAACGGCGGCCACTTTACAGTGACGGAGACTCAGCGCCAACAACAGCAGCAGGCCGGAGCCAACGGCGGATCCCAGCTCTGTCGACTGACCAACAGACTGCTACCCATGAGCGACCTGACGCTCGTCTACTATCAGCCGTGTCTCCACAAGATCCTGGCTTGGGAACAGTCCACGGCGGACATCAACGACGAGCGTCCGTACATCGACTCCCGTACCATCAGAAACTGTCTCGAACCCAAATCGGTGGCGTCGAGGATGAACGTGCTGGAGAACAACGCCTCCTCCAAGAACAACAGCGCGTACGCCAAACGCAAGCGGCTGGGTTTGGTGGACCCCACCGAGGAGCGACTCGTGCAGCTCCATCAGCGACTCCGTTCCGAGGAAGGGCCCATGTACATCTCCAGAGAGTACTCCTCGGAACTCACCACCTATTGCGTTATGTCGATGGCAGTTCTCGAATTCTTGGCGTACCCTGAGACCCTCCAGAAGAAGACGCCGACGCCGACGTAGAACCCGAGGATTGTTGTATGGACAGGATAGTGGACGGTATCTGGAGCTGCATGCGGGTGGTGTTCTTTCTGGCCCTGGCGTTCGACGACAGCTTGAGACTGTCCAGTATCAGTTTTCGGTTGGTGTTGAGTTGGGCGCATATGTCCTTGTTGAGCACCCGGACCGTTTTGTTGTTGGGTAGCTTGAACGTCCTCACCATGTGCGTCCTCAGAGCGTCCGACTCTGCCACCATCTCGGAGATGAGCTGACGGGCCACGGTCTCCTCGGCCAGATCCTGGGTCTGCGCTATCGAGTGGTAGAGAAGGTGACGCTTGAGCTCCACCAGCTTGACGTTTCTGAAGATGTTGTCGTCGCCCGTACCCAGACTCCGACGGGTCGTCTGGAATATGGACCAGGCTCCCTTGATGTCATTCTTGAGCATCAGCAGAGCCTCTTCCAAACGTCTGTGGACGGTCTCCTGTGGCATACAGTGCGCAGCGCACAATGGACAGTACCCGGTCTTGATGGGGTTGCTGACGCGGGTCGACAGGGCGCCAGAAGTTTCCAAAGCAGAGGCGGTGTACTGACGCTGGAAATTTGGAAGTTCGTCTTCGTTTTGCTCGGAGCCACCACCAGCCACCGCCATCGAATCGCGACGCGTCACGCTCATATCATCGTTCAGAAAAGACGAAGAAGCGGAAAGTCTGAACCCTTCGCGATCGTCCGACTCATCTTGTAGCCGGATAAACTCTTGGTCCATAGAATCCAACAAGGCTTCTTCCTCGTCTCCCTCCTCGGCGGGCTGAAACACTTGCGGTCTTCTCGACATTGTGTGTACACACTTCGACGTCTCGACTAGATATGGGAGCGTACGTCAGTATTCCCTCGACCACTTCTTCCGCGGCGGCTACTACGTCTCCTCCTCCTATGCAACAGCAACAACAACAGCAGCAAAAGACTGCTGCGGACTCCCAACACCAGAGGAACGCTGCGGCGACCGGCGTCAAACTGTTTAGCGTGTGCGGGACGCAGTGGCCGCGTACTCTATTCGACGCTGAACATTTCCACTCTGACAAGTGCTACAGAGTAGAGTACGAACACGGACGAGAGTTTGGGTACGCCGTCTACGAGATGCCCAAGTGTACCGTGGCCGCGAACCCCAGAGACACCATCGATTTTGTCAACAGGACGACACAGGAGCTGGTGGCGCAGATGGACAAGGGCATCATAAGTACCGAGGAAATGCAACTTTTGATCGAAATAAACACACAGTACCGCAACAAGATGTGGGCAGGCGATTCTAGCCGCATGGTCTCGCCCTTGACGTACGGTTCCCAGCACGTCATCTACGGAGTCTCTCACCTGTGCGGCTCACTCTTGAGAAAACTCTCTGGCCTCCGCTTCTTCGTCTACGACCCTAAATCGCAGTCACTCACGGTTAGACTCGTCGTCAAAGAGGACGAGGACGCTAACGGTCACCACCACCGACAACAACAGACTCCGCGTACGCACCATACCCACAGACGCTCAGAGTTGGTCCTGGACACCAGAGGCGGAGGATATGGGCCCGCATCTTCGAAGTCGACCTCACACAGGTCGACTCCTTACTGAGTCCCAAGCTGGATCGATGCTGCGTTTCTGGGGCAGACGTCCGGACGGCTCCGTCCTGATCCTCAGAAACGGAGCCCTGATAGAGACGCTCGACGACGATCCCTCATCGTACTTTCGAACCCTGCCCAAAACCCTCCACCAAGACGACCTGGTACCCATCTACTGCGACCGGTGTTTGCCCTACACGCGTCCGTGGTCTGATGCGCCCAACTGTTTCGAGGACGTCCTACCCGATCACGGCTACACGGTCATCGGTACCGCCGGAGTCTTTTCTAGAACGGTCTCTGAGACGCGAGGGATGGAACAGACGTCCAAATACTATCACCTCCCCCTGAAAGACCTCGAGCTGTTTACCCACACGCAGGCCAGCAACAAGGTGCTGCTGGTACACTCGGACATCCCCATCGGAAAAATAATCTGCTATTGGCACGTACACGACCCAGAAAACAACCACTGCGCGGTGAACGCTTTTCTGATCCTGACCGATCAATCTCTTCAGTCTATCTTTACGCGTTGCAAGGGCCTGAGCTGGACGACCACCTCCGTCATCGCCAGCGAGATATCCTTGGTGGGTGTACCGGGAAGAGCGGCCAGTCTGATTCACAAGACCCATCGTCTGAGCGAAGCCACCAGGGGAGACTGCGAGATCTCCAGACAGCCGTTGCCTCACCTCAAGACTCTAGGCTACGGAGGCCAACTGAGCAAACGCGCAGCGGCTACGGTCATGGCATCTCTGTCCGAGTCGGAGCTGAAGAAGCTGTCGGAGAACCCGGAGGATCAACGCAAAGAATGGAGACAGATGGTCGAGATGCTCATGGGACAGTTGGATCTCCTGTACGAAGCGACCATAGCCAAGGGAGACGAGAACGACGTCCCAGCGAGCAAAAGATATTTAACCGAGGGCCGAGAGCTGTTCAATAAACTCCACGAGCTCAAAGCGCATCTCGAGAAGCTGGAATCATCGGCCACCGAGCAAGACGCCACCACAAACAACAGCACACCTGGGCCAAAAGAGGATTCCCAAACAAAGCCGGAAGGAGTCGAGGTCAAAACCCCGGCTCCCGCGCCTCCCGATCACACTCTTCAAAAGTCTCTCGACGTGTCTCACACCAGCGTAGTAGTAGTACCTCCGAGCGCCAACGCCAACGTAGTACCTCCGAGCGCAGCCACCAACGTAGTACCTCCGAGCGCCAACGTAGTACCTCCAGAGATGGCATCCAACACCAACGATATCCGCGACGTTATCCAGAAGGCTCTAGCTGATGTTCTGAAGCCGCACGTTCCAGTCGCCGCACCGCCACCACCTCAGACGGGCATGAAAGACTTTTTGGAGATGTTCAAGCTGGTGCAACAGCTCCAGCAGCCAGCCGCCGCCGCCTCCGTGGCTCAGCCCGCACAGACTCCAGTAACCCATCAACAATACCGAGATGATGATGGTCTCTCTGCGTCCTCTTCTTCCAGAGGAAACAAACGACGCATGGAACTCACCGACGATGACTTTAAACTGTTCAAGAAACTGAGGGAGCAGGATGAGCAGAGCAGAGTCGAGAAAGAGAGAACCGCTCTGAAGGAACAGCTCAAAAAAGAAATGATGGCAGAGTTTGCTCAGACCAGCGGTGCCACCACCGCCGCCGCTTCCACCTCAGGAGCAGCCCCCGCTCAAACAACCGATGTCAAACAGCTGGTCGCCGATGCCATCAAAGAGACTCTGGCCGCTCTTCAGCAGCAGGCCGCTGTTCTTCCCGCACCCGCACCTGTCCAACAACAGCAGCAGCAGAGTACCCAGCAGGCCGTACAGCAGCAGCTTCCCATCTCTACTCAGGTCGCCAACCTGGCAGCAGCCACCGGTAGAACACCTAGCGCAGCGGCCGTTCTCCAAAGCGCCATCAACAATGTACACGAGGCATCAACCAACCTCCTACCCTCTGGATTGAATCTCGGTGTAGCTGGAGTCCCAGTGGCTCAGGCCTCGACACTCGTCGAGGCACAGCAACAACAGCAACCAACCCTGGTCTCTGTGTCCGCCGGACTGACAGTACCCGCAGCAGGCTCAGCACCCGCAGCGCTTTCATCAGATGCTCAAAAAATGCTCGCTTTGATGATGGATCATTAAACACTCCCATTTCCTGTCTTTTTTTTCCTGTTTGTATGTGTTCAATAATAAAAAAACAAAATCATTCAATGTATTTATTGTCTGTCTGGTTATTGAAAAGAGCAAGAGCAAGAGATTAAATTTTTGAGATGGAGCTGTTCAAACTGTACAATGCTTTCGCCGACTGCTATCCCAAACAAGTGTCTGAGGCAGAGTTCGACGCCGGCGACGGAGACAACCAGCTCATCTACGTGGCCTCTGTGAGGCTACTCGAGAATTCGATGAGAGTCTGGGCGTGCTGGCCCGACACCGGAGACAAGAAATGTTTTTGGGTTAAACCGGTGTACTGGCCATGCGTCGTCTCTGATGAGACCTACGCGTTACTGGCAAAGGCTAAACCGGGTCTGCTGTCTGTCACGCGCGCTCTGCCGCAGGTGAGCAACATGTGGCTAAACAACGCGGACACCAAACAGGACGTCTCGTGTAGAATCATTCTGTTCAAGTCCAAGCAGGAACGCCAGTCTATAATCAACATACTCCGCAAAGAGTTTCCAACGGACGCCAACGTGGGTACGTTTGAGGGCTCAGAGTCTGACATGCTGGGAATGGCAGAGTGTATCCTCAACAGGTTCCTCTGTTGTCACTTTTACCGAGCTCCCTCCTTTGTGCTCTCTGAATCGGAGCCCACCGTGAGCCTCTCACAGATGTGGTCATGCGACGCGGCGGACGAACGTCTCTATAACGTCCACTTTAATTACAGGGACGATATCCTCCTGAGAGTCACCAAAGAGAAGAGGGCCGCCGGGGATTGGGAAGGCTTTGCCGAGTGCAAGGCCAAACGAGAGACGGCCAGGCATACTCTACCGTCGAGACTGGTGCCTGAGATGGTATACCGCTGCGGCTATTTCGATTTCGAGTGCATCTTTGACTCGTCCAACCTGGACCCGGCTCTGGCCTCTGATCGAGATCCCACCTTTGATGTGGACAAGAAAATTGAATCCAGGATCGCCTGCTGCCCCATCAAAAGTTTTCTGCCCAAGAGAAACACCAGCAACCTGAGAGGCTACAAAGAAGTCACCAGCGTCAGTCTTGTGTACGGAGGCAGCGAACGCGACCTGATCAAAAAGACTAGGCACGTTTGGTACAACGCGGCCAGGGTTATGCCAGGTGTGGTCCCGGTCAAGGATGAGTCTTGTGGAGACGTTGTCACTACAAACGGCGTACTGACGGCCTGCGAGAGCGAGCTGAAGATGCTGGTGGAGTTTATGAGAGCGGTCAGAGATCACTGCGACGTGCTGTTTGTCTTCAATTACGATTTCGACGTTATGGTCCTCACGTCCAGAGTCAATTTCTACAGATCGGTCTACCCCACCAACCCGCTGACCAAAGAACTCGGAGAGATCTTTGAAACGGCCTTCTCTAGAGATTCTGAAAACGTACCAGCCGAATTCATCTTTCTGGACAATAAGCACAACGCCAGCTACACTCAACTGTTGGACACTGTCGACAAGTACAAGGAGGGCTTCTTTGCAGCGTGTAGGGCTGCCGGCGCCAAACGAGACGAGCACGGCAGACTCATCCTATCTACCATGCTGGTGAAAGATTTCTATCCCTACCAGACGGCCTTCACCAGATTCATGGACAACAAGCAGCTCAACAGCACCATGAGAGGGTTCGGGGTGTACATTGTGGATCTGATGAAAGTCAACAACACAAAAGACGTCAAGAAGGGCGCCAGTAGATTCGTCAAGCTGGAGACGGTGGCCAACACCATCATCACGAAAGCCAGACCCTTCAAGTGTCAACACAAGGCTGGAAAGATCAAAGGAGTTGCGTACAATGTGATGGACTCTATGTTCACACGGGGCGATGGAAAAGATCTCTGGAAATATCTCATGTACAATCTGGCCGATTCTGAACTTTTGGCCAGGTACCCCTCTCTTTCTTTCTCTGAAATCTTTGAGGAGAAAATTTTTCTGAGCTGAGAGAGGAGAGAAAAATTTTCTGAGCTGAGCTCTGAGCTGGGAGAGGAGAGAAAAATTTTTCAGAGCTCTGAGCTCTCACAGAATTTTTTTGTAGAGCTTGTCACACAGACCAACAACCGTCTCTCTCTCAGAGTCTTGTTTGTTTCATGAAATTTGCGCAGCGGGGTAACGAGAAAGAGGGTTCTGAGAATTTTTCTCTCAGCTCAGCTCGACTCTGAAAAAAAAATGGTTGCTCTCTCTCAGAAAGTTTTTTGAAGATCGGCTCTGAAAAAATTTTTCTTGAGCTCTCTCTCAAAAAAAATTTTAGGTTACTCTGAAAAATTTTTCTTGAGCTCTCTCTTTCAAAAATTTTAGGTTGCTCTGATTTTTTTTTTTTTTTTTTCTGAGCTCTCTCTGAAAATTTTTTTCTGGGTTGCTCTGTCTCAAAAAGTTTTTCCCCTCTGTTCCCTTCACAGGATCACAAGATTCACCAGACCCCACATCGAGTTTGTGTGCCGAGTCAGAGCCACGTTCGGACTCGACTATGTTTCTCTCGGACGTGAGAAGGTGGACTTTAGTGGCGCCATGGTACAATCGACCAAATCTGTGGAGGCGCCTCTCTTGTACAGCAAGATCCGCATCAACAGATTCGTGGCTGCCGGGAAAAACTTTGCTTCTGTTGCGATGGTACGTTAAAAAAAGTTATATCTGAACCTCTTTCCAGAAAGAAAATCTCTCTCTCGGTTCACACTCTTTGGTTTTTCTTTTGTAGGGTGGCCGTTATGCATCCATCGACTTTAGACGGAGCATTAAAGTGAAGGGCGGTAAAGTGTTTCAGCCTCTGATCGGGATGACCTACACCGGGCCCTACATCGGGACCGTCTGCACTTATGATTTTTCGAGTCTGTACCCCAGCAACATGTGCGACGGAGGCATCAGCCCAGAGTCCATAGTGTCTAGGAGCGACCCGTTCTGTCTCGAGTATGTCAGAAACTGCGTGCTGCTCGATTGGAAAAAGATACCGGCCGCCAGTAACATGGAAGAGATCAAGGAATACCCGCACAGCGAAGACCTGTACACGATCCTGTGCTACAAGAACCGAGAGGTCGGTTGGACTCGGTTTGTGACCTACACCGCTTCCAGTCTGGGCCACTACCTCTCTATGAGATCTCAGTACAAGAAACGCATCAAGACCGAGAAAGACGCGAGTCTCAAGGCGTACTATGATCAGATGCAGGGTGAGATGAAAGTATGCGCCAACTCTCACTACGGCGTGAGCCAGAGTCTCTGTCAGCATCTGACTACTTGGTCCGGACGCCAAAAGATTCTGCTGGTCGAGAACGCTGTAAAACACACTCCGGGTATGACTGTGGTGTACGGAGATACCGACAGTGTCATGTACCAATGTCCACCGGCCGAGGCTTCTCCACTAAACGTTGACACGGTGTCATCGGACGTCTCTGCTCAAGAAGTCAACGAGTACACCAAGGCAAAGACGAGGGAAGAGGGAGAAACGGTGCAACGCATCCTGGTGAATCTGAACGATCGGCTCTATGAGTTTATGGCCGAGCGTATGGTCCACGTGGACCACGAGTTAAACATAAGGCCGCTGAAGAGAGACGAGAAAGATCCCAAACTGTTTTATCTGGTGGACGAGACGCTACCCACGGCGAACAAGCGCGTGTATCTGAGAGACATCCTGGACCCTTCTCTGATCAGTAACCTGGCTTACGAGAACACGGCCACCGTGAGTATCAACATGGCCAAAAAGAATTACATTTACACCAACCACGAGTTGGAGGACGGGGTACTGACCAAGACCAAAGAGAAGCTCAAGGGCGTACAGGCCATCAAGAACACCGCTGCGGGTGCCACCGTCGATTTCAACAACGATATACTGGTGGCTTTCAGGGGATGGGCCGTGGTGTACGCCGGCTCGTTTGGAAACATCAAAAACATTGTGGCTTACAAGAGTTGGTCCAACGTCAAGCCGGGAGACTTTGTCTACTTTTGCACCACCACTCCAGAGTTTGATCGGTGGCACGCCTGCGTCAACTATGACAGACTGATTTGCGAGTGGTGCGAAGTGGTGTCTACTTCGTGCGAGTTGGCCAAGAGTACGTCCGAGTACAGCATGCACAGGATAGAACTCAAACGTCCGGACGGTACCCTCTTTCGATACGTGTGCGCCCTCGACACCAACTCGTTTAATATGACGCACACGTTCAGTCTGGCCGAGCAGATTAGGAGAGACGCCGTGGTGCTCAACCTGGTCAAGTTTAGATTCTGGTCCGCCAGTGCCGGATTCACAAACTGGAGGAGTCTCATACAGGTACCCACGTTCGTTTATCATTTTATTGATATTAATATTATCTCTATGTTGTAGCGCCGCTCTAAAAAAAACTCTTCTTGCTTGCTTTCTTTCTTTCTTTCTAGTATTCGGGCCTTCAGACCTTTAATCAAGAAGCTCACAAGGATAGTTTCAGAAAGTATGGAGCGGTCAATACAAAAAACAATAAGGTGGCCTATGTGACTGTGGAGACGTTGAGCCAGAGGATCGACCCCGAGTACAAGAAGCAGGTGCCCATCTTGAGTTTTCTCAAGGGTTATCGATTCGACGTGAAGGACGATGTACTCATCAGGGACATGTGGGGCACGTCTGCCATCCACCTCAACGATATGACCATAGACGATCTGATGTACGCCCTGGACTGGCCAGACGTTGTTTCTGACGAAGATGCAGAGTGGCGAGAGCAGTCGGAGGAAGCTCTTCAGAGGGACGAGCGCAAAGAATCCGAGCTGGTCAAGACTCTCAACGGTATCATGTCCGGCGATCTTTTGCATCAACAGGAGGAGGTGAAGCGAGCCAAGGCTATAAAGAAGGGTACTATGGACGCGTACGTCAGTCCTCCCAAACAGGCGGACGACCAACAAAAATTACCGGGTCTGGTCGAGACGGAGACCACGGTGGAAAACAAGATCGCGTATGACAGGAGAGTGCCCAGGTTTCATCCCATGGCTCTGAAGCACGCTCTGAGTATAGCGGCCGTGACAGAAGTGGCCAACTACGGGGTGCATCTCCTCTTTGACATGTTTGTACCAAAGACGGGCAAGGTTCCCGTCGGCTGGCCTCTCCGAGCCAAGTTGGAAAGGGGACTAGCGTTTATCCGAGACACTCACACACGCATGAAGGAGCTTCAGCAGCAGGGACACTCTGTGTTTAACACGCTGTACTCGACACCCGTCAGGAAAGGCTTATTGGACGATGCCGAATTTCAAGAGTCTTTTGTGAAACCGGTGGACCTCAACGAGAACAACATCATCAAAATATTGGTGAGTCTCTCACACAATGGTCGGGTTGATTATTATTATTATATTTCTTTCCGACCACCACTGATCTGATCCGTGTTGTGTTGTTTTTCAGTTGAGACCCGAGCACATCAAATCGGTGTTGGATTCCACTCGAGCCCTCCTGACAAAGAAACTGAGCGTTACTGTGGGCAAGTTCACCCACGAGGATCTCAGGGTGCCCAGGTGTCTGAGAGAGCTGGTCGGTTGGATCGACCTCGTACCATACACTGGAGACCCGACAGATTCGGAAACAATACAACTGTGCGAAAATTTGTACCAATATCAGATTTTATTGGGTGCAGCAAAATATCACTGTACAGAAGTGTATGACAAACATTTACAAGAGGTGGATTGGATCCGAGAAGACGTTGAGATTCTGGAGTATCCACCGGCCGTCGCCACAGAGTTTGAGCTCAAGATCTTCTTCAGACGTCGCAAGTCGGCCCTGGACAGATTCAAATCAAAGCGCAACGGACCTTCTACCCACTGCGCGTTCTGTGAAAGTTTCTGGACGATGGCCCTGGCGGGGGACGCCAAGTTCAACAAATTTGTAGAGGACCAGTACACAGTGGACGCTCGAAATCCCAAACTGTTGTTGAGAAATTTGTCTCAAGTGTGTCTCCAAGAGTTTCAAAAATCTGTCTCTTGAATGAACCATCAATAAAAAAAATTTGTTGTGTGTATATCACTCGAGCGTCTTGTCCTCATCCTGAGCTGTAGCAGTGGTGGTGGTTTTAGATTTAGAAATCTGTCTCTTTTTAGAAATCTTCAGAGGATCGGTGGTTTTGGTTTTAGAAATCTGAGGAGCTCTCTTTTTCTTGGCCAGTATGTTGTTCTTGACAAAGCACAGAGTCTGCAGGGAGGGAAACGCCGAAAAGAGTCTGGGGTGGATTCTCTTGGGTACGCTGGGCACTTGAATGACGCTGTCGACCGTGTATCGAGAGGGATCCACAAAGACGATGTAGCTGTGCAGCTTTGTCCAGGAGCAGAGTCCGTAGGTGTTTCTGAACATGAGCTCTCCCAGCCAGGTCTGGGTCTTGTATCTGTTCAGCAGGGTCTTTGTGACGGTGGAACCAGAGTGCGTCTTGATCTCGAGGAGCACCAGTCCACCGTTGCTGTCTGTGGCGACAGCGTCTAGTTCTGTACCGTGAGCCGAGACTCCCTGAACGTCGCATACGTTTCTACAATGATTGCAGACGTGTCCCCTGGCCCTCCTGGAGCTGACCAGTACACCAGACGCCAGCGGTTTCCAACCGTACGTGGCGTAAAGAGTCTGTACGATTGGTCCCTTTCTGTACTCGAACTCGTGTTTGACGCACTGGTCGATGAGCGAGCCCAGCCTGAGAAAGAACTGACTGCCGATGAGCGCCTGTCTCACGCAGTGTACGGTGAAGGGTCCGGCGTTCATCAGAGCTTGGGCGCCGCTTTCGACGAGATCCAGACCCCTGTCCCTGCAGACGACCGGCAGTTGCTGCAGGAGATGCCTTCTTAATTGTGGTTTAGTCCAAATACTACCCTGTAAACTTTTGGCCAGGCGTTCGGACAAATCATGTTGTTGAGACTCGTCCGTGTCTAGCTTGATGCAGACGCGCTGTTGCTGACGGCTGTACTTGCTCGATTTTAGCGCTACCGGGTAGAGCCGGGAGAGACTTTTGGTGATACCCACTTCTCTGGAGGGTTCGACGCTGACTCTGGGCAGAGCCGAGAGATAAGAGGTCGACTGATTACAGACGGTCGACATTGCAGAGGCAGCAGCGGTAGGAGCAGCAGCAGCTTCAAAGTTGACGATAGAATGACTGTCACCACGGGTGCGCTGGCTAGAAAAGCCAAAGCCGTCGGCTCCGCCTTGATGAAATCGCGAGCCAAGGCCGCCGCAGCGTCTAAGATGGCCAGCAACAAGCTGCTCGTCAAGATGCCCTTTGACGTTGAGCGTTTCAAGATCCTGGTAGCTACCGTAACGCAAGTGGTGTGTCCCATGTTCTCCCCACTGACAATGGGCATAGCGCACGCTATGTACGCAGGCGACCCAGCCTTTGACATGAACGGCGCCTTCATCGGTATCGGTATCGTGGGCGCCCTCATCTTTGTGGTGTTGAACGTCACATTTGGACTGTTGTGTTTCAGGGTGTACAAGGGAGGCCACAGGATGTTTCAGATCATGAGACCCGTGCTGGTGCTGTTTATGTTTAACATCGCCATTCTGCTCATCGGGGTGATATACTGCGGAATCGTGGTGCTGTGCAAGACGGTGACGTACTCTAACACGGCCGTATGCATGTCCAACAACTCCATGTCCCTGAGCGTGTTGGAGCTTTTCACCGCCAGTCTCATTCTTCTGAAAGAGGCTCTGTACGGCGGATTCCGTATCGCCGAGCTCAAGGACAGGATCAGCAGAGGCTCTGCCGACTACATGGACAGCGACGACGAGGACTACGATTCCTACGCCGGCGCAGCAGAGACACTCCAGAGATCCATGCGAGACTACGCTGACGAGGAGGACTCCGACATGGACGACAGCACCAGCCTGCTGAATAGCGTCCGTAAAATGTCCAGTAAATTCAAGTCCACAGTATACTAGAAATAAAATTGTGGAGGACAACAACAACAACTGTAATGATGATGATGACATCGTTTTATTGTGTCTTGTCAAAAATAATATACAATGGCCGTGTAACCATTTGTCACGGCTAATATAACAGCCACCATGTGAAAAACAAATAAAACTGCATTAAATACAAGGTTTGTGTATCCGTCCATTATTTTTTAATGAGAGAGAGACCACAGAGAGAACGAGAGAGAGACCGATTCTCTGATCGATTCTGGATGGCTTGATGGGTGGCTTGCTGGATTGCAGGATGGATGGCTTGACGGATGGGTGGCTTGCCTGGGTTAGACCAATTCGCTCAATATGCGCGTGACGTTCTGGTTCTCGAGTCTCTTTCTGACTTGGCTCCTGGTGCTCTTGGAGTGTCCTCCGACCGTTTTGATGAACGCCAATAGTCCCGCAAAGATGCTGACGAGGGCCTGTCCGAGTACCAAGATGAAAAGCAGGTAGAGTCTGAAGCAGTACCGTCTCTCGCTCGGATTCGCGTAGGACTCTGAGTAGGCTCGCATGTAGGGTCTGGTCTGTTGAAGGGCTATGGCCGCGAGAAGATGTGCGAAAGCCATAGGGAAAAGCGCTATCCGGACCAGCACGGTAGCCACCCACCTGGCGCGTTGCAAGTGCTCGACGGTGTCCTCTTTACAATCGGCCAAAACGACGCCTCCCGAGTGCATGGCCGCGTACTCTTTGACGCTGGCGCAGACAAACTGGAAAAAGACTGTGAGTTTGAAGAGATAGGTGCAGAGGTTGGCCAGGCACACGGTCAGGATCCAAGATCGCATGGCGGTTATGCCCCCGTCGAAACACGCGTCGGGGTCCAGAGTAGTAGTAGTAGAGGAGGTGTTGTTATCGTCCAGTGACACGGACGATGAACGTGAGCCCAATAGCGCAAGTACGCTGAGGTACACGGACGTCGAGACCTTTTGATGATACTTGACTTCCTCGGCCCTGTCCACCAGAAACGTGGATACGGTCATGGCCACCCATCCTACCATAAATATGACGGAGCACGTGAGATCGAGTCCAGGTCTGTTTGCTCTCTGGATGGTTCCCCTGCTCGTGTAGTACTTGTATCTATCGGAGGTGGCTGTAGTGTTGGAAGACTGGGTTTGATCGTCTTCGTTGTTGTTGTTGTTGTTGGTCTCATCATCATCATCACCACCGTCGACATCGTCCTCTTCCCTGAGTCGCCTATACGCGCTCATAGCCCCTGTTTGACAGCGTGTTGTGCAGTATAGTCTCTACGTCCTTGTGTCTCTGCGACGATCTGTAAGAGTTGACGCACGTACCGACCAGCCAGCTAGAAAAAAAAGAGAGAGCAATGGTAAAGACGCGTAGCGATGATGATAATAATATAATAACAACAACATCAACCGCCAGAGTACCTGAGGACCTTCCAGCAGACCAGAGCGGGTATCACGTAAATGTACCACTCGCAGTGCGGAGAGACGACTGTCCAGACGATGTAGCTGACAAAGCAGACAAAACCGAATAAGACCACGGTTGTGTGGGCTCCCGGGTTTTGTACGGGAGGTCCGTTCACCGTCATTGTATTAGGCGCCGGAGGTGCTTCTGTTTTGTTTGCCGCCGCCATCTCTTCTTGTATCATTTTGTCATCGGCGTTTTCCAGTAGGACTTCTCTATACGAAGAGCAGAAACCATTACCGGGACGGATACCCGCTCTACGTCTCGCCGCCGTCTTGAGAGAGACCCAGAACATAAACTGTTGAGCCCATCGCATACCGCCCAACATAGTAGGCACCACGCAGACGGTGACCCATACGCTCAGGTGTCCCAGACACACGCTGTTGGGACACGTTCTGAACATGGACCTGTCGTAGATGCACGATGTGCTGATGTATACGCCTATGGCGGCCACCAGCATGTCTAGGGTCAACCTAACCAGAAACTTTATCAGACCACACAGAGGAGAAACAGTCGACAGCATTTTGAAGTTTGTTGTGAGACCTGGGTCTCACAATTTTTTATTTTCAACCATCAAACAAAGACAAATCATATACATATTTTCAATTCATTGGAAAGGTACACGCTATTAGAATATGAGTTTGGTCTTGAGGTCGCTGACGTCCTGAATGAAGCTCTGTACTTTGGCCGATTCCGGTAGGATGACCTCGTGTTCTCGGGTGTCGGTGCGCAGGTAGGATACTTTATCGAGATTGTTGAAGACGGCTTTGTTTTTAGCGGCGAGGGCCTGCAGGTGACAGACGGCAAAGACGGACCAGTTTTGAGATTTTCTGGCGTTGTGGATCTTCTCTGCCATGTTGATGTACGTCTCTCCGGTTACTGTATTGCCAGTGTCGAACTGGAGGGTGTTGTTCTTGGAGGCGCTGTTGAAGAGACCCAGGTGGTTGCCGATCTCGAGAAAGTGTTTGTAGAGATCGTCGTTCCGACTCGTCCAGATCTTCTTGGGATCGCTCAGCGTGCAGGTCTTGATTCTGGCGATCCTGTCGATGGTCTTGTGGTGATTCTTGGCGATGGCTCTCGCGAACGCGTCCGCGGTGTGCATCTCCCTGACCAGTTTGTTTCTGAGCTCGCTCGCCTCCAACGGATTACCGAGGGGATCTTTGTAACCAAGAGGTCCCAGCAACATCTGCATGATGACGTCGATGACTTTCATGGCCAGAGCGTACGCCGCCTTGAGTTTGGGTTCAGACAGTGTACTCTGATCGACGTTCCAGTAAAAGAGATCGTACTTGAGACCGGTGGCGTCGCACAGTTGTCGGAGGAACTGAGGATCGTTGTTGGACATGGCCATCCCGTCGTAGAAGAGGGTGCTGTCAGCGCTTGAACCGCCGAGAGACGCCAGGATAACCTGGGCGGGGGACTTGAGCGCCTTGACGTTGTTGGTGGATTTGGCGGCGAACTCTTTGGCCCGAGTTACCATCTGTATGCACGGTCCCAGATACGAGACGATGGTGGCGTACGTCTGGTGGACGCTGTCGCTGTCCTCGGCGATGGTTCGATCGGTGGTGTTGTCGGCGAGGTCCGAGTAGGTCCTCCGCCTGTTGGCAAAGAGCTCGGTCACCTGTTTGCAGTGGATGACGACGGGCAGGTAGCTGCAGAGCCTCTGCATGTCCGAGTAGCTCCTGTTGATGAAAGAGAGACCTTCAAACAGACTGCTGTCCTTTTGCATGTCGTAGAGAAAGTCCAGGTTGAGATCCCCGTTGTAGTCGTCCGGGAGTTTCACGATGACCGTGTCGAGGATAGTCGAGTACTCGACAATGTGGCGGATGGCTCTGGCGCTCGGCAGGAGATCCTTGCTGCTCTTGTTTCTCTCGGCCACCATCTTGGCCTCGGTGGTAGAGGTCGCGACCTGCGTCTTTGCGTACATATCTCCGTTGTTGGTGTACGGTGTGGGATTACCCACTCCGACGCGCAGAGTGATGTCGAACTTGTCGAGGTGAGCGGCCGCGTTGATGAGCGTGTAGTCGTTGTAGGGACAGCAGCAGTTGGACAGACCCTTCCTGGAGGCCACAAAGGCCGAGACCAGACACTCTGCGTTGGCCCATTTACCGTTGACCACCTCTTTGTACTGGTCGTCGATCAGATTGGTCAGGGCCGGGGCCGGTTTACCGTTGGGGTTCTGTGCCTTGCCGGTCCTCGACAGGGCGTCCACACGGTCCCACTTTTTCAGCTCGACAGACTCTACGAGCTCCTCGACGAATCTCTTGGTGGGCTTGAAGAGATCCTTCGCGGGCACGATCTTGCTGCAGTTGTCCATCTGTTCGACGAACTTGTCGGTGAAGATCTTGGACAGATCCCCGAGTCCGTTCTTGTCCCTGATTCTATCGTCGTAGCCCTCCAGTAGTTCTGGCTGGGGAGGGAGCCTGCTCATGTCGGGCAGAGTGTCTGGTTGTCCGCCGTCTAGTGGTGGTAGTGGTGGTGATGGTGGTAATGGGATAACGGGCATGGGAGGAGCGGATGGCAGAGGTAAGTTGAGGCTCGGTAGAGGCACGCTGGGAGGGTTGGAGGGTTGTACCGGAGGCGCCGCGGGTAGACCGCCGCCGCCGCCTCGGTTAATGGGAGATCTGGAACGATATCTTTTGTGTGCGTGTTCTTCGTCGTCTGCGTGGTGATTCTTTCGAGGTCTGCTCTGCATGTTATTGCCCTTCATGTTGGTCCCCAGGTGATTGGTGACCCTGAGCGGAGGGTTGAGCGGATTGAACCGCGCGTTGAGTGCCGCCATCTCCGCCATCCTTTTTCTTTGCGTCTGCTGCGACCTGTGTCAGCTCGTACAACCTCTCCTGCGTCAGACCCAGTATCTCGGCAAAGCGCGCGTGTAGAACGGGCCTCTCGCCGACGCACCAGCGGTAGAAGTCGCCGTACTGCTGGAAGCAGGTAACAATGTATTCTTCCACGGAGACGCCCGGATCGTTGACTTTACAGGGTGGTACCGTGCCCTTTGGAGCGACCGTCGAGAGTAGTGTGAACAGACACCAGGCGGCCTCGTGGTAGTCGTAGTCGCCTGAAGGATTCTTTTTCGTTTTGCCCTTTTCTTCGTCGGCGGCCGTGTGTCTCTTAATCAGATTCATGACGAACCACATGCCTACAGTGTCGGTGGCCGGCGAGATGGTGTCTATCCACTCTGACACGGTGTCGATGGAAAATTTCTCGGGTTGGTCCTGACCGCAGATGATCTGGTACATGAGAGACAGCTTGGTCGGATCGCCCGACACGTACGTGGCCAGGCAGGTCTTGAAGGCGTCGTGAGCGTAGGTCTTCCAGACCTCGACCTGTCGCCTCATGATGGTGAGTTTCATCAGAGCGGCCTGCTGATTTTCGTGGACGTCTAGTCCGTCCAGTATACCACAGAGCGCTGCCTTGAACTCTTCCTCGCCGGCCGTGCTGACGAATCTCTGGTAGGCGCCCATGGAAGCCTCGGCAAAGAGGATCTGACCGTAGATACGCCATGCCTTGAGAGCAGCCACGAGGAGTGAGGCCTTTTGGGCGTCGTGTATCTGCTCGACGTTCTTGATCTCGGGAGGCATGGCTACTATCTTGACGGCTGTCTCCTCTCCGACCATGGACACAAAGTACTTGAGAAGCGAGCGGTCGTCCGTCAGCTGTCTCTGCCTGGCGATCAGGAGCTTGGCCGCGACACATCGTCTGGCAGGATCCGTCTCCCTCTCGATCTTGAGCAGGTCGTTGTCGAAGCTGTGTCTCCAGTGAGCGTGCTGGGACACAGCGATGAGAAGGATGCGTCTGATCTCATCCGTGAGCTCGTCCGAGCCCTCCAAGTCTACCACATGAACCACACCGTAACACTGAATGAATGCGTATGGAAAGCCGTTTATTACAATGGGTGGCCCAAACTCACCCTCCAGAAAACCACACAGTTTGTGTACAGACTCGAGTACAATATTCATTATCACAGACGAGCTTTTTACATTCACAGTATCAGTCATCATCATCATCCCTTTCCCAGACATAGTGCACTACAGATTCGTCTAGTAGTTTGGCGATCAAGCCAGCAGCGAGTTTGTCGAAGTGTTCAGGGCGCTCAAAGTCTGCGAAATGATCTTGGATCCACTCCGGCACCCACTTTTCTCTGCCCGCCTCCTCGTCCTCCTCGTCCACGGGTTCGGAGAGGGCGTGCTTTATGAGTCCAAGAAAAATCTTTTCGGTCCTCTCAGACGCTTGGGCAGCATAGGCCAAAGCGTGAGCGTAGGAGAGATGAGCCTCGAGTGTGGATGGCTCGGGAGCTTGCGCAGCGGCCCCGAAAGCCGTCCAGAATGCCGTCACAGCCTCGTCACGCATCTGCGCCGCCTCCTTTCCGAAGTAGCCGATCTCGTTGTAGACGTGACCCAGCTTCTCCCACACCCGTTCCCTGCTCAGCAGCACGAAAACGGAATCGACGTGTCCCACCATACCTCTGGTAGTGGCGGCGGCGTCCTCCTCATCGGTCGTCAGAAACTCGTTTATGCTTCTTTGAGGACGGTTTGCTTTTTCGTCCACCACTTCCATCTCCCACCATGGGATGTGACCCGCTGGTGGCGGCGAGTAGTCCTCGGAGGGCATCTCCTCCGTCGTCTGTTGAGCGTCCTCCATCTGTTTCTCCTTTCTCGACGTCTTCCAAGAGGGCCTTGAACTCTTTGGCGGACTGGATGTGTCGGAGCTCGGAGATGGTCCGCTCGTGATCCTGTTTGAGGCTGTTGTAAGCGCTCGTGATGGACTGCAGCATCTTTTCTAGCTTGTTGATTCTAATCTCCTCCCCCGAGCTGGTCTTGTTGATGAAGAGAGACACTTTGAAGAGTTGACTCTCGTCGATGTGTCTCCTGAACCCCGGGATGATCTTGTACATGCTCCAGATGATGTTCTTGAGGAGTTTCTCGCTGCCCGTCAGATCGTCCAGAGTGTGATTCTCTTGCACGCTCATTCTGAGTTCACGCTCGGGCTTGGTGTATTTCTTGGTCAGGTTCTTGATACCGTACAGACTCTGGTACACCTGGGACGCGTGGCCGTTGTGCAGCTTGCTGAGCGATATGTAGCCCTCTCTGATGACGTTCATGAAGCAGAAGAAGGTGGTGGGGCTGTTGGTGTGCGTGGACTTGGGTCTGATGAGGCTCTCCTCCTTCTTCTTGAGTCTCAGGGCCCTGCTGGGCGAGTAGTTCTGATGGTTGTTGCTGGTGGAGAACTGGGCAAAGTAGATCACCGGCGGGTCCTGGCTCGGCTTGTTGTAGAGAAACTGATTGAAGCGTCCTATGGCCTCCTTGGAGATGTTGTACGAGACGGGTATCTCCACCGTGGTGCCGCCTATGTTGATGCCCTCGAGATTGGGTAGAGTCCCCACCTTGTGGTTCAGCGTACGAGTGCTAAAGTACGTGTGTCCGTAGGCGCACAGGGAGTCCACGTTCCCGTTGGGTCTCATGAACTCGGCCGTGAACACGTTGGGCATGGTGACTTTGGAGTCGATCTCCGGATTGGTGTAGACTACCGTCATGAGACTCTTTGTGCCGAGCACCTTGGCGTCGTTACCCGCCGGGTTCCTGCACCAGTAGTAGATGTGGGTTCTGGAGAAGAGCAGGGAGCACAGGGAAGGGGGCCTCTCGAGCGGACTGTGGGAGATGGGTTTGCCGCAACCGCACAGTCCGAGGGCCGGGTCCGCTTCGGAATGAGACGGGCATGGACTCTCCACGTTCTCGCAACCCGTCCCGTCCGCCGCCGACCTCTTGGACTTTGTCTTTGCCTTGGTCTTGTCGCTCACCAGGTTGGCGTTGTAGGTGGAGTACACCTGGCTGGTGGGTCCGTGGTAGTCCAGCATGTCCCAGCTGACGGGTTCGAAGCCGGCAAACTCTCTCGGCGGGCCCATGCTGTTGGGTTTGCAGAGCGGATCCACCCTGGGGTGCTTGGCCTCGCCCGGCAGAGGTCCGAGGGACACCAGAATGTTGATGTCGTCCCGCGTGCGTATGAGCTCGTCGACTTCTCTCCCGTAGCTCACAGGGACCATGCGTTTGGTGAGGGACTGGCAGAAACAGTAGCACTTTGTAAACAGATTACCCAGGGCCGTCTTGAGCATGTCCCTCGGGTACAGTTCGGCGGCTGCTTTGCACAGCGCAGCGGTGTAGCTCGCGGACAGGGTCTTGTTGTGTACGTTGCCTGCAACGTAGGCCGCCTTGCCCAGGACAGCGTCCATCTTGACTTTGACCATGACATAGGCGTAGATGCCGTCTCCGCTGAACACCACAGGTACCTTGACGTGTAAGAGTTCCCTGCATTTCGTGAGGACGGAGAAATCGGTGCCCCGGTTGAAAAATTTTCCCATCTGATCTTTCGACTCTGGCATCCCGTTGATGCCGGTGAGAACCTTCCCGTAGAACTTGTCGACAAAGTTGCAGCAGGCCTGTGTGAGGTTGTTGGCCGGTACGTGTTTGTTGGGATGCCACACGCCCTGTACGTTGGTCGGTCGACCCAAGAAAGCGTCCAGCTGGTGACTCTCTGTAGAAATCACGTATATCTTGTTGAGATCGGTGTCGTGGTGTAAACCTGAGATGAGAGGGAGAGAGACAAAAAAAAATTTTTAGAACTCGGAGAGAATTTTTTTTGAGCTGAGCTGAGAGGTTGAGATGAGAGGATAGGAGAGAGAGAAAGAAAGAAAGAAAGAAATTTTTTTTAGCTTGTGAGCTGGTGCGCAGCGTACCTTGTGCTTCTGGTGCTATGGCGTGATTCGTACAATTGTCGGGCCACGCCGCCGTGTTGTCGAAGGCCACTCTGTTGGTCACGTTGAAGCGGTCGCTGTCGTCGTCTGTTCTAGGCGTCCACCCAAAAGAGTCGTCCTCCGGTCCCACCACTATATCCAGATTCTTGTCCAGGTCCAGACAGGTGAGAAGCCACTCCACACAGGCCGGGTCGGTGTACACCCAGCCCTGTCCCTGCTGAGATCCAAAGTACTCTTCAAAGATCCCCGAGGTGTCCCCGCAGATGATCTTGTGATAAAAGTAGTTGATGGCGAACGTGACGACGGTCTCTGGGTTGTAGAGGAGTTCAAAGTAGAGGGCCGTCTGCGTGTTGGTGTGGACAAAGTTTCTCCACCGGTCCGCGGAGGATTCCAGAAAGAAAGTCTCTATGGACAGTCTCTTTTCGTGATCCTCGGGCGTAGGCGGTAGAGTAGACACCGAGCCCGGACTGAGTACCGGTGCCTTGTTGGGCGCCACGTAGGCCATGTTGGCCTTTTTCATGATGCACATCTTGGACTGCCAGACCTGGTTGTCCGAGAGTGCGTCTATGGAGAGTATGTTGCTGATGTGAAACTTGAAGAAAAACTTTCTGTTGAGCTTGTGCAGGTGAGCCACGTGGATGTGATGGGGTTGAGCTATGCAGTCGTTTTGTTGATCCGCCACGAAAGCCACTACGTGAGAGACGGTACTGGTCATGGTCCTCGTCGACATAAACAGCTTAACCACCTGTACTATGCATTCGAAGGTCGGGTCCAGACGGTCCTGCGGGTTAGGGCTCCAGTTGAGGATCTCGCTGATGCTCTTGGTCTTTAGTTTCTCCGTCTGGATGTTTGTGGTGTACTGCAGCTCGTGATCCATGAGAAAGGCCTCGTAGTAGATCTTGATGTTGACGTCCTTTTCTTTCTCTATCACGCTACAGTTTTCGCCCAGTAAGGACGGATCCGAGAGAAAGGACGACCTGTCGGCGTACGCTATTTTGGGGAGGACGCGACCAAGACGTTTGATGGTCTGAATCCCGATGAAATAGACGCAAGGCGGTTGCTTTCCTTCGGCTTCGGGTGACATAAGCCACTCGTTCAGCTTCTGGAGCTTGACGCTGCTTTGCATTTCCGCCGCAGTGGGGAGAGGATATTCGGGTGGGGGTGTAGATTCTCCCCCTCCCCCTCCGCTGCTGATTTGGGAATATAAGCGCTTCATCTTCGCACTAGGTTCATCAGCACTGCTCTGCTCTTCTGATTTTTTTGATCAAGAAGCGTTTCATTCTCTCAGATTTTACTCTCAAAGATATACTCTACCAAGAACTATGGCAGCTTCAGGAGTCCTTCTTCCAGTGTGCGTCGACCTGACTTGCAAGAGACCTCTGCTGCCGCTGTTTACCGATAGTCACCCGGTGTTCTATTACGCTGTGGGCTCTGATGTGTACTCGGTGCACCGTGAACACGTTGGTTTTTTCGACTATGTGTGTCAGTGCGAGGATGCGAGAAGTTTCGAACAACTCATGTTCGCGTATGCCTCTAAGTACGTTGAGGGGGCTGCCTCCCTGATGAGCGGCGCTGCGGCAAAACCCAAGAATGATGCTGACGCAAAGCCTACCAAAAAGGTCGGTGTGACTATCGCGGACGTCTTCAAGATACTGAACGTTACGCAGACCGGGGAAGATGATGACTATAGACTGTTGGTGGGCGCTATTGACCACGCCAGAGCCACTGGCGCCGCCTCCCAGATGATCAACGACCAACTGATGCAGGAGAACCCGGCCGAGTTCAAGACTCAATGGGGAGACTTGGCTTGGGTGCTTTTGTCGACGGCCGCCGAGAAACTGTCTAGAAAGTTTGCACCCACCGACAAGGATCACCCGATGTTGGTCGCCATGTGCGCCGCTATCATGGGTAGCTGCGAGGCCAACTTTTTGGCCATGGACACTGTGGCGTCCATCTTTAAGCCTCTGATTGTGCCCGTCAGAGCCATCAACACCAAAAAGCGCAAGGGCTACGTAGGAGCCGATGTGTACAAGGGTCTAAAGACTCTACCGGTCATGACATGGGCTGCTCCGTCGGACGCTACATCTGGATGTTGTGATTTTGAGACCTGGATGACTTTTCTGGGTCCGAACCGTCCCCACGTTTTCAACAAGAAGGGTCGACCCACTCTGGCTGAGGAGAGCGTCTACACGTTGGTGCAGAGTCCCCACTATGTGGCCAGCGTTCAGAATCTGATTGAGGCGTCGCTGGTGCGTTCGTCCGGCATCAGCTATGACATGCTCAACTTTAAGCACGACAAGTCCGACATGGGAGCCATGAGCACCATCCTGCTCAATGGTCTTTTGCAAGATATGTACCTGGCTCGCCAGTCCAACAATATCGTCTGGCTCAAGGACATGAAGCACAACTTTTTTGAACCCTCCGAGTTTTCTCTACCCGACGGCCAGGTGCCCGCGAACCCAAAGAGCGGCAAGAGCTGGGGCAAGGCGTGCTACACTCAGATCAAGGGTCTGGGTGGCCCCGGAGGTCCATCTCACAGCTGGCAGTCTGTGGAGTTGATGAGCGGCAACCAACCGCGTCTCCAGGAGGCCCTGCAGTATATGACCAAGATGGCTGTGTCTGCCACCAACGGTATGGCCAGCAAGGTGTTTAACACCAAATTCTGCGACAGCGTCGAACGGAGCGTGGTTGTGACTGGTACCATCACGCAGGCCAGCTTCAACGCTTGCAGCGAAAAGGCCATGTATCTGGAGGGCAAGGACGAGTTCAAGATCGCTGACATCAACCCAGACACGCTCAAGAACCTCAAGTACAAGCTGGGCATGAGGATCGAGACTGCTCCGTGCTCTGTGCTGAATCCCTGCATGGTGTTCAAGTTTTGCTGCTGTGTGGAATATCTGCACATTCTGTTTGCTGCACTGAGGGGTTCCGGAGACACTGGAGTGCCTCTTCAGGCGTACGACGATCTGACTTCTCTGAGAACGGACGGTCTCGAGTTTAGGGCCAACGAGCTGAGGGACATGGTGTGCGGTGTGGAAAAGAACTCGTACGAGCCGGCCTGCTCGATCTGTCCCAAGGACGAGACCAACCTGACTGCCTGCGTCGGATTCAGCGGCTATATCCCGAGAACCACCGGATTCAGATGCAGCGTGACTAAACCCTTGCCCGCTAACGCCAATGCCGCCTCTGCAGCCAAGCCAGACGTTTTTCCCTGGTGCGAAAAGATGGTGGCTTCTGCCAGCCCGGCCAAACTCAACACGTATTCTCAACGCATCAAGGACATTGCCGACCATAAGATGTACACCATGATCACCTCTGCCATGGCTGATTCGCCAAAGCCACTGATGTACATGAGACCGGCCATGTACACTATGACCGGCGTTCCTCTAAATTATGAGGCCTTTTTGAACGACAAGTACAAGCGGGCTCCCTGCTTCCCCAAGATCAACTTTGATTACTTTTGCAGCGCCGGACAGAATGGAAAACGCTATGTGAGGTGCGTGTGGCCCGATGAGCGTAACAACGGCAAACCAGGCCCAGTGATGACACTGCTGAATCCCAATACCATCTACAGTCAGGCTTATATGGATGGCAACAAGAGAGACTCTGGAGTGCAGCAGGTGCAGTTGTCTGAGCGCGTCTCTGATGCCATCATGATGCTGCAGCAGAACAAGAGCTTCTCCTCTGAAGACCTCGACGATTATGGTCTGGACGCTGACAGCAGACAGACTGTGATCGATATCCTGACAAAGGCCGGGGTCGAGTACAAGGGCAATGCCACTCAAGAGGCCAGACTGTCTAGAAAACGATCGGCAGCTGACGACGATGATGATGAGGACGCGGGAGAAGAGGCTGCTGGTGGATCCAAAGTTCGTCAGCAGCAGCAGCCGCCGCCTGAAAAGAAGCAACGCAAATCGGCCGCTGATTTCTTGGATAATTTTCTCAACGGCTCAGACTATTAAAAAAAGTCGGCCTCCAGAATATATATTAAAAAAAGCAAGAGCGCTTAATGTGTGTGTATAATCAATCGCCTGTATGTGTGTACTCTAATAAAGCATTACGATATCTCAAACTGAATAACATTTGTGTCTGTGGTGTTTAAAAGTGTATACCTGGTCTACTTATTCCCGGGGTCTATTTAATCCAGGGTTACTACTGCTATCATCTCACTGCCTGCCTGAGATGGCGTCCTCTGATAAGACGGGTATGTCTTCGTATTTACCGAGACTGACCTCGAACAGAAGGTCTGTGGGAAGAACGCCACCCAACTATGCTGTGAGGCCTCAGACCCTGTTTGCGCTGAATCCCGCTTGGGACGATTTGTACGCAGACCTCGAGATTTATCTCAATAGTCTGGGCGATTATGTGGTGTACGAGGTGGTGGACTATTGCAACCTGCCCATAAAGGAACGGTCTTGGGTCGAGACCAGAGCCATCCCCATCAAGCGTCGTTGGTGCGTTTTGGATAATGGACGCGAGCTCTACGACTTTATCATGCTGATGGACCTGCTGCAGGATAAGAACAGCACGTCGCTGGCTTGTCGGATGGTGTACACAGAGTGTTTCAAGACCGGGGCCATGCATGTGATCCACAGGATCATTGACCTCAAGGACGGTATCGTACCGACCACAGTGACTGTGATGGGCGAGTACTTTACAGGGACGGTCGAACACATCTGGACGCAAACCGGCCCAGAACCCGTTGAACTTTCTGAAGAAAATTCATCATCAGAGTCTGAGCCAGAGCCCGAGCAGTACGCGGATGGCGGTGGCATTCCTAGATCTTCGAGCAGCGAAGAGGAGCCTCCGCAGCAGTCCGAGAAAAAAGAATCCAAGGCTAAAGTATCAGTATCAAGGAAAAAACCAAAATCAAAAGAGTTTGTGCCTACTTCGAGCAGTAGCAGCAGCAGCAGCAGCAGCGAAGAAGAAAAAGAAAAAGAAAAAGAAGAAGATGATGATGATGATGGAAAAATCAAACGCAAACTCAAAGCGAAAAGGCTGGGCAAGACTACCACTTCCAAGATCTCAGCACAGATGATCGCCGCCGGTAAGATCGTGGCGTTATCAGACGACGAGGAGGAGGATGAGGACGCCCTAGCAGCCAGAAAACAACAGGCTGCAGCCATCACCGAAGCTGCGAAAGCCGCAGCGGCCAAGTCAGTCGCCGAATTACCACGAGGAGTCGTTTTCACAGACAGTGTCATGTCTACACCTCGGTCTGAACAGATTGTGCACCTGTCCTCGGACGAGGATCAAGATCCTACGAGTCTGCGTTCCCGAGATGAGAAAAAGAAACGCAAGCGGGATAGAGACTCTAAAGTGTCAACCGATTGATGATGAGACACTACAACAACAGACACTGAGAAATATGAATTGTATAAATTTTATTAAAATGTCAACTACAATAAACACGATGATGATGATGATACATTGGCTTCTGTGTCTTTTCTTTTCTTATGTGAGTTTGACCGAACTCGTGGCTGCGTAGCCTTGTACCGCAGAGAGTGCTTGTGAGGGTGAAGGTCCAGTGGCCAGCTGAATGCCGCTGGATCCTCCGGGTAGTCCGTTTGATTTTTGTTTTTTGGGTTTCGGAGGTCCACCCTCTTCTCCGGGCACGAGCTGTACTCCTCCGATGGAATGGAATTGAAATTGTCTTATGAGAGTCGGGTCGAAATTACACATGGGTAGTCCGCTGGAGTCGGAGAGCATCATGGCTATGGAGTTTGGATTGAGAAACAGACTGTACTTGTGTACGTCGTCTATGCTCATGGATCTGGCGTTTGACATCTGCACGCAGAATCCAGACTTGTTGAGTAGCGCTATGACCCTCGAGAGTACCAGCTTTATACTGGACGCTCCTATCTTGAGCGATTCCTCTTCGGCGTTTTTGCCCTTGTAGGCGATGACGCTCTCCTTGTTGGAGAGAAAGTTTTCGTTGAGCAGCACCAGTTTCCAGAACCCGTGCCATATGTTGAAAAGTTCAGAGACGTCCTGCATGGTCACGGTGGTGTCAAAGGCGTGTAGACTCTCTGTGGCCTCTCCCAGATGAACGTGTCTAAAGTCCACCACTCCGCTGAAAGATTCCGAGCCCGAGGAGAACTGATCTACGACGGCCTCCGCCGACGCCTTGATGTTGCTGTCTCTGATCCCGTCCACCATGGCCTTCATGCGCAGCAGGCATTCGTCCTTGTTGTAAATGTCTCTGTTGTGAGCGAGCCTGAGGATCTCTGCCAGGGCAGAACCGTCCGTTGCCTTCATGCTGAGATCGGTGGTGGCTCTCCTAAGCATGTTCGCCTTGGTCGTGTACATGGCGCTCCTCAGTAACTCTTGGTTCAACAGTTTTCCTCTGGCGTCCGTCGCAGAACCGATCTCTGTACCCGCTGTGGCCTTGAGTTGCTGCAGCAGATTATTGTTGTAGATTTCGTTCCTGTTTGAGGCTGCCACAACGTTGGGATCGTTGATGAGACTCTTTACCTACAATGACAACAATAAAAATTAGACGGTGAAAAAGAAAAAGAAAAAAAAAGAGTGAGAGAGAGCGAGAGCGAGAGCGAGTGAGCGAGTGAGAGGGTTTTCTTCGTACCATGTCCTGTCTGTCTTGAGTTTTTTCTTCTCTGGGTGCAGTCACCAAACACTTTTGATTTCCAAAGATGATGTTGGTGAGCTGTTTGAAACCCCTGGCGAACCTCTCAGCCATTTTCAGGGCTTCGTAAGTATTGGTCCTGTTGATAGACGGATCTTCGCTGAGCATGAACATGCTGTAGGGCTGCAGACACTTGTCCATTCCCATGCACAGTTTTGTGCACTTGTCGAACATGATGGCCACCTGCTCCTCGAAAGGAGGTATGTAGGTGATGTAGCCCCTGTGAAAATAATAATCGACGCGTAAAAAAAAACATCTCTCACAACATAATAAACCAACACAACACCAACAAAACAAAATAAATATACCAACCTGTAGAGTCTGAACGCGAAGCAGACCAGCTTGCACAGCCCGGCGTTTTGAAAGAATCCGGCGAAATCGTGAGCCAGAGAGTTTCTCTGTAAGAGTTCTTGAAAAAACAATTCGAGAGGGTACTGTACGTTGGGCGGTAGACTCATCTTGCCTATGAGTTGATGTACGGCGTTGGCCGGGTTCTTGGAGTCTTTGCTCGCGTCTACCATTCTGAGTTCGAGCATGGACAGCTTGGACTCGAACTCTGACACCTCGCCCGGGCCAGCAAAGACCAGATCCTCGTGTGCCTTGTCCATCTGGTCGCTGGATATGATCTGATAAGGCACGCAGTTGTAGACGATGGCGTATAGAAAATAGCGTTTGAAAAACTCTGTGAGGTAGCACCTGAACTTGAGCTCGATCTGCTCCGACAGTTTGCTGACCAGGGTTCTGATCATGGCCATCCTATGATCCTCGGCCTGGCTGGTCTCGGGTCCCGCCAGCCAGTCTACGTTTCGGAAACCGGCGGTGTCGGCAAAGTTGATGTTGCTCATCATGGTCTTGTTGATGTGATCGCACAGATCAACGTCCGTGATGATCTTTGTGACCGTGCTGGCAAACACCACGTCTGATCTAGAGACGTCCAGTACTTTGTTGTACTCGGGACCGGGACCCAAAAATAGCGGAGGCGTTTTGTTGGAGACGCTCTTTGCCGAAGTCAGTCTCGAGTTCATGGACTTTTTGAACTGCTCGCTCTTTTCGCCCAGTCTATCCAGGTTAGCCATACACTTGTCGTAGAAGAGGTCTATGTGTTTGGTCCTCTCCTGTTTCACGAGCTCTTCGAGAGTGGCTTTCTGAAACTGTAGTGTGGCCTGATCGAGCTGCTCGGATTCCCCGTAAGGATTACTCGCGGAGGCGCCTCCCGTCGTCCTAAAAAAATCGGCGGCTCCTCCACCACCACCGCCACCGCTACCACCACCACCATCCGTTCTGACTCTCGGCATAATGTTTTGCGGGTTAGACGTGTGCGACACCGTAACGGGTATGCTGGGGACGGTGTCTGGTCGCTTTCTTCACTGGCTCAACTTTGCCGTGAGCGCGGATATTCGGAAATTTGAAGAAGAACGCGAGTACCTTCTGAAGATGGACCCCGACGAACGTTTGGTGCTACTGGAGCGTGAGGTGGACGATGCCGCCGAAGTTATACGCAGGGTAGGTACCAAGGCCCACCCGAGCAGCGTCGATCGTATCAAATTAAAGGCCGCCTGTATCCAATTGAGAAATAAACAACAGGCTTTCGGCGCCGAGATGATCGCTCAGGTATCTCTGGACAGGACCAAAGACCTACTGATTGACCAGGCGTTGACGGAAAAACGCTTCATCGTACGCAGTTCGCTGAGAAAGGCCATGCAACCCCAGGTGGCGATCGAGCGTCTCTCTGAACTCAAGAGACAAGACGCTTTCGGTAAACACTTGGAGGACCTGGTCGGCGAGACGCTCCAGGACCACTACACAGAGCTTAAAGAGGAATTTTGCGATTTGGCCGAGACGAACGAAGATCAGAGCGAGGATGAAGGCGACGACATTGTACATCAAGTGTTAGAAGACCGTAGTCGCAAGCTCGGCTGCACGCCCTCGCCAGAACTAGAAGACTTGCAGCTTCGACAGATTGCCTCGTCGTCGTCTTGCTAGCAACCCATTATTACTATTATCACACTATTACTAGTATTTTATTTTATTTTTTGGGGACGTCTCTCGCCCGGCCCCGGCCCGGTCTCGGAGAGAGGATAAAGAAAAACTAGAAGATATACCCTACTACCCGCCGCCTCCTCGAACTTTACCGATAAAAAAAGAACGCCGGTAGCACCCACGGCCAGAAGACAAACGGTCATCGGACAGTAGCATCAACATGTCTAGTCAACAGTACATCATCGGGCGCAACCCGTCCATGCTGGACACCAATTTTAGCACCGATGACTTTGCTATCGGTCGTGGATCCGTGACTGACCCGTCACGTTACACTCAACTGAGATCTCTCAACGCACCCAGCGTCACCGATTTCATGCGCAAGTTTCACGGATGGACCGGCGAGAAACTCATCAACAGCTACCTGGATATGGGTCGTGAATCCATGAGCTACGCGTGGGGCGCTGACACCAACATCAACGACTTTCTGAGAGACGGCAAGGCCTACGCCGTCGGTCTCGGACGTCTGATGGTCGGAGGTTCCCTCACCGAGCTGCAGACCAAGAACTACGTGGGTCTGAGTCTGATGTCTCGCATGCTCATGCCCGAGAGCATCCCGGAGGACAACGTGACGTTCTCTCTGGAGATTGTGTACGATCAGATGACGATGGCTCTACCGGGTGCCATCCGTTCTCTCGCTGCCGACGTCAACGCGTGGCGTACCAGCATGAAGTTTGGTCTGACCCAGTACACCACCTCCATCCAGTTTCTGCAACAGGAGCTCCTGTACCTGGTCAAGAAGGAACCCGTCACCGCGCACGCCAGGCGCAAGTTTGGTCAGATGATGAACCGATTCAGGCTGAGCATCATCCACAGCCACGCTCAGGCGGCCGTTCGCCAACCATCCTTTGTGGAGACCATCATCGGTCGTCAGATGGGTAAATCCATCATCGAGGCCTCGGGCGTCATCTACAACATCGCCAAGGCCGAGGCCCTCCTGTGCGGTCTGTGCACCAGGAACCCAGCCACCATGACCCCGCTGATCGAGATGGCCCTGATGGCCCTCACGAGCAACTGCGAGCTGAGCAACAGCAACGCTCACTACTTTGGCGCCATGAACAGCGCCTTCTTCATGCCCCAGCTGGTCACCCACACAGCCGTCGTGAGTACCGTCATGCCTACCTTCACCTACAACACGGACAAGGACAGGCACGAGGTACGATCCGAGATCCTGAGCGTGGCCTGGGACAACGCAGTGATCGGTCCACTGACCAACAGTCCAGTCAGCAGCGTCTCCAACGGGTACACGACCAAACTGGCCGCTCCGGCGCAGTCCATCCCCACCGACTCTGTCACACTCCCAGCGGTGCTGGTGGGCGGCGGAGCCGTGGTGCCCATCATCCTGTTTGACGGGCAACCCATCTGCACGGAGGGACCTTCCATGGGCAGACCGTTTGTCAGCAACGGTCTCCAGTTCAGGTGGTTCACCGTGGGATGCCCCGCTCCGATCGTCTCTGGTCTGTCTCCGGCCACCCTCTTTGACGAGTCGGCCAGCAACCCCATCTCGCCTGCCACGCTTCTGATGTACACCCCGCGCAAGACCTGCGTCTTTGACGAGAACGGAGACACCCGCTTCGTCGAGCTGTCGCAGCTCCACCTGAAGGCCGAGGTGTCTGAGCTCTGGGACATCACCAAGGCACGCCAGCGCTTCAACGGTCTGCCGCAGGAGGTACGCACCTACCAGAGGGTCGAAAACTACCTGTCAAAGGCCGAGGTCCTGTGGTCGTCTCCCATCCAGAAGAAACTGAAGAACCCAGACTGTCCCTACGAGTACAGTCCCCGTTTCATGGTGGGCACAGGCCACACGCTGACCGGTGAATACATGCCGATCGTCAAACCCAGGAGCGTGATGTGGAATCAGACGGCCATGTCCGAGCCGCACATTGAGAACGTGGCCGTGGCAGCCGAGCTGTACACCACGCTGGGTCTGAACGACCAGTCCCTCAAGACCGTCGTCCAGTTTATCCAGAGCTGCGGCGCCTCGGCCGATCAGAGGATGCTGAGAGACTGCCTGAACCTCAAACTCATCTGCACCGAGTCCCAGAACCTCGTCGACCTGTACACCAACCGCGGCAACAATGGGGTCGTTCTGGACCTCCTGCAGGTTCACCAGCTGAGGGCCGCCGTGCCAGCCGTCCGTCAGATCGCGGCCAACGTGGCCTACGATGCCCTCAGAGAAGCGATCCCGAGACTCTTGAACCGTCTCCTCGGAGGCACGGGACACCTGCTGCTGACCGATCCATGCGGCTGGCACATCTTCACCCGCATCATGCAATACTTTGAGGATCACATCGACGAGATGGACGCCAACGGGGCTCGCGTGACCCGATTCGGCTTCCACATGTCCCGTGCCCACTTTAGCGCCCTGATCAAGATCAAGGACTCCCTGACCCAGTTTGAGAGCACCATCCTCAAGTGGCTCTCGCCGCTGTCCACCCCAACCGATCCCTACGTGTACTTTGGAGACAACAAACCCAGCACCGTCAGATGGTCTTGGATCTGCTGCGCCCTGTTTGACAGCGTCACTCTGTTTGGCACAGAAAGAGACTACCAGAGACCCGCGATCGCGTCGCCGTCGTCTACCAACAGGGATCCCAACCATCTGGCACACGCCACCTGTGCCGGATCTCTGGCCTTTGCGGGCACCAACCTCCCCGTGCTCATCCCGGGCATGACCAGAACCGAGCTGAGGGGACAGACCCTTGGCATGGACGTCTGGGGTCACGCCGGAGCCACCTTCCTGTTCCAGACGGCCTACAATCCCAAGTTCGAGGCCGATCACAACACCGTGATCGGATGCCTGGGACACGCCAGGGCCTCCCGTCTGAGAAAGTGCTTCAACACTTGCCCGCAGGTCGCGCTGGCCCTCGCCTGTCACTACTCGCTGCTCGTCAACCAGCGGAACGTGCTCAACTTTGATAAGCAGTATTACTCTGGATGGGCCTACGTGGTGGTCAGACGCATGGAGTTTGAGACCAGCGGTCTCTCCGTCATGCCCGTTCAGGGACACCTGTTGGTCGTCGGCAACAGCAAGTTCGACCTGGCGCAGGAGATTGGTCTCGCCGGACAGTTTTGTCTGAGGTCCATGATGCGCTACGCCGTCGTACCCATGGGTATCCTGGGACAGGGCATCTACTTCCCAAGCGCCTTTGTCAGAAACGTCAGGGGACTGGGACTCGACTACATCAACGGACTCCAGGCCAAACCCAGATACTCTATGAACAACTATGACCACAAGTCGGCGTGCATGAGCGCCTTCATCATGGATTGGGCACCGTCCACCCACCCACCCATCCAGACAGCCGCTACCGGCGTCGGACCCATCCTGTCGGCCAACGGTCGTTTCAACCCTCTGCTGGGCGAGGTCACCTCCAGCGACTACTTTAGGCCGGACGCCTATCACGTGCAAAAGTTCATGACCACCTGTCCCTTCCAGAATCCCTACCTCAACGAGAACCAGGCTCTCCTCAACAGAGTGCTGACACAGATGGGCGACCCCAACGCTGACATGTTTGGAGCCGGCAAACGTAACGCCGTACTCACCACCACCATCAAGAACTACTACCAGTTCCTGACAGACAACACCAGCGTCACCGGTCGTATGGAGAAGAACCTCCAGGTGCGTCTGCAGGCCACCGGAGAAGAGTACTTCGCCTCTCACGGGTTCAACAGACACTCGTCCCTCTTCTACGTCGACAACAGTACCATCGGAGCGCAGTCTGAGCAGGTGCTCAAGTCGGCCGTCAACTCTGACAACAGAGGCACGTTCCTTCTCATGTGCAGAACGGACAACATCACGTTCGATCCCAAGACCAGCGAGGTGCCCATGGACAAACTGCAGCTGGATATCCAGGGACTGAATCCGCTGAGACTGCTCGAGGTCAACCCGTCGTCGAGCCGATCCAACCTGATGCAGCAGATGCTCAACAACGATCCCAATCACTCTGTTTAAAACAAAAAATTTGTAAACAACAAAAAAACAAAACAACGACTCTCTCTCTCTCTATAATATAATATATACACACACACACACACACACCACCGTCCGTCCGTTTATCGCATACGGACGACGCGGTTTCTTTCTTTCTTGTTTGTTTCTTTTATTTTTTTCCCGCTATGGGACTCGCACAGAGCGCTGGGGAGTTTTTGGACGTGTTTAGCAATTATTTTGTGGACAGCGTTTTTAGCGGCGCTCATCTGGATTGGGTCAGGGCTATGGACGACTATGTGGCACGGAACATAGCCACCAAACGTCTAGACGATATCCAGACGGAGGTCAAGAGCCGCAAAGACTGGGAACAGACTCAGACGGAACTCGCCGATCTCGACAGGGAGGCCAAAGAGCTGGCTGTGCAGATTGATCGGTTACAGATCGAGCTCAAGAGCATGACGGCTCACAGCATGAACGAAAACATCAGAAAGCTGCAGACCATAAAGCTGAACAACCTTCAGGCTCAGTTCAACAACGTGTACGAGATGATCGCCACAAAGACGGTGAGCAACACGCAGTACATCACGGCCAAACAACAGGCTGAGATCCTCGAACACCTGGCCAAACAACCAAGGGTATCGGTGGATCCTACCAAGGCACTGGCCACGCAGAGAGATACACGTCGCGTATTTGAACGCAACAAGCAGAGCATGACGGTCATCAACAGACTCAACCAAAAGACTACGGGCATGGACTTTGGCACCATCAACGATGTCACCGAACAACACGCCGTGTCTCCACCATCGTCGTCTTCATCATCATCATATTACTACAACAACACCAACAAAGAATTGATCCCAGACGTTTGAATTTGTTTGTGTGTGTTTTATTGTTATTATATTGTACATGGTTTTTTTGTCAATCATCATCATCATTATCAACATTCAATAAAAAGAACTTGTTGAGATCATACACTGTGTACGTGGGTTGATTATGATACAGATCGGTGAGATATGGTCTGATGTCCGTGTAGACGCTTATTCCCAGCTTGCCGAGTCTACAGGGTTTCCCGTAGCTCACTATACCCAGCTGTTTGGGCGTAAAGTCGTCGTTGGGTGATTCGCACATCAGAGGTCCTCCAGAGTCACCGTTGCAAGCGTCGTGGTCCAAGGATCCGGCGCACAGGGTGTTTGGCGGTGATCCCACGGTAAACTCTCCGTCGCATGTGGCCTTATCCACCAGTGGAACGTGGACGGTCTTGAGAGGTATTCCGTAGTCGCCTCCCCTGTCGTCCAGGTACCCTCTAGAACCGTACCCAGCAACGAGACATTCTCCGCGACCGTGTGCCTCAGTGGGCTTAAACAGTTTGACGGGTTCCCTGTACAGCACGGGCTCGTGCAGTTCCATAAGAGTAATGTCCCAGCCGTGGTAGTTGAAGAGTTGGTCCACGGGACTCTCTAAGAGAACCTTCTTGACGTATTGTAGAAAATCGGGCGCGTAAAAGTGACAAGCCTTGACTCGGTACCTCACGACGCCCTGTTCAAACAGACGCTTGACGCTATACAGTCCGAACGTGACTTCCAACTTGTCAAAGGTTCGAACCATCCCGTTGATGCAACAGTGTGCGGCAGTCAGTACGTGCGTACTGTTGAAGAGCGTACCGCCGCATAGAACGTTAGCGTTAGATGTGATCATGCCCATGTACGGCGGTATAGCGATCGCAGTCATTCCACCCATGATCTTGTCGACTCCATCCGATCTTCTCGGTACAGCTTCTGCTTCTGTTGCTGTTGTTGAAGTGGTAGTGGTAGTAGTCTGTTGTTGTGGTGGTGGTTGTGAGTGTGCTGCTGCAGAGGTAGTGGTGGTGGGTTCGCTGACAATGACAGGCAGAGAGAGCTTTGGTTCTTTCCGATGGGGTTTTATTGAAATCATCACATCATGATCAAGTAACAACAACGAAGAGTATACAAAGTACACAGTCAAAGAAACAAACAGAATACAATATAGTTTGAGAATCATTTTGTCTGACCCTGGTACGGGTTGACATATGCACTGGGCAGAGGTTGAGGAGCAGTGTTTTTCAGGGTATACATTAGACTGATACAACTGTTGAAACTGACAATCGCGTGACCGAGGTGCTGCGCAGCTTGAGTCAACTGATCGTTCGAGGGCATGACTTTGGTAGAGTTGTAAACTCGATCAGCCACTGCAAACGCGTTGGCCATGTTCTCGACCGTCTTGCGAGCTTTGATGGTGGTGCCTTTGGGTACGTTGGCCTTTTCGTATTTCTCGTACCATTCCAGGGCGCACGTCAGAAACCAGAGTAGAGGCGTAGACACAGGAAAGGGCTTCTTGTTCTCCGTTCCGTCTGGATTGAGACGCTTGGGGACGGTCTCGGGGATACCGAGACGACCCAAGAGCATCCCAAAGAGAGTGTACTCGTTGTCTACTCTTGTGATCAGCGACTGGACGGAAGAGAACGCGGTGGCGAGTTGATGCTCGAGTTGCGCCGATGACAGATCCTCGGTCGGTTGGTGATAGCTCAGGATTGATTTTAGAATGAGTTTGGTGTCTTGGTCGGGAAACAGCTCTCCGACCTTTCGGCAGACCAGGATCACCACTTGATGAAGCATCATTGCTGAGAGTTGCCCGAATAGAGAAAAGATTGTTGAGAGTTGTTCGAAAAGGACGAGGCCGAGGACGATGATGATGATAAAGGTACCGTCGAAGATCTGAGATCGACCACGAGCTTGACAAAGGGTACGCTTGGTCTGATGAGTAGCTCGCAGGCCCAAGGTCCGTGCAATCCGACGTTGCAGAGTAAACACCTAGACAGTCGACACTCGCACTTGTCAGCCTCGGCTCCACAGCAGGGGCAAGGTAAGCAACGCCAAAGTGCAAATCGATTATAGTATCTGAGTACAGTCTGTCCCAACAGGCTGACGTTCTCCAGGGATCTGTCGAGGCTCTGCCACTGATTCTTGTCGAGGTCCCAGGCTGGAAATATTCCGTGCTTGCAGGCAGCGTACATAAGCACAGCCCTCGCTGTGATACCCTCGCAAAAGAGTCTGTGCTCGTCGGCTTTGAGGCAGAGTTCCTCCACTCGATCCGGTTCAAACCTCGGCACTCTGGGATCGGCCGGCTGCATGTAATCTTTGAGCACTATGTAGGCATCGGTCTCGGTGGGATCGCTGCGCAGAGGTTTACCGAAGGGTTCGTCATCGGTCAATAATTTCGCAACCGTTGTAAACGGCTCAGCGTTGTCGGGATGTACGTCCAGGGTAGAACAGTTGAGCGTTTTAGAGAGGACGGCCATCGATTTGGCCACCCGTCTATGTTCCCTGTACTCTGAACCCATGGTCTGATAGTACTTTTTGATGGCTGTCTTCATCTTCATGTCCGGTTCTTGCACCTCAACGTTGGACGACACCAGCAGTGGACTGACGTGCTCAGATTTGGACGAGAGGTTTCGCTTGATCCATCCCTTGGGTACCGTCCTACCGTACGCTTTGAAGGCGGCGTTGGGTATATAGTTCATCACGTACGTCTCAGAGAGTTTATCCATCGGCATCGTCTTGAGTCTGACCTTAAAGTCCGGTCTGGGACACAGCCACGATCCCCATCGTTGTCTGTAAGCGTTTCTCAGGGCTTCTCCGGGCAGACTGAGCACGCAGCACCAACCCATCGTCGTCGCGCCGCCGCCACACACCAGTACAACGTAGGGCTGGTACGTCGACACAAACGTCTCGTCCAGTCCCCAGACGTTTGTAAAAGTCATGACCGTACCGGACGTCGTCAGGGTCTTCTTTTTGACGTTGACGGATTTCACCTTCAACCACACATCTTGTCTAGACTCCAGGTCGCACTGATGGTCTCCGGGGAATCTCACCCTGTGAACGTCTGTGCCGGTCAAAACGATAGGGCCCTTGACGTTCTTTTTGTTGCCGGCCGTCTCATAGTTGGTCGGGTTACCGTGGTGGAGGTGAGGTATGGGATAGTAGCGCCTGAGCTCCTTGGGACAAGTGACGTTGGGTCTCTTGATCAGCTCCTGCGCGCAAGCTTTGGCCGATTCCCACTGCTTGCCCTCGATCAGGTTGATTAGAGAGACGCAGTTGGCGCAATCGCACCTCTTGGTCTTGAAAGGTCCCTGCTGAACCGCCAGGATGGACATCACCGAGCCCTTTAACCACTCTTGATCTTCTCTGAGGTGATCCGGGATCCAGGACAGCGTGTAGGGAGGATAGCACGGCTCGGGTCTGCAGCAGACGCTTCCGTGATCCAGTTCTTGATCGCACCAGTCGCACCACTGTTCCAGAGGCACGCCGCCGTGCTTGAGGCAGCACTCGCACGTCGGGTAGCCCCACTCGAACCTCGCGTCGCATTTCGCGCAACGGGCCCATCTCGAGCAGGCGTTCAGAGTGGTGTGAGCAGAGTCTGGTCCGCACGCGTTACAGTTTGTGAGTCCTGTCGGTCTCTGTTGGATGGGTACGGTTGCCCTAAACCTATGGACGTCCAGTCCCGCTCCGTTGATCACAGACCTCCATTTCTGGACCGCTGCGCCAAAAGGTTTTGCCAGAAACGTGTCCGTGATTCTGGGCCATTCCAAGTCGACGTACGTCGTACCGTTGTACTCGGACGACCAAGCGCTAACGATCTGCGCGTTGAGACAAAACGTCTTTCGGACCGCCGGGTCGCTGAGGTCGAAGCCTCCCAGCAGTGCCTCCTCCTGATTGTTGCTGGTGTGAGCGGACGCCGTCCTCTTGGGCACGAGCAGGTACGGCGCCAGAGACGGTATGTCTTGAGGCAGTTTCTTCGCGGCTCCCAGTCTGTAAGCGTCGCATCGGTCTCGTATCACCTTGATGTCGTTCGAGTTGGAGGCCGGCGGCAGAGAGTAGTCCCATCTCAGTCCGGCTTGGTGACACGGATGATTGGGAACGTTGATGTGAAGCCACGCGTACAGTGCCGAGTGTTGCTCGTAGGGTCTGGGACAAGAGTTGAGGAGCGCTTTGCATCTTTCGCACGAGACGGTCCACTCGGGCTTTTTGTGCGTGGTGACCATGTGCGCCACCAAACCGTCCAGGTTGATATCGAGAGGACACAGGGGACACGTCAATTTTTTCATGGTTGATGCTTCTTTGATTATTTAAAAAAAAGAACAAGAAAAAGAGAAAGAACGTATAGGAGTATTATAGCGGAGTGGGAGGGGCGAGCTCAGTCCACGGAGACTGTGGAGTAAAAGTTTTGAGGGCCTCTGCCTGTCGCTTTGAGTATGTTGTTTCTGATCATCAGAGGGTTGGCCGCGATGTTAACGTAGAAGCACTGGAAAGCTCTCCTCTGCTCGCTGGTAAAGATTTTCTTGATGAGTTGCCAGATGAACAGAATGAACTTGTTGGCCACTCTGATGTACGCGTCTATGTCCTCTTGTAGAGCGTCTTTGTATTGATCGACGGTGTCATCGGTTGAGGTTTCGAGTGATCTGGTGAGCAATCTCCTGTAGTAGGAATCAACTTTCTCACACACTGCCAAGAACAATCCTGTTCCTTCCCGCGCACCGGGGATACCCTGCTGCGGAGCAGCGTCGACCAACAGAGACAGTAGGGTGCGACACGCTTCCTCCAGCTCGCCCACGCGTCCTATCATGGTGATCAGCCTGTAGATGATTCTGATGTCCGTACACCTGATGAAGGTGTCGGTCAGTTCGTCATGTTTCAAAGGACGGTCAAAGTACGCTGCTGTGGTCGTGGACAAGAGTCTGGGTAGCTGCTGTTCCACCACCGCGACCTGTGCGAGGTTCGAGTAGACGGACGCCACCTGGTAATTTCTCGGCGGGAGGTTCTCGGGTATGAACATTTCTGGCATGACGGCCTCGGGAGAACCCACGTCCAGGTCTTCGTTGTCCATGGGTTGTCTGACCGAATCGACGCAGCACATGTTGGAGAGGTTCAAAAGACTGCTGGCCTCCAGAGCGTCTCTCGGTGTCGACCTGTAGGTCTTGGGAGGTGGTTTCTCGTTGGAGAGTACGGTGGTGGTGGCTCCTCTCTTTCTCACGCGCTTCCTCAGCGCGGACATGTTGTTACCGCCTGTCGATTCGTCCGTCATGGCCGTCATGGCGCTAGACACGGAGGACGCGTCGTCCTCGGTGTTGGATACCACGGTTGATTTGAGACGGACGTCCAATATCTTGTCCCAATCCGTGTCGTCAAAGCTATCGGGTACCTCGTCCGCAACCTTCTCGGGCCTCTTGCCGCTAAATTCGCCGTTCTCATAGTCGTACTGTGCCAGTAACTCGAGTGGCGTTTTAGTCCTGACCTGCTTCCTCTGCTCCTTGCTGCTCTCTTTCTCTTTCTGTTGCCTTCGCCTCTGCTCTCTCCTTTCTTCTTGTTGCTTCTCGAGCTTCCTCTGTTCCTTCCTCTCGTCCTTTTTGTCGAGGTTTTTCAGCAGCAGCGTCGTCGTCGTTTTGTCTTTGACCGGGTCCCTGGACCTGGACCTCGACCTGGCTCTGGACCTGTCTTCGTCTTCGCCGCCGCTATCGTCCGATTCATCTTTGTTTTTCCGTCTGATCGTGGTCTTTTGTCTCCTGTGTTGTTGTTTTTGGTCCGATTCTCCGACAAACACAAACGTCTTGTCGGGGACGTCCGGAACCTTGAATGCGGCGTCTTCTGCGTCGGGTATCTTGAACGATAGATCGGGTACGAGAGGAGGTTGTTGTTGTTGTTGCGTCCCGGTGAGTTCGACGCCGGGCGGTAGATTGAACTGGGGTATATCAAACACCGGAGGATCGTCCCGCTGTTGGCCTACCAATGACTCTGTCAACTCTAAACCGCCTCGATCGTCCTGGTAGGGACGGGGATCCTGATCGGGGTCGATGGTCGGCAACGCCGTGATCTTCTGCTGAGGCGGAGGCGACAGAGACGGAACGGGATCCTCTGCGGCCTGTTGAGCCTCAGGTTCCTGTACGGTAGGCGCCTCCTTCTCTTTGCGTTTCTCCTTTTTGCTCTTTTTGTCCTTCTTTTTTTCTTTCCTGTCCTTTTTCTTTTTGGACTTGCGGGGATCGTCGTCCTCTTCCTCTTCGTCGTCGTCGTACCTGGACCTGATGATGACCTTTTGTTTGGCCTTTCGTCTGGGTATGATAACGTCTTCCTCGTCGTCTTCGTCCTCTGTGGTCTCTTCGTACGCTGGATCGTTGGGCGCCGGTATCTTTCTCGTCGTGATGACGGTGTTGACCCCGTCGGCCATTCGAACCGCGCTACCCGGTATCTCGTAAGGGAAGTAGCCGTTCTCGTCCGGCTCGTACTCTTCGTCCGAGTCCATGTCGGACTCGTCGCACAGGACAACGTCGCAAGAAGCCACCGGCTGCCTAAGGAGTTTGATGTCGTGCGCCCTGATGATCTCTCGCACCTTGACGGGAAACAGCTGTCTGAGCTCGGACAGTCCGTCGATGAGCTTGGACCACCTCACCTTGCTGTAGTGCTTGAAGACGAGCTCCTCGGTGAAGTGTCCGATCTGCCTGAGCGTCCACGTCTGCCTGACCATGTCTTGGTAGGCGGCCGTGGGGTAGAACAGATCGTTGTCTCCGTTGATGGGTCTCGTCTTGGGATCGCACAGCAGGAAACCCGCCAGTACGCTCGCCTCGACGGGTACGAAGAGCAGGGCCGACCGTGTCAGCAGTTTGGCTCTCTTGACGGCTGTTCCCGTGTTGACGCACTTTTTCAGGGTCATCTTTTCGAACATCCTGACGAGGTCCGAGGGCATCTCCGGGGTCGTTTTGGTGGTAAAGTTTCTGATGTAGACGACCAGCAGATCCAGGTACCTCGAGCCGAGCATCTCCAGGGCGAACTTGAGGTCCTTGGGCACTCTGAAGCTCGGCGGCACCACTCTGACGGGCTGCAGGAGAGCCGACAGTCGGTTGGCGGCCGTGATCATGTCCGAGTTGGGCTCCTTGGGTTTCACGTTGGACGATTTCATGGAGTGTAGGAAATGGTACACGGCCACCTCGGTCGCCAGCATGAGAAAGTTTTTCAGTTTCTTGTAGCCGATCTTGCTGGGCTCCTTGAGGATGTTCTCGCCGTAGCTGGTGTTTGACTTGTAGCAATAGTTTTTGTCCGTCTGGTAATTTTTGTAGAAACCGTATTCATCGCTCGTCCAACATCTTTTCAGGACGTCTTTCCAGTATGTAGAGTCCTGCATCAGCGTGTCTATAACGATAGACGATGCCAGAAACCTGTAGGTTGGTTGGTTGAGAATTTTTTTTTAATAAAAAAAACATAGTATAGTGAGAGAGATATGAAAAGATTGAAAAGAGACGAACCTGTAGTCAAAGTGACAGTGGTAGATTTGTCTGAACGCTTTCAAAACGGGACGCCTCGTACCGCTCTCTAGCTTGTCTTCCAGCACCAAGAAATCCGTAGACAGCAGGTCCTGGGGTTTGGTGGTACTGCTGTATCGGAGCATGGGCGGCCTTGCGCCCATGGTTATCGTACGCGTCTCGAACCATGACGAGTCCCCGCAAACGTACGGTAGGGGTTTACCGTAGATGGCCGAGTCGGGTAGATCCTTAAACTCTGGATATTTTTTCAGAAAACTGCTTCTGGGGAGATCCACCGACTCGCTCGGCGCAGCGGTGTTTCTTCTGATGGATTCGGTGAGGAGGGAGATATCCAATGGTGTTAAACCCGCCAAGATGGCTTGCCTGCACAGATCATCGGGCACTTTGATCACATCGAAATCCTCCTCCTCCTCCTCATCGTCGTAGCGCTGGGATGTCGAAGAGGAAGGCTGCTCTGCCGCCATCGTCCTACGCGGCTGTAGACCACGTTCAAATCAAGCAGACTCTGACACAAATAGAGATCCGTCAGAGGTACAGAGGAGAAAGAGTCGATATAGGAATAGACACTGAAGATATTGACCATTTGAAAATCAAACACGAGATAGCGCTTCTGAAAAGCGAGGTCAGAAAGGAACGTTTCAACAACAACGAGGACGAAGGTCCCCCTCCACCCGAACCGACCGACGATGTGATAATACAGCTGGTCTCGCAGCTATCGCCCGTGAGGGGTGGCTGGCGAGAGTTCTTTCTGAGAGAGTTTTCCAAAACGTACACGTTTGAATTACTCGAACTACTTAGAGAACGCAAGAATAACCTCGTACCGTCCAATCTGGCGGACGTCCTCAAAGCGTTCAGGTGAGTGTCGCCGCCTCGTGGTATCAAACTGTATTTAAAAGTGTCTCCACCCCGTGGCCAGACCAGTATATGACATTTTGTCTTTTTTTAAAAAAATTCCAGATACACGGAGGGACCCAAGGACATCAAGGTGTTGCTGTTGGGTAACAAGGCTCTAAAGTGGCGAGGTTTCAACGGTATGGGTTTTGGGACTACGGAGGCGTGTGACTCTTATCAGGTGTTGAATCTGTACAAGGAGTTGGGTGGTGAATACGACGCCACTATGACGAGTTGGGCAGAGCAGGGTGTCTTGTGTCTGAGCGTCGGATTGACTTGTTCTGGGACCGAGGATCACAGCGAGCAGTGGTCCAAACTGGTCGAGACGATCATCTCCAAGTGTCTGGTGAACAACAAGCAGCTGCAGTCTATAGCGGTGGGTTACGACGCCAAGAAACTGTTCAACACCGCCGTGTCTATGAGGACCGGTTCTCTGGAGAAGGCTCAGTGCGTCTTCACAACGGACTATCTCTACAAGAGCGATTTCATAAGGAGCAGAGTGTTTGCAAACACCAACACTCAACTCAGACAGCACAAACAAAAACTGATACAGTGGGTCAAAGACGCCAATATGATTATAGATTGACGATGGGAATCCCGCGCACAACTCTCAAGGCTAATTACCGATTGTTTTGGTCCTGATATGTATTTGGTTAAGTGTTTTATCATTAAAAAAACTTTTTCAAACAACGGTTGTTGTGTCTGGTGTTCATTTCTCCATCATACACGTTCTCTCTTCATCATCCGCGATGGGGTGGTGTGGAGCCACCGCCGCCGTGTTAGTGCTGCTGTTCAACTCTGTAGCGCTGGGTCAGCAGCAGCAATACGATGCCAACGCTCTGTTTAAAACGGGTTCGAAAGTGTACCCTGGATGCGTACAGAATTTTCAGTTTAGAGGATATTTCGATCAGACCACCGGACTCCAGATCGCGACTCCGGCCATGGGCCAGACGGTGATAGCGGTGGCGTACATCACAGATCTCATGGTCTACAATCTGGCCGAAAACATGGAAGACGCCATGAAAGATTATTGTACGGTGGCTACTCCGTCGACCAAATTGACGACCGACATTTATTTTAAGATGCTCTACACGGGACTCGCCGCGCCTACCAAGCTGTGTTACCCGAAGATACCCATGACGCCTCAACTGGCATCAAAGTCCTACGTGTGTCCAAGCGTGTGCAGCCACAGGGACACGAACGACGCCATCACCAGCAGAGACGCTTGTCGACTGGGTCAAAACAGTCTGGCAGGGAGAGCCTGGGACCTGCTCATGGGCAACAAGCCCATGGACTCTCTGATCCTGAGCCAGCTGGTGCAGAGTCCCATACTGGGACCGTGCCTGTTGCAGTATTTCGGGCAGAGTAAACTCAAGCCCAACAGCACCTGCCTCAGCGTCATCGGAGACCTCTGCTACCGGGGCATGTGCATCAGCAAGACGGCCAGACCCAGGGGTTTCAACAACGAGGTGGTGAGGTCCGGCGTCCCGTTGACGCACTGCTCGGTGGATACGTCTACCCAACTGACGCAGAAACCTGCGCAGTTCAGGACACCGATCTCTGCCATCAACGCGTCCATGTGCGACGCCTGTGTGTTGAGGTCCATGGTCATGACTTCTCCTTCTAACGGCACCTGGGCCGAAGCGGCGACGATAGCCGCTCAGGTCACGGCCATGAGACCCGCTTGTCCTTCCGTCTATCTGGGACTCACGGCATCGGACGCGGACTGGGCAGCGATGGTCACGGACCCCCTCAACAAGGCGCACACCATCCAGAAGGCTGTGGGTCTCGTGGGGACGGCTAACCTACAGGGTCTGGTGTTCGAGTTCGGACCGGGCGCGTCGGACTCGAACGCGGATTTTTTCAGTCAGTTTCTAATCGACGTCCGTTTCAGACTGGTGGCCCAGAGTCTGGACTCTGTCCTGTTGGGCGTCATGACCTACAACAGGATCACCACCAGTTTCTTGAGGACGGCTACAGTGGCGCCTTTCGTGGACAAGTTTTTCGACAGGAACGCCGACATCAGGAGTTTCACGACGCCCGGAGACTGCGACTACAACATGCGGACCAGGTGCACGTCGACACACAACACCGTGAGGGACCTTTCCGAATATCTACTCTCGCAGGGCGTAGCGCCCGCCAAGTTGGCCGTCGGAGTGTCCCTGTACGCTTCCATGGCCGTGACTGGAGCGGCTGGGTCCTCGGCCTGTAACGTGGTGGGAGGAGGAGAGAGCGTCCAGGGAAGGATCCCCGTCGACTACATCACCAACAGCTATCCCCTGAGCAGCCAGCCCGTCTGTTCTACCATCGACCCGACTACGGCCCTGTGTAGTTTCTCGGCGACGGTGGGATCAGAAAACTGTCTGTGGCGTACGATGACAGAGGCTCACGTCGGGTACAGAGTTGGTCAGATCATGACCAAGTATCCGTCCTCTGACCTATTCGTCTCGGACGTGAGCGTGAGCAGGAACGGCTACTGGCTCGGGGTCATCAAGCAAGCGGTCACGTCCAACCTACCGCCCGAAAACAACAAGGCGGCCTTGGCGGGAGGTCCCTACTACTACGTGGGGAACGGTCCGAGGGTAACGTGTCCGGGTATACTCAACTACGTTGGAGACTACATCGTGACATCCGAGCAGTACGAGAATACCGTCAAGCTGCCTCTCCTCGGAGGTTACCTGGCTCTGGACGGTTTCACGTGTTCGCCGGGTACGGCTCAGGGTCCTACGACGTGCGCTCAGATCCCGGCTTTCGCGGTGGACATGATCTCCCTGCAGACGGTCTCGACGGCGTCCAACACCAGGTCCGTTCTGTACGATCCCGTCAACTATTGTTTCGTGGTGCCCGGATCGCAGCAGCTCTGCGAGTTCACGGCCAAAGACGGATCGTCGGTCAACGTCTACCAGTTGGGTACGGCTTTCACAGACGTGCCTGTGGAACGTGATCAGTACTGGCTCGGACTCAGCCGGTACGTTACCATAGTCGACGAATGGTCGACCGTCATCGAAGCCATACCTGTAGACTACAAGTGCGTGAGCTTTGACGTCTCGAGTATCCCCGACTGTCTCCAGGTGGTGTGCGGCGGAGATCAGCTGTGCAGGCAGATGGCGGCGGGTCCGTGCTCCATGGACATAACCACCCGCGTAGCCATCCTGGGACTCCAGCAGCAGTTTTACGCCGTCAACGAGGTGTACCAGCTGATGGTCAAGGAGCTCAACCAGTACAACGCGGGCACCATCAACCCGTTCACCAGTCAACCCAACGCCCAGTCCAAGTTCTGGGGATTGCTGGCTGGAGGGACCGCTCTCATCCTGGCCTCGAAGAACGCGCACGACATCAGCGTCTTGCAGGAAGCCATGAAGCAGGTCCAGGGACTTCTCACCACCCAGTCCAACATGTTGGACGTTCACGACCGGTTGCTGAAGAATCTACAGTCGCAGCTCGTCAGCCACGATCAGCAACTGATTACCGTCCAGAGTCAGATCGGAGGCCAGCAGACCCAATTGAACGGTCTCGACCAGGCCCTGAACGCTACAAACAGCTACGTGAATCAGCTGGTACAGGCCACGGCAGCCAACGCCGACATGTCCAACAATCTCCAGAGACAGATCAACTCGCAGCAGTCCATCATAGACCTCATCAACAGCAAGGTCGGCGTCAATTCGAGGGCCATCAGCCACAACGCCGATCAGATCATGAAACTGGGAACGGTGCTGGCCAACCTGAGCATAGCCCTGGACAACAACATCAAGGCCGTCAACGGTAGAGTCACGCTGTTGGAAGACGAGGTCAACGACAGGTTCTCCTACGTGGCCAGTCAACTCTCCAAACTCAGGCAACAACAGGCCGCGGACGTAGCCGCTCTCACCTACAACATCAACCTGCAGAACGCTGCCATGCTCTACTACCAGCAACTCAACAGCTTCGCTGTGATGTTGGCTCACAACGCGCTTAAACTCACGGCCATGGTCGAAGCATACAGGACCTGTTTCAGATCGCTGGCTTCTGGATACTTACAGGTACGTCTCTCACCACCATCATTATCATCATAGGTCTACATGTCTCATCTATTATCATCATCATCATTAATGTTTTTTTGATTTGTTTGACAGGGATGCCCCGTGAACCAGCAGTTCCTCAAGGACAAGCCCTTCTTCGCCAATTTTAGGAGCGTACAGGGTATCGTCTATAGACCAGACCTCGGGGTTGCCGCCGTCCTGTACAGGATCCCAAAGACCTACAGGGACTTTGCATCGTACGCCGTGTCTGCTAAGCCTCTCAAGATAAACGGGGAATGGTACGTGCCCCGTTCCGACGACGTGGAAATGTTGGGAGACGGGGTGTTTTACTCCACGCTGCAGTGCGACAACAACATCTGCCTGCCGCCGACCGTTCATCCGACGTGGGCCGACTGCATGGCCGCCATCACCGTTCAGACGGTGCTTCAGATCCAACAGTATTGCAGGCTCATCAAGTGTGCCGCCGATCACTGCTCGGATATCGTCACGTCTCCCATTCAGTACACGGGTACGGTCACGCTACCCCAGAGGTCCGTGGGAGACTTTACCTTCTACAACGGAGTGGAGCCGGTCTCCAACGTGCCCCAGGTCGTCGTTCCTCCGATCTCTATAGTGCCCATCAAGACAGGAGCCACACTGACGGACATCACGCCGGCCGTGGCTCAGGTGCAGAGCATAGTCACCGATCTGGGCAAGAGCATGGGCCAGTTCAACAACCAGCTGAGTAAACTGCAGGCCGACATCCAGAGTAAACTCAACGAGCTCTACAGCAACCAGAATAACTTTAACCTGACCTACGAGCAGTGGCTCGTGCTGGTCAACAACATCCAGAGGAACCAGGTGCAATACCAGCAGGGGATCACCCTGTTCAACAAGGGAGCCCAAGAGTTCAACGTCAGTCTCGAAGAGTGGCGCCAGCAGCAGTACGAATGGACGGTCCTAAAGACCGACTTTAAAAACCTCTCCGCCATATACGACGAGCTCAAAAAAGTCTACAACGTACAAGCCGCCAAATTCGCAGAGCAGCTCGAGAAGATGTTCAACGGTGACTGGTCTGACATATTCTACGGACCTCTGAGAAATTTTGCCATCGGTCTGGCGACCACTTTCAGCAGCATGGGAGCCATAGCTCTAGCCGTTGGTATATTCTACTCCATCCGATACTTTTGTCCGGGAGTATGCAGCGGCTGCTGTGGCGGCGGAGGCTGCTGTTGCGGCGGCTCCAGTTACAAGAGACACCACGACGATTAATCAATCAACCAACACCAACCAACCAACAGGGACACACAGATGTTGTAAAAAAAAGTCTTTTATTTTATTGTCATCTGAACAAAAAAATAAAACATGATGAGAAATATTTTTATACATAATACCAAGCAGCGTGTTTTGTGATCTTATAATAATACCAATCGTGTTGTGATTCTGGTAAAGGGTACACACAAGTATTTGACAAATTCGAACGGCGACACCATACTGGAAGAGATGAACGGGTACGAAATCCCGTCACGATAAAACATAGCGTCCACCAATTGCCAATATTTGGCGTTGACCGTGTGCTTGATCCTGGCGTCTCTGACTCCCACGGTATCAGTGTCTGGTGTAAAGAGTCTCTGAGGTCGCTGGATCTCTGACCATTTGGTCTGTAGTTGAAGGTAGAGGAGAGGCGCCACCGACATCAGCTTGAAACCGATTATGCCTCTGTGTTTCGCGTGTCTGTCGCACCCTGGCCAGTAGTTCTCCCGGAGCTCCTCGAAAAGTTTCTTCTCGGTCTCCGATGACGGCGCGTGGATGGTGGCGAGCTGCGCCAGTCTCAAAAGCGTTTCAGAGTCCTCGTTCACGTTGTCTAGAATCATGATCAGAAGCCACAGAGCAGCGTTCACGGCTTCCCTTCGAGACTCTGTGTCGTGCTTGTCAAATCGTCTAAACATGAAGGTCATGTCGTCTATCAGCTCGGCCGCTATCTCGCAGTACTCTCTCAGAGAGACGGAGGATCCCTCGACGATGGTGCGCAACACGTCCAACGTCCTGTGACCGGTACCCAACTTTATGACGGGCGCGCTGGATCCCTCGGATTCAAAGTAGTCTCTGAACACGCCGGACACGTAGGGACCTTCGAGGAAGGTTCTCGGCAAGGAGGGTCGTTTGGCCTCGCACCACACAAACAGAGAGGACTCTAGACGTAGCTTCTTCCAGGCGGCCCAACAGCCCACGGCCCTCGTCTGAAACGTAGCGACTGAGATCCCCTCTATAACGACGGGACCGGTGTCGGACGATTCTCCGAGGTCGTCCGACTCTAGCACTCCGACGTCGATGGGGAACGCCGACACCGTGTGGGGTGGTTCGCGTATATACACGGGTCCCAGTATCAGATCCATGCACACGGGTTTAGTTTCTAGGTAGGCGCCTCTCACCCACAAGTCTTTGGAAAAATCTCGCCACCAATCCGCGCCCTCTGGGTCGCACGTCTTGACTGTGTCGGTGGCGGACATTGTAAAATGGTAGGTAGTAGGTGTTGTTGTTGAAGTCTCAGAGAGTGGTTGTTGAAGCAAGAAGTCTCAGTATTGGTATGTTGTTGTTGAAGTCTCAGAGAGTGGTTGTTGAAGAAGCAAGAAGAAGCAAGAAGTCTCAGTATTGGTACAGGAGAACAGTGTGCACAAATCTGTCTGTATCTCTGATCCGATTCACAATTCTACCCACAAGTCTGTTCGAATTTACTATGAACAGCGCTCGCTCTTTCAATGCTGCGGATGGCAATGACACTGGTAATCTTATCACTCCGCTTATGTGTCTCATTACAATCAATTCAGCTGGAAGCACTATCCTCGCTCTTTGATCCACTACCAAAAACCACTTGTTGCTTTTGCTCGAGATGTCGTCTTCTTCTTCTTCATCGTCGTCTTCTTCTCCGTACTCACCCCTGAGGACCCGGTTAGCGCTCGACGCCTCCACCGACAACTGGTTGCTCAGCCTGCTGGTGGGAAACAGCGGGACGTACGGCATGACCCAATCCACTGCCGATTTCCAAGCGTCCTTGTACAGGCCGGCCACCTTCTCCGCAGCGTACCAAGAGGAGCCGTTGGACCTGTCGGTGAAAAAGACCTCGCAGTCGAGCGCAGCGGGGTGGTACGCGCCATTATCCCCATTCACTCCAACGCCGCCAGAAGAGTCACCGTCAGCGTTGCCTCCGACGCCTCCTACAACATCACCAGAGGGACGGCAGAACGTGTCAAAGAGAGTCGAGGCTCGTCCTCCGTTCATAGAGGTGGTACGATTGCCCGAGCGTGAACATCCGTCGTTTGCAGCCACTCGATTTCTGCCTCGCAAACTCTTGCCTCCGAACGTACGTGTCACGGCGCACCTGGGCAAACGGTTCAAAAAGAACGTCTCTTCCGAGTCTTCGGCCAAGTTGCTTCTGCACGGTGGTCTGTTTGACGAGCAGCCTCCGAGGCCGACTCTCCCTCGAGATATATCTCTGAACAACGCGCACACGATGAGCTCAAAGTCGAGTTTCTCGTTCGCCGACAGGAGCAGCGATTCGCAGGAGGCTGTGGTTGTGCCCATCAACATATCCTCTCTGGTCGCACGGTCCGCGTCAAACAGACCTCCCTCGCTGGTCAACAGCGAAAACATCTTCAAGTCTATCTGTCTCTACTACGACGGGAAACGGTACGAGATACCGTGGGTGACCGGAGAGCGACTGACGCTTTCCGAGGCCGTCAATATGATAAGAGCTACGGATAAGATGGCGGTGGGAGGTACCCCGGACATGGACACCACCATACATCAGTGGTTCAGATCCGAACCCTTGGAGCTGGGCCCGGACGAGAACGCCATACCCGAGCACAAGAGGGCCAGGCGTTACTGTTGCGGCAACATTGACGTTATGGCGTGTCCCAACGCCTGGGCCAACTATACCCCTGTGCCCGATGACGACCCCGTGTGGTTGGTGTTGAAAAGAAACAGACACGAAATAAGGAGAGCTTGCAACTATGACAATTTTTTCACCGTTTATTTGACAGTCAACACATCAAGAGACATCAACAGACTATACAATCCGCGTACGTTTGTCCTGTACTCTGCGAGTTATGATACGCAGCAGATCAGGAGCTTCTCTCGCTACAGGTTGAAGGGCAGCTGGCGGTTCTACGCCGATCCGTACTGCAACCATGGTGTTCTCCAGCACGCCGTCCTTTCAAAGGGTCTCGTCCTGTATGCCAGACTGAGAAACGGGACGGCCTACTCGGACTTGTGCGCAGAGTACTCTCAGCTGGCCCAGAGTGATTTGGGACACAAGCTCGTCGGGGTGAAGATAGGCGACGATCCCGCCATGCTGCCCGGGCTGGGTGATGTGGACGAATACTGGGGTTGGAAGAGACCTTCGGTGGACGCTGTTCGAAAGGTGAAAGTGGTCGATCGTCTAGACGAAGAGAAGCCTCCTGAAGTCAAGCGCGTCGGTAGAGGCTTTGGATTTCTCCACGGCGAGCTCATGCTCTCTGAGAGCTTCGGCAGCACAAAGAAACCTAGAGAGGCAGCCAACTTTCCTGTCTGGGCCAAAACGACGTCCGGGGAGAACCTCTGCCGATTTTACAAAACCAGCGACGATGGTGGGAGAGTACGACCAATCGTGATTGAGTCTGATGACTCTAGCGACGGGAGCCTTTCTTCCAACCTCCGTCCTGACACGTTTTCTCTCGGTCCTATTGTCGATGAACATGAGCTCTTTTCTCCCACCGCCACCAGAAAGAGGCCCGTTCGAAGCTACGGTAGAAACGTCCATTCCGAGAGCCTGGGCGCCTGCTCTGTAGACGTTGTCTGTGATGCAAAAAAAGTCAGACGCGGAGGGGCACCTGTGCTTGGACCAGGCGTTGGAGAGACCGGCGCAGATGCAGAGGCACTCGCAGCAGATCATCAGGTCGGACACTCCGGCGTAGACGAGTCTGGAGTCTCCGAATCGTCTGACGTCCGTGTCAAAGAGTTCCCTCGGCATGGTCCTGTTGTGATCGCAAGCCTGAGAGGACGTGAGGGCGGACAGCCTCTGAGCCAGAGCGCTTTCGGACGGTACTCTTCCGACTATACCGGAGCCTATGACCTCTAGGGACTTGAGATGGAGCCTGGGCGCGTCGGACTTGCAGACGTGCTCGTGTATCTCTCTCTTTTTTTCACGCTTCAATCCCCTGCTCACGCCTTCTGCTGCTGCTTCTTCTTCTTTGCCTGTATCGTCGATGAAATCGAGTAGCTGGTCCATGGAGGGCGGCTCGTCGCACCACGCGCAACACACCTGGGCCTGAAAGATGTACAGACCCTGCCTGGACCATTTCTCGTAACCCCTGTAGGGCAGTTTGTTGAGCTCCCGCGCAACGCTCCAAGTTTCGAGCCGATCTCTAAGTTTGACCATCCTGTGGGGAAACCTGCCACTTGCCACGCTGTAGAGACTGTATCGCTGATTCTCGTGATTGTTGTTGCTCGGCTCGAAGCCCCTGGTGTAGACTCTGATCTTGGAAGCCAGCCTGGAAGCGGCCCGCACTTGCTCGATGTCGTGAGGGTGTACAACGTTTGGATCGCATCGCTGTTTGGACGCGTAGTCCACAAACCCAGGCAAACTCCAAAGCTCCAGCTTGGCCGACATCCTCGCACCGCACGTCTGACACTGCACCTCATAAACGTCGTTTTCGCAGTTGACTGCCACCATATTGTGAGAGGAGAGCTCGCTGGCCACATCGTTCCTCTCTTGAGTGTCCTGATCCCTGTTGAGACAAGTGTAGTTGATCGGATCCAACCGACCCGAGGAGAAGATGGACTGTATCTGCGAGACGCTCAGCTCGCCTTTGAGCTCGTCAAACACCTGCTCGATGGACAGACAGACTTCGTCCTGGAGTCTCTGCTGCTCCGAGGCCAGATGGTCTTCGCCCTTCTCCTCTTTGACGGGTGACGATGGAGGCGTCTTGAGAGTCTCTGAGCTGGTGCTCGTGGGCTCGGACAGGTTACCAAAGGGCCACTGGCTCTTGGGCACGTTGAAGAAAGACATTGTCGCCGCTCTCGTCGAGTTGGGTACTTTGCACCTGTGTAGAGTGAGTGTTGTCGAGAAACCCGGACGCTTGGATAGACCCGGTATAACCCACTGCGCTGCGACTATCAAGTGTCTGGTGGAGAAGACCGAACCCGAGTTTTATGCCCTGATGCTGACGAACGAAGACGCCTCGTCGTTTTTCGCAAAACGGGGGTTGCCTCCGCACAAGACGCACACTGCGCTCAGAGACGCTCTCTCCAGAGTGTGTTCCGGTAAACGAGAGTACTTTGACACGGATCTGATGACGGACTCTCGAGGCAACGTCTTCAGACTGATGGGTACGTTCAGTCTACTGGAAACTACGATGATTGTGGTGTACGCAAAGAACAATCCCGACAGGCTGTTGGGACTGGAAGACGCCGACTATGCCGCAGCGGTCCCTTTCTATCCGTCACGCCGAACGACCACAGACAACCCTGCTATGCTTCAGGTTCTGTTGACCAAGTGTCTGGTGGCAGACACCAAGAAAGCGTCTCTGTGCTGTCTGACTAGAAACTGCGGACTCTGGAATCGGGGCGAACTGTTGGAAGGCTATACGAACGGATTCGCCTACGATCGAAGGGCTCTGTTTTGGAAACCTCTGATCTCAAACTATCCACCAAACGTCGACGAGACGCCTGTTCGTGACTCGAGATTCAAACCAGAGGTCGTGTTTGTGGCGTCCGAGATACCGAGGACCATCTTTGAAGACGACGTCGATTGGGAGACCGTACTGAAATCTAAAGCGTTGCATTGGCAATCTCTGGCGCTAGACGACAAAAAGAAGAAAAAGAAGAAGGGAAGCAGCAGCAGCAGGAAACGCAGCAGCTCGATAGAAACCACACCCACTTCTTTGGACACTCACAACACCATCATCAACCCAAAGAGAGTGAAAAGTGTTGACAATCGAGATTCTTCTGTTAAAATCTCTTCTCCATCTTCCTTCTTCGACAAGAGTACTACTACTGCAGCCTCTAAAAAGAAACACCCTCTCGTCAGCCAAGTAAGCGAAGAAGAAGACGTCTGTTCTGCGTACAGAATACCCGGAGATGACACTCTTAGATGCGTTGGATTTGTGTGTCAAACAACTTGTGGACGCTATGGGGGAGGAAACGGTTTTCTCACCGCCGCTGGTACAGCAGAGCTTAACGCCACCGGGACTCACAAGGTTACTTTCAACCGAGACGCCGTTGGAGGTTATTCCATCAATTCGAGCCAGGACGCCCCGTCCCCTCCGACTGCAGTCATGTTTACACCTCCGCAACGAGGTTCGGCTTTCTTCTTCAAAATGCGGGCTAATCATCTCGGAGATAAAGCCCCAGTCACCGTGGAAGCTCACTCGGACCCCGATTTCAAACCATGCAGCATCGAACACCTGCCGAGCTGCGTCGCCAGCGATTCAAGTAGTCGATCTGATCTCGCCTTCCCCTTCTGGGGATTCTGGAATGAGTTCTGCGACAAAGAGCCTGACTGCGTTATCTACACCTTCTACGGTAATCAGACGTACATCCAGATTGTCGTCGACAAGTCCCACTATCATCAAAAGAAAGCGCAAACGTTCGGCGTCCCCCAAGACAGGACGTACACCAATCCTCTCAAGCTCCTCTTGCACCCCATCAGACGAGACGATGTCCGAGGACTGTTCTTTTGGTACCAAAAGTCGTCGGCTGTCACCGGACACCTGCTCTCGGATCAGCAGTAACGACGGCAGACGGATAAAGAGGAGACCCGGTGTCGGACGACGCCGACCAGATACCATCAAGCGTACTCTAAACAGCGTCGAGGCAGAGGCCGCTTTGAGGAGAGAGGCCGTGTTTCTCCGTACCCTGACTGTGCAAGAAGCATTTTCGCCTCAGCTGTTGACCGAGCTCACTCGCATCTTCTCGTCGGCAGCGCCTCGGAGACATCAAGACACTTTTATATTGTCTAGCAGCCAGCTCATGTCCTATTCGGACGATGACAAGCCTACCGCGAACGTGCTGGTCGCGAGGATACCGTCTGGTCTGAAAAACACCAAGTACGATCTGCAGAAAGCCCTGGGATCCGGTCGGTACTCTAAAGTGTGTCCGGTGGTCAAGCGGTGCAAGAGGGCGACACCGCCGTTTGCCACAGAGTGCGTGAAGCTCTGCACCAACGTCAACGACTGGCTGGCTCCTCTGATGCTCAACCATCCCAACCTGATGCCCGGCACCTGCATATACAGCGAGTCGAGGTTCTGTATCAAGATGCCGAGACTGACCATGTCCATGCACGATTTGGCCTTTGGGTTGAGCGGAGGACGGTTCGGTCTACCCATGGCCAAAGAAGAAAAGAGCGTCATGATGAGCGAGATTATACTGGGAGTACTCAAGGCCGTAGAGTATATGGGCTCGATGAGCCTCTACCACAACGACATCAAGCCGGCGAACGTCATGGTCTCTCCCAATCCGTTCCAAGTCAAACTGTCCGACTTTAGTCTGACCACCTACATGCCCCAGCCCGGTACGGCGTACTTTTCTGCTCCCGAAGTGGCCACTTCCAACGGCAACTCTAGTCCTCTGGCGAACGCTGACATCTTTCACAGTATAGCGCCCTACGTGTCTGACGTCTGGAGCATAGCCTGTCTGGCTTATGGGGCGTCGAGGAGAGAAAAGGACTTGAACACTCTACTCAAATTTGAACCGTGTCCCTACTACGAATCACCCGACTCGACCAAGAGATACTTTAATCCCAATTGGAGGCCTCTACCCAAGACCGTTGCCATGATCTCCTTTTCTGCGGAGGACAAGCTGTGCGAGCGGGTGTTTAGACTCGGCACTCTCCACTTTACAGAGAGACCCACCGCCGGCAAACTATTGGACATGCTCGTCAAAGAAGACTTGTTGACGGCCAGACGGAGAAAAAATGTACATAGAATCGAACGTACTTCATGCTTTGTGAACCGTACCTTTTCATTTTAACAAAAACCACAACTGTGTCTATGTTCTGTATGTATGTTTTGTAAAATAAAATTCTTTTGTTATTGAACTCTAACATTTCTCTCTTGGTTTTTTTAATATATGAGCTAGAGATAGAGCTAGAGATATAGAGCTAGAGAGCTAGAAAGGGAGAGGAGGTCAAAAAACAATTTGTGTACAAAATATCTAATCTCGTCCGAGACGCTGCTCGACACTGGACACTCAAGCACCGGTATCTCAAGAGTCATGGAGCTGACAGGATTGATCATTGGAGTGGCTATCGGAGGAGCAGTGGCGGCCACATCGGTCATTGCGCTGATTGCGCTGGTCATCTACAAGACGCAACACCCGCTCACCATGCACGGCCACCCGGCATCCTCCAAGGCCTCAGGTGGTGGAATGGACGCCGCCGAAAAAGGACCCAAACGCAATTGATGTTGTTGCTGATGATTCACCACCCGCAGTGGGTGTGTTATATGCGCATCGGCCAATCATGTTGTGTGTATATGTCGTAATAATCTGTATCTGTGCATAAACTCTGTAACACGAACGTTTTGTGATCCTGTAAAACAATTTATTGCTCTCAACAACAACTTTGTTCAACCCTTTGATTGTTCATTGCTTGCATTGCATTGCTACACTTTTGATGATTTGATTGATCAACTCAACTCAACCACCGACCACCACTCAACTCAACTCCAACCGACCAACCGAGAGAGGACCATGGCGAGTAACCTGAGAAGATTCTTTCTGCAGACGGATGAATTGGCCGAGCCCATGGTACCCTTTGTGGTACCTATAGAGACTAAATACATGTCGACGTCCTCCAACAGGGGACTGTTGGCTTTTCAAAACATGCCCTCGCACATGAAAGATGTAGTGTATGTCTTTTGTTATCTGTGCCATAAATTTGACGGGAAAATCTACATGGTGTACAACGAGCCTTTTTTGTCCATGGAGCAAGGCTCCGTATTGAATCCTCACCAGAGGGCCATGGTTTCGACCAGCGTCAGCTTTGTGTTTTTGATGAACAGGAAAAAATTGTGCGAGACTCAAGAACTCTCCGACTTGGATCTGGGCAACAACGGGGCCGGTGGTGAATCCTCTACCACCGTACCATTTTGGCTGAATAACGCCGATTCTTGCTCTCGAGGCGCACCGGATGGCTCCAACAACAACCAGTTCTCACTCGCTCACTACGACGGGTCTATGCCGTTTGGGTCCAATCTGTCTACGGACGGTACAAACGGAGGACAGGGAGACGAGTACTTTCTACCCACCCAAGCGCACAGACGTCTAGCCGATGCCATTCTGGATCTGTTGGCGGTCAAGATGGGCATCGCCTCGTTTGCCCACATCATGTCGGCCGAGATCAAGCCGGCCGTGCGTCAAAAGATTGACTTTTACATGTGGAAAGCGGAGGGAGTCCAGAAGACGGACGTTAAAAACATGGGTGGCACCATGTACCTGTCTGGCGGTGTCTCTGGCGGTTTTGGTATGGGCTCGGCGCAGAGTAACAGGGGAAGCCTGCCCGGCTTTTCGTGCAACAATCTGGACGAACTGATTGACGCCTTTGACACGTTCATCAGCAAGAACGCTAGAACCACCTCTGCGGGACGAGTCAAGATCGGCGTCTCTAGGAGGACGGTGTGCGATCCCAATACGGCTCTGTGGTTTAAACTCAAACATTTTTTGGCCATGCACGTCTGGGACGCACCCACCTTTAGACGGTACATGATCGAGACCATCGAGAGGTTCGTCACCACTACCATGCAGGTGGACAGCGTCGACAATCAGTGGCTCAAGACCAACAAGCACAAAAAGATGCGAGAGCTGGAAAAACTGTCCGAGCTGAAACCCCTGTTTGAGAGAGGCACCATCCGTTTCATGAGAGAGATCTCTTCCTCCAACCAGATCAAACGTATAACCGCCACGAAGCCGGTGGACGTGGTCGCGTTCGAGTACAAGGCCTACGAGCTACTGAGAAACGGTGTGTTGGACGGTACCCTGCAAGACGTGCCTCACTTGGACACCAACAACTTTGAGATTCAGATGGCGGTCAAGCAACGGTACAATATAGACGTGTCGCCAGGCATGATGGACTCGAGTTTCGAGACGTACGCCAGTATCATCACAGACTACAATGTGGTCGAGAGCATACAACGAGAGGCCGCCACCACGTCTCACATTTACAACAGCAATTCGCCCGTGTACATGTCTACCATGTGGCCCCATCTCTACTTTATAAGCGCCGTGGTATCCACCAGAGCAATGGCCATGCAAAAGACGTCCATCGATTACATGAGACTGAGGAACGAGGTGCCCATGCTGGATAGCGTGTGGTCCCTGGGTCTCAACAAGGCCTCTACCATCATGAACAAGCTGTTTACGATGTACAAGAAACGCATCAACGCCACCAGCGGAGGAAACAACTACACCGAAGCCATGGCATACGACGCCAGGTCCATAGAGTCTATGACCAGATGGCGTTGCAGAGATCCTCCCGTAGCAGCGTACGCCTCTCTGATTGTGAAGCTCTTTGGGTCTCACGTGAGCGTCAGCCGATTCCTCCAGGCAGAACTACTGTTTAAACTGGTGGTGTCTGCCACGGCTCCTCGGTGGCGTACGGCACGATGCATGATGGTCAACTATACTCCCACCGCTCACAAGAAATCACTCTGTAACCACATCGTGTCGCTCATGTTCAAAAACATTGACGGTAAGTGTCTGCCCGTATGTCTGCCCGTATGGATGGTATTATAAACATCATCATCATCGTTCTGATTTTTTTTTATGTTGTGTTGGTTCCCCCACATAGGTCTGATTTTGAAAAAGACTAGCTTCACGCCGGCTTCTCTCAAGTACAAGTCCGAGACGGATGTGGAGGCCGCTGGTTGTACGGTTATTTTTGACGACACTACAGTGGCCGGAGTGTCTTGTAACAAGACGGCGAGCGAGGAGGATTCCAACATGAGTGCCATGATCAAAAACATTTTGGATTGCGGCATCACAGTGTCCAACATCGCAGGCACGTCCAACGCTTCCAAGGGCACCAACATCAGCGGCGACTTTAGATCGAAAACCATCACCACCGTCCATAACGTGCAGTGGGTCTGGAACGTCAACACCATCAGTACTTTTAGTAGCGCCGTGAAGGACAGGTGTATGATGGTCATGCAGCAGCAAATGTCTCGCGAGTCTCTGGAGAAATTGTCCCTGGCCAACTCTGCCACTCTGATCGATCAGGCAGAAGTGTACGGAGACCGTCTGGACGAACTCACCATCACGGAGGCGCGTCTGCAACCTCTGGCGGAGAATTGGATCACGCGACTGCACGTGCACCTGAGTCTGATCAGCGTGTTTGGTCCGCATCTGCTGGCACCGGCGCCCGACGAACGCAGTTTTCTGTACGGGTTGTTGACCCATCACCTCAAGAACGTGTTTCATCTGGCCGACGAGCACAGAAAGGACGCCAACAGACAGATTGATAAAGTCACCGACATTTTCAGTCTGCTGGCCCACGCCATGGGTACGTTTCACACTCTGGACACGGCCGTGATGCCCTACGTGCCTCTTCGCTACCCCAAGAGAGGCGAACGACTGTCTGACTATCTGAGCCAGATGCGTAAACGGGCGCACAAGGCTTACGCTTTCAGGACCAGAGAAGACACTATGCTGGACACGGTCTGCGGAGCTATACTCTACACGGGTCCGGCGCTCCTCGACACGTTCTCTCAAGTGGTGGTTCCCAACCAGGCCATGCATCTGAGCGCCATGTCTGCGATCATCACATACGTCAAGTCGCACAGACTGTTTCAGTGGACGCTGAGTCCGGAGAGGGTCAGCTTCCAGATACCCTACGGAGTACTACACAGTTTCTACGTGTTTGATGTGAACTGCGCACAGCTGATGGATCTCAAGGCTTGCATGCTGGGTCAAGACAAGCTGGTGGAATCTATCGTTGTGCACAGGGCAGAGTCCGGGTCCGGTGGGAGCCAGGGCACCGGTAACGGGAGCGGGATCGAGAGCTTCTCGTTCGACTTCAAGACCAAGAGTTTCTACAGTCTGGCGGCCTACCTCTTTTCGGATGAGTACCGCGATTTCTCTGAATGGTACGACACATACTCTACGAGACTCGAAGAAGACGACGAAGAGTGTGCCTCTAAACGCGAGCTGACTCTAGACGCCAGCAGCGCCCAGTACTTTAGGATCATGTTTGCACAATTGAGACAGGCTCTGGGTTACGGCATCCGATTCCAACCTCAAGAGAGGACCGGGGAACACACGTTCACTTTCAAGGTATGTTTTTGTTTGACACGCTCTATGTTTAATAAAAAAAAAGAAACAGAGTTCTCATCTTGCTTTCTTTCTTTCTTTTTGTTACACCTAAAAGGGCCCGTGTAAATTCTGGTGGTTCAAGTACGCCAAGGCCGCTGCGAGAGACGCTCTGAAAAAATCTATTGGGATCGCCAACAATAAAATGGACAAGTCTGGGTTCCTGGAAGTCGACAGCGACTTTGTGAGAGACGCCCGATTCACCTTGCCCTACTCTATACACGATGTGAACAAAGAGTCCAACTTGAAACGGACCGACAACACGCTCCATATCCACTGGAAGTGTCTGACAAGCGAGCTTCTGAGCCAGTTGGAACTCGACGACGACGAGGAGCTGGTGATCGAAGACAATTATATGGTAGTCCCGGACAATAGCGTCAACTCTAGGGCGACAGAGTCACTGAGCGCCGGTAAGACGAAAACGTTGGGTAAGAGGTTCAAGACCACGAACGGAGAGGTGCTGCTGTGGGAGCCTCGTAGGATCTCGCTGCTGACGGCCTTTGTGGATCCCATCATCAAACCGGCAAAGGTTTTCTCGTCTTCCGTCTTGTCCGAGAGCGGCTTTGCTCACTACTGTTACCCCAAGACCTTCTCTTACACTAGCGACGAACAAAAGACGTTGGTGGTGCTGGATGAAGACGAGAAGGTACGCCACAAGTCTCACGTTGTCTTTAGACACGACCCGTCTAGACAAAACACCAACACTTTCAAGATGATCTCTGAGGGTTTCTACGAGCTGAAACAGGACTGGGAGTTTGCAAAGATGGCGGAGCTGTTTCACTCGGCCACGGGTAGAGAAGACGTGACTCCCGAAGACATGAAAGAGTGGCACACCATGCACTGGCCGACCGGAGTGGTAGACGCACCCTCCAACTATAGCGAGTTTTGTCGAGAGATGAAATCTGACGTTAATCTAGACGACGAGATGGCCTCTGCTCACTTTCCAGAGTCTCATCCCATATTCAGTCGCATGAGACGGTTCTTTGACTCGCCAGCTTCGGAGAGATGGCTCAACGGAGCGGAGGCCGTAGACTGGAACACGGTCGCGAACAAAGTCAAAGCGCACTACAACCACAACAGCATCAAAGAAACTACACAGTCTCCCCAAAAGGACTCCTCGCAATTATTGTTTGAAATCACACCTGATCTGGACGATGAATTGGACGATGAATTGGACGATGAATTGGACGACAATGAAGAGGAAGAGTGTTCTCTCAAAAGACGGTTAGCGGAGGTCGAGGCTGAGGACGATGATGATGAAGAAGAAGAAGAACCACCGTCAAAAAAGAAGCAAAAGATTACGAGTACGACGAGCGATTCGTTTGCTGATCAATTTTTGTCTGATTTGTGAGCTGCTGATGTATGATGTGTAAAATTTAATAAACTTGAGTTTGATTCTACTTCTACTTTTATGAGTATCGTCTTTTGTGTACCTTATACCATTAACGACAAGATGTCGAACGTTACATTGGGTCTGGAGAATCTCTTTGGGGCAATGTACCTGCCATTCGTCCTGATGGTCGACACCAGACTCCACGAAAAACAGTTTGTGGATACGACCAAGCTGTGTATCCTACAGGCCTCTGAGCCGGCTCACATCTTTCAATGCGTCGCGTGGCCCATCGGGCTCGTGGCTATGCTGCTGACCATCCTATTTTTGATCATCGTGGCGCTATACTTTTCAATCCGGTACTGTCTCAGAAAAAAGAGGGCTCACCATGTACACGCCAAGACTCCATGCGATAATGTGATTGTACAGTCTTTTGATAATCACGCATTCGAGGAGGACGAGGGTCATCGGCAGCAGCAGCCATCCTCATCATCCAACAGCCAGCAGCAGCAGCAGCCACCCAACCATATCCCCCCACCACCACCCGTGGGTTCTACTCTACCAGGAGCAGTGTCCGTCTTGCCACCGCCACCACCCGAATAAAGAAAGCGGCGAGCAGCAAGCAGCAAGCGGCCGACAAGCAGCGGCCGATCTAAATGTGTTGTAGCTGTGTTGTGTCTAGTGTCTATGTCTAGTGTCTATCTAAGCTTATCTATCTAACTATCCTTGACACCTGTCCTTAATGATATCTGTACGTCTATTCTGTTAAAAACCCTGTCTGTATTGTTAAAAAAACCCGACCAAACCAAGCATGTAGTTGATAAAATAAATTTTATTTTCAAAACAGCAACAACATTTGTACAAGATCATTAGTGGTGGTGTTTCAAAGTATGGGTCTCAGGTTAGAAGAGCAGTAGGGTGCGTCCGACTGGTAGATGTAGCAGCCCCATCCGGCGCTGTACTCTTGGACTCTCTTGTGTCCTATGAACCGTCTGAAGGTGTGTTGCATGAGCTGGTCCTTCTCGACGGCTTGCAATTCATCGACGCTCGGTCTGTGTATCTTTCGTGTAAACTGGATCTCGCTGCAGAACTTGAGAGTCTCGGCGGCCACTTTGAAAGCCTCGTCAAAGGGCAGACTTCTGAAGCTGTCCGTGCCTATGGTCCTCGAGAACCATTCCGGTGCATCAGCGTCTTCCCAGAAAGGACTCCACTCTAGAGGGTAGCTGAACACCGCCTCCATGAGCTTTGTGAGTTCAAGAGGCGAAAACATCTCGGCGTACGTTTTGTGCGCCGTTCCCGTTCCGAACATGGCATAGACCAAGACATCGTTACGGGGCATGTTGCTCAGATAGTACTCTCTTGAAGGTACGCTCCCGGTGATCTCGTTGCAGAACATGTCCTCTAGTTTCACGCACACCGCAAAGGTGGACAGCATGGGGACGGAGGCGCCGGCTCTGACCGGCTGTTGGGCGCGAGCGTCGACGTTTTTGTATCTCTCGCACACATCGACGAAATCGTAACCCCTGTAAGTGGGAGGTGTAAGTCGCCTGCGTTCTATGGCCGCTGCGGCGATGCTTATAGACTTTCGGCAAGCCTTGAGAGCGAGCACAGTTTGTTTGTGCGATGATGTCGAAGAAGGACGACGCTTCCGAGCACTTTGGCCTGTGGCTGTGCGAACCGACTGCGTTTTCTCCATCGTCTCACTGTCGGAGGGGCTCTGTGTCCGCCGTGTGGAAATGTCTGGATGCTGTGTGTGCGAACGAATGGGACAGAGTATGCGACGGCGTGGTCTGCGATGAGATTCTCAAACCGGAGAATTTTGGAATCGGGCACTTGTTCGGATCCACTGTGCTGCTGGGCTGGTGTGCCGGATCGTCAGTGGATCATCAGCTCTCGGTGGGATCGTCAGTCTCGGTGGGAAACAGACCGCTGCGCACATCTGAGCATTTTCACTCTACCATCCTCAGCGACCTCACACCGGTGGCGCCCGATAGGTACGATTGGCTAGACACGGACGATTTGGATCCGAACGGCTCAAAGTGCCTGTACTGCTCCAGTCCCCGTACCTCGTACGCTCTGGATAACCCTGACGGGTTACCCATCCACGAGACCTGCGTACCCACCGACTTGCGGTGTTTCTTGGACGCCGGCATCAAGTTTGCTGGACGCTGGAACCTGACAGGGCTACAGTTTTCGACCGGTGAAACGGTCGTCCGTCTCAGCAGGTTGACGAGAGGCGAGACTTGGCGCGAAGCCGGACTCTTTCACCTAACACTGCGCATCGAGCTGCCAAAATCCACGAGACTCTGCTGTTTCATCACACACTGTTGTTTCCACCTGCCCAGAGCAGAGTGGATGAGAAAGTGCTGAGACTCTATCAATAGCAGCAGAACAAAAAAGAAGAAGAACCGCGGAGATGGCTTGGTGGACGGAAGGACTGGCTAATACTTGGGACGGGTACCTGTGCGACGCCACTGTACAGTGCGCCTACACCAATAATCCCACCGACATACAGTCGAGCAAGACGTTCGGCTGCAAGCACCTCAGACAGACCTCCGATCCCCAGTGGGAATCCGAGACCACGCGAGCGTCCCGTTTCATGGAATTGATGCTGGCGCTGCAGAGGGGAGTCGAGTACATCAACTCGAGGTCCGTGTCGTACATGTGGCCCAGCGGAGAACACCCGACCGACGTCAAACCGGGTGATTTTTGGCTCTCCGAGGACTGCGTCCCTCAATTGGCGGCCGAGTGGCCTCACGTTACTCTGATGACAGCGAGTGGCCTTCGCCAGCCCCTGTTTATAGAAGACAGAGTGGACGTCAAGAGCGCTCCTTGCATGTGCGCCGTGTGGGTGAATTTTGAGGCCGACGGTACCAAGACCATATCCACGCGACGCCACAACATGGAGACGTGCAACGTAGAACGGTGGGGACGAGAGGGTGGAGAGGCACTGGTGGTGTGGGATCCTGCGAATCTCGAGGCGCCAGCCCGTTTCGACCTCTGCGAACGCGCTGTGCCCTACAGAAAGTACCCCATGAACGCGGCTCCGCAGGGTCCCAGGCTGGACTACGACGACATGCCGGTCAGGAAGGGCTGCAGCAGACATTTTCAGGCGCTGAAAGCCGTTCAGACGATGCAAAAGTGTCCATGGTGGGTCGAGCGAGAGGTTCTCCGAGAGACCGATTTCGCCGGCGCCAACAGAGCCCTGAAAAACACCTTCTTTTTCACCCCGTGCGACGATCTCAACCTGTGCGTCCAGGTCTGGTACAGGGCCGATCAGGACTATGGCAAGAGACGTCTCGGAAAGTTCGAGAGACCGGCCGTCAAGACGGAGATTTGGCGAACGAGGAGAATACCCGTACTCAACATGTACAGTAGCTCGCACGGCCACTGTTTCTTCTCGTGTCGACTGTGGGGACCCTACGAATCCGACAGCTCCAAGGCTCTGGTGGCGCCTACCATGAAAGCGCTCTTGTCCGCGATGGTGCCCATCATGGTGGCGGGCGGGTGCAGGCCCCTGGAAGCGCCCAGCCGCAGCGGAGGTCCTACGAAAGGTGTGCCCAAACTTAAAGTGCTAACTCACGCCTCGTGCCTCAGAAAGTTCCACGGCTGCCTTAAAGAGCAACATCTATCGGCGTACGTGCAGTTCCTGTCGGCGTTCGAACAGCTCGCCATCACGTACGATCTACCCTACCATCAACCGAGACCTCTGAGATCGGTCTTGGACCTGCCCGACAAACACGACTGTACGCTCTACCAAGCTTCTCCGCCTCTCGACTAATGGATCCTCTCAAGAAACCCAGATCCGTCTCTATGACCGTCGATCCCAAAGCCACCACCAAAATCAAGAAACATCAGAGATCCTCCCTCGAGCTCCTCGCCGAGCACACCGCCGCTCTCAAACTCAACAACGAATTGACGGCTAAAATGCTGACGGTCATGCAAGAAGCCCAAACGTCCACCCCAGCAACCACCAAGAAGCTACAAAGACAGCTGTCTGCCGACGCTGTGGCTGTGGCTCACTCTGCCATGGCTCCGACCGAACAAAATATCCCACCTATGCCAGTCCCCGGACCTCTCCCGGTCAACCTCGAGAAAAATATCCTGGACTTTCTCAAGACGCAGAAGAGTCCCGTACGAGCCATCCAGATCACCCGAGCTATCCAAGGTGCGCAGCGGACTGATGTGAATAGAATCCTATACCGATTGCTGGAAGGCAATGTCATCATCAAAGATGAGAAACTCCCACTCTGGTCCATCCGCAAATAAATTCGGAAGCTGGATCAAACTGCGATACTACTCTGCTCTTGCCTCTCTCGATTCCACACACACACACACTGAGCAAAATCCCAAGCCAAGCCATGTCAAGCGTTGCTGAACCCAACAAAGGAGGAGAAGAAGAAGCTGTTGCTGCTGCAACACCAGAAAAGACCGTACCCACGGCGCACCTGCTGGTCGATTTGAGTTCACTGGCGGTCGGTGTGAGCCTCAACCCCACGACCATCGTGACTGCCTCTGTGGTTTCAGACTGTAGGGGTGGCAAGCGGCTCATTGTGACGACCGTCAAACCCGCTCAGTTCATCAAAGATGAGCGTATGGTGTTTATGTTTCCTACTAGCTGGCCTCCCAACATCACGCAGCGAGTGAGCGCCATGTGCAACCATGTGTTTGAGTGTCCTCCTTGGACTCCTATGGCGTTCATAGAGGCACTCTTGAGCAAGGCGCCCTTTCCACCCACCAAATGTCCATCCAAAGATCACGAAGGGGCTCTCGATATCGAATTGGATTTCCAGAGATTCTGCTCGCTGGCCGAAACCCTTCCGAGGTTTCCAGCTGTGCCATCATCGGGCCAACCCAAGCAGCAGCTTCTTCTTCAACCTCAACAGCAGCAGCTTCTTCAACCTCAACAGCAGCAGCTTCTTCTTCAACCTCAACCTCAACAGCAGCAGCTTCTTCAACCTCAGCTTCTTCAACCACAGCAGTTTGTGACATTCAACCCAGCAGGAGAATTTCTCATGGTGGATCCGAACGTAGCAGGAGTAGCATTACCGCCAGCTATTCCAATGTACACTGAGCAGCCGGTCGCAGCTTCTACTCCCAAGCCTCAACAGACTCAACAGACTCAACAACAACCACCTGTGTCCTTCCAGCCTCCTCCTCAATACCAGCCTCAATACCACCACCAGCAGCCTCCTCAATACCAGCAGCAGTACAATAAAAGAGGCGGAGGATTCACCAACAGCAGCGGCAGAGGCAGGGGTGGTGGTAGCTTCGGTGGTGGTGGCCGTGGAGGTAGTTTTGTGAGAGGACGGTCTCAACGTTGATGTTTTTGAATATATGTGTGTATATTTGTATTGTATAGTGTTATCAAATAAAAAAAATTCAAACGAGACATTATTGCCTTGAGATTTTATTTATTGCACGCTCTTTTGACAGAGCCTTTGATCACCATTGCCATTTGTGAAGACCTCACACCGCTCTCGACAGACAGATGCAAACTTTAACACAAAACACAATGACCATGACTCCGCACAAGACTGCCGAGTAGATGGTGGGATACGTCCAAGGTTGTGAGAATAGGATACCCACTACACCCCACAGCAGACTGATGTGTACGGAGAACACTTGTTTGGTGTACGACAGGTAGACAAAATCGAGTATCACAAACACAGCGTAGAGGGCAGAGAGAAAAACTAGCGCCAATATGCCGGCCACGTCTGTTGCGAGAGCTCCGTTGTACTGGATGGCCGCTGCCAGTGTAGCGGCCGTCTCGTACAGACACCATCCAGCGTATAGACCCAGAGTGTTTTTGATGTAAATCCTACAAAACAAAACAAGATGTATTAATTACAAACCGATGGAGGATGAGGCCGAGCGAGAGAGAGAGAGAGAGGGGTTTACCTGAAATGGTCAAAGTTGGATGGGTTTTCGTTCATGGCGAAGCCCAGGTCTATGAAGATGGCCGTGGTGAGAAGAGCGTACAGCACTGTTGTACCGGCTGCTGCGCCTACAACATCGGCGTCCCATAACACCAGTCTGCTGATGTCCAGTACGGTCACCAACAGCCACACGGCGTAAAATATAACGTGGGGCCAACTGTGACCCGTGTCGTCCAGGTGATGCACGGCCGGTTTCCAGAAGCGGCAAGCGAACAAGTGTAGATTTATCACAATGAGGCACACGTAAACGAATCCCCATATACCGGGCGTCCACCCCGTGGCAGTCAACCGATTGGAATACTCGTTGACGGCCAAGTCGTTTGACGTGTTGTGAAAGGGACTCAGACCCACGGTGGCCATCCCGTTGAAACAGACCATCAGTATAGTCATCGTGAGAGCGGTGCCGACGAGCAGAGTGACTGCCAGTTTCTTGCCCCTCTGCAGGGAAGGTATAGCTGGAGACATCACCATATTGGTAACGGAGGCTGTATAGCGTGCGCTTCGAAAACTGGAGGAGTTGTTATGCCTTCGCTATGGCACATAACTTCAATTATCAACCTTTTGACTGTGGCGGCACAAGCGACGGAGTTCATACCGGCCGTTCTGAGGGGACAGCATTATCAGCAACCCATCTACTTTACGCCGGCGCCTTCTGTTCCAGACGTGCCTTCGAAATGCTCCGGGTCTTTCGCCGTCGGAGGCTCGTGTCGCTCGTCCTATCGGCATCCCAACTTTGGAGCCGTTCTAATGGCACCCACGGTATCCACGGTGATAACGTCGGGTAGATCTTTCACCACCCGGAGTCCCGTGACGGTGAGATGTTCGCCCCAACTCTCCAAGATGGACAGAAGTCTGGCGGACGTCTACTACTTTTGGTTCGTTCACAGCGACGGTACGGCCGAAGTGTTTGCCGTCGCCTACGCGGGCTTCGCAAAGACTTCCAACAACGCGGGACTCGTACGGGTCGGTGATCTGGCGAGCTGGGGAACGGCCTACGATCTCACGCACCTGGCGTACGGCGCCAGGGTATTCCCCTCGAGAGACTACAGGATCTACTTTACCAAACGGGCTGTGTACATGTCGTTGGACGTCCACATGGGAGCGCTGTTTCCCGGATCGACCGACGCCAACGTGCCCAGGGTGGCCTGCGGCATGCAGAGGGACCTGGTGCTCTACACTCAGGTCAACGTGCTTCCGATAGGGCGTCCCTGGTACCCTCCCGGTACTTGGTGTCAGAAATCGTTTCTCTACAAGCCCACTGGCGTGTGCGGACCGAGGGCCATCAACAGGCTGATGTCCTGCGCCGCCTCGGCGTGGATCTTTGTCGGCGAAGAGTCAAAGGAGCCTCCTAGACACACGGTCGTCTACTGGAGAACGTTCACAAAGAGCGTACCTCTGATGGTGGCTAGCGGTCAGAACGTCGAGTACAGAGCAAGAGGCGTCACTTTCAGTTGGTCTCCGTCGGAGGGCGTCAGAGTGCAAGTGACTCGAAACTTTTTCGACCTCAACAACAACGGTGTGGTGGAGGGCGTCATGATAGCGGCGTTCGGGATAGAGGTTCAGCAGTACAGGTTCCACTGCGACCGCTACGAGGTCGGACTGTATCACACCACCGGTCCGTTGGAGTTGGAGGACCAGGACCCCTACATGAACGACGATGCGTTTCCCAACCCGTCTCCCGTCTCGGTGGTTGTGGACGAATCTCAACCCATCTATTGTCTGAGGGACGTCGTCTTTGTGAGCTGTCCCGTACGAGACAAGCTGACGCGATCGTCCGTGTTTACGCTGTGGCAGGAGAGATCTGGAGGTACGCACCAGGTCAGGGAAGGAGTCACTAGGACCATGATGGCCAGGCTGTTCTACGACGGACCCGGCGTCTACAACGACTTGAGTCTGACCCAGCTACTCAACTCTAATCCCCTGCTGGGTCCCAGACGGGTGTCTTTCACCGAGGGTTTCGAGAACTCGGTCGACTTTATAGCCTACGCGGACGCCACGAGGGCATGGTTCGTGGTCTCGGTCGGCCGGGCATACTTTGATCCCTTCGACACCCTGACTTACGGCTGCGACTACGAGGACGACACCAACACCAGAGAGATCATGTCTTACAGGTAAGCGGCGGCATGATCGTGTCCATAGTGTCCCTAGTGTCTAGTGTTTGATTTTGATTTATTTGTTGTGTATAATTTCTTTTGGTTCAGATACGCCGTGACTGTGGGCGATCAGAGTCTGTCTACCTGCGGCGCCAGGTGTTCATTGACATGGTCTGATTTTCTGGGCAAGTGTATTCCACCGGACATCATATCTACATCTATTCGTGTACTGAGTTGTACGGATGGGTTGCTTCTAGAGTGTCCGGCCACATCTACGCCCGCGCAAGAGGACATTTATTGGTATTACAAGAAGGAGACATCCGATCCCGTATACATCGGGTCGAGCGTCGCTGGTGTAGTGGACACTATAGCCCGAGTAAAGCCCAAAGCTAATGGCGGTGTGTTTGTGACCAACGACTACATTGTGAATCAATTGGGAAGTAACGCGAGGGGTACGTTTTATGGATTGTGTGGACTGAGGGAGGTTGTGTATACAGTGCTTATACCGGTGTGCGTGAGCACTCCGACTCTGCCACCGTGGGCTCAAGATCTACTTCCACCACCGCCGCTTCTACCCGACGATGACCCGCAGATCTTCACCATGGGTACTCCACCTCCGAAACAGCAACAAGCGGTCGCCGATGCGCCTCTGAAGAATCAGGGACTGATGGCCGCGGCGATCCTCTTTGCCGTCTTGACGACTCTATCCGTGTCTTCGGTCGGACTTTTGTCTTATCTGTTTGCTGTAAAATACAAAGCCATGTTGTTGTCTGAAATGACCACCAATAAACGCAAATAAAGGCTCTGTCCGGAACGTGATTTACAGTATCGCTGTGTGTTGTTTTTTATTGTCCCCTTGCCATGTCGACTGTGGACGATTGTCTGGATCGTCTGGTGTTGGACTTTTACAACGGACCAGTGACATGGTACAAGCAAAAACTGAGATACGTGTCGGAATCGACGCGTCTGGCTCTCGAGTATTTCGCCGAGATGTCCACGGAGGATCTCCTGAGACACAGGGGTTTCAGACGCACCAAGCGCGATCAGCTCGCCATAGAGTCCGTGAACCTGAGAGTGTCCCTCCGCGATTTCATCGAGTACTGTTCGGCGGCCGATTACTACTACGAAGCGAGTTACAAGAAGCGGGACCTGATCACCTGCACTACCATCTGGTGGACGATGCTGAGACTGTTTGTCCACGGGTGTTGGTTGTTTGATATCGTCGACGATCACGCCGTAAAGGTGGCTCTGAGCGCCGGTACAAAGATGGCTCGGGCCGGTGTCGCACCACCGCTGCGCGTGTTGCCGATGCTTCTGTTGTGGTGCGCTCACGCGTTCCCCGACGCCGTGGTGTCCGTGACCGATTTTCGCTGGGTAGACGAGGACGACGAGTTCGCGGTACCGTTCAGGAATAGGATGGTGGCCATCAACGCGCACACCGTACCCGTAGACGATTCCGTGTCCAAGCATAGAGTACTGTCTGCTCTGGGTGGACTGTTGTGGCTGTGTAGCGCTTCCCAGAGACCCGTGTTCAAGGAGGATCTGTTCTCGGGCGAGGTGTTTGACATGTACTGCATCTCGAGGTGGCTCTCCTCTAGGCACGATCTCATGGATCGGGACGAGCTGAAGCGTCTGTCCGCTTACTGTCTGGATTTCGTGCGCAACGGCCTAGCGACGACGAGATCGGCCCTCGAGAGATACTCTGACGATCTGGACCCCGAACATCTGAAGCGACTCAAGGTGGAGAGGGGCTACGTGGCCAAGTTCTTTCAAGAATCTTTTCTGAATCCGATCATCGAGCCTCTGGACCTAGTTCAGCAGATAGTAGACCTCGAGCGAGCCATCTGGTCGAGAGCGACAAAGCTCAAGTAAACTCTGTGGACTTGCGTGATTTACCCCGCTCGTTGGGGCAGAAAACAAACGGAAGGCCAACAAACCAACAACCAACCCCCCCCCTCACAACACCCGTAGTCCGACCATGGCTTCAGCGCTACACCTCCTGCTCTTCTTTTTCTTTTTCTCCTCCGCAGCGGTGTCGTGTATAGACGATCAGACTACCGATTTCAGCGCGAGCGACTTGAGGGCGTCCGACGTACCCGCTAAGGAGATCACGCTCACCTTCACCGGCGAATTTTTAAAACCGGCCACAGACGCCTCAAGCGTCCAGTTCGTACCTTCAAATGTAAAATTCAGCGCCTACGAAGAACCCAAGACTGTATCTCTGGAGAAGCTGGCAGAGAAGACCAACGGGTAGGGTATAGAAGAATTTTTTTCTTCTGAGTGTGAGAGGCTTCAGAGATTTTTTGAGAGGAGAGAGAGTCCAGAAAACTTTTTATGAAATTTTTTTTGATAGAGGAGAGGAGCTCTCAGAAAATTTTGAGAGACGAGAGCTCAGAAAATTTTTGGAAGAGCTTCTCTCTCAATTTTTTTTCTGTGAGGCTCAGATGAAAAATTTTTTGAGAGAGGCTCCGAGAGAAAAAAAATTGAGAGAGGAGAGCTCTGAGAAAATTTTTGAGAGGAGCTCCGAGAAAAAAATTCGAGCTGGAGAGAGAGAGAGGGTTGATATGAATTTGGAAAATTTGTCGAGAGGCACCGGCCTGTACAGTCCCCGCTCCATTTAGTCTAGACGCCATGGCCGTCGACGCCATTATCAATACGAGAGGCTGCCATGGATCATCTCGGAGGAGTAAAGATCAAGCTCGAGGAAGAGGAGGTCAACCTCTGCGAGTTTGAGAGAAAAAAGCGTGAAGGAGACTTTCAGCGAGTGGTGAGGTTGGCTCCCGGCGAGTGCATCTGGATCGAGAGTACCTCTTGTCCCAACATGTGTTACTCGCTGTTCATGTGTCAGGACGGCAAGACGCTCCTCGTGCAAGAGGGTTACAGGATCGTCGATGATCACGCACCGACGCAGCCCGTGAGAGACGGCAAGCTGGTGATTGTAGCCAACGAGTCCGAGATCAACACCATTCGCTCGGATCATCCCGAGGCCGCCGTGGTTGTCAAAAACAGTCTCTTGATGACGAGCGCTCTGAATTTCCAGACGGTCGCCAACACGGGTTGCTGGTCCTTTGACGCGTACCAACTGACCGACTCTGACAGAAACGCTCTGATCTACGCTGGGCGCTGCGCGGATTACAGATTCTGGTCGTGTTGCGTGGGACTGATCAAAGCTCAACCCAACGCCGGCTTGATGGTGGTGGACTGGGATCCGTCCGTCGAGTGTGTGGATCACGCTCAAAAGTTGCTCAATTTCCACTGCATGAGCCCCAGCGCGCTCGAGATCTGGAGATCGGCCGTCGTACTAGCAAAGTCCAAATATTTTGTCACGCTCTCTCGGCTATGGAGGGACGGCGTTTGCTATCACAGACCGTCGTTCTAAAGGAGAAGGAGAGAGAGGAGGCGCCAATCCAACAACAGACCGTAGGGGCGCGTCTGTAATATTGCTCGCCAGGCGCAGCGGAGAGGGTTCTATAAAGAGGAGCTCGCACGAGCACAGAGATCACTTCAGCACTTGCTCAGCTCACAAGCACTACGGAGCTCCTCAAAGAAGACACCAGTCTCTTTCACAGTCGCTATATCAAAGCCTCAGCCTCTCAATCAAGCATCATGTCTACAGAAATGGTTTTCATCGAAGAGTCTGGCAGCCAGGAGGCCTCTATGACAGTGGCGTCCAACAGCGGTCTGACCGCGTTCGAGGCAGCCGAGGCTACTACCACCGTTGTTCCACCAACAGACGTTCGCAAAGCGGGCGGTGGCAAAGCCAAGAGAGTTCGCGCCTCCAAAGCATCAGCAGCAGCCTCCTACTCTTACTCTCCCGAGTTCAACCGGGAGAAGAGAGATCAGGCCAAACGCTACCTGAAGATCTGCTCAGAGACCATCTCATCCATCGATAACGCCAATACAGACGTGCAGCTCTACAGAGAGAATATGATCAAACTGACACAGGTCGGATCCGCTCTGCTCTCTGATGCCTTCACAGCCCAGCAGACAAAGACCATGATCACCGGTCTGATCAAGGACATCAAATCGGCAGCTCATTTCATTTCAAACTCTGATCTGGTGACCGGTGTCCACGCTCAGCAGCAGGTCATCAAGAGCCTGTACAGAATCTCCGATACAGCAGCACCTGCAGCAGCAGCACCTGCACCAGTTGCAGTAGCAGCAGAGCCAGTGGTCGAGCCACAAGTCGCTGTAGCCGATGTGACCATGGAGGAGGAAGCTGAGACAGTCGAGAAGAAATCAAAAAAGTCTGAGAAATCCAAAAAGTCCAAGAAAGAAAAGAAGGAGAAAGATGGTAGCGATGAGACCAAAGAGAAAAAGAAAAAGTCCAAGAAAGAAAAGAAATCCAAGGTTGCAGCAGCAGCAGAGATCGTCGCTGTCGTACCCGAGGATGAAGACGATATGTAGATCGCCGCAGCATCAAGAACTCTCTGAATACCTCTCACTCCGCCCACTGCGTTGGGTTATGTGTATATGTATGTCGTGTCTGGTTATAAAATAAAAAACCTTTCAAACCTATTTCACTCTTGTGTTTGTGATCTGTGAGAGCGCGATAATCATGGTGATGTTGGTGGCTCATAAAGGCGGCTTTAACGGGCGCCGAGATGGTACTCTGGAGATTTATCATTTAAAGGGCTCTTCGACGAGGTCGGACGTGGATGTGACTACGCTTCGAGTCGAGTCTTATCACAAGACGTACGTGTCTATGTTTAAGGCGTGCGATCAAGATACCGTACGTGTGTACGATACAGAGTACCCGGGACCCGTGGGTATAACTACTCCTCCGGTTTATGCAGAGGACGTTTGTCCTGGCACGGCGTATGGCACTTTTCTGGACGACAGAGGAGGATTCTATGAGCTGTACAGACCGAGCGATAATACCATGATCAACGCACCTCGATGTGCGAGGAGGAAAGCGACCGAGCCGGGTCGTGGGTTCTGCATCATGCTCAAGTGCGGAGGCACAAACACTCACTTGTGTACGCCTCTACCACAGGACGTTATACTGAAGGGCGACTGGTCTCTCAGTAAAGTGAACGTGTCTGGGGAAGACAAGCGTACCACTCTACACGCTGTGTGCGCGACCGAGTCCGACGTTGGATTTGTGGGGATGGCGTACGCCAAGATCATACTGTTTCGAGAGGACTCTGCGTTTGTCAACAGTCTCATCACGGCGTCCGTCGCTTATCAGAGAATGCGCAGCGGTATACACCGATTGACCCGATTCATCACAGCCAGAGAACCTTTCGCTCCCATAAAGAGGTGCGAGCAATACTGAGCTCTGATCAAATCCCAACCCCGACCTTACAGACCAAAGCCAAAGCCAAAACTTCAGATGATGTCCGAGAGAGCAGCAGGCGCCGCAGAATGTAGCTGGATCGCACCACTGAGAGTGACTCGTACCATTCCGGACGCCTTTCTACCCTACCCAGCCACACTCGGCGCGGCGGGATACGATTTAACGATCCCGAGAGACGCTGTAGTACCAGCAAAATGCAAGGCCATCTGTATAGACGTTGGAATCGCGATGGCCATCCCAGATGGCACGTATGGTCGCATAGCGGCGAGGTCCGGGCTCAGTCTCAGAACGGGACTGATCGTTTTGGCCGGTGTCATAGATTCAGACTACAGAGGCTCAATCAACGTGATGTTTCAGAACAATTTCGACGAACCCGTGGAGTTGAAGCGAGGGGACAAGATTGCACAGATTATATTTGAAAAGATCTCCAGACCCATCGTGCGTCTGGTAGACGATCTCGACTCTACCAAGAGAGGCACGGCCGGATTCGGCTCGACGGATAACGTCTAAAAAGTTTTGCCGCATCAAACAAAACAAATCGAGCAAGAATAAAATAATATCCTCCCTCCTCCCACCTTCCTACATATCTTTCTTTTCATGGGTCTTTATGCTCACAATCTACACACCGATCAAACAACAACAAGTCATGGCAGTCTCTGTCTATCTGTTGCTCGTGCTCCTGAGTCCCCAAAAAGAATACCCGGCCACTCTGACTACTATGGATGATTGTGTATGGGTCAAGAGCATGGAGCGCACGCTGACCATAGAAAACAAGGCTATGGACTTTGCCGAGGCGGAATGCGGCGATGCTTCGTTGAAGGTGGCGATCAGAGAATACAAGCCGGTGAACGTGTGGACCCGTGCCCTGGCAGAGTCTGTCCATTACTCCGATGATGATGATAACGGGGGTAGTCTCTTTGTCAACAGCGACGGTGAATTCGACGTGACTATGATGTCTGAAAAGGACGGAGAAACCGTATTGTCTGACGCCGTGGAGGGTGGCCCGAACGTGCCAGGCATCTACTTTAACCCCAGTACGTCCAGATACTACAACTACCATCCCATGAAACTGCTTGTAAAGTATGACCGCGTTGGACCTAACGTGTGGACGGTCACCTGCAAGACGACCTCACCCGCCACAGCGCGATTGATGCTGAGCCTCGACAACGAAGCCGAGCTGGACGCGAACGGGAGCGCTAACCTGACGTATGATCAAGTGTACGGTGCTTGGTGCAAATCTCAGTGGCTGAACCTCTCTTTGGACACTTACATCATGGATACGCCGTCTAGCGCCGTATTGTTTAATTTCACCGCTATTGTACTTGTGTTTCTTATGTTTCTGTTTGGTCGCAAGATGATAAGGAGTCGACTGGGAGGCATACGCTTCAACATCATCAAAAAGTCTCCGGTCGGTTGGAATCCCACGGCTGTTTCGCCGTCCACTACCCATTATACACCCTATGTTATACAGATCAGTAATAGCACCAAAGATTGAAAGACTTGAATTAATGTTGTGATGATACTTGAATTGATTTTTTTGTCTGTGTCTGTGTGTGCAATATATATTATAATAAAAAAAACTTCTTCTCAAAATATATTTTGCCTCTTTGGTTTGTGAGGGGGATAAAAAAGGGGACGCTCACACACGACATTCCACTCAAGCATACAGGAGAGAGAGAGATGTTTATGTTCAGGTTAATGTCTTCGTGGCTCGAGACGGCCGAATGGCTCAAAACGGAATGGTTGGTGGGCAGCTGGGTGTTTAGCGCAACGGTCTGGTTCTCCGTTGCGGCGTTTCTATTCACCATGCTGGGTATATCGATGTGTATAAGTCTTCTCAGATCCATCGAGCGTCTCACTATAGAACTCACCGCCGTCAAGAACGTACCTACAACCAAGAGGAAACCCCCGTCCAAGATACTGACCACCAAGCGTACACCAAAGAAGCAGAGCATGGACACCACCCCAGAAGTCAACACCACGGACGCAGCAGTGGATCCAGTCAACACTCTGGAGGCTAGATACAGCGAGGATGAGGACGACCGTGAGATCGTGCCGTACTCCGCAGAACTACAGAAATCCATCAAGGAGCAACTGGCCGTGATCGAAGCGGCTGAGGCCGAGGCTGCTGCAAAGAAAAAGAAGAAGACGACACAGCCAAAGAAACGCGTCTCTAAAAAGAAGTCCTCTTAGACGCTCAAAACTACAAAATCCAATATGGCAGCTATATGATGTAAATGGGCATTATAAAATGGGAGGAGGGTCTTCTTTCGCTATAAAAAACCCTACTCCGCTTCCACATCATCACAAACCAACAGCATCTCAAAAAACACTCAAACACTCAAAAAGCCATGGAGTCCATCGTCCTGAAGTTACTGTCTCTGACCATCTTCATCAACGCTGCTGTGGCTGCATTGAACAAGACTGGCGTACCACCGATAAGCAAAAAGTATGGTAGTGTAGTCGTACGCTACAACGGACAAGTTAGAGACGTACACTACCTCGACGAACGTGTGAACGGGCTCGAACTCAAACTGTACGCCTGTGCTGTCTTTGATCTGGGCGATGAAAAATGTGACGATCTGAAAATCTACCTTGTACGAGGCTACGGTCGCATAGGAGAAAGCAGGTCCGAGTTGATGGCCGATGATGTGCTTTCGCCTGAGAATAATCGCCTGCTGCTGAGCGCGTACGCTAAACCCCACACCTATACCATCGAGGATGAGGACGCTGGCTGGGGTGTGATTTCGTCCTGCATCGCACCTATCACAACGGCTGTCTTGGTGTTTATGTGTATATCGTGCTGCATGTCGTGCTGCTCTAAGAAAGTCACTGTGTCATTCGTCTGCTTTGATAAAGTTGTGGTGGTGAATGACGGTGGTGAATCTGGAAAAAAAGCAACGCCCGACTCACCGCCACCCACCTACACACACGACAACTTTACATTCGAGGCTTCTGAAGGAGCTGCTGATCCCAAGATGCATGGACCATTCACACCGTACGCAGAGATGCCACCCATCTACCCTCACGACAACTTTACATTCGAGGCTCCTGAAGATGATCCCACGCTACCAGAGGATCTCATCAGGCTCCTGAAAGTCTGAAAGGGGCTTTGTGATTTTACACCAGACTCATAATACTCTCTCTAAGCTACTCCTGCACACACTTATCACTACTGGACGACATGCATCTCTACTTCTTGCTCCTGCTACTGGGCGCCGCTGCTGCTGTGGAACAGCAACCCTGTGTCATTCTATGGGCCAGATCTTCATACGGAGGCGACTGTACAACGCCTTGCATCGATGGAAACCGGGCCGCAGCCACATGTACAGTTCAAGCTTGGTCGTTTGCTAGCTGGCTGGGCTCTTGGTTTGGAGTGACACCTTCAGCCATCGTGACCAATACAGAGACTTGTGCGCCTCACACTCTGGAGCCAAAAGCTGTGTTGGCCAACTCTACATCATCTTGGGTACGCTGTGAACCCAACAACAGGGGCTGTATCATGAGGAACATCGGCAACCAGCGCTGTCGTACAGAACCAATCTTTGGTTTCAACCTCTTTGCTTCGCTATTGAAGACCGCTTGGACTTGTCTGCTGGACAGTCCAGGCGCCCTAGACTTGGCCTCTCTTTCCAGTGAGCGTCCTTGCGCTCTCAACGGAACTCATGCTGTATATACATCTGACGCTGACACTTGTAGTACTTTTATGGGCTATGGTTATTGTGTTTGAAAAACAAGTTGTGTGTGTGTATGGGTCTATGGTTATTATTGTGTTGATCGAAAAACAAGTTGTGTATGTGTATGATAAATAAAAAAACTTTTGAAACGTACTTTCGATCTCATGGTATTTATTTATTTATTTGTTTGTTGAGAGTACAGCAGCGTGTGTATATAAAACTCAAACGAGCCACATACAACCCAGATGAGATTGTAGACTTTCTGAATTCAAAATAGTCTCTGTGAGCCGCTTTATATCTTGGTGCAGCTGCTCTTTGGTCTTGTCAGACTCTACGACTTGCCAGTTGATGTCTTGTTCTGTAGAGAGTTTGAGAAACAGAGCTCTGACTTTACTCTGAAAGGGTTCATTTTCGAATCGTTCCTGTCCGTAACCTCCTCTCTTTGCAGCAGCGCTCGTCTCCAGATCTAAAAATAGTACGAGGTCCGGCCTGGGCAGACCTCTGTCCGAGTTTTTGCACCACTCAAGAACAGCAGACTCTTCTTCTTCTACTTTCGAGTTGATACACTCCAGAGCCCGAGCAGACTCTTGTTCTACTTTCGAGTTGACACACTCCAGAGGAGCTACTTTCGAGTTGCTGCTGCTACCACCACCACACACCTTGGCAGCTGTGAAACAGATACCCGAGAAGGCGTACCTGTCCACCACCAGAGTTACACCGGACTCTATCTTTGAACGGATCAGAGGCTCCAGTTCCCATCTGTTGGCCGAAAACAAGAGGTGAGCAGCTCTGGCGTCTAGATCGGTCTTGTTGGTGAGATAGCTGTTGATCACCCGTCCCAGAACCGTGGACCTGTCTGGAAATCTCAGCAGTTCTGCACAGTGTCCTTGGTTCACCAAAGCGTCCACCAATAGCTTGCATTGAGTACTCTTGCCAGCTCTGTCGACTCCCTCCAGAACTATAAGAGCACCTCGTCTTGACATCTCAGCGGAGGTTATGATGACGATGGTGATGATGATCCCTGCTGCTACTGTCGGAGGAGGTTTTTTGGTTTAGATCCTTATTATGATAAGTGTCTTGTGTCTCTGTGTGTCTTGTGATCTGTGTATTTGTGATCTCGTGTTGTCTTTTGCTTTGCGCAGCGAGCATCGATATGGAATTCCGAAGGATGATCCTGGTGTTGATGGCTTTCGCGATCAACACCGTAACGCCGAGATCAACACCGTAACGCCGAGATCGACGACGATGTTCATGGGAACCTCAACAACAACACCAACAACATCGCACATCGGAACCTCCTCGACGTCTCCCAACAACAACAACAACATGACTACTCCTGAACACAAGCTACACAAACTACACTACGGATGGGCCATTTTCTTTGCTCTGGTGCTGCTGTGTTTCTTGATCGTCGTGTGTCTACCTGGACGCAAAGGAGAGCCTCTCCACTGGTCTCACAACACTAGATCGCCGGTGTACATACCGAAGGCTGCTATAGAAGCTGGTCAAGAAATCACAGTTGTTGAAGTTTGACTATGTGTGTTGTTATTATTAATATTGTTATTGGTGTTGGTGTTGGTAATAATAATAAAAAAAGAGTACAACCCGAATCAAATCTCAAAAGTTTATTTGGTTTGGCATATTTATAACACATACATGATGATTTTGATGATGAGGGCGCTTAGACGCCTCGTCTGGAGAACACGACTTCATCGTCGCTTTCCTTATCGTAGCCACGGTTGTTGTAGTAGGCTGTAGTTTCTCGAGCCGAGGCGGCTGCGGCGGCGGCCTTCTTCTTTTTCATGCACATGTGCATAACCAGCCACACGATAGCTACCATGACGATGGCAAAGACGACGGCGAATATGACCAGGACGATGACCATGCCTTGCGCGCAACTCATCCAGTCCTGCACTTCCTTTTTGTCGGAGCATCTGGGAATCACCTCGGTGGGTATCCACCACGAGCCGTTGTTGTTTGCGGGAACCGTGGTAGTAGGAGGCATCACCGTAGTCTTTACCCATCCCATAGTCCCGTTGGACACAGCAGCAGCAGAGGTAGCGGTGGCATTTACTACTACAACAGAGGCAGGTGTAGCAGTGGCATTGGTCTGTGAGTGGACCAGAGGCGCCAACACCAGTCCAAGAACGAGCACTATAGCCAGTGACATTATGTGACAAAAAGGAGAGGAGAGCAAGAGACCCCAGAATGCAAGAGAAACAAAACGACATACGCATGACATGTTTTCATAGGCAAGCTTTATTTTAATTATCTCAACACAACGTTACAAGCGTCCAACACATGGCGGAAACCCCTCTCGACGGTTTTGAGACCCATTTCATAAAATCCTCTCGACGCGTCTCCCCTCACGGGAGGCAGCGGTATAAAAAAATCGTCTCCCGAATCCCACGGCGTATCGCTGGAACTTCTGAAACGACGTTCGACGTCTCTGATGGTCAGACCAGCATCGAACGCCGTACAGCGTTTCATGGTGTACAGTCCGAGCCTCACCAGTCTGATACCCTCGTTCCACTGATCGCCCAGCACCGGAGGTTGATATTTGAGGTTCGTTGCGCGAAATCCGTCCCAGCCCAACAGACAGTGAGGAGACTCTCCCGTGTACCACAACCTGTCGGACGCCTGTACAGACTCAAAGTAGCCCATGTTGAGCTTGTTGACTTTGATCAGGAGCGAAAAAGCCCGACTCAGAGCCGTTGGCTTGTCGGTCTCTATCTTGAAGTCGAATATCTGTTCGATGATCACCGGGACAAGACCCCTGCAACCAGAGTGGGGCCGTCTCGTCCTGGGTTCTGGCTCTGGCTCTTCGTCCGTCTCTCCGCCATCGAGGTCGGCCTCTGCAGGTTCGTCCAACGCTTCTTGATCGAGTACGGGCTCTCCGTAGTCATCCGCGTCCAGGTCTGACGCGTCGTCTATGCCCTCGTCTTCGTCTTCGTCTTCAGCTTCAGAGGCATCAGAGCCCTCGTCGGGTTCATCAGCCTCTTCTTCTTCAGCTTCTGAGGCTTCCGAGGCTTCTTCAGCTTCTTCTTCTGCCGCCTCTTCAGCTTCAGAGTCCTCTTCTTCTTCAGCTTCTGAGGCTTCTTCTGCCTCTTCTGCCTCTTCAGCTTCAGAGTCGGAGGCCGCTGCGGCTGGTCTATCGTCCGAGTCTTCATCGTCATCAGAATCGGCTGCTACTACGTCCGCGGCTCGTTCGTTGTCAGCGGCGTCGAGTCCGCCGGCTGCCTCCACGGCCGCCACTGCTGCTATGGCTGCGGCTACTTCTCTGGCCTCGTCGTCAGAGTCGTCATCCTCATCGTCGTCTGCGTGAAGATGCGAGATCACAAACATCTTGGCTCTGCTGTCAGCGCTGTAGGCTCTCATGATCAGGCCCCATCCGAGTCTCAGCCAGCAGCTGGTCAGGACGGTCTTGTGAAAATCGGGTGGTGTGGGTTGTCCCGCCGGGTACACGCAGAGAGCGCCGTACTTTTTGAGATCTTCGTCTGGCCAGAAGAGAGGCACTCCGCTATCGACAGCCGCGTGCCACACAGAGTTGATCAGTACCGATAGATGGACGCCCCTGAACATGTCGTTGAGAATATCGGCGCAGATCTCAGGAGTCGCCCTCGTGCTCAGGTATTGAGCGCCGTGCCACGTTCTCATACCGATCTTCATGAGGGCCGTGTGAGTCGGCATCTCGCACCTGTACGTCAGCATCAGCTTTTGAAATTTGATGGTCGGTAGCTCCGAGACGCATTTTTTGATGTTGGCGCAGCACACGAAAACGTCGTCCGAATCTTCCGCGTCTGCCATGCTCTCCCTGTGTTAGTCCGGTAAATGTTGTGCATCGTGGTTAAAAAGTTAGGGGGTGGAGATCAGCTGACGATCCGAATTTCATCCAGCTGCGCGTAGGTGTTTCTTCTTCTCCTTCTCCACCTAGGTAAGCGGCATCCCATCACACAGAAGAAAATCATCATCACGACAAGAGCCACAAAGGTAGCTCCGAGTATCACAAACAGCTTAAAGGTCGGCTCGTCCATAGCTATATAACGCGCGACTCCCGGTCACACTCTCTCTTAAACTCGGGGGTGCCAAACCACCAACCACAAATTTAAGGATGGCGTACTCTTTGAACCGTACTTGGAATAATCTGAGCGACGACGTGGCGGGTGGATCCGTGGGCGCTGTCATCAAGGCGCCCTATTGGATAGGCAGAGAGACGCTGGTTCTACTGAAAGCGATAGCGCCTGCGAACGGTCCCGTGTACTACGCGTACAACTTGGGTCTGAACTGCATCAGCGCCGGCGCGGCGATCAGAAACTCGGTCAAGGACGAAGAAGCCAGGATCGGCGCCTACATGCTTACGGGCAAGACGGAGGCCGAGCTGTTGGAGACGATCGCCGATCTGGCGCAGAGAGGTAGACGCGAGACCTGGAAGGCGCCCTCCGATTCCATGAACGGTATACAGTGGACGGGCTACGCTCTTCAGATTTACGGATGGTGTCTTCTGAGGGGCGCTTTCGACAATCCCAACGCTCTGTACGCACCCAAGGACCCAGAACTGACCGAAGAGACTCTGATAAGGCCTCTCGTCTACCCGAGGGGTACAACTGCCAAGACGCTCTCTAAAAAGTGGCTGACCGTCGTCGTGCACTGCAGCATGTGTCTCTTGACGAGGACGCTCTTTTCCCAGATCGCGTCCGGCGAGTGGAAGAACGCCTTCGACATGGACGGCAAGTTCGAAGAGTTTGGCGAGGACATTGTCAGGGGCGTGCTGGCGGAGGGCGTCAGGCGAAAACTGTTGGAGTCCGGCTCGGAGTTGTGCGTGCTACCCGGTAACTGGTACTGGTCTCCCGGGTACGAAGGTCCGTCCGTGTCTCTGGTAGATCAAGAGGACTGCGATGACTACGGCAAAGAAATGACGGTGGACCTCTCCGAGCTGACCCAAGAGGCCAGAGACTACGTCGAAAAGTGCATCGAGGAAGCGCCTCCCGATGAGGATCCTTTAGAGTACGCTTTGAGATGCGTAGACGCCTATCGAGGTCCCCTCGTACCAGACACTTTTTACCCGTCGTACCTAGACGACGAATAAACATCCTCACCCGTCGTACCTAGACGACGAATAAACTGTACCCATCCATCAATAAAATAAAATAATAAAATGTCTTAAAGTGTAAAACGATGCCGCCTTGTGGTTTGTTTGTTGCGTTGGGAAAAAAAAGTGGGCCGGGTTTGTAAAAAAAAGGTATAAATGTGCTCCACAATCTCACACTAGACACTACACTGATCATATCACTACTACATCTCTCTGAGAAAGAACAGCAGAAGCAATTACAATGGAAACTCCAGTTGCAGTGAAAATGGAAGCTACTCCTGAAGTTGAAGTACTTGCTGAATCTTCACCAGCACCACCAGCAGCGCCCACCAAGCGCAAGCTGTCGAGCAGTGACAGCGAGGAAGAGCCAGAAGAGTACAAGAGACAGAGGTGTTGGCTGAGCTCTCGCAGCGAGCAGGTTGCACAACTCGAGAAAGACGACCGAGAGGCCAAAGAGTCCCTCTTCAAGTACGGGGCTTCAGCCAGGGAGATTCGTCGCAACGCGCTCAAGCGAGAAGCCATCAGACTGCTGTCGTTGGCCTTTGGAAAACTGGCCGGCTTCAACGAGTCAGAGTCCGTCTCTGAGTTACTCAGAGAAAAGTTTTTGGATCTCAGTAAACCACTCGAAGATATCCTCTTTGACATAACGTCCAAAGTGTCCGTTGACAAGTACACTGCCGAGAACATGTACGATCCCAGCCACGTGTACATGGGTATCTTTGGCAGCATCGCAAAGACACTGGCTTTGGTGGCCGCCAACACCAACATGTACCTGATACCGTCTGTGGAGAGGATCATGAGGGCGATCGGGCGTCCCGTGTTCCGTTGCTGGTATAACAAGAGCTGGCAACAGATCTGGCACGATATCATTCACGGCGACACGACCTCTGATCCTTCATCGATAACTCTGGACGATATCTTTGAGTATCCCTTCAACAAGTATCAAGAGGCTGAGGACTACAACAACCCGAAGGTGATCGGGTTCGCTCACATGAACGCTCCGACCATGGATGACTTTTTCATCAGAGAGTCTCCCTACCCGTTGGTGCCGAGCGACGCTCTAACCGATCCCTACATGACCAGACCCAAGAGCGAGGAAACCACCTGGGCCAGACTCATGAATAGGCAGTGGTGCATCGGGCGTTCCTACGTCAAGCTGGGCTTTACCATGCTCGCTCACGAACTGAGTCCCGCGAATGAGACTGTGACGCTCGGCGACCTGGACAGGTTGATGTACATGGAATGGGAAGATGAAATGGACACGTTTTGCTACGTTGATGGCGGGTTCTACCGTATGATGGAGAACGCTTACAGCAGCAAACGTATCAAGACGGAGGAGGACCACTCTAGCAAACTGCTGCTGGTTTCTGAGAACATCACCAACTTTGGTCTCAAGGTGCAGCTGGCCTCTCACATGAACTGTTACCTGGGTCTAGACGACCAGAACGTCAGGAGGGAAGTGTGGGGAGACGTCAACATCAACTCTGAGCACTCGTTTGATATCATGGAAGATGTTCTGGCCAGTGTGTATGATAGGTGCAAGACTGAGAAACATGTGCTGGAACTAAACAACGAAATGATTCCACCGACCGTCTTGAAATCAGTCTACTTTATAACCGCTATAGACGGCCAACCCGAAGTCCATTGTACATTTGATAACTTTGAGAAACATTGTTCATCTGCTGAGAAACATTGTTCATCTGATAACCCTTGAAAAACATTGTACATCTGATGTTTTGTATTTGTGTGTGTAACTCAATAAAGACTCTCTCTATCATTCAATCTTTTGTTGTTCTGCCTCTTCTTCAGACAAGAGTACAAAGAGAGGGTTCTTGATTCTATGTTTTAATGATTTCACAGTAGTACAGAGAAAAAAGATAATAATACTTGGTGTTGAAATGAAAAAGGTACACAGAATACTTGGTGTTTGAATGAAACTTTTTTTTAAAAAAAAACATGACGCTCAGTTGCTGCTGCTGTTGACCTGTCACATAAAAGCAAGAGCTATCTTTGTAGACAGTCTCTCTCACACGTATGCCCCTTTCTCTTCTTCTTCTTTCACACCACCACCACCACCGGTCTCTCTCATCCCTGTGTCCCCGTGGTCATAGATGGGTGTACGTCTGTTTAAGCAGCCGCTGCTCTTTGAGAGTTGTTGAGACTGTTGTTTCAGCTGGTTCTGATTCAGATAGTCGTCCTTGAGCTGTTTGGCGGCCTTTAGGCTCATCAGGCACATATCCCTCTCCAGAGCCAACAAATTGATTTGAGCGTTGCTCTCTTCCATGGACATGGTCTCAACGTGTAACGCTTCGATCTTTCCGGTGATGTCCTTGAGCTCCCTTGCCAGCTTGAGGACGGACGTGTTGATGTCCTTGTCTAGGTTCACCGATGATTTGGCTTTGAAAGAAGTCTGCAGAGAACACTCTGAGCTGTCGCTGTCCGTGCCGGATAGATCGGGTGTAGACCTGAACCGTCCCATGAAACCCCTTTTGTTGTGGTGGTTGTTGGCCTGTCGCTGTTTGGTCTTGTCCTGCTTCTTGCGAGTCCTGGTGATCATCTTTTGCACCTTGGTGATCTTGTGCTGGACGGGCTGTTCGACGGACGTCGAAGAAGACGCGCAAGAAGTTATGGACGTGCGCTGTCTCGCCCCGCCGCTCATCGTCAGAAGGTCGTCCAGCGTCAGTTCGGACGCCGCGATGGCGCTACTTTCTGTAAGGTTCTCGCGCGGCGCGTAGAGATCCCCGAGAGGGTCGTGAAGATTATCCAGCTTGGTGAGGTTTGAGCGAGGCGTGCATCGCGAGGTTAACTTTGCCGATGCGGCGGCAGCGGCAGCATCAGCCCGATATCGGAGATCCAAGCAAGACGTTGTTGTAGTAGTAGTAGTAGTTTTAGTAGTTTCTCGATATCTGAGATCCACGCAGGATGCGGGTATTGGTGTTGGTTTAGTAGTAGGAGGTCTGAGAGCCACTCGCGAGGCTTTAATGGGTTGTTCTCGGAGGTCTATGCACGAAGCGGCCGCAGAGACCATACGGCTTTCCAGTAGAGTGTTGGGAGAAGGCGGCATGGGAAGATCGGCGGCCTCTTCTTCGGACAAAGGACGTCCAGGGGAAGGTGTGGGAGGCAAAGGTACCACCGCGTTCACGTTCAGTAGAGATACGGTCCTTATGGGCACCGGCGGAGTCTGGCCGTCGGAGAATCTCCGTTGCGAAGGTAGGATAGACGGTCTAAAGACATCGTTGATAGACCGTACCGATTGAACGGCCTTGATCGCTTGGGTCTGGGGCGTAGTCAAATGTATGGGTAGGACAGAGAGGTCGGCGCCGTCGTATTTGTCGTTGGTTTGTCCCATGCCTGTCCCGATGTACAAAACTTAACGTTGTGAAATCTCGCACGCACAGATAGCTTCCCTTCTGGGAAAGCCAACACAGAGCGTCAGCGCTGATATAATAGGAGATTCCCGCAGCAGAGCGTGAGAGATGGCAGCGTCAACACTGGGTCCCGTGCCAATATCAACTGCAGCTTCGGTTGCACCATCCGTCGTCAACCAGACGGCTGCCACCCTGGGGACAGCCGCTACAATGTCCACGACGACCACTTCGTCCGCTTTCGACCAGCTGGCGCTCAACTTTGAGCATTGGCTCAACCCTGTCAACTTTGCTGACTGTCACCCTACACAGCAAGACTTTTACTGCGTGTCGGGTCCCATCGTGTTCGCCGTACTGTTACTGGTAGGCGTACTGATCGTACTCGGAGTGGCCTACATGATCAAACACTTTTGCTGCAACAAGGCAGCGGAGAAGCCTTCCATCATGGAAGACATCGAGACCGGTACCAGTCTGCGAGAGCCCGACAAGAAGAAAAAGAAGACGACAAAGAAGTCCTCATCAAAGTCCTCCGGAAAGAACAAAAGGAGCGGCGGCTACGACAATACCGCTTTCATGAATTAATAAGAAAGCGACCCGATCTTAAGAACGCGATCGGTTGTCGCAGATCTTATTAACGAATACCCATCTCTCTACACCCGGTAACGATCGCCCATCGCAGAGTAAACCAGAATCTCGTACACCGATAACGCAGAGGGGACGACGACATCATGACAAACCTGGTTCTAGCCCTCGCGGTCTTGGCCTGTGTGGTAGTCGATCAGACGTACGGTTTTCTGAACGGCACTAAAACCAAAGAGGAAGAGGACGCGTACATAACCGAGCAGATCAGAGAAATGATGTTGCTGTACGGAGCCACCCAGAAAGTCCAAGAAGACACGGTCCAAGCGCTCCTTTATCAGAACTTGGTTTTTCACCATATAGACCAATGGATGACCGTACCGCGAATTCTAGTGGGCTTCTTCGGCTACCCCGACCTCACCACCACTCCGTTCGTACCACCGTCTCCGGTCACCGCTGCGCCCATAATCACTATCAACGTCGACCTATTGAAGACGACTACCACTCAGACGACAACGACGTTCGCTCCCATAACGACCGCCCCCACAACACCCTCCCCGCAGCAATTGGCAGCTTCCAGGGCGGTCTACGAGGCTTCATCTATAGCCGTCTGGTTGTCACAAGCCACCACTCCTGTACCTACTGTCCCCACGGTGACAACGGCCTCCACGACTCCGCCACCCAGCACACCCGAACTCGTGGTGCCCACTTACATGAGAGATTCGGCCTTTGACGTAGGAATCATCGGAGTCTCGCCGGCGCCCATACCCCAGCCTATGATAGCTAGATCCGTGCCAGGATCCCACGCGATACACTACAGACTCCTCGACCCATCCATGATGGCTACTACTACCATCACCACCATTCGGACACCCTCCATCCAACCCACAGTAGCTCAAGTGACTACGGAGACCGTCGATCAGCAGCCGCAGCAGTACCACTGGTTGGACCCGGCGGGTTTCGCCCAAGAGGTCAGCAAGTGCAAGAACTCCAACGAGTTTCTGACTTGCGCCAAGGGCCCGTTCGCGTTCGCCCTCATCTTGAGCGTGTCCTGCATACTGCTGGTGGTGATCGGTGTCGGACTCTACAAGTTCATCAAGAAAAGATACTACAGCGCCGGGACGATGTAGGACGCCGGCACGAAACTCTTTCTTTCTTTTGATTCTGGTGTAGAGTTGTAATTTGAAATGTATGTGTACACGCCGGTCAATAAATGATGCGTTACCCTGATATCAATCTCACATCGTGTGTGTCTTTTTTTCCTATGAGGAGGAGGATGATGATGGATACGTACAAGTGCTGTAGATGTTTAGAGCCCTCTGCCTACGACGAGTCTCCTACCATGCCGTCGTTTTCGTACGCGGCACAGCTTTTAGATTGGAAACCCAAATCGAAATCTCACAGGGAGCTCTATAGGTTCGGTAGACACAACTGGCTCATGGGCGCCTGGTTGAGTTCTAACCCCATCAAAGGTAGACTGGTCACCAAACTCTTTAGCAAGAATAACACCAGACGGGTTATAGACCACGTGCTGGAGAAGGTCTGTCCCGAGAAGGGCTTTCCTCCCATCAGTCAGTGGTGGAACAGGACGAAATTCCCGAAAGAGGGACGCGTAAAAATCAACAGATCGCACTCTGACTATCAGCACCTGGCCACCGCCGTGTGGCTGTTGGGCTGGCATTGTATGAGACACGCCAGAATATTGGACGAAAACAATCCGCCAGCGTGGTGCGCGGACAGGTACCTGGACACGCTGGAGATCAGGGTAAACGAGTGCGACACGCCGCTCGAATTTTTGAGATTCGTGATCGATCTGGTGGACGGTAACACTGATGACGACGACGACCAGCTGCTGGCGGATATTGACCTGGGAGAAGAGGCGACGAGGGACGACGACGACGAATGCCTTTTACAATCACCGCAAGGTTTCTGGGCCATGGGTAAATCAAGCAAGATGTACGTCAAAGAACCGACCTCTAACGTGTCTCAATGGAAACTAGGACGACAGCTGGTGGACCTGGGACACAGGGTGATGGCTCACCACATGCTGAAGAACGTCAGCGACACGCTGAGACTGAACCAGTTCAGACCCAACCTCGGTAATTTTTTCACTAAGCGATCACCCCTCGCTTCTTCTTCTTCATCATATTAAAACACTACACGACACGACACCCAGATCCATCCATCCATCCATCCAATCCACACCAACCAACCATACTCTTGTCATCCTTCCATCCAGGGACCGTGGCTATGATCAGGCAAGCGCTCAAGTACTCTGCCGGATGGGATGGAAAATCGTCGCCCAACAGATCGTGCGAGGCCAACACTACAGCATCCATAGCCTACACAACGGGCGGTGAGATGGTGAACGTGGGTTACGCGTTATGCGTGGCGTCTCATAGGAGAATCAACCTGAATTGGCCCGAGGCGACTTGTTGGAAACGTTGCGCTACCTGGTACGGGAGTACCGTGATTATGACTTGTTTTATGCGTTCTGTGTTGACGGACGTTACTCTGGTGGACGGACATCAACAACATACGAGCGCCGTGTCCAAGCTGTCCGTTTCCATGTCCGAGAACCACTACTACGGTGGCTCTAAGCCAACGGCGATTGTCTATTATTGTCAACAAGCGCAGCGCTCTTCAGAGGCCATATAGCCGGCGCCACCACACTCGAGCCACACAACCAACCAACCATGGATCGTGAGACTCTACTCGGGCACCTGAGCTGCCACGAGTGCGGCAGACTGTTTAGAGACCCGGTGACGGTCTCGTGCGGACACAGTTTCTGCAGGCTCTGCGTCAGATCGGTGTGTGGAATCTGTCTGATAGAGTGCAGTCAACCGTTCCTTGTCGACGAACTACCATCCAACCATGTGCTGTGCAACATGGTCTGCGCCGTCGAGGAGGATGGCTTGATGTACGGTTGTTGTTCCCAACGCATCACGGCCGTGATACCAAACGTACCACCCGTACCCAAGCCGAGACTCTTTGCAGCCACTGCTACCGCTTCTACTAGCTCGGCTGCCGCACCACCCGTACCGTCCGGTGCTGCTCTGCCACCACCACCACCACCACCTCCACCGGTACCCACAACCAGCGAGATCAAGTCGCCACCAAAGCCCATGACATGTCAGCTGCCGGTGCCGTACGTGGCGGATGGGTTCAGACGCAGAAACAGCAAGACCAACGACAGCACGAGGCGAGATCACCCTCCTCCGGCTCCCAGTAACCTGGTACAGAAAGCGCTGGAGAGGTGTAGCAGAAGTAGTAACAGCAGTAGCAGCAGCGGCAGCGTCAGCGCCAGCGCCACGGGAAAGAAGCAAAACAATCAGCGCAAACTGAAGAGGATAGTCAGCGACCTGATCTTTAGAGAGAAATGCCACATGAGACTCTTGTGTCATCGTTACATGGTGGACGCCGAGCTCGATCCCACAACCGCTCACAGTAACGTCAAGGTGGATATGGCTGGTAAAATATGCTACTACACCCCAGTCAAACAGCAGCAGCAGGGCAAGCGCTCCTTCTCCACAGTGCCCGCTGTCATGTCAAAGAAGGGCCACTTTACGGCGTTCTACGCCGAAATGTCTGTCGAGAACAAGAGCACCTGGACATTTGGAGTGTGCGCCTACAACGCCGATATGCGTATGGTCTGGCCATGTCCCACCGGTAGCGCATGGACAGTCTCTCAGATCAGAGACGGTAGAGTGTACGCCAACACAAACAACATCAATTCCAACAAGGATCTGGTGTCTGACTCTATCCTGACTAAAGTCGGCGTGTTTGTGGATCAAGAAGTGGGCTCTGTGCATTTTCTAGACGCCACCAGCTTTGATACGCTGTACGTCTTCAAATCTCAGCCCGTGGCTAATGCACCCATACACGTGTTTGTATCACCAGAGTCTTCAGAGTCTGTGCCAGTCATACTGGCCACACCGGCGGCTAGATCCACTACCATACATCAAGACGAAGATCTCGATGATTTTCATCATCAGCAGCAGAGGAGGAGATCCTCCGTCGCTTCCATAACTCTAACACTCTGATTGTCTGCTGCTTATTGTGCTCTGTGTATTGTGTGTGCTGCTTATTGTACTCTGTGTACTGCTGCTTATTATAAAAATAAACCAAAAGTGACAAAAGTATTTTGAAGATTCATCGTCTTTATTAAAGCAAAAAGAGTACATATGACAACCAACATTATTATTGAAAGAAGAATGAAAGACACTTTTTTAGCTAGAACACATGACACACACATCATCAGTGCACACAATTTCCAAGGCTGCTGCTGCAGTCGATTGCTTCTTGGGGCTTTTAGTTCCATTGTTGGTATCGGAGGCATCGCGCTTGCGTTTAGACGCCGCTGCAGCAACCTCTGGAGCCACAGAAAACTGTACGGGAGCCACTGCAGCCTTGGTTCTCAGATAATACATGCCAGTTTTCAGTCCCCTCGACCAAGCGTGCATGTGCATCCTCGTGAGCTTCTTCATCTTGAGGTCTGGGTCGTTTTCACACAAAAACAGATTGAGGGATTGACTCTGATCCACAAACGGTGCCCTGTCCGCCGCCATGTCAATGAGATCCTTCTGAGGCAGTTCGTAGGCCGTCTTGAAGACATCCTTGAGCTCAGACGGGAACGACGCGATAGCTTGTACAGAGCCCTTGTTGACCAAAAGCTCGGTACGCATCTCGTCCGTCCATAGACCCCTCTCTTCCAGCACCTTGACCATGTGCTTGTTCACCACTTGGAAATCTCCCGAGAGCACCCTCCTCTGGTACAGGTTAGAAGTGAACGGTTCGATGCTCTCGTTGTTGCCCAGGATCTGAGCCGTGCTGGCGGTGGGCATGGGTGCCACCAGCAGACTGTTGCGCAGTCCGAATCTATTGATGGACTTTCTCAGCGTGTTCCAGTCACAGTGTCCTCCCAGGTCCCTCTCAGAGAGTCCCCACATGTCAAACTGCAAGAGTCCCTTAGACACCGGACTCCCATCGTACGACTCGTAGGGACCGTACAGTTCGGCCTGGGCGCAAGACTGCGTCAGGGCAGCGTGGTAGATGGTCTCAAAGATCATCTTGTTGAGTCTCTTGGCCTCGGGAGAAGTGAAGGGCATACGCAGCATCTGAAAGACGTCGGCCAGTCCCTGTACTCCGATACCGATGGGCCTGTGTCTCCTGTTGGAAGCGGCCGCTTCTGGCACGGGATAAAAGTTGACGTCGATCAGATTGTTGAGGTTCAGAGTGATGACTTTAACCACCTCGGTCAGCTTCTGGTGATTGAACACCAACTCGCCGCCGTCGTGGAGGGGTTCCACAAAAGCGTTTAGGGCAACGCTGGCCAGGTTACACACGGCCACCTCGTCCTTGTTGGTATACTGTATGATCTCTGTACAGAGGTTGCTGCACTTGATGGTCCCCAGGTGATTGTGATTAGACTTGCGATTGGCAGCGTCCTTGTAGAGCATAAAGGGACCGCCAGTCTCCAGCTGAGCCACCAGAATCTTGTCCCAGAGTTCTCTGGCGCTCACCGTCCTCTTGACTGCACCCTCGGTCTTTTCATACCCGGTATAGAGCATGTCAAACTTTTCACCGTACGCCTCGTCCAGGCCTGGACACCTGGCGGGACACATCAGACTCCAGTGCTTGTTGTCTTTGACCCTCTGCATGAAGAGGTCCGGGATCCACAGCGCCTGAAAGAGATCTCTGGTCCGCTGCTCCTCCACGCCGTTGTTTTTCCTCAGATCCAAAAACTCAAAAATGTCAGCGTGCCACGGCTCCAGATAGACGGCCAGAGCGCCGGGTCGCTTGTTGCCACCCTGATCCACCATCCTCTCCAGAGCGTTGAAGATGCGAAGGGTCGGTACCAGTCCGTTGGATCGACCGTTGGTGCCCTTAATGTACGCACCGCCGGCCCTCAGGTTACTGGCAGACATGCCGATACCACCGGCGTGTTTCGAGATCATGGCGCAGCTCTTGAGAGTGTCCATGATGCCCTCCATAGAGTCCTCCTTGACGTTCAGCAGAAAACAAGACGACATCTGAGATTTGGTGGAACAGGCGTTAAACAGCGTGGGACTGGCGTGTGTAAAGTAGCCCCTAGACATCAGATCGTACGTCTCTACGACTCTGGCGATGTTGTCCCCGTGAATCTGCATGGCGCATCTCATGTACATGTACTGGGGCCTCTCCACAGGACCCTTGGAGCTGGAGAGCAGGTACGATTTTTCCAGAGTCTTGAACCCAAAGTAGTTGAGGTCAAAGTCTCTGCCGTGAACCACGGCGGCGTCCAGCTCCGACTTGTGCTTTACGCTCAACTCGAAAAAGCGCTCAGACACGAGGGGAGCGTTCTCTTTGGTGTCGGGGTTAACGTTGTGGTACAGCTGCCACATGGCATCAGAGAACGTGTCGGGAGTCTGCTTGTGCAGATTCGACACGGCGATCCGAGACGCCAAGATACCATAGTCAGGGTGCACGGTGGTCATGCTGGCTAGGGTCTGAGCCAGGAGCACGTCGATTGCAGACGTCTTGAAACCGTTGCCTATCCCGGCTTCCACCTTTTTAGCCACTTGAAGCGGATTCACGATCTTTGAACTGTAGCCGCAGTTTTCGATCCTGTCTGCCACCTTTTGAATGTCTATGGCTTGAGTCTGTCCGGACCGCTTGACCACATAGGGCTCACAGCCAACGGTAGTAGTGGTGATTGATTCCATGATGCGTATGTATGTTGTTCCAGAGAGTGAAGCGAGAGAGAGAGAGTGTAATGAAGAAGGACAAAACTTTCACCATTTATACATTTTTTTTTAAAGAACCGGAAAAAGCGCAGCGCATAGGCAACGGTCAATTATTCTTCAACATCCGGTTCTGGTATCGGGCTGGCGGTTGGGCTCGGTACGATGGTGTCTTGGCTGTCCAGACTGTCCTGACTGTCTGTTAAGTCGTCGGTTGTTGTGTGAGACGCTCTGGTCCGTTGGAGGTAGGTCAGAACAGCGTCTATAAGCGTCTCAATCTCAGCCACATCGAGTCCCTGTTCCACGGCCTTTCTTCTCAGATCGTCCAGAGACCCGTCTGTCGCATCGGTGGCGTTGGTCTTGACGACCGTTGTGAATCCCCTGACATCTGCGTTCCTCTGTGAGGTTACAACAGTACGGCTAGGTGCACCCTTTTCAATGGCCAGTGTTGACACTGTGTCAGAGACAAGTTTAAAGGCTTCTGTGGCCACCATCCTTTCAACGCTCTTGATAAATATGTTAATTTTGTACGCCAGGTACAGACCAGTGGCGCCCAGAACGATCCATGTCTTGAGACCCATTATAGTTTCTTTGGTTTGGTAGTTTGATTGCTTGAGACCTTGAGAGCTTGATAAGCTTGAGAGCTTGAGACACACTGATATGATTTTTCTAAACCCTGCCACACTTTATATACAGTGTGGTGATGATTATGACTAATATTCATGACGCAACAACAGATTTTCAGAGAAAGATTCACAGATTTATTGGAAACCATCACATTGACAATACATACACACACAACTTTTTTTAATCTCGGAGTGTCTGTTCGGGAGTCTCGTCGTCATGTATGAATGCTAGGTTGAAGTAACCACCCGATAACTTCTTCCCTTCTTCTCCGCCACTGTGCAACAGCTCCTTTATCTTGATAGCCGCTTTGTGTACGTTGGACATCTGCTCCTTTAGCTTGATAGCCACTTGGTGTACGTGAGACATCTTTGGCCTCGAGAGTTTTACCTCTAGGTATCCGGCGCAAACGCTCATACACAGTGTAAACACAACCGTGCAGCCGATCACAGCGCCCATGATCCACCTGCCCTCAATCAATTTAGCCAGCCTCTCCTTCTCGAAAGGCTCCATGATGGCGCGCAACGCATCTGGTCTGCGAGGCTGCCGAGTCTGTGGCTGTGTAGGCTGTGTTGTAGGTTGCTGCTGAATCGTGGTAGGCTGCATCGTGGTAACTGCTGTAGCTTCGGTCGAGGTCTGGTTGTTGGTGATGGGTTTAGTGTCCACCAACACTATCATCATAGCCAGTATCAGAGCTGTTGAGAGTTTCATATTGTCTTTGGTCTTTGAGGTTCAGTTTGTGAAAGTGTGGTGTGGAGTGGTGTGGTGTTAGAGTTTTTATTTGAGCTGATGATGATCCTCCCCACCCCCCCCACCACCTCATCGCGTTAAAATGTTTGACAAATTACACAACAAGTTAATTCGAGTTGAGTATAGTTTATTAAAATCACACACACGTATGTTCAAAACAGACATTCAGTTATTATATACAATATAATTGTGGGTATCGAGGCGTCTTCTGATGATGGCTTCTGGTGGGGCAGAGTCGCCCGTGTACAGTGTCCAATTTGAGTACAGATCGTGTCCTCTGGACTCGACTGGAAACACAGAGGTCTGTAGGGGATCCCATAGGCGGTTGCCGAGTTTGTGTCTCACTTGCTCGCAGACGACCACTGAAAACTCTGGCCATGTCATACCGTTCCAGATGCTCTCGGAGTGGCGCTCCTCCTGCGCCAAGCAGCAGCAGAGGTCCAGGCTTATGTCTGAGGCCGTCTTCATGGCATAGCCGCTTATGGTCATATGATATCTGAGCAGATCCAGTTCATCATCGCTCGTCCCGAAACGCTCCAGCTCCTCTTTTGAAAAGCCCCGGTCCTTATAGTCGTCCGTGTAATGGGACATGCTGCTGATCAGTTCGTTCAATGGATCAACCACCCGTGGCAGATTTTTCCGGACATCAGCGTCTTGTAGAGCCATGTGTATTAGCTTTTGACCGGTGAGCTTTTGCATTTTCAGGCTCTCGCTCATGCCTCCGGTCATAGCAATATCAAACAGAGCCCTCTCGTCGTTCAGAGTGTAGCAAGAGTCCTCGTCATCATAATAGGGCTCTGCTGCTGCAGCGGCTGGTTCTTGAAAGTCATCGGTCTCTCCAGACGAGTGGCCAGAGTCGGATGAAGAAAAAAAGTTTTCATCAGAGTCCAAGACTCGAATGACTATATCACTTTGACTGATTGCAGATGCGGTCTCATCAGAGGAGCCAGAGGAGGACGCTTCGTACGGTTGACCTATGGCTTCATCGACTTCATCGTCTGTAGAGTACTCGGTAGCATCATCAGAGTCAGAGTCAGACGAGGAATCAGAGTACGCAGTAGTAGGAGCAGGAGTAGCAGGGTCCTGAGACGTGGACTCGTCATCATCACCAACATCAGAGTACTCAGAGTCAGTGTCAGAGTCAACGTAGGACGATGAATCCGAATCAGACTCCTCATCAGACTCATCAGAGTCTTCTGAGGAACGGCCTAAAAGTCGTTCGCGGTTGCTGCGGCGCCACTCTAAAGCGCCCTGAAGAATGTACAGAGGGAGCTTCTGGAGTACCAATGCCTGTGCGGGGTTTGTGGCCAGCTCCAGCGAGAGCTCCTGTATAGTCTGCTGTTCGGCTTGATCATTATCAGGCTGCTCGGGCTGCTGGTGTTGCTGCTCGGGCTCGGGCTCAGCCACCACCACCAAATTCTCAGACGCATCAGCCATCTTAGAGTATGCTGCTTAGAGTACGCTGCTTAGAGTATGCTGCAGAAGCTTCCGAAGCCAAAGTAGACCGCTAGGTTGAGTATGCTGTGCTTTGGAATGATCCTGACAAAGGCTCTGTCCGTGTCAATGTCTAAAAAACTCACTGTGCGGAGGTTTGGATCGTATTGGATACACAAACGGTTTACTCTATCTGCTTTGAGAGAGCTCACGTATATATAGCGATCGTTCACACCCACTTCTCTTTCGCAATCTTGCATCGTCACAGACACGCCCACACTCCAATAATTCTGTTTGGTGAGATCAGCGAACTCGAACTTGAAGGCTCTGTGGGTCGGCAGAGGCTTATTTTTCCACACTCTCCAGTCCAAAAGATCTTCGCTCGTCTGTACGGACGTCCTCTCACCGTGTACGTTGAGTACAATTTCTTTGAGAGTCTTGTTAATCTCTAAATTATCGGGTACGTCCCTGTTACAGATGGGACACAGGTTACGGGAACATCCCGTCCAATTCTTGACGTGTCTCTCCCAACACTCTTTACACAGCGTGTGTCCACAGGGCGTCGCCACTGGGTCTTTGAGTACCTCGCAGCACACGGGACACATCAACGACTTGACAAAGTTGAGCTCGTTATTGTCGAGCGTGGCTTCTTCTCGGTGGGCTTGTATGTTTACAGGGACGTCTATCATCAATGTGGCTACATCGTCGTCCGTCATATCAACGTAGGTGGACATTGTCGACAAAAAAGAAAGAAAGAAAGAGAGAGAGACTCTTTTTTAAGGTTTCAACCAGAGTGATTTTTTATTAAATACAATACAGTAGAGTATCATTTCAAATAACCATTCCCATGCATATAAACACATTTCGGATAAAGGAGGGGTTATAGTTCCAGACTAAAGTGAGCCGACGTGAGAGGCCCGTTGGGCTCCAGGTTCCAAGTCTCTATGGCGTTTCTCAAAAGTCTCTGTGCAAAAGTGACAAAGTAAGCGCTGGTGTACTGGGGAGCGTCGCACAAAATGTTTATGCTGTCCGACGATCTGTTGGTGTCAAAAGATTTCTGTTCTAGAGTGTGTACGCCAGCGCCACACTCGTCAACGTTGAGCTGCCTGATCCTAGTCTTGTTGACGTACGTCTCGACTAGAGAGGACGCGTGAGCTGTGGGTTCGACGGTCGCCGCCGCCGCCGTGTGTTCACATCTGTTGGGGTGAAACAGGCTCAGGATCTCTTTCCTGAGACCCGTCTGTACCATGTAAGATTGCAGTTCGTCCGAAGCTTCGTTGAACCAGAGCATCCGAAGTTCTTTCGAGCCGGGCAACTGCTGAAAAATGTGCTGTAGGTTGGCAGTGTCTGTCTTGTCTGGTCTGAGAAATACTTTGAGAGTGGACGGAGACAGGTCCCTCTCGGTGTGACCGATGAGCGATGCCATCCAGTCGGACGCACGAAGGTCCACCATACCTCCGTGTCGTCTAAACGTAGATGCGATTTTACAAGCCCTGTCCAAGATGGACTTTGTCCCGTCGTGTGCCGCGTTGATCCAAGTCTGTATGGCAGTCGATGTTATAGAGGACGGTACCTTGTAATCTTTTGTAGCTTTACCCCTGAGAGCCGTAAACATGCGCGTCAGCTGTTCGTCGTCCACAAACGCCTTCTCGGCATCGATCAGTTTGATACGTTTCCTAGCATCCGTCTTTGACTTTCTAGCCGGTCTCTCCTCGGGAGCTACGGTAGATAGGTCCAGACCCTTATCGACGGCCGTGTACAGACGTTTCAACGAACAGAGTACCCTCGTACGCTCGGTGACCAGCTCTGCCTTTGTCTCTTTTTTAAAACTCTCAGTCTCGGTCGTGGCTGCCGCCTCCTCGTCGAATTCGGATTCTTTACCCGAATCCTCGTCCTCTGAGGGATACAGATACGACATTCGACCACAAGCCTCATCGTCGTCCTCCTCACAGTCTGACGATCCAAAGGGCGTATAATCTAAATCCTCGTCGTCAGAGTCCTCGTCAGAGTCCTCCTCGGATCTTTGAGGAGCCACAAAAGCTTCACCGTTGAGCATAACGTGTGGTTGAAGGACGCTTATGCAGATGTTGACCGTTTGATTCATAGTCAGGGCGCCCAGATCCACGTCGTTAAACTCGAGGTTGAATTTTGTCAGCTTGACCCTGATTGCCCGTTTGGTGTGAGTGTTGTAAACCCCCAGGGTTTTGAGCAGCTCGGGGATTCTGCATGCATTGACAGTTTGTGACTTGTTGGATCTTGCCTCTTGCTTGAACCACGTCTTTATGGCGTCTATCAAACTACACCGCCTATCCCGCCTGACACCTGCGATGACGGCGTCCACCGCATCGTCCAGATTCACGGTGGGTGGTGGTGGTGTCGGTGGTGTAGTAGTAGTCTGTGTCGGTGCGGAGGATGAGGACGACGCAGAGACGGAAGGTTTTCTCTTTTTGGAATCTTTAAAGAGCTTCTGTACGATCTCGGGATTGATTTCGCCAAACGTCCCGGGAGTTCGTTTCGTCGCAGTTGGTTTGGGTTCCTGGTGGTGGACGGGAGCGGGTTTAGGTTGTTGCGACGAGGACTGACGACGTTGGGGCGAAGGGACGGAGGGTTGTGGTTGTTGTGGCGAGGCCTGACGCAGTTGGTACCATTCTTTCAGCGAACGCGCCACTCGCACCGGTGCGTTGATGATCAGCAGGAGCAGAAAACATTTAGAGTAGTGTTCGTTTGCGATCACTGCGTCCAATAGAGTTACTAGCTTTGATCCGAGTGGACCCGGTTTGTTCCAGTTTGATCTCATGGAACTGGGCATAAAGTTTTTCGATTGCGTCTGCCACCTTTTGACGCAAACCTGTACGTGAGACTGTTCTTCCAGTAACATCGACCTCATGCGCATCAGCTGGGTCTGGAACGGTCCCCTGGTCTTGACGGGAGACAGTAAACGAGGCAGTGGCTCGAGGTCTCTTCTGATCTTTTCGAGAGTGATAATATCGTCGTCCGACGATGGGGACGGAGAAGAGTCCGTGGAAGTACAGACGGACGACCTTCTCTTTGTAATGCTCGGCGCGGTGGTGGTAGTAGTGGTCAATAGACGTTTGATGGGTACGGAATAATCTTCCTCATCGTCGTCCTGACCCGGGTAGTGCCTAAGTTTTATGGTTCTCTGACGCTTCATTCTGTCTGGCTGTCTGGCTGTTGCAGTGTAGGTTGCAGTGTTGTAGGTAGGGTAGCAGTGTAAGGTAGCAGCAATATTCGCAATATTCCTTTCGAGCAGAGATGTGAGTGGGTTTTGAGAGGTAGAGAGGTTTGTTTCTGGTTTTTGGTTTTGGTTTGGGGTGTGTATATGTGGGTTGGACTTGTGAGGTGTGGTGTGTGTTGCGTGTGAGAGCGAGCCTGTTTCGCTCGGACTGAGGCACACACGGAGAGAGAAAGAAACTAAAAAAGCGTTACACACTGAGCGTCGACTTTGATGAAATAGTCTTTTATTATTTCAAACGAGGACACATCAAGACAATTTAGCGACATCGTCGTTCTGATAATAATAATAATAATTGTGATGTTTGACGAGAAGCTTGAGACGTCTCATGCGTTGCTTCTCTACGGTCATCCTGTCCGTCAGGGCTAGTATCGCTGCGCAAGCCAGAAAGAGTCCGATGACGGCTAGTCTGAGCACCCACTCGTCCTCGGTGTCTGACTCGCTTGAGGCCGCTGCGTACGTCTCTGTGATTTCGGTGTTTGGCTCGGCCTTGATGATGTACTCTGCTGTACGTTTGAGCTTGTACGAGTCAAAGTACAGGGTGTAAAAGATCCTAAAGACGGTAGAGTCCGTGTAGCTGTTGTACTCTGTCAAGCTGATTGCGCCCTGCTCCGAGAGGAAGACTCTACCCGTGTACAAGAGTTTACACTCTTTCTTGAAACAGACGAGAGGCGTCTCTCCCAGCTCTCTCCTGGCCAGGCTCCTCCAATTGTAGTTGAACTTCCAGTCCACGGCCACGGACGGGTACGAGTCGGCTACGGCTGAAGCCTCGTGAGAGACGATGAGTCTGTCGGACGTCTTGTTGTAGTAGTCGGACGGAGGGTACATGGTCAGGGTAACGCTGGTGTTGGATGGATCGCTGAAGCGTATGGCGTAGGTAGGCTTGCGTTGTCCTCCGACCCTCAGCCGAAAGTCTCGTCGGGTCCTCCCGATACACGAGTAGACGCCCTGGTCCTCTCGGGTAGCGTAAAAGAGCAACAGGCTCCCGTTGTAGATCGAAGTCCTCATACGTTTCTCCATGAGGACGTTGTCCCTGTACCACGTCACTTCATCATCCTCGCACTGAAGCGTTACCACGTCCAGTTCATCGGCCGTGATTTCTACGAGGCTGCGTTTGTTGTTGAATATTCGGTGGTTACTCGTCTTTATGCCAAACAGGCACAAGAACGCTAACATGGTGACCCACAGGATCACACATTTGCTATCCATGTTTGCGGAGAGGCTGAATGAATCTGAAAAACTGAATGGAAGGGGGTTTTGATTATCCCTTCCACCGTGGTAGGTGTGGTTTGTTTGGGTAGAGGGTGGGGTGAGGTGATGGGTAGGGAACCGAAGTTACAGGTTACAGTTCGTCTTTGGGTAGGGAAGGTTACAGGTTACGAAGTTACAGGTTACGGTTACAGTTCGTCTTTGGGCTGCTGCTGCGGATTCATTTTGGGCATCAGGTGTTTAGAGATGATTTTTCTGATCCGAGACAGACCATCCGTCTCGATGCGTTGCTTGATCTTGTAGCCCTCCTCTCCGTGATCCACCACGCTGTGGCTCGTAAACACCATCCACGTCCCTCTGTCGGCGGTATGAGTGGCGTCCGTTTGAAAGTAGTGGTCCTCGACGGTGAGCCACGCTTTTGGAATAACGTCTCTAGTCGGTAGTTGCCACCTTCTAAAGTCCATGTCGTCGTACGGGTGCGTCGTAACCCGACGGGGCTTCTCCGCTACCAAAAGATCGGACAGGTCTCTTCGGGTCTCTGTGATAAACTCTTTGGCCACCATGATACACTCACAGGCCGGCCACGCGCTGTGCATGTGACACTGAAAGTCGTGGTAGATTGCGCTCTCGCTCTTGACGTCCATACAGCTGTGGTGCTCGCCCAGTCCCCCTCCGCTCTCTATGTACTCGTTGATGTGATCGTAGTCAAACAGGACCTCGTCGGTTAGGTTAAAGAAACGCAACGCCAGATGGATTCCCGTCCTGCTGAAACCGATCAGCGGCTTTTCGGGGCTACCACACTGACAGGACGTCGTCTCGAAATTACCGTGCTTGACGGTAAATGGAATAGCCGTCCTATGAAGAGCCACCATCTGAGGTCTGGCATAATCGGCCTCAGTAAGACTCCACTCTTTACCCACAAACACATTGTCCCTAGATCTCAACTGGGCATCAGCCGCAGCAGCCACTACCAACAGCAGCAATAATAGTACACCCCACATCATCATCATCACCAGACAAACAACAGGGATTCGAATGAAGTTTTTTTATTTATTTTTGTGACTTAAATACAGTCGCGTGGTATTCATAAGTTAACATTTTGCTTTGAAAGGGCCACACTTTTTGAAATGTTTATACACACACAAAGCACAAAACATTACAATAAAAGTTACATATATATTATCCGTTGAGATGAAAGTGTTTCAGAGTTGGATATTTGGGAGCCACCATGGGTTTATTGGCCCACGGTCCCATGGCTGGACCTTCGCGGTCCAGAGTACTGCGCTTCTTTCCGTTGCTCACATCGGTTCTGCTGCTGGTGTTACTATTGTTGCCTGCGAGATTCAACAGTTCGATACACTCTGCGCCCTCAATGTCTTCATAGTTTTCGTCATCATCATCGTCCCCCTGAATCTCGACCATCTCCACCTTCACCGTTTCAGTGTTCTTGGGCTCGTCGGTGTACTCGTTGTTTTGAGTCTGCACCTCAACGCTGTGTTTGGTCGGTGGGTGCGGCTCATCGGATAGCACCTCCACTTCAAACTGTTCGGCTACGGGCTCATCCATAATGGCGCCGCTGGCCCACTTTTTGAAATTTTTGCGTCTGTCGACGTGCTGGGTGAGTACTCGAGCCATGTCCTCTTTTCCGTACCACAGAGACGCGACACAATCCAATCGTTTCTTACAATCCAACAGTTTCAGGCCCAATTTCTCGGTTGTCCGACCCACTCTTCTTCTTCGCCTCTCGCCGCTGATCTTGGCATTTCTGTCTTTTTTGAATTTGATCACGGCCACCAGCAGTATAGTGAAGAGTACGATCAGAGCAGCTACGGCTCCCACTATGACAGAAACGTCAACCGTGGCATAGACCTCCAATACGATCGGATTGATATGATCGTGTGAGGAACCCAAAGCACGTTTGGCTCTGGCGTGTGTCTCTTGGTGCTCGTCGTCCTGCGAAGTAATCATCCTCACGCCGTACCTCCTAAACCAGCTCACTTTGTTGAGATCGTCCGAGATGTTGCGAGCGTAGTTCATATTGTTCTCCAGCTGTCTGAGGGCCAGGAACCGTTCCCTCTCAAAGAGTTCTTCATAGAGGGACGCATTGAACTGCTTCTCGACGTTCTCGTTCTCAAAGATGATCTCTTGATTGTTCATGCACGTGATCCAATACGTCTCGTCTTTAGATTTGAGGTACCTGTGGATGTTTTGTGGCAATTCGTACGTCTGGTGAGGACTCCAGATCTTGCCCGAACTGTAGTTGTAATTTTGATAGAAGGCGTGAGGTCTGGGACACTTGAAGAACGCGTAGTTTGGATCCAGAGGCTGGACGTTCAGTTTCCAGTCGTCGTAGTACTCGCCCTGATACATGGTCTTTGTCTGTTCCAGCGACAGACGGCAGCACTTTTTCTGCGTGTGTTCGATCTGTTCCTTGTACCAGATAGAGTCGCTCAGAGCGTCCACCATCAAGTCCATCATCAGACTGTTGACCTCATCCTCTAGGACGGCGATCTGAGCCTGTCTCTGTTTCTCGCTCTCCAACACAAAGTCGTGGGGTATGTTGATGCGTGCAATCTCTCGGCCTTCCTTGGTCATACCAGAAGCCATGCTGTTGACGGCCTTGACCATGGGGTCGTTGATCAGATCGTATATTTTACCCACAGCGTCCTTGGCGTCCTCCATCTTTTTGTATTTCTTGGCTTCGATGACAAGATCGTCCGGACCCAGCCTGTTACCCGACTGGTAACTCTCCTCCACCAGCGGCGTGTAATCAAAAGTCTTGTGGTACATCAGGGCAGTGTAACGCCACTCTCCGTCAATGTCCTGGTTGTAAACGCCCTCATCTTGACAAAAGGTGTGAATGGCGATCTGAGGCTCGGAGCCGTAAGCCCACGAGTACCAAGGAGTGTACATGTAGTAGCCCCAAGTGCCCATCCAGTAGTTTCTCTTGTAGTCCAAGTCTTTCCACTCGCAAGACCGTGTGCCGCACGCCACATTCTCTCTGACGCAGCCATCCTTGGCCGGAGACACGCTGAAACACATGTGTCCGTGGGTCTTGTCCTTATCTCCCAGTTTGTACCTGAGATCGTCCACCGACATGTCAGACTCTGGACAGTCGATCTTGAGCATTTTTGTCACCAGGTCCAGATGGACGGCACACTTTTTCAGCTTGTGGGTATAGGTGTACGTTTGACCATCGTCCTTCTTTAGCTTCAGAGTGTCAAAGCCGTCTCGAACCTTAAAGTGCCAGATGTTGGTAGCGGCCGCTAGAGTGCCTATGCCTTTCTGCATGTCCAGCCAGCTAGTCTGAAACCAGCCCATGGGATCAAAGTCCAGCTTGTGGTCATTGACGGAGCAGAAGCCGATGTTGAGTTGCATAGAAGAGGTGGCCTTGCAACCCCTCATGGCCCAGCCCCACCATTTACTGCCGACGGCCTCTCCCAAGTATTCTCCGAAATGGTCGTCCAAGTCACCCAGGCCGATCTCGGTCTTGAATTTGAAAGTCTCTTTAGAATCAAAGTTCTCTCCGCCATCTGCAGCGTTCAGCTCCATATGCACGATGTCATTGTGTTTGAAGAAGCGTTTGTATTCGGGCAAAACCTTTCGCCTGTTCTGTTTAAAGTCTTGGATACCCGGAGAAAAGCCCGGTCCTATCTTGGAGATGCCATACATGATGGACTCTGTCCAGTCTTCGCTGAAAGCGTACGTATCAGTCTTTACTTGAACGACCATCTCAGAAGCGTCCGTATCGTCCAACATCAACTCGATCACGTCCGACTTGTAAGAGGGCATGCTGACGTGCTGGCAAAAGATCCAGAGTATGGGCTTCTTCTCCCTCTCAGTGTCTTTCAAAAAGAAGGTACGGGAATAGCCAGAGTTGTCCAGGTTGACCATGTGCATGTTCTCGGAGGTGCCCTTCTTGACGATATACTTGGCCTGAGAGCCCGGTTGACAAGTCATCATGTAGCCCTGGATGGAGCCGTCGAGACTGGCGTTGACAGGCTTGGCCATATACACTCTGAAGAAACGCACTTTATTGTTACAGTTGGCTGTGTCCTCCACACCAAAAATCTCGGGTAGTCTGCACAAACCGGGCTGAGGGTGAAAAAAGAAAAAACATGGTCAAAATCTGGTCAAAATCTGAATGGTGTGTAGTGGTGTGTAGTGGAGAGTACATATGGTACACTACTAACCTTGATGGCGTTAGAGCACAATTGTTTGTGAGCGGCGATCTCGTTGGGTCTGATGGGCATGTAGTCCCTAAAGTCTCTCCTGCTGAAGGTGAAGATCTTCCTGTCGCTGCCTCTCGGAGCGAAGGGGTTAGGTACCATCCACGTAGCGTTGATGGGATTCCAGACGGCTCTCTTGAACATCATAGAGCAGGACGTCCATCCGACGTGTTGCTCCCCGGGCTCGAAAGAACAGGACGGCATAGACACGTAGAATCTCTTGAAGGGAAACAAATCACAGACGTCGCTCGGCATAGAGGTCGTCATACCGGGCTCGCCGGGTCCTCTCTTTTGCAACAGGACCATCTCAGTCTCTGAAATGTACTCTCGTTCGATAATCAGGTTACTGACTTCTCCGCACCTCCCGTGAATGACGGGTTCTGCAGCAACCATGCTGGCAATCTGAGTAACGTCCCATACGCTCGTACCAGTCTCTGTGACACTCTGTTTTCTGGCCACTTTGCTGTTGAACTCGTTGAATCTCAACACACCGTCACCGGCGCAAGTGACTCTCAGAGCAGCGTTGAACGTGATGAGCGGATTGTACAGTACTTTGATGCGAGTCTCACCGGCGGGCGTCCACATTGAGGTAGTCTTCTTGCCCTCTTCTCTCCTGTTGTTGTCATTGTGCACAGAGTGGTTAAAGAAAGCGAGCGTCACATCCAGCTTAGACTCTGGCATCATGCACCACCTGTTACCGGCAGCGTCCGCCAGCAGAAGCTTTCTGTACTCGCTGTACTTTTCTAGCAGTTCGTCTCTGGGCGGGTTGGTGGGAAATCTGATCTGATAGATCTGAATGGCAAACGTTACGATAGAGGTGACGATCTGAATGGCCAGTCCTATACCAGCAACCACCAGAGCGGCCGGGTTCATGGTCATCAGAGCAGCCATACCGCCTCCCAAAGCCATCATAGAGCCAAACTCGTTCAGTTTATCCAGCGAAGCCAGAGTCACGGCGAGATCCTTGTTTACGCTGGCGTACTTGTTGGTTAAGATGTTGTCGATGGATCTGGTGTTGGACGCCGACATAGAGGTAGACATCATGGTCATCATCATACCGCCAGCCATCATAGCCATGGGATCAATCGCTCCAGCCGTGGCCAGCATGTTACCACCACCTGGTGCCAGACCGGCCTGCCCGATACCCGGCATACCATCACCGTCGGGATCCATCACACGCATCAAATTGGGCGAACCTAAAAAAAGTTTCATTAGTGGTGATCATAATGTGGTGGCAATTATAATCATAATGCAGAGTAGGCACTTACCGTCAGCATCCATAGCCAGTGGGTTACCACCCGCTCCTTTGCCTCCAAGTCCATCACCGTTACCGCTAAATGGAGTGGCGTCCCGTCTAAGGCCACACATTCCGCCCACACTTCTCTTCATGCGGCCACCACACGTGCCTCCTCCCATCGCTGCTTGATCATGATAGTGACTATTAAGACGCTGTGAGACATCGCTGCCACCACCTGTTCTCACAGAATCGTACGTTACTTCGGAGTGTAGCATTCCTCTGCCTTTGTAATCCACGTTGCCGTACACCGACTCTCCGCCGCCAATATTTCCGTATATAGCACTGGATCCACCAGCACCACCTCTTGCAGCAGCAGCTCCCCCAGCTCCTCCTCCGAACTCAAAGCTGGCGTACGTGAGTTCACCGGGTGGACGCATGGCGCCACCAGCAGCGCCCTGTGGAAACCCGGCTGTCGAGTACACAAAGTCACCCCCGGCGGCTCCGGCTCCAGTTGGAAACTTTACGGTAGAGTACACAAGATCTCCTCCACCTGCTGCTGCTAATCCTCCTCCTCCACCGTATTGTGGGTATTTCTGTCTGAACGCGTCCATGCCAGTCATTTGCGAGCCACCGTTCAGGTCGTGTTTGATTTTTCTTAACATATCTAGTTGTTTATCATTAGACAGCTTACTGATGTCCACACCACCGGCGTGACGATTGAAAGCGGCGTTCACTTGCTGGCTGGTATGCGTACCAGCGTCCGTGCGTATAGCACTGTACGTAGTGTCAGCGTTTCCACCGGGTCCCATCTGTAGACGGTTACCTTTCTTAAAAAAATCTCCGAGGCCTCTCCTGGCTCTTGTTTTCACAGCTCTTCTGGTCCTGGTCGTATTACTCGGTGGTGCTATGTTACAAGAATCACCCACAGTACCCTCGTGATTATTTGCCATGGCGCACAGCATGTTCTGATCGGAGTGGTCGGCTACCGTCTCTACGGAACGTCTTGCTCTTTTCTTTGCTGCCCTCTCGGCGGCCTTCCTTTTCTGTTCCTCCTTGTCGATGGGCTTCTGGCAGTTGAGGTATGTCAGAGACTTGATGGTCAGACCGGGACGTCTGTAGGGCCTCAGCGGTTTAAAGTCTGGGTGTCTGTCCAATATTTCTTGAAGAGAAATCTTTTGCTGTTCATGTGCGGGCGTCATGGATTGCATGTAAAACATATAGTCCAACACAGTAAATTCCGATGTGGATGTAGCCTTAGACACCTGCAAGGCGTCCAGGTACAATTTGGCGCTTAAGATCAGCGAGAGATCCTCCCAAGTGTTGCAGTGCGTCTCCCTCAGCACTTCGAAAAAATTGACAGTGTTTGTTTTAATCAGTTTCTGCAGAGGGACGCCCTGGACGATCGTTTTATTCTTGGTGTCCACAGCCGCTTCCATAGTTTTATTGACCATATAGCGCCAGTACGGGTAGGCCGTCAGGTAAACGACTCCAGATTTAATGGCAGAGTCGTGCCGAGAGGAGCAAAAATTGTCCCAGGTGAAGTACGATGCTCTGTCAGTGTCGTCGTAGACAAACGACCTGTTGATGCCAGAGTAGTACGAGAACATGACCGTCTTGTAGTTCTGGTCATAAGTCTTGGGAAGCTTAAAAGGCCTCACTGTCTTGAGTTCCATGCAGGTCTTGGGTGGCGGTGGTGTAGGACTAACGGTGGTGGTCTCCTCTTCTTCCATTACTGATGTAGTTATATTATCGGGAGCCATGCTGGCCGTCGTCTCATTTGTTGTTGAGTTCATAGTGGAGGCGGTAGTGTCAGTGGTTGTGTCAGTGGTTGTTGTAGTGGTGATGATGTTGGTGGTTGGAGGTTCTGTAGTGGTAGTGGCTACTGTTGTAGCGTTTCTGATGACACTCTGTATGAGGACTCCTCTAGTCTCTTTACCGACGTCCTCAGCCACGTACCATTTGAAGTCATCTTTATCCGGACACTCGTACATTACAGTGGGATCTGGTTCTGGGAGTCCCCTCTGGAGGTTCATCATTACAGTATCATTGTCATAATGCAGACTCGTTGCGAGATCCACATCGGGACTTTTCAGGACGCAGTCGGTGACAATGTTTGGTAGACCTTGGCCGCCAGTCGGTATGCCGGTCACGTTCATCACCATGCTCCTGAAGATGTTATCCAGCTCGATCAGCTCCAGCGAGTAATCCAAACTGATGGTCATGATGGTCGTGTTGTACTTGAGGCGTACCATGGCACAGTACTCATTCTCCATCAGATCGCTATCGTTTGAATTGTACTGTCTCGAATCGACATTGAACGTGGTGTTGCCCATGTTACTGTAGCCGGACACAAAGACCACGGACTCCAGTACTTTCTCAGAACCGTCTAGAAAGACGGCCACCTGGTCAGCGTTGATGGTTGTGGTGTGCCTTACCAAGACGTTAGGATCATGCTCCCAGACGTTGAACGTCAGTTTGAAAACCAGCTCTGAGATGTTAAAGTTGTCGAAATTCTTGAGGCCTATGGCAGTCTCGCCTGAGACGAAGACCGGCAGGGCGTAGGGAGCTCTCAGAGGGTAGGTGGTATACTGCATATCGTAGCAGGAGTTCAGGATGATGTCTTTGGCAAAGTCTTTGGCTTTTTCGAGGCCGTTGTCTCTGGTCAGGATTTTGGAGACTCTGGACCAGCTCTCGTCGGTGGACTCTGACTCGTAATAGAAGCCGTCCAGCTTGAGTCCTTCCCACTCATCCACTTCTATCTCAAGACCCGACTGGCTCAGGGCGCCCTTGTTTCCCATGGTACTAGAACCCATGCTGTTGTGTACGTAACACATGCTATTCTCGGGTCTCATACCGTCAGAAAATTTGTCCATTTCTGTAGATGTGTGCACTGCAGGCAGTAACAGTAGAAAGGCCACGAAGGCCATCGTCTGAGTGAACATGGTGTCTCACTCTTGGTCTCTGGTTGGTCTTTGGTTGGTCTAGATCTTTACTCGAAAGCTTCAGATCGGACAAGTGATTTGTATACGGATATACAGGGATTTTTATGTCGTATTAAAAACCGAAAGGATCATCGGTAAACCCAACCCACTATGTCAAAACACAGGGCTGCGCGCTGGAAGCCACGCGTGAGCAACTGTTGAGAGTCCACCGTGCTTCTAGAGAGTACTTTGATCGTACCCCTCACTTTCCACCTTTACCCGATTTGCGCAGAGGGTGTGAATTTTACAGATAATCACATGATCTCCAGCATATATATTAAGGGGGTTGAGAATTCTCAAAACATCAAACAAACATTGACAAGAATCTTTGACAAGTCGAGAGAGAGAGAGAGCTATCAAGCCACCACGATGAAACTGATTTTGATCACGCTGGTACTCGCTGCCTACCTGGCGAAGGTAGAGTCCGCCCCAGCCCCGGCCGGCACCACCGTTACCAGCTTGGTCTTGGTATCGTGTAACTCTACAGCACGGAAAAACGTGACCTTCAGCAAAGGCTCCAACACATGGTCGGCCTTCAAGAACGCCGCTTGTGCAGCGTGCTCCATCTCGAACTGCACCCAACAAGGGCTGTACTGTGGAACCTCGAGAAAGCCCGATAACAGCCAGATCACAGGAACGGGGGTTTGCAAAGCCGGGTTCGCGCTACACAACCAGTCCCAGAACTATCAAGTCAAGTACAGCTGCGATGATGGCAATACCACCGTGGAAGTGACCTGTAACGGCAACATCACTCTGAAAAGCTGCAAGCCACAAAACTGTACGGGCGACGTCTACAATGGAACGTCCAAGTCAAACACCCTTCGAGTGGCTGTGGCTGATGCCAACACAACTTATCATGTCAGGCAGTCTACATGTCCTTCCCTACTGAATACTTCTGCTGTGTTGAACGTCAACTCTACGTTGGATCTGCTCAAACAGAACATAGAGAACATTGTAACGGACAAGCTGGACGAGTTGGACTTGGATAGAATAACCAACGGCACTGTTATCACCACTGGACACGGTTGTATCAACCTGCTCGTGTCACTCTGTGGCGTGCTCTTTACCAGAGATGATAGTGGCCGATTTTCATGGTTGACTCTCAAGCCCACGCTCGACCAAGATCAGAAAGCTGACGTCTTCCAAGAAATTGCAGCCTCCCAAGGCAAGTCCGTCAGTTACCTAGTCCGGGCCGACCTAGTCAGTATGATCGACGCTATCAATTGTGAACGGTTCAATACGGACTGTAATGCAACGGTGATTGTCAAGACAAACAACCGCAACGTGACATCTAGAAGAGGGATTGGGAGTGTGAGTGGACGGAGTGGACTGATCGGGACGAGTGAACCTGTCACCGTTGAGACCTTCGTTACCACTACTATCGCCACCACTACTATTGCCACTACTATTGCCACCACTACTATTGCCATTGCCGCCACTGTCGTCACTACAACTCTTGCCAATATTCTTACCGGTACCACTGTTGTGGAGGAGGACACCGTCGGAATCTGGGGCCTGACACTGGACATGAATATGATTGTTATTTTAGTGGGTGCGTGTGTTTTTGTACTGTGTTGTATCGGTGTTGGGTTGTGCTGTTATTGTGCGAATAAGAAGAAGAGGACCCAGGTACCTTCCCATTGTTATTTCTAGAAGAAGTGGAGAGCAAGAAGATTTGTTCAGTCCACTCACAGACACTTGTGTCTAAAAGTATTATCTTTACACATTAAAAAATGTTATGTATTTGTTTGTGGTACAACAAATAAAACTTGTTTGGATATTATCCAATTGTTTGTGGGTAGTTTTTTATAATAATATGAAGCGCAGTGTCGAATCCAGCTGTTACAACTGTTACAGCTAACATAAACCGGTGTGTTTGCAGGGGTTCAAATATTATGTGGTAGGGAGCTGTGCTGACTGAGACCATATCATTTTCAAAAAAACCACGAGGCATATAAAGACATCCTCACCATGGCCGTGAATTGCGAAAGCTCTCTAAGTACTCTCACCGAACATCTAAAGACTCTGCAGAATGCTATGGGGTTGGTGCCATTGCTTGCCATCACGGATATGCTTGGCTGGATACTGGTGCTTGTGTTTGTGATCGTCCACATTCACAATAGGAACAAACAACGACCAGCAGCAGAAGAGCAGCAGACGCCTGTTCCTCTGATCGATGCTGATGAGCGCCAGAGTACGAGCGGGGACTCTGGCTGCTACGTGTCGCCATCGTTTGAAATTTACAACAGGTCGTACTTTGGAGACGGTGGTGGGTCCCTGTTTGTCAGGAACAATTCTCTAACCAGCGGCTGCGACTGGTGGGTCTCGGCAAACCCATTGTACGTGGACGCAGGCGCCAACAGGTCCGGATCGAGCTCCTTTGTCAGCTGCTGCAACTGCAACTACCCAGTACCGATCAATGGCAACCCTGGTAGTAGTAACCCTTTCAATGGTAACCCTGGTAGTCGTACCCCTTTAAATGGCAACCCTGGTGGTAGTCGTTACAACCCTTTCAATGCGCTAAAGACAAAGAGGCCGTCCCTCACGCTAAAGATGCCGAACGCCCTCGATTTCAACAAGTTGAGGAAAACGTCTGTAATATCACCAACGTTCAAGATAGACGTCGACTCGCCAGTCTTTTATCCACAACAGCTCAGCGAGACGGCGGACAACTGTTGTTGCGTCTCTATAGTACGAGAAGAAGAAGAAGAGGGTCTGGAGCTGAGAGAGGCCAGCGAGACTTCGCCTAGAAATTGGTGGGGACTTTGAGACGATGGAGGTACCTCAGGAGCACGGTCCACTGTTTGCACGGGTCCGATCTCCGCAGCGGGTATCAGCACTCGCTGCAAGGTTCACTCGCTCGTTTTCGTTTTCCACTGCTCCTCCCCCTTTGCACATCTTATCAACAGCAGCAGAAGCAGCAATAGCAGCAATATCAGATACAGCAGCAGCAAAAGCAGCAGCAATCCCACTATATCAACAAATCTCAGCAACAGCAGCAGCAGCGTCTAAAAATGACGGAGCCTCTGGATTGTCCCGTGTGCCTGGAAATGATGCGGGGTCCTGTAACCTACAAGTGCGGACATACCGTCTGCTGGTCCTGCCATGTGAACATGACTCCGGTGACGGACAGCTTCTCTCCCAACATGATCAGGTGCCCACAGTGTAGGACCATGGTGTGCAAAAACAGCACAGTGAATTTTCTACTGGACGCCATACTGAGGGGCTCTATCCGTCTAGAGTACGGGTCGGACGGCAAAGTGACGAGAGCGTACACCGTCTCTGGAGTAGAGCAACCAGTCTACCAGAGACCAGCGGAGCCACAGCGCGCTGCCTCTCCTCCTCGTCGTCCTCAGATAGCGCGTGTTCTGTTCGGGGGCACCCGCATGTTCTCAAGCGGTCAGTTTCAGTCCCCGGACGCGTCGTCGTCTGCACAAACATCACAGCAAAGCCGTTTAACCGTCTCGGTTAATGGAGTCCCGTTCGTCTCACCGTTCTCCAGACCGGCTTCGCCCGAGACTCACTCTGCGATGGCCCAGCAGCAGCAGCAAGCTGGGGCGAATGTGGCGCCCATGGAGACTGAAACTCTGACCACCTCCAGCAGACACCACTACCAGCCTCCTCGTCAACGTCCACAACAGCAGCAGAATCCATTCGACAATAATAACATGGCCACTTTCAGAATCATGTACAGCGAGTGTGCCCTACCTGGAATGGGTCACACTGGTACGAGTCAACCGTACTATCTAGAGTTTGACGTGATTGACTGCGGGAGATGGACCGTGGGCTGTGCGTCTGGACCTCGGGACTCTCGCAACTCTATCCTGCTCAGCGCTGCCAGGGGTGCTCTCAAGTGCACCGTCGTGCAAGCCTGCGAGCAAGTTCTGGAGTATGATGTGGACGCCAGAGTACCTGATCGAGTGGGACTGATGGTGACGCCTGCGTTTAGGACCATCACACTCTATAACGCGTGTACCGGTACCAGACTCCACACGGGGACGCTGGCTGGTTTTGCCGTGCTGGGTCTCTCGTTCAGCAACGTCTCTGGAGTTCAGATCGGAAACGGCAACACCATGACCACTCGTACAGTTGGGTTCTCTTCATCGTCCAATACCATGATGATGGGCTCTTCTGGTTTTGCTATGAATTCTCCACGCGGCCCCACCGTCGTCCCGGGAGACGCTACAAACAACGCCATAGAGATCGTCTGTGAAACGGACGGTTTAGAGACTGACAGCGGTATGTCTGAGCCCTCTGAGCTGATACCCATCCGCATGACGAACGTCAGCCTGCTCCCCAATACAGACACCCGGTTCAGAGTCAAGCCCAGTTTCGAGTCTTTGAACGGAGTGGTCGCGAGAGGAGACGCTCTGTTTCTGGGTCCTCACGGGAGACACAGGCTGTCCAGAGCAGAGATGGCAGCTGGACGCCAAACGGCTACCCGCATGTCCATCAGTTCTACGGCGGCTGATCTCTCCGTCCCTGCGGTTGTGACTCTAAGCAGAGAGAGCTACCCGAGGGCCTATGTCGAGCTTCACGTCAGGATGCAAAAGCACTGGGTTTTTGGTACGGAGGGCTTTGTGGCGAGAGCCGGTCTGGAAGAGGGCAAGATTGTGGGACCAGACAATAAGTTGTACGAACTACCCTCTGATGTGGATCGCGTCGGACTCATCTTTGATGTGGAACAGCGTATATGGGCGCTCTACAACATCATACCCCGCTTCACCATGCTGATGAGATTTAATTTTGTCGGTGGCACCCCTCAGAAAGTGGCTGTTGGCTACTCTTCATCGAAGGCTTCCAACTTTGCCACTATTGTAGCTAATATCTAAGTGTGTGTCTCTCTCTATATAAAAAATGTATGTCCTTGTTGTGCTTTGTGCTTTTTATAAAAAACTCAATAAAATATATATATATCAAATGAATTTCACTCTCTCTTTGTCCTTTATCCTTGTCCTTGTTGTTAAGATTTTTTTAAAATCATGATAAAGCCACAAGTTATAGTTGAGCCATTGAGCCATTGAGCTTGAAACTTTTTTAAGTTGTACACTATGAACACTATGAGTACACTACACTATGAGGTACACTATGAGTTGTACTTGTGAAAAGTTTTGAGCTAGATTAAGTGATGTACACTATGAGTTGTGAAAAGTTTTGAGTTAAATTAAGTGTTGTACACTGAGTTGTACTTGTGAAAAGTTTGAGCTAAATTAAAGTGCTATGTACAATTATGTACTCTTATACAGTTGAGTTGAGCCACTCTTATAATATTTGAGTTGAGCCACTCTTATAATAGTTGAGTCTTTGTAGTTGAGCCACCACTCTTAGATATTTATAGAGTCATGCACTTGTATAATAAACACATGAGAAAGAAATGCGTTTAAAAGATTTATTGAAATTTCAAAACATGATAAACAAGCAATATATAAACAGTTCATAAGACACAACAATGATATTTTAAAGCTCTTCTGATGGAGTGGGTGCTGGTCCACAGATGGTGTCGTGGTTCTTGGTACCCTTTCTCACTTCCACTGCGCCGGGTGGGCACACGCTGTGATTATAACAGGTGGCCAGTTTTGTGCGAGGATTCACATGGACGTACTGGTTGTCGGCACAATGTCCACACTGAGCGGCATCTTCACGGGTGTGATGGCGGAAAGTGTACTGTCCAGTAGGACACATGGCCCATTGGGCGTCATAGTGGCAAGATGTTCCAACAGAGACACCGGGGCAGTAGTAACCTGGCTCTGGATCGCAGACATTGTCGGTGGTGTAGCCATGTCCAGGCTGGCGGTAGTTGTAGGATCTGAGGTGAGTGTTGGCCGGGCATTCGGTTTTCCTTGTGTTGCAGCTTTCTCTGTGCATGGATGTACCCAGATAGCTGTTGTCTTTGTAAGAGTCACTGGGACAAACCTCACACTTGCTGGCTGCGCCATTCTGTGTGCAGTGTTCAACAGCATAGAACCCAGCAGGACAGGCTTGGCAGCAGAAACCCTCTGGACTCTTGTACTCGAACCTGCTTCTGCATGGCGAACATCTGTCACACAGGCTGACGATGGTTTCATCTGGATAGGCAGAACGGTTGAACCGCATGGACCATAGAGAGCTGAGGTCTTTAGTCTTGGACTGGATGTAGTCGTTCTTCTCGCGACGTTCTGTATCATTCAGTTGCTCATCGGAGTCAAAGCTCTCGTACAGCGCTTGCACATAGATATCATCATGGGAGTTGCATCTCATGAGGAAGGAGCCATCAGCAGCCGTCTTGAAGTCACCGTAGGTGTTTGGACACATACTGTACCCAAAGTCACCATCATCGAAATGCCATTTGCTGACATTAGATGAGACGCTGGAGAACAGTTTGTCCACACTCGGTCTAGAAGGTGCACTCGGTGGCGCAGGAGCAGCAGCTACTGGCATGAGACGTTTCTCTCCAGTCACTTGGAGTACGCCCATCATAACCGCTGCCAGGCAGAACAGTGTTGTTGGTGGTGGTGTCATCTTGAGGTAACCTTGTAGGCTCTTGAGATCTTTTTCTTCAAAACTCTTTTCTGATTTGAGCTCAGGAGAGGTGCTGAGGTTTGAATGTGATGTTACAGCAAGAACCTCCCGTTTATATGGAGTAAAGGGTGGGAACCCGAAAGTGACGTAGATTACGTCATCAAGATGGGAGTATATCACATTCTTTCCGCGCAAATAGTTTCACTCTTGTTTCTGCTCAAGTCAAAGACTGACTGATAATATTATTATCATCATCTTCTCAAATCTTCAAAACTTTTAACAACAAAAAATGGAAGATCAGATCCACGCCGACTTTATGCTGTCCTGTCCGTCCCTTTACAGAGATGGTGGTTGGATGTACCACTCAAACCTGATCACTCATGACACCACTACTGACGCCTTTGCTCTGTACATGCTGGCCAGGTGTTGGGACTTGAACGATGATACCAGGGCGTTCTTTGCAAAGACAGAGCCACATTTTAAGACAGCTGTACGCCTGGGAAGACGCCTGATGCTAGAGTACCCGGAGCTAGTGCGAGACGTTGGCAAGGTAAGCAACTGTACTTTACACTGGAGGGCACCAGACCAAGGGTAAGTTATAGCTCTTTCGTTTTTATTTTTTTATTTTTGTAAAAAAAAATCATTGTACGTTATGATTGTACGTTATGATACTAACGAACCGTCCTTCCGATAGGTAAAAGCCCTGGCAGAGGTCGCCTATCAGCTTGGTGTGATGAGGTTCATGAGGATGGGGACGCCCGAATGCAGTATGATGGTGGCCAGCTGTACCCACTGGGAAGAGGTCGCGGCTCTGTTTAGAGAGTGTTGTGACTTTTACTACAGACGCATGAACGACTGTACGCGAAGGGTACCGGAGAACATCGTGTACTACGACTTGGTGCATCACAATAACGTTCTCAACAGATCTACGGCTACTGAGAGAGGCGTCCAAGTGGTGTCCCAACGTAACCCAACTCGTGGCGTGCCCATTCTAAGCTACTGGTGCATCAAGCTGATTGACACCCCTCAAGAAGAAGAAGATGAGGAGGTTGATTTCGAATACTATGAGAGACGGTATGGGGTCAGTAGGGACCAGGCCGGTTCTGACTCTGAGCCGGAGGACGACCCGTACTATTACAGTTGGATCACTGTGGAGACTCCCGATTGTACGTTTTCTCTGAACGTCCCTCCCCGCCAAGAGCCCGATCCGGAGATGGTTATTCAGTCACTTGTGTACCTGTCTAGCGCCGATAATTCTCCAGTACCGCATGTAGACGAAGCGGAGCGACGCAGGAGGCGCAGGAGGCGCCACGAGAGAATGGCTAGACGGGAGAGGGAAGAGGAGGCTCGCAATGTACGTCTAATCCGCGACGAACAGAGAAAACAGAGACGTGACAGAAGACGCACAGAGGCTCTCAAGAAACTGTACAAAATCAAAGACTGTTCTGTTGTATTGACCCGTTTATAAAAAAATGTATGTATATGTACGAACATTGTGAAATAAAACAATATTTTTTTATTTAACCAAAAAACTTTGTTTGATTTTGTTTGAGACCACACCTCATAAACCACACCTACCTTGATAGAATATAATATAAACCTCACTCACACACTCATAAACAACAGAGCAAGCAAGCAAGCAAACCAAACCATGCTTATAATCGCTGTGATCCTCTTGACCCTATCGGGCCTGGACGCTGTTCGACTCATACCCACTACCAGACGTGCAATCACCAAGCCAACAATCAAAAAGAGCTTGGACGAGCTTTTTGTCATCGCGACCAATGACAGCGAATGGTTGGAAACCGATCGGATCGATCCGCGAGTATGCCCCAACAAGTTTGGATTCTACGGGACTCTTCTCGACGGCTCGTTTGTTATCAAATGTGATTATCACGTCCAGATGATCAACATGAAATACGAAAACAACACAGATCAAATCATGCACATTTACGACTACAAATGGCCTGTCCATTTCAACCGTTCTGATTATAGAGGACATCGTACAGATATGTGATCGGTGTTTGCCTTGTGAGGGACGCTTCGATTACCAGAGTCCGAACGGCACCTGTTGTCAGCCATGCCCCGCCGGATTTTACGCCGCTGAACATTGTACAGTGGACGGAGAAAGGAGTGTATGCAAGAGGTGTCCTCTGGACCATTACAAGGACAACAGCTACGTTGGTACTCTGCAACACGAAGAAGTGTGCCGACCCCTGAAAACGAACGCTACGTGTCCAAGGAACACACACGTCAGAAAGCGTGCGAGTCCCCAGTCGGAGGACGGATACCACCGGGATAACATATGCGATCCGAACGTTGGCTATTACTGTCCAGGTATCAGGATCGGCCAGAGCTGCTCTCACGATGCTGTATTGGGTACGTGTCCGTCCGGACAGTACACGTTCGCTCATAACACGAGGGAAAGCGATGCCGTTTGTGGACATTGTAACTCTGACCAGTACGCCAAAACGAACCTCGATACGGGACTCACGGTGTGTGTCAACCAGGTTACGTGTCCCAATGGTACTATATCGACGGGAGGTAGTAAAACAACCAAGGCTGCGTGTTCTCCACCAACTTCAAACTGGATAGTGGGACGGTGGTGGGTGTGGAAGTGATGTTGCAGTGTTTGCTGTATTGTGTATGTACTACACCGAAATAAATGGTGATGTTTGAAAAAAAAACTTTATGTCTCGTGCGCATTGAATGGGATGGGGGCGGTTTTTTTTAGTATGATGGTATATCAGTGAGTGATCTACACAAACACACACAAAAGTTTCATTGACACGATGAGTGCAGGTGGTGCTACCACACAAGAGCCAACGGTTACAGAGGAAGAAGTGGACAGATCGCAGAGTCTGTATCACGAGTCCAGGGCCAGCCATTTCCCAGAGAGACGGTATTCTAGGTATCCTAGAGTAGCCGCAAACAATCGCGCAGCGCTTACGAAACGAGACCGCGATCAGCTGGTCAGACTAGCTTCTATATATCACCCAAACTGAAAGAAATTCGCACAGTCTGTCCGAGTTCCTCTGCTGACAAAGAAGCTACTCTTATAGCCACTCTACTGACAAGAAGCTACTCTTATACACTACTGACAAAGAAGCCTGACAAAGATGCGTACCATGGATTCTTTGAACGCTACCTACAGGCGCTCCTTCAGGAGCAGGAACCCTTTTAAGATGCCTTTGCTCGGCGGCAACAAGCCCGTACACTCTGAGCCTCCCAAAAGGCCGCCTCCACCGTCCTTTACGGAGCGTTACAACGAATGGGCCAAATCTCAATGCCATCCGGCCCACGTGGAGGTCATGTGGATGTGCGACAGCGTCAAGGTCGAGCTGGCAGAGTTCGGTCTCGATCTGTGGGAGCTGGGACGGTGGATGATGAAGCACGTTTGGTGTCTCCACGACCTGTACAGAGACCTGTTCCCGGGCGTACTCGAGCACAAGCCCAACATCGTGAGACCCGTGTCCGAGAGACTGGACAGAACCCTAGTCAGGGTATTGACAGAGTACGTTCGCTGCGAGAACACCGCAACCAACGAGGAGGAGGACGACGAGCTCGAGTCGAAAAAGTGTCTGGGGCCTCCCGTCTACATGACCGAGTGCGAAAGGATCATAGGCCGACCCACCGTGACTGACAAGTACAGAGCGGAGACGGCCAGACTTCCTATGACCCTGGCGTCCATGGGCTCTGCCATATTGTTGGCGTGTATCAGGACCAAAGTCGGCGAGAGGTGGCCCGAAGACACTCTGGAGCAGATGATCGCTTTCATGGGCAAGCCCTTTTTCTACGGGCGCTGGGGATCCGGCCTGAACGTCTGCGAGGCCGTCTGGAGCGACAATTGGACCAACAAGGCCTTTATGCTCAGTATGTTTACGCTCAAGCCCGGCACGACGCTGCCCCAGATAATGACCGGCTACGTGGGTAGAGTGTCTGACTTTCAGCCCGATCTGACAAAGACTCCTCTCGATGCCTACCTCCCACGAGCCCTGAACTCTGACGCTCATTTCAAGTGGTACACTTACAAGGGCAACGCCAGACGTGTCGTGAGGGGCAGGGACCACCTGCCGGATCAGTGGTCCGACGGCGCGTGGCTTACAGTGTTTGCCGGTCTGTACGCCAACAAACGACGGACCTGTTCCATTCTAGACGCTTGCATAGAAGACCTCGAGGACGGTCTGGTGGACTTTTTCAAGTACAAGCACATGGACAACAGAAAACCCATGGACAGCTTTCTGGGAGACAGCGTCGACAAGAACCCGTTGATGTGGGGCCGCTTTTTCCTACCGGCGGACGGTCCTCGCAGCCCGGCATCGCTGAGGACCAACCTGTGCGACCTGGAGTGGATCACCACCGGACAACCGTGCGCAACGGTCTCCGTGCCTTCCATCTCTACCGTGCGCCACATCGGAGGGACTCATGTGCACCTGATTCGAGTGGGCTATGCCATGCAGCTGCTGAGTATCATGGGCGTACTGGTGCGTTGGAAAGACCTCATGTCCATGAGACCGGTCAGGTGGAACACGCTGAACCAGCTGGCTGACATGTTGAACGGTGTCGTTCAGGCGGTCGTCCTGCATACCAAAACCCAGATCGCCATGGACGGTGAATACGCGTCCCACGCTGACATCACAGAGACACGGAGCGCCCTGGAGAAGCAATACGGCATACCCTGTGTGGCAACCTGGACGCCCAGTAACGATAACTCTAGTTTGGTGTGTACGGTCAGGCGATATGTCGCTTGAAGAGCGTACCTGTGACCGCATTATCTCTCTCTCTCGCTCTTGGTTGAGGCGTCTATGTTTGTAATATCTTGCGCAGTGTTACAATAAAAAAAAATCAATCAAAACTTTTCGTGTGTGTGGGTGGAGTTTTTTTATCGCATATGGTTAAATAGCAGAGCAATTTTTCCATCGAGGCACTTTTGAGCAAACACTAGATCAATCATGGAGATGTCTATCCCTAAACCCAAGCTGAGCGCCATGAAACAATTTCTGGGTGATATCGGACGGTCTCTGCTCACCGGTGACAACAATATCGTTCAAGTTGGTAGCGGTGGTGATGGGGTTGATCCTGAGAGTGGCTCCTCTGAGGTCCCTCTGAAGGACTGCTGCTCCTCCAAGGTCCCTCTGAAGGACTGCTGCTCCTCCGAGGTCCCTCTGAAAGACAAAGAGAAGTGCGGGCTACCAGAGCCCGACTTTTACAATGTGGAGGACGACAAACAGTTTCTCTTGGACGACCAGAGTCCCAACCACCATGAACCTGAAAAGGGTCCGGGCAAACTCTCTGACGATGACAAGAGATGCATTCTCAAGACGATCGGCTATGATGACTCGTTGGTGGAAAGCGCTCTGAGAGACCCGAGGCTGGACAGCATGGACGTCTCATACAACGAGGAGAGACGGTCCAAGGACAGACGATACCACAGCCTGTACTTTATGCTGTTTGATGTATTCATGACTCTGCTCCTGGGTACCATGATTGTGTCTCTCAGACGCGAGGCTGCTGCGTTCACTCTGATGGTGGTTCTGCTGGTGGCGTTCAGAAAATTCATGAACCATGATATCTGGACCCTGAGATTCAACGTCAACCTGATGGGCGTCTTCTGCTTCAGCCTGGCCCTCTTCACCGTTGGTACCATGCTGATTGTGGCCGGTATACGCGTGGCTGTCATCTTTACCGATCCCGGTAACTTTAGGCTGATCAGCGAGACGGTCCGCATCGACCATGTACAGTACGTGATACCCATGTCTCTGGGCATGGCCGGTATCAGTGCTATATTCCGGGGCCTCGGCTCTCTGCAAGGTAACCGAGAGTACAGAAAGGACCTGAACGTGACTACGTGCTCAATCTTTTCCAAGTTTGCAATCTACACAGAGAGAGAAAAGACCGTCTACTATGGCTGCAGCAAGTTCACCATGTACGGACTCCTGTCTGTCGTGCAGCTGCTCTACATGGGCATATTTCTGATCGGACTGTATTGGGTTCGAATTGACACTCATATGTATTCTACCGTGATCATGGTGGTTGCCACTGTTTTTATGCTCATGTTTCCTTTGGAGACTGTGTTCATTTTTCCCAGGTCTCATATTATGAGAGAATTGTATGTGTCTGTGTCTTGGATCCTCTCTGGTATAATCACTGTCAATGCCCTGTTTGAGCTCTATGGTATCTGTAAGATATTCACTGCTATCAAGGATGACTCTCCCATCTCTATGTATAATATGTTGGCCGAACGCTGTATATTGATTGCCATTATGATGTCTGCGTGTCTCATGCTGATGTTCACCATTTTGATACTGGGCTACTTGGTGTACGAATATCAACCCAAACATCCAGACCACAAGCCTTCGTGGGTCATCGAGGGACTGTACCACAGACTCAAGACTCTGAACGCCAAAGACTAATGCGTTGTCTCAAGTCTGTATTGTATAATATTATGATACTGTCTGTAACACTGAAATGCTCTACTTTAATCGATGAAAAATAAAAAAGAAATTCTTTTCAATGAAAAAAAACTTGTGTATGTGGGTTACTTTTTAAAATAATCGAAAATGAAAAAAGATTGTGTAAACGGAAACCCAGAAACTAGAAACTAGAAACTAGAAACCCAATGTGAAATGGAAACCCAAGGGTGTGAAATGGAAAACCACGCCTCTTTTGCGTTGATTCCTATTTAAACCTTACTGAACATTGAGACTCTCAAACCTCACTGAACATTGAGAGAAATCACAGAGAGTGTGCTTTGGATATTGAGAGAAATTATTCTTCAAGACTCATCAAGACTCTAATCATCATGGCACGTTGTGATTTTTTTAAACAATGGCTACTCAGCAGCCTACCGTTTATCTTGTGTATAATCGGAGAATACTTGGTTGTGGGCGCCTTGGCTGTTGCTATCATCATAAGTTCGGGTATCATGGTTAAAGATATAGACGATCAACAAGCTACCGGTGAGTGCTGGCCTGCTGTGCTGCTCTCGGGCAGCGGACTGTTTCTGACCAGATTCTGGACTGTGCACAACTATCAGTTTGGGAGAACAAGGACCATACTGGGCACTCGATCCAGACGGATGAGATTTGCCGCTGTGATCCTGGCCATTTTCGTGGTAGCAAGCGGTGTAATGTCCATCTGGGCGTCCATTGGTGATATGGTGATGACCTACATGAATGATCATGCGAACCCTAAACCGACTCTGGATCAACTCGAGCAGCAGGAGAAAGACGTACCCTGTCTTTTTAGGTGTTACGGAGGCTACCACACGAGCATCGTGCTATACACCATGCTGGCTGCTGGCTTTTGTTTGCTGGCTATCGGACTGGAGATGGAGGACAGGGCTGTAGACGCTGAGGAGGACGCACTGATCGGGTCTACAGCATCAGCATTCACACCTGACTCTACCGTTGATCTGACGGCTATTCCTCCACCTCTTCCTCCACCGTACAATGGGGACGGAGTACCACCACCCAGCTACACCAACATAATCAACATCTACACCGGCAACAACGGCTCTGGCTCTGAGGCTCCGCCACCTTCGTACGAGGTCGCTGTTGGTGAAACTTCACAACCAGAGGAGCCACAGCAGGACTCTTCAGAGCCACAACCAGACTCTTCAGAGCCACAACCAGAGACTCGTATAATAATTACTATGTAACGCTTTTATGAATATGATGATGATTGTACTTGAGAGATGTAGTAATAAAAAAACCTGTTTTGAAATATTAAATCACGTGGTGTCTTTTTTAATGATCTGTGACGCATGAACAAAACCACACCCCTGACACTTTATAAACCACACACCCTCTCACTCACACTCACTCTTTGCGTTGAATCTTCACAACATTCACAACAACAACTAGAGCTACTCAAGGCTACAAGGCACCAGCTACAAGAAACCAGAGACGGATTGAGCTACAGCTACACACTACTACACAAAGCTACAACCACCAACCACCATGTGTACTCTGAACAAGATCACGACCAAACTTCCTCTGATCATGTGTCTGCTGGGTGAATATCTCATCGTGCTTTCGCTGATGGCCGGGCTGGTTATTAGCGCTAGAGCCACCCTGTACGACGGAAGCCGCCACTGCTGGTTCAACGTCGTCTTGTGCTGTGTGGGACTGATTTTATCCCGCTGTTGGTCTTCACGCTCCGTCTTGGCTGGGAGTATCCATCGCATCAAAGTGTCCAGCGTGGTCAGCTGTTTGTTCGTGCTCATCTGCTGTGTGATTTTGTGCATCATCGGATCGATTTCAGTCAACTGGATGCACTCACCAACGCCCTGCGTCTTCAAGTGTATCGGAGGCTACTTCATAAGCTGGGTTGTGATCGGTACGGCACTGATGGGATTCAGTATCTGGACCTGTGGTCTGGTCATGAAGATTGACTTTAAGACTGAGACTCCATCATCATCATATTCAACTCTTGTGTGATTTGAATTTATTATGATTTTATGACTGTCTTTAATAATAAAACTCTTGTAAGGTACTCACGTCTTAAGGCTGTTTTTTTTTAAAAAAAAATCACACAATCATTATAAAAACCCATGTAAGGGCTGTTTTTTTTAAAAAAAAATAATAATACACCACCATTATAAAAAAAAAACCCATGTGAGGGCTGTTTTTTTAAATAACACACCCACATCGCATAAAAACCCCAAACACACACCACGCTCAGAGCACAACTTGAATGAGAGCACACACAGCACACACAGAGAATCATATAAATCTCCAGAGCACTGATTATCAGAGGGAGCCCAACGATGAGTCCAAGAAGATGTCAACGTTTTCTGGACAGGGTTGCTTTCTGGCGGTTCATGAACGTTGTTGCAACGTTAGCACGTCTACTAGACTGGGTCACTCTAAATATGGCCACCATCCTGTGTCTGCTGGGTGAATATCTCATAGTGATGGCGTTCTGCTTTGGGCTGTTCAGATCTGGAGGCACTGAAGTCTGCGGAGGAGGCTGGTGTTGGTTCAACGTGGTCTGTTCTGTCGTGGGGCTGCTTTTAACCAGGCTCTGGTCAGCGCACAACTTCCAATTGGGACGGACAAAGTCATTGATGGGCTTCTCTGCGCGCAACAGGGGCAGAGTGGCTACTGTTCTTGTGTTGTCTACAGTATTATTTTGTACCCTGTGTATATTCAGTGTGGCGTTTGAAGGGCACACGTCTACCGTTGTACCAGTACATGAGTACTGTTTCTTCAGTTGTTTTGGTGGCTATTATAGCAGCTGGGTCCTTTTTGGTACGCTCACCGCCGGATTCAGTATACTGATGACCGGTCTGGCTATTGAGAACGAACGTTCTGAAGACGACGCTACTGAGGACACTACTGATACCGCCACTAATCTCATGGATATCGCTGAGGGATTTATGGAGCCGCTACATGAGTTTATTCCAGTACCACCTCCAGTGCCGCCACCTTACCATTGTGATGTGGGGGCGCCTCCTCCACCCTACACAAATGTTATCAACATCACCTTTACATGTCAGCAGCAGCCACCTTCTTATGAAGAGTCTTATTATGATGATGAGACTCAAACATAGACGCATGTACACAGTTTATTATTTTTGTATTTTATGTTTTATTGAAATGGTATGAACTTGTTCATCAATAAAAACAACTACATTTGATTCCATGAGTGAGCGTGGTTTTTAATACACTTGACAATAAAAATTCATATCAATCCAACAAGCAAGGAGAACATTATGTTTTAAATGTAACATTGGCTGCTTCACACATGACCAAGTGAATAAAACACTCCACCACCGTTCTCATTGCCACCAACACCACCAGGTCTATAGCCCATCCTGGGTCCCTGTCCACGTCCGCGTCCACGTCCACTACCACGCATAGCAGCCGTTATAGGTCCGTGTCGCTGTCTCCTCCACGAGTTCTCTCTTTGTGTTGGTTCATCAAGGTCTGACATGGATGCGGAGCGTCCACCCAGTGTACCGTTCTGCCACCATTGGTTCTGAGGAGGTGAAGGTAGAGGTCTGGTATACATGTTTCCGAACGGGCCTGCGGCCTCGGAGTGCATGTGCATGTGATCAGAGTGCATGCGTCTGAGTAGGCTCATCTCAACATCATCTGGCTTCTGCTTCTTGTCCTTTTCAGCCTTTGCGTCCTTTCTCATGCGCTTCAGCGTCAACAGAATCACAACTAGCAGGCTCAGGATGACCACCAGCAATAACACTACCAAACCCAGCATCAAGTCAGTCACAGTCACTGTCACAGTTGGCGATGTAGTTGTTGGTATATGGGTTATTTTAGGTGGTGGTAGTGAAGAAGCTATCGAAGAAGAATTGGAAGAAGAGGTGTTGGTGGACTCTCCAAGCCCCAGTCCCACCAGTCCCAACAGCAGTATGTAGTAAACCATCCTGTACAAAAGGAACATGATATTTTATCGAGCGAACTCACCGCGAGCGAAAGTGAGTGAAAGTGATCAATGAAACACACATACCTGTTTGATTTTAGGCTGTTTTATAGAAAAAATTCCGAGGAGCGCAGCGGATTATGACCCAACAGCAGCAAATGTTCGGAGAAAAATGAGGAAATGGTCGTGTAAATGGGTTGGGCGAGGGCGAGTTGGGTTGGGCGAGATCAGATTTCATAGGGTGTATAGCTAAAGGTTCAGATTTCAAAGAGGATTCAATGAAAGATGACAAAGACAAGTTTCAGATTTCATTTCCATAGAAATGTTTTTTTGAAATATTTATTATTGAACTTGGTGAACCACCTCACCTCAACACAACACAACACAATCATCTATGATATTCAACAACACAATATGATATTGATATTGAACATTGTGTGAAGTTCAACACATCACGCACGCACATTCAAATAGCTCCCTTGTCTCATGAGAGGTATTATATCAGGCTGAAGTTGTTGAAGTTGTGGTTGCTGTAGTCTTCTTCTGTAGACGTGTAGCTCATCTCTCATTAGGTTTGTCAGCGAAATGCACTGATCAATTTTCAGTGTTAGAGCCACTTGTAGAGCTTTGATCAAATAGCACATGTACAGTATAGCAGAAAAAACACATAACAATATCAGTGTCAAACTGATACATACGGCCAGAATAACAACGATTATTGAATTCATTGTATTGTCTGCTGCCACAACCATTGTGCCTCTTTGTGCTGTGCTTGATTTCTCTTGACTCTTTCTTTCTTCCGGATGAGGCCTGCTCTGGTCTGCTGCTGCTATGCTATGCTCTGCTCTGCTCGGCTCTGCTTTGCTGTGGTTCAGTTTAGTTCATCATCAGTGTTGAGTTTGTTTGTAGTGTTTTGTTTTATATTTTATATATTATGAAAAGACCGTTGCGCACAAAAGAACTTTTGATAAAATATTTTATTTTTTTGAAATTGACAAGTACAACAAGAGTACCACAAGATGGCACACAAGAGCATAAACAGTAATTATTAATAGACACCACAAGATGGCACACAAGAGCATTAATACACACACCACAAGAGGGAGTATTTTCTTAGACTTCGTACATTTCACCATACATTTCACCATTTTTTAATTTTTCATACATTTCACCATTAATATATTTCACCGTACCGGAGTCACCATTAAAACATATACAATATTAAAATCACTGGTTGTTGTTGGATTGCTGGGTGTTTTGCTGCTGCTGCATGTTTTGCATCTGCATCATGAAGCCACTGAGAAACTGCTGCATGAGTTGTTGTGCGCCCTCTGCAATGTCCTTGCTTCTGCTTCTGCGTTTAGCGCTTCTGGATCTCACAGAGTAACCGCTCATGGTGGATTCACAGTCAGAGTCATCATCCTCGGTCTCTGGTGCAGCTACAGACTTGCGTCTGGATGGCACAGAGACTCGTACCTTCTTTTTCCTTGAAGAGGCATCATCTTCAGATGTATCAGCACCTGAGCTGGCTGCTGCTGTTGATGTCTTGAGGACTGACTTGCGTGGTACTGTTGAGGCTGTTGCTCTCTGTGCGGCCAGGATGTCAGATGACAACTGCTCCAGGTCCAGTCTGCAAAAGTGTGAAGTGTCCTTGAGGAATGGCTTGACTGTGCAAAAATACGAGACGTTCTTGGCTGCTGCAGTCTTGATTTCAATGTTCTTGACTTCAGACAGCTGCCACAGTTTAGCATTGTCAGGTTCTACGCCCCTCTGTACTTGCTTGAGGTGATAGTCGGACACACAGTTCAGGACCTTTCTCAGCTTGGCTGTGCGGTTGAACCATCTCAGGACGCATGCCAGGGCGCTCATGGAAGGCATGAGGACGGAGAAGGTGTTTTTGTGTTGTCTGATAGCGTTGAGCCAGTTCAGAGCATTGTCTCTGGCCAGTAGAACCTCTGGTATCTTGCCTTCCCATGCGTTGAGCAGAGACACAAACTGGAGGAGCTGCGTGTGTGTCATGGTGGTGTACCTCTCCCAGTCAGCGCCTGTCAGGTCCAGAGCCAGCATCTTAGCCAGAGCCTTTGCCTCTCTGGGTCTTGCAGCCATCACGATAGAGACCATCTCAGGTATATCGAGGCCAGACTTGGAGTGTGTCATGTTTGTGCCATCGTAAGCTGGGAGTTGTGGAGACTTTTGCAGAGCCACCAGGATGTCAGCAGCCAGTGTGCACATACCAGACGCACCACCACCATAGTAGTAGTCAATCATGGCGCTGATGCACTTGAGGATCCATGGGTACACAGCCATGATGTGACGCCTGTATCTGCTCAGGTTTGCAGAGTACATTTCGCATAGCAGAGTTTTGGATTGCACAGACAATTCAGCTTCAATCTTGGTGCAACCGGCCAACAGATCCTCTCCTTCACCACCACCATTTCTCATCCTTTTGAAAGAAAAAAACATACACGTTAGTTTTAAGCCATGAGCCACAAGACACTTATCAAATAATATGAAGAGTGGTTGAGAATAATAAGAGCTGAATGAAGAGTGAATGAAGAGTCTTACCTGTCACACATAAACTCAACGATGGCTGCTGCTTTGTTCTTGATCAGTACACTGGGGACGCACGGCAGATGTCTCTTGACCATGACCACCTCGTGTTTGTTGAGTACGTGCTGCATCAAGAAGTGACACACCACAACGCTGGACGGCAGTTCTGTTTCTCTGGTCTCTTCTCCAGCCACGAGTACAGCTTGAAGCGATGGTCTGGCTCCCCATAACGATTCTGAACCACAGGCTTGCACAGCGCTGATAAACACCTCCAGTACATTGGTCCTGATCTCGCTGAGTGAGCACTCACCCACGCAGTAAATGTCAGGTGTGGCAGTGAGTTCAGGATTCAGAGGTGCTGCCTGTACCTTGGGTAGCTTTGCAGTGGCTTGCAGGACTCTTTCTTTGATGAGGTTCAGGATATTGACTTGATCACTGTGTGACATTCGTTTTTCATCACTGCTGCTGCTGCTTGGGAGTTTTGGGAGTTTTGGTATGCGTCCCATGTCAGTTGGAAGTGGTTTGTAGACTGTTGAGGCCAGTTGTTGCTGTTGCTGATGCTGAGGTACTCTAGCAGCTGCATGTTTGCGGCTGCTGCTGGGTTTGAATGATGATGTGGGTGAAACAGCAGCGGGCTTGATGATGGGTTTAGGTGAGTAAGCTTCTACAGCAGCAGCGTGTTTCTTGGTTGGTGGTGCAGCACTTGGAGATGTGCTTCTTTCTCTCTTGGACTTGCGTGGTGGGGATGGAGACCTCTTCTTGGATTTAGATTTGCGTACTACTGGGGATGGAGATCTCTTCTTGTTGTTGGATTTAGATTTGCGTGTGGGTGATGGTGAAGCATATCTCTTGCTCTTTTTGCTGCTGCTGCCGTGTTTTTTATCTGATCTACTCTCCCTGTCCTTTTCTTTTCTATCTTTCTTACTCTTACTCTTTGATGTACACTCATCATCATCTTCTTCATCTTCATCATCCCTATCCTTCTTATCCTTATTTGCAGCCTTATTTGCAGCCACTTTACACTGTTCCTCAATCTGTGCTTTGAGTGCCTGTCTCTGCTTCATCTGTTCCTTGGCCTTTGCAGCGCTATCTTTGATCATTCTAACCATCTGGGTAGGAGGCACAGAGGGTGATTTGGGTTGTTTGGAGTGTTTCTTTGTTGCTGCTGATTTTTGTGGTTGGGGCTCATCTGCTTCAAAATCAGATTCTACATCAGCTACACTAATCTCAGCTGCTGCGTGTACATGCTCAACCACAGGGGCTACAGAGGCTACAGGGGCTACAGGGGCAGGTACATACTCTGGTACATACTCTTCAACAGCCATAGGAGCAGCCACAGGTGCAGGTACATACTCTTCAACAGCAACAGGTACAACAACTGGAGCAACAACTGGAGCAACAACTGGAGCAACAACTGGAGCAACAATTGGAGCAGCTTGTTGTTGTTCCTGTTCCTGTTGTTGTTGAGGAGGCTCTGAACGACGAGCCATGGTATTTTGAATGATTGAAGTTAAAAATGTAAAGGATGCTGTAGCATCAATTTGGGGCTGCACTACTACTGGTGCAGGTACATCAACAACCATGGGCTCCTCCTGAGGCTGCTGAGACATCAGTGATGGTGACAATTCCATAGTAACGCTATCAGCCATTGCACTCAATGCCATAAGGGCTGGTGAGGCTTGTGGCTCGGTGTACTCTTCCTCTCTGATTGGGCTGAGAGCGCCTGGTAAGGGCCTCATCAAAGCTTCCAAATTCTCCCTGACACTCTCTTCATCTTCTTCATCAGAGTCAGACAGATCCAAATCACCACCACTAGTAAGCTGTGCCAAAAGGGCAGCGGCTGACTCTGTCTCTGCTGGGTTACTGATGATGACTGTCTCTGTCTCTTGACTAAGAACAATTGGCTCTTGAGCTACTTCTGGCTCTGGCTGGCTACTAACAGCAATGGGCTGCTGGCTAACAGCAACAACAATGGGCTGACTAACATCAACAGCAATGGGCTGGCTAACATCACTAACAGCAATGGGCTCAACAGCAGCAGTTTGAGAGGTTTGAGAGGAGGACTCACCCTGACCCTGTGGGATGTTGGCTGTGATGGTGACTTGTTTCTTCTTGTTGTTGGGTGAACGTTTCTTGATAGGTGTGAATGTTTCATCCTCAGCCTCATCATCACTGGTTGGAGCCTTGCGTTTCTTGGACTTGTCAGCAATGAATTTGGGCGTTGGTGGTGGCAGTTTGTTGCAGGAAAAGGGTTTCAGCTTGGCCAGCAGCTCAGGAGATGTCTTGGGGAACATTGGCTCCTCTTCTTCTTCAGACTCTGATTCTTGGTGTTTGGGTGAGCGTTTGGGTGAGATGGAAGCCACTGCACTAGCGCAGGAAGTCACTGTGTTGGGTGCAGGGGACGCAGATGGCCTTGCGGGAGACTTGTACTGTGGAGGAGACCTTGCAGCAGGAGACTTGTGTTGATGAGGAGACCTTGCAGCAGGAGACTTGTGGTGGTGCTGTTGAGGGGACACTCTTGCAACAGGAGACTTGCTTGGTGTGGGTGCAGGAGACTTGCTCTGTTTTGGACTCTTTTTCTTGGGTGCAGGTTCTTCTTCTTCAGAGGATGAAGAGGCCTCCTCTGAGGATTCTTCTTCAGAGGACTCTTCTTCTTCTTCAGAGGATGATTCTTCTTCGCTTGAACTAGAGCTAGAATCATCACGTCTGAGGAAAAAAAAGTGTTGAATTAATCACAAGTCACAGAGTACGTAAAAGTGTAAGAACGATTGTTATTAATTAAAGCAGTACCTTTTCTTTGACTTTTTGGAAGGAGGAGATTTCTTGGACTTTTTGGAAGACTTTGACTTTTTCTTGGGTGCTTCTTCATCACTAGAGCTTGAAGAAGCTTCTTCAGACTCTGATTCGGATTCAGACTCTTCAGAAGAGGACTCTTTAGCGGCTTTCTTTGCTTTCTTTGCAGCAGCTGCAGCAGCAGCAGCTTTGGCCTTAGCCTTGGCCTTGGCCTTAGCTTTGGCCTTGGCCCTCTGTTGTTCTTCATCAGAGGACACATCTTCAGAGTCAGAGCCAATGCTCTTGAGGATCTCTTGGTTTTTCTTTGTGGTACTCATCTATTAAACCAATAAAATAAACCCCAGTCAATACACATAGCCTAGAGCTCAACAGCAAGCAAGCAATTACGTTTGGCACAAGACACACTTGGCACCACACACAAGACAAATTGTAGTCTGTATATTTATTTAATCAATCACACACACTACATACAACTCAGAGCCAAGATATATACAGTACAGAGCCAAGACAAACTCAGAGCCAACAACAACAATAAATCAAATCATACAACACATCAAAAAGAAAAGAAAGAGAGAGTGTACAGTACAGTAAAACCAATCAACCAACAAGCATCTAACTAGAATTGATTCTTACATTCTTGGATGAGAGTGTGGGCTCTTTGCGTGAAATCTGGAGTGCTGAAGTTGTTGCTGGTAGTATAGATGATCTTCAAGCGTTGTCTGAGTTTGGCAGCTCTTTCTTCGACCAGAGATTCAAAGAGTGTAGCAAAGGGTTCTTCTTCAGCAGGAACGGGTGACAGCGATTCTGGAGATTGAATGAAATCAGTGCAGGAGGACCCATTCTTATACTGTAAAGTGGGAGGTGCCGAAAGTGAGAGGTCTTCTTGGAATGTCGCCTCGCCTGTCACTGTCACGTCAACCGTTGACCCTCCTCTTTCGATTTCGCAATAATCCACCGGTGTTACTGGTTTTATGGGAGTGTCATCACGAGTGTCACAATGACTGAAAGTATGACAAACATTTTGCGCAATTTCGTATATTTCGCAATTTCCATTTCCATCACGCGATCCGTTGGATTCAATTGACCCTTGCTGTTTTTGGCCATTGCCCACTGTACTGTTGTCAGTGGTACCATTGACCACTGTATTGCTGCCAGTATTACCATTGACCACTGTACCGTTGTCAGTGATACCATTTCCCACAATACCATTCCCCTCAGTGACAGTAGTAGTACCATTGACATCAATTCTAACCGTGTCTACATTTACAAAAGTATCTGTACCTGTACAAGAATCACCAATAAACACATTTACAGAAACATCAGTGACACGGTTAATATCGAGAGTCTCTGAGAGTGGCTCAATGTGTGGCTCTTGGTAGGGTGGCTCTTGGTAGGGTAGCTCTTGAACATGGACTGGTGGCTCTTGGTAGGGTGGCTCTTGGTAGGGTAGCTCTTGAACCTCTTGAACAGGTGGCTCTTGAGCTTGGACCGTAGCCTCTTGGTCAGTGTTGGTTTCAGCTTCACCAACAGCAGCAGCCGTTGAGTCCTCGGGGTGTGTTGCGCAATGGTCAATTGTGACATCGGAATGTCCCGAGGGTGTGACCGAAACTGCGGTTGGTGACTGTTGGTGACGCCCAGGACCGGTTGGTGACTGTTGATCAATTCCAGTAACTGTTGGTGACTGTTGGGTAATTCCAGTAACTGTTGGTGACTGTTGGGTAATTCCAGTAACGGTTGGTGACTGTTGGGTAATTCCAGTAACTGTTGGTGACTGTTGGGTAATTCCAGTAACGGTTGGTGACTGTTGGGTAATTCCAGTAACGGTTGGTGGACGCCCAGAACCGGTTGGTGACTTCAGAGTGGCTGGTTTGGCGCCCCTCTGTGGTCTTTTCTTTGACCAGCATGACACCTTCTTCCTCTTGCGCCTCTTGACCTGTGGTCTGGGAGTGGGTGTGACGTCCAGTTCCTCCCCCTCCTCCTCTTCTTCCTCCTCCCCCTCTTCTTCCTCTATGACGTGACGCTTTGGTGGTACGTCACACTGCTGTACGTCCGTGTGTGACCGCTTGAGAGGGCTCCTTGTGAGTCCGGGTAGAGTTGAAAGGACAGTTGTTGGACTCTGTAGTGGTAGTAGTAATGGTGGACGCTCCCCCAGTAGTGGACTCCTCTGATATTCTTGTAGTGGACTCATTGGACTCTGGTATTCTTGTAGTGGACCCATGTGGTAGGCGGTGGTAGCGTGTGGAAAGTAGCCTCTGTCCGGTCTATTGAATATGGGTATCGATGTCCGTCCCAGGCAAACGGACGCTCTTGATTCCTCTTCCATTTTTTGTTGTTGTAGATTGAAGTGTGTGTAAGCTCTCCCTGTGCCGGACTGGTGCAAGCTCTCCTTGTGCATCGGCTCATATTATCGGGTCAAAATTGATGTTGCGAAACTTTGTCCCACCCTCTCACTCCTTTGCACCATTGTCCCTCTATTGGACTGGCCACCACAAGGACCTTTAGCGTCCACCCCTTGCGCAGCATCGTCTCCAGAGGCAAATTGGTACAAAACTTTGTAGCCCATATGATATGGATCAATCAGTGTCCGGTGTCCAACACACACAACACAACAACAACAGGATGAAGATCTCGTACACCAACTTGGAGAGCAAGGCTCTGATACCTTTCAACGATAATGTGACCCTCAAGTGCGTCAAGCATCCTCTGCTTAAGAAGCTCAAGGCCAAGAAGACGGCCGAATACAGAATCAAACTGGCCATGGCAGTGGCTCTCCTGGTTGCTGCTCTCATGGCTATTTGGGTGATTGTTGGACTCTATCGAGACTACATGGCCATGAAACCATTCGTGTACTGCTCAAATGGCTTTGCTGCGTCCCTCCTCGAGAACCCAAGGGCCAGAGTTTCTGACTTTTGCAAAGAGGACAGTGTCTGCGTGTGGACAAAGAGCTCTGTCAGAGCCAAGTGCGTTTCAAGTCCAGCAGTGGCTCTGGGCGACTACTACAACAACACTGACGTTATCAAGTGCTACCCCACAGACAGACCAGACTCCACGGAGCTCTCCACACTCACTCTGAACAATCACCCTTCGCTATGCGATGAGATGGTCAGGCTAAACATGCTATCCACTAAACGGTACTGCAAAAACATCAAGCTGACTACAAAGGACGGTAAAATGCACGCTATTGTGGTCAACGGTGTGACAGTGGACCGGCTAAAGAACCTCAAACCAGAGGAGCTCACAAAACTCAAGGGACTCTCCATTGATATAGATGCAGAGGGGGATGATGATGATGACATGTCAGGTTCAGGGGATTATGATGGTTACAGTAATAGAGTACCCAAAGACCCAAAAACAAAGGACATCTCACAGCAGGACGCCAAAACCATTGTCAATGACATTATGGCTCGTGTCAAACCTTTGTCTGTAAAGAGGACAGAGAAGGGTACTCTGCAGCTAGCTAATGAGCTGGATGGTGCCAAGTTTGACCAATTACTTGCAAAGATCCATGCAGTGATATTGGACATGTTGGACTCTAATGATGTTGTCACTGTTGATAGCGATGGCAGAGGTGCCATGGCTCCTTTATTTTAATTTTTAAAACGTTACTTGTTGTTATTATTATTACTAGAGTTGACACTTGTAATATTGTACAATGTAATGCATTTGAAAATAAACACATTAGAATGAGATACTGTTCAATGTTTGTTTTTATTGAATTGAAGCTTTTTACAGAATAAAACATTTCACAACAAAACATTCAGCAGGCAACAAACTCTGCAGTATCAACATCAGCATCATCCACAGCGCTGTAATATTGCCTATTGTGGCGCAGCTTGGTTTCCACAGTGCCATCCACGAACCTGCTGACCAGCTCTTCACCATCATATATGTCACGCTTCATGATGTGACGAGTGCCCTTTGAAGTAACCATATCAATTTCGCAGAGTACTCTCATGGTGGCTCTCAGCTGGCTGCATGTCTCACCACAGTGGACTCTGCAGACATCAGAGGGCTTGTACACAGCAGTGCAGGTGATGGTGCAGCTCGTGGGCTGGTGGTACTTGGTCAGATTGATGTAGGTTTTGGGACTACCAGCGTGCTCCAGACAGTCCGCGTGTACCATGTTGTTCATGAGGGTTGAGAGGCGATGATGCTTGTACAGAGGTGCATCAACGGCCAGATTGACAAGGGCTCCCAAGTGTGCAGCCAGCATCAGACTGTGACCAACAGACTTTAGGTTGTGTCCTGCAAGAAGAGAAGACATTTAGTACCACGCTTCATTCAATCACACAAGCAATGCAATGCAATGCAATGTATAACAACAACTTACCGGGGTGAGTCTTTGAGACCATGTGCTCCAGTATAGTTTCATTGATGACAGGTGCATCAAGGAGACCCAGCTTGCGGACGTGTACATTTTTCATGAGTACCTTCTCTCTGGTAGTGAAAGACTTTAGCTTCATCAGAGGCAAATCCATCACAGACTGTGGAAGGTGCAGACCAGAAAAAACGTTGGGTATCACACCGTCCGGTGCTGTGTGAAGACGGGCTCTCCTGAGTTCAACGAAGAGGTCAGTGATGGTGACATCAGTGCAGATGTGATGGTTGGAAGTGAATTGCCCATCGGGGTAATGGTCAGGTACAGCCATCATCATGTGGTAAGCCAGTTCCACAATACATCTCCCAGTCACCCACTGTCCCCAGAGCTCTCTGTTGGTTGGAAGATTAGTGTAGCTGTAGTCTCTCGTGTTGGCAGTGCTATTGGCACACTGTGTGGCCGGGTACGCTTCTGCAATGCCCATGTAGAAGACATTGGAAAAGTTGTCTGCACAATAATCAGAGACTATGGTGAACCACATCTCAACCCAGCTGCCATGTGTTGAGAGCTCAAACTCGGTGGGCAGGACGGGTCTCCCCATGGTTGCACACACCTGTTGGACTGTGCATCGGACGGGTGTCTCCTTTGCAATAGACTCGATGCAGAGTCCCATCAGTTTGAGTCCTGTGCGTTTGAGAGCGTTGTACAGCTTCTTTGCCCTGGCCTCTCTGTGGTCTTGTGGGTCATACACAAAGACATAGTGGTTGCAGTTCTGTATCCCAGAAGGATTTTCTCTGAGTTCATCCTCAGACATTTCACATCTATGTTTGTAACAGTACCGGGCTGCGTGATGGATGGCCTCATGGAGTGGCTTGCTGGTGTCCATCATGAGCTCTCTGGCATCTTCCAGTTTCTCCATGAACCCATAGCACTGAGACAGCTTGCCAGCCAGGTCATACAGATCTTTGCCCAGAAAGAAGATGTTTTTGGCGTTCTCATCATTGTGATCTGTGAACTTGGAGGCCATCTCCACAAGAGGGCTCTTCTCCGCGAGAGGACGCCTTTCAGGTATGGGCATTTCAGGTCCATTATTGGTACGCTTGGATGGTACTGCAGCTGCATCATCAGCACTGCGTTTGGTGGCTTTAGCTTTAGCTTTCAGAGTAGCAGCAGCTCTTTTGCCTCTGCGAGTCTTCTTCTTTGTTGTAGAAGCAGCAGCCTGGGTCACCATGGCTTCAGGAACCAGAGTGGCTTCAGGAACAGCCTGGGTGGCTTCAAGGGTGGACATGTTGCTGCTGCTGGATGCCATTGTTTGCTTTGGGTAGCTTGAGAGTGGTTGCTTGATAGCAAGAGTGGTTGATTGATTTCTCAATTGGATCTCTGTGAGATTGAAGGTACCTACTGATTGGAAACACTCTGCTTTTATGCTGTAGTTCTTGCGCAATCTACCTACGTAACACACTGCGGACATCACACCCCACCACACCCCCACCTCACACCACGTGACATATCAGAGTCCAGCCACAGCCCATCGCAGTCCCATCGTAGTCCACCACTCACAGCCACTCACCACTCACAGCCACTCACCACTCACAGCCACTCACCACTCATAGTACACTCAGCCCACCCACAGTCCACACAGTCCACACAGTCCACACAGTCCAATCAGCCACTCAGACCAACAGTCCACACAGTACACTGCTCAGCCACTCAGCCACTCAGCCACTCAGTACACATAGTCCATCAGCTATAGTCCATCAGCTATAGTCCATCAGCTACTCAGCCACTCAGCCACTCAACACACAGTCCATCAGCCACTCAGACCAACAGTCCACAGTGTACTGTCCTACACACTGTCCATCAGACCACTCAGACACTCAGACCAAGTCCAACAGTCCAGTACACTCACACAACACACGTGTACTTGCGCCATTTATCATTAGTTTTATCATTAGTTTTATCATTAGAGTCTCTTTAGTCTTTATCAGAGTCTCTTTATTGCAGAGTCTCTAAGACTGAGTCTCTTTATTGGAGTCTCTTTATTAGATTATCAGAGTCTCTCTCTTTATTGGACTATCAGAGTCTCTTTATTAGACTTTCAGAGTCTTTATCAGAGTCTCTTTTTTTATTTATATTTAATGAGAGGATTGTAATGAAATACCATGAGAATGAAATAGAGTTCAACGGTTTTTATTTTTTAAAATACATCAGAATACAATACACCACATACAATACACCACAAGAATAATAATAATATTAATAGTACAGAGACAAATCATCAACAGATCAGACAAAGCGATCAAAGTGATGTGACAGGCCTTCAACCTTGGCTTCCAGTGCACATTTTACATCAGCCACAGATTCAACATTGACATAATCTTCCTCAGAATCACAACCATGGACATGAGTGTTACCAGAAGCAGTGACCAATTCAATTGTGTTGAGCACTTTGATTGTATCAGACAATTGACTACAAGTATCAGTACAAGCCATTTTACACATTTCAGTAGGTTTATACACAGCAGTACATTTGATGGTTGCACTCTTGGGTTGCTTGTAGAGAGTCAGGTCAATGTAGGTGCCAGGGACCCTGTTGTTCTCCACTGTGTCAGCATGAGCACAGTTTTTCAGCATGATTCCCAGATCATGCTTGCACAGAGGGGCCACTTCAGACAGCTGGACTTGGACTCCCAGGTGTGCAGCCAACATCAGATTGTGCCCTGTGCGTTTCAGAATGTGTCCTGTTGAAAAAGAGAGCCATTTAGTAACACATCATTTTAAGTAAAACACATCAATGAAAAAAAGAAATGTAATGGGTCCTTACCAGGATGATTTTCAGAGACAACATGCTCAAGGATGGATTCATTGATCAGTGGTACATCAAGATGTCCCAGCTTGGCCATGTTCTTGTTCTTCATGGTCATCTTGTCCCGGATTGAGAACTGTCTCAGGCTCAGCAGTTCCAGGTCCACACTCTCAGGTACAGTGGCTTCAGCAAATGGATTGGTGTCTGGGCCAGCTGCACCATCATGAGGGGCATAGAGACGAGATCTTCTCAACTCACCAAACAGCTCAGGCAGGGTCACAGTTTCGCAGAGGTGGTGGTAACCATTGCTTGTAGAGTACTGGGGCTCAATCATCATGGCATTGCAGGCCAGTTCAACAATGGATCTCCCAGTCAGCCACTGGTTGTAGAGGTCTTGGTTGGGTGGCAGGCTTCTGTAGCAGTACTCTCTGGATGTTGTTGCACGGCAGATGCTTGAGTTGGTCTCACTGGCTGGATACTTGTCACTGAGGTACAGATAGTGAATGCTGTTCAGGTTAGCGCTGTGCTTCTCTAGGAGAGCCTTCCAGATCTGAATCCAGGTACCAAACCCAAACATCTGATGATCAGTGTGGACGATTGGTCTACCCAAGAAGGCACACAGCTGCTCAGCAGTACACTTCACCAGGCCAGTGGTGCCACTGAGTCCCCTGAATGTAGCGCCCATGAGCCTCAGAGCAATAAACTTGCAAGACTTGAACAGTTCTACGCTTCGTTGGTCATGAGAGTGCTCTTCATCATCAAAGTCAAAGTGGTCACTGTCATCACATTCTTCATTGTACACATGTTGAGCAGCCTCAGCAATACATTCTTCAAGAGTCTTGTTGGTGTTCAGCATAATCTGTCTAGCCTCTTCAAATGCTTTAGGGATATCAGGACAATTGGAGACCTTACCAGCCAGATCATAAAGGTTCTTGCCCATCTTGAACACACGACGGTTGAATTCGCGTTCTTCTGATTCTTCATCATCATCAGAGTCATCAGAGTCATCATCAGAGGGCTCAGGCTCAGGTTCAGGTTCAGGTTCAGCAATGGGTTCAGGTTCAACAGTTTCAGCAATGGGTTCAGCAATGGGCTCAACAGTTTCAGCAGTTTCAACATCAATGGGTTCTTCAATGGGTTCAGCTACAATCTCAACATCAGCCATGCTAGCCAGCCTGACGCTACTCAGCTTGAGTGCAGGGTCAACATCCATCACAAACAGCCTACGCTTAGCAGATGGCTCTTCAGGCTCAGACTCAGAAGAAGAGGAGGAAGAGGCCTTACGTTTGAGAGCTGTTGATCTGGTCACCACACGTCTCTTCACCACACGTCTCTTGGTTGGCTGCTTCTTCTTGGGTGCTGCTGGTACTGGTGGTACTGCTGCCTGTACGTCCTGGTCCTGGTCTCTGGCTGGAGAAGCTGCATTGGTGTTGTTGCTTGTGGATGCCATTGTATTGAGTTGAGTTACTTGACTTGACAAAGGTAACTGGTAAAAGTACAAAGGTACGTACTGACAAAGGTACAAAGGTACTGACAAAGGTAGCTCTGTGCGATTGAGAGATTTGGTGACAACTGAATGAAATCCCACATCTTTTATACAGTATTACTTGCGCAATCCCAACGTCCGAAAACCAGTTTGACTTCCTTGGAATGTGTCAGTTGTCACTCCTCCCATGTGACTAAGAGTGACGGTTGACAGTTGCGTAAATGACAAGTGACACACCGTGGCCATTCCCGTTTTCTGGTTTCGGTCCAACTGGCTTGACAGGCCTCGCCCATAAAAGGGGTAGGGCCTAATAATATAAATACTGAGCATTGCCCATTGCGCACCATTCACAATTGCTATTACTGCTCTTGCGTTTGTTACTCTTAATTGTACTATTTGTACTATTTGTGCTAACTTTTGACACTTTGTCACTTTGATTTACTTTTTTGAAAAGTTTTTGAGATACTTAACTTTTAACTTTAAAAAAAATGGCAAGCAACAGCAACAACCGTTACCAGTCCAGCATTAGAGAGCCAGCAGATGAACAGTCAGCAGCCCATGCTGATGTTGAGCCCTACGTCCCTCAGATGTACAGGTCTCCTCTTCAGCGCCTTGTTGATGCCATGGAACAACAACAGCCAGGTCCCTCTCGGTCTCGTCCTTCTTACGTACCAGACGATTGGTCTTCTGATGATGAAGATTTTGAAGATGAGCAGCCACAACAAGAACAACAGCCACCAGTGGTGAGTGAAAAAAGTTATCAATCTGATAGTGAAGAAGAAGAAGAAGAAGAAGAACAAGAACAGAACAGCTTGGTTGATTATTCTGATTCTGAGACTGAGACTGAGACTGAGACTAATGAGTGGGAATGGGAAGCTGGTTCTGATGATGGGACTGTACTGTTTGATGATGAGAGTAGCTCAGAAGAAGAAGAGATTGAAGTTGTTGAGATTTCTGATAATACTGATACTGAAGAGGAAGAGGAAGAAGAGGTAGTTCCTCCTAGGACTCCTACTATTGATGATCTCTTTGGCTCTGACTCTGATGATGATGACAATGCTGATGTTGAGACTGTGTATGCTACTACTGAAGAAGAGGGTACTCCAGTACCTGATGAGCGTCCCTCAACTTCCAATGCAAGTTCATGCGCGCCCATGCTGGGTAAGAGAAGACGTGTGCCCAGTGAGTCTGATCGTGATGAACTGTTGTCTGATAATGGTGAAGTGTACCTCTTTACTACTGAAAGTGAGACTGGTAGAATGGCTGCAGCAGCTCCAAAAAGATTCAAGAGTAACTGTGATTGTGTAAACACAAGGACTCTGGCTAATTTCTGTGCTGGCAAGTGTTGTGCTGAGAGAAACAATGATACAAGCCACAGAGGCAAGAGATGCAATCCCAAACGCCTGCGTATGGACAGAGACTTTTTGAGATCAAGCAATGTGCGCAGCTTTCCCCCAGAGGTCAACTATAAAGCCTTCAGAGCCATCCAGTGCCAGCGTTTGCAGTACGCCCCACACAGAGATGTTCATGACCTTGGACGCAACATGGTCTCCATTGCTGCATGGATGATGTCTGAAGGCTATGACAATGAGGTAAGATCGGTGTCCTTGCGGCATTTTCACCTCTTATTGTTATTATTGTATTATTATTGATATGAGACTAAATGTGTTTGTTGTGTGTGTGCAGGTTATTTCTCTGACTGAGCTGTACGAACTCATGTTCCACTCTACATGGACTGAGAGGAGCAGAGAGTGCAAGAGAGTGGACGTGCACTTTGGCATCCACAACGTTGGGGCCCATCATCTGGAACACCATCACCCTGAGCCATTTGCAGCCCTGGAGACTGTGCATCAGATGTACCAAGGTACTTCTACCCCAGAGCTCGTGCTCACAGACTATCAGATCGTGGCTCTGCTGCTGTGTACCATGGGCTACAAGCTGGCAAGATACGCAGCGCTTGCTGACATGTCCAAGACCAGGCAGATGGGACAAACAGCCCTGGAGAGTGTGTTGGGTATGTTTGGCGTACCAGGTTCAGCTCAACACTTTGCAGAGAGATGCGGGCTGATGCTTCAAGACAAGTTTCTGTGGGAGACCGCTGAAAACCACATGTTTGAGGCAGTCCCCAGAAACTGTGCACCCACCAGCTTCTGGACCCATGGCGCCCAGTCAATTGCGTTTGCCCAGGCTCCAGTGTGCTGCACCAGAGCAGACTGCAGAGGTGAGCCTTGCTTGATTTCTGATACCTTGCTTTGACATCTTAGCTTGATTTTTGCTTGAGATTTTTGACTGACGTGTGATTCTTTGTTGTCTCTTAGACGCTTGCAACAAAAGCACAAAGGTACCTAAGAAGCCTTCCCCTGCCCAGATCAAGCGTACAAGAGCTGCTTATGCTGCTGCAGCTGTTGAACCGTGGTACTCTGAGCCAGAGGACTCTTCTGATGATGAAGAAATGGTTGATCGCTCTGAGGCTCTGGTTCAAGACCCAAGACCAAATGTGAAGTCACAGTGGAAGCTTGGACGTGAGCTGGTCATGATGGGCTGTGAGGCACTTGCCAAACACGAGCTGGTCACTGTGGTTCCTCAGCCCTTCAAGAACAAACGTCTCAACAGGTTTGCAAACAATCTGATCCAGGCAAGCTGGCCCTGTGACGCTGTTCAACACACAGAAGATGGTGAGATGCTGGATACCATGAACAGAACCCTGAACGATCTGAAGCAGAAGCTTGACAGGAGAGATGGCAACAGCAGCAGCAGAGGTCTAGCTCGCAAGATCCAGATGGCGGAGGGTGACCTGGAAGCAAAGTCTAAAAACATCAGAAACAGGCAGGCTGCTAAAAAAGCGTGGCTGAGGATGACTCCTGACTGCAGACCCCATTGCAAATATGAGAGCTACCTCCATGATGATGACGAACCAACACCAACCAAAATCATTGAAGCCAGGTACTTGCACAGTTTTTTGCTTGTTGTACTTGATACACATTATACTTTATACATATACAATCAATGAGACTGAGACTGACTCTTGCTTTTGCTTGTTCCCTTCAGACACATGGTGGATGCTGGTTACATGATGTGCGTGGCTGCTCATCTGGGTCTGTTCCTGGACGCTACCAACGAGGCTCACTGGGATCCCAAGTCTGTGTTTGGTGAGGGTGGCATCTCTTGGGCTGATTTCTCCAGAAAGCTTGATGTTGCTGTGAGAGAGATGCACTGTCACCAGGTTGGAGCCACCAAGAGTGCAGAACACTTGGGACACTTTGTACTGAGCGCTGGGGTGACTGGACCCTTCTATGTCAACAAGGCTTGCGCCTTTGTCCAAGTCAACACTCAAAACTGATTGTGATTGTTGTTGTAACTGTGATTGTACTGTACTTGTTGTTGTAACTAACCGTTGTTGTAAAAAAAACTGAATACTATGTGTGTAAGATTTTAATAAACACTCTTGAAAATTATTTTCTTTTGTCTTGTAGTACTTGCGCCATTTTACACCCTTGCAATACTATCACTAGTCCACAAGAGGGACTGGGCTAACAATATAACAATATATAAACCCAATAGCCCACAAGAGGGCGTACTCTCTGTAGGCCCTCTTGTGGCTCAATACAATAATGACACTTAAACATTAACAATAGTGACACTTAAACAATATACAATGAGCCACAATGAGCCACTACTGGACAGTGGACACTGATAAAGTGGACAAACATAATGGATGAGCCACATGGTCAATATTTCAATGTACTTTGTAGTACTTGCGCCAATTCCACCCACCCAGAGCCACCCAGAGCAACGTTTGTCACCGTTGACCTTCCAGAGTCAGGGCCACCCAGAGCCACCCATCACAAGAGGCCACTCACAAGAGGCCACCCACAGTCCACACACAAGAGTCCACCTCTCACAGTACACCTCATAGTACTTGCGCCATTTCCCCATTTCCAGCCATTTCCAAACAATCACTCTCAATCAGCGCAGCGTTAGAATCATAAAAAGGGTTGGTTGGGATGGGTTGGAGACTTAGAAGCCTCTCGCATCTCGAGGTGTGAGGATCTCTCTCTCTCTCTCAAGCTCTGACCCTGACCAAGATAAGACAAGAGAGAGCTGAGAGAGAGACCTTGGACTCGAGAGGAGAAGAGCTGAGCTGAGAGTCTCTGACCACCTGAGCTCCTGAGCTGAGCTGAGGAGAGTTCTGAGCTGAGCTGAGAGAGACCTTTCAGAAAATTTTCAAGAGAGCTCTCTACGAAAAATTATTTTTCAGTGACCATCATACGTTATTGTAGTAGTAGACTGAGTTACTCTATTTCAAAAATTTTTAATGCGCAGCGGGGGGTATAATTATAAAGGTATAATTATAAAGCTCACACAGCTACACACAGAGGGAGAGAGTAGCCATCTCTCTCACATTGGACTGGACTCTAGAATCCTGAGCCTGAGCTTGTCAGAAAAATTATTTTCGTGAGCTGAGAGGAGAGAGGAGAGAGGAGAGAAGACCTCTCACAGAAAAATTATTTTCATGAGCTGAGGAGAAGAGAGTCACAGAAGAAGGAAAAATTATTTTTCATGAGCTGAGGAGAGAGATCTGAGAGAGACTCTTCTACGATCCATACACACACGTTACTGTAGAGTTACTCTATTTGGTTTTTTTTCGGCGCAGCGGTATAATTATAGAGGAATGTTATAGTATCAGCACTTTTGATATTGAAATGGACGCTGTACGGCACCGGCCACACACAGAGTGGCCATCCTAAAAGCGCAACGGAGTAAAAAACGACAGAGTCCCCTAAAAATGTTGCGCAATTTCCAAGATTTTCGTTGATCAGAGAGAGCTCGCGAGCGAAAAATTTTCTGGAGAGGTCCCTCTCTCAGAATCTGAGCTTGCCCCAAATCTCCTTAGCTCAGCAATTTTTCAGTAGAGCCACACACAGTCCCCCTCTCAGAAGTCTCAGAAGCCACACAGAGCCACTCTCACAGTACTTGCGCCATTTCCACCCACACGCCACAAGACGGCGCCACTCACTCTTATAGCATTACACAATACACACCACCAGCAGCCACAAGACGGCGCCACTCACTCTTATAGCATTGCACAATACGCCACACGCCACAAGACGGCGCCACTCACTCTAATGGCATTGCACAACACCCATAAGCAGCCACCAGCCGGTCATAAGCGGCATTGCACAACACGCCGCAATGCCTTGAAAGGTGTACTTGCGCCATTTATCCACAAGGTAGCGCTTAGGGCTTTTGAGCACGCTCTGGCGATTCCCAGAACGATTCGCGATCAAAAGATTCACAACGGACGGACAGAGAGCCAGCCACACACATCTCTACTTGCGCCAATTCCACTCCCCATCACACGGACCCTCTCACACAGTCCACACTCAGTGGCTCTACACAGACCAAGACAGACAGACATTGCCAGACCTTGACAGAGTATGGTACTTGCGCCATTTCCACCCCTCACAAGGTTTTATACAGAGCCACTGCTGAAAGACACTGCTGAAAGGCACTGTCTAAGGTACAGGTGGAAAGCCACTGTCTAAGCCACCGGTGAATGTACAGGTGGAAAGCCACCGGTGAATGTACAGGTGGAAAGCCACCGGTGAAGGTCCTTCCCAGGGCCCCTTTCGCGTGAGCTTAACCCTAAATTTTTCGCTAACTCTAACCGTGTCAACCCTAATGCTCTAACCCTAACCCTAACCCTATCCTCTACAACCCTAACCCTAACATCTCTAACCCTAATGCAAGCGCTAACCCTAACCCTAACCCTAACCCTAATGCAAGCTCTAACCCTAACCCTAACCCTAACCCTAACCCTAATGCAAGCTCTAACCCTAACCCTAACCCTAACCTCACCAACCCTAATGCAAGCTCTAACCCTAACTTGTGTAAAACTTTTGCAGAGATCCTGACAGGAGTAACCCTAGTGGACTCTGAGTAGCTGTGGTGCGCCAACCCTAGTCCATGCAGCCACTAGAGGGCGCCAACCCTAACGTGCGTAGCCACTGGAGGGCGCCAACCCTAACGTGCGTAGCCACTAGAGGGCGCCAACCCTACCTTACGTAGCCCTAACGTACGTAACCACTGGAGGGCGCCAACCCTAATTCACGTAACCCTAACGTGCGTAACCCTAATCTGTACAACTAGTGGTGGAGGGTGGTATTGTGCAATGATGCGCAGTGGTGTGTTTCCCATGATGCTTTGCGAGCTGGGAGCATAAAAGGAGGGGGTCTGAGAGAGGAGAATCAGCATCTGCTCAATCTCGAGTCTAGAGAATCAAGAATGCTCAAGAGACCATGATCAAGTACTCTGCTGAACAAGAAGCCATCGAAGTCATCACACAGCTCGGTGGTGAGACTTCTCCGTACCGTCCAACCTCGTACTCTGAGCAGGATGATGGCCAGCTACCTTCCACCTCGTTTTCTTACGAGGATATCCATCGCTACACCAGCTTTGACGCCGAGGGCTCACGTGAGGCGCTGAACCTGAAACCCTCCTCTAGCTGTTGTAGCTGGAGGAGGCTGTGTTGGTGGTGTCCGGATCTGCCTGTGATCACTCCCAGCAGGCTATTCTTTGTGGTGCTGGGCGCCCTGCTGCTGGTCGTGAGTGTGCTGATACTGGTGAACCGTCCAGAGGTCAATGGCGCGTATGAGGCCAAGTGTCCCGTGGACCAGCGCGTGTACTACCCTCTGAGGTCTCACTGGAAGCGCTACACGTTCATGTTCTGCTGCCCCTGCTGCGCCAGCGAACAGCACGTGTGCTACGAAGACATGTTCACATGGGTACAGAAATGGTACGATGACACTCTGTCGGTGGAGCAGCAGATCAGCTTCTCTCACCACGTGTGGGCTGCTGCCGTGGCCAGGAACCACAGGGAACGCAAACCCGTGCCCCTGACACACCAACACACCTCAGAGTGGCTCGCACTCATGAAAGAAATGGTAAGTCTGTCTACTTGCGCCAATTACACCGTACCCCCACTAGTACCTATCAGTACCTAACTGTGTTGTGTTTTGTCTTTAAAGGTGAGTCCTGTGAGGGTTCTGGAGGAGCTTCTGTCTGCAGAGAAGGTGGAACACATCAACAGGACTCTGGCTAGTAGAAAGGACAGTGAGCACGACAACCTGCAGCTGATGTACGTTGAGAGTAGCAACACTACCAGATCAAAGGGCAGAAACACTGTACTAGCAAGCTTTGAGATGGACAACATATTCGCAAGAGACCAGATCTCTGCCTTTCTGGTGGAGGCTGGACACGGTCAGGACCTGGCAATGTTCAAGATGGCTTTCAGCGCATACTGCACAAACAATAAAGTGTATGACGTGCTGTTCCAAGACACACTGGACATGCCAGGAGTTGTGGAGACCGTTGCAGAGTATCCATCCAGGGTTGAGATACTGATCGATGACATGCTGGAAATCGAGGCTGCTGCTAAAAGAGCCAACACAACTGCAACCACGCTGAATAATAATGTTACCTCTACTACTTGAGAGAGTCTACATGGGACACTACTAGTAGTAACAGGGCAGCTCCTGAAGAGGCGCTGGTCCGGGACTCTGCGCCGCCCTCTGGTGGCTGGATGCGGTCCTGGGACTCTGCGCCGCCCTCTCGTGGCTGAATGCTCACAATGCATTAAATGAAGCTTGGAGGGCTCAATGAAGGAGACCTCGTCGCCCAACGAAGGGGACATCGTGAGGTTCTTTTGCTCTTGCTCTCTATCTCTCGTTCACTCTTTCTCTGTCTTAGGTAGCTTAAAACTTTAGCACTTTAGGAATGTAAATGTAGCAGGTATAGATGAAGGATACTGTGTGAAAGAAGTGAAAGAGTTGAGTGAGTGGACTGAGTGAGTGGTGTGAGAGTTGAGTGAAAGAGTTGTGAGAGTTGAGTGAGAGTGTGGACCGAGTGAAAAGAGTTGAGTGGTGTGAGAGTTGAGTGAGTGGACTGTGTGAGTGAGGGGGCCCAGCAACGCCGTGTATTGCTTTTAGGCTGAGGGCAGGCTGAGGTCCCTTATTCGATGGGATATGGACCAACATCTGGAGAGAGTTTCAACAGAAAGATTTACATATATCACAAAAACGTTCTACAGTCACAAATTTAACAGTACGTGCGTATATTGATGGTTTTTTCTTCAAGTACAAATCTCTGTCTCGCTGGTGCGCCACGCTAGACAGTAAGCATTGTTGGTTAGTTAAAGTGTCTACTACTACGATGGATATGTTTGTGCAGTATACGGAGCGGAGAGGGGGCTGGTTTGTGTATGCGTACCACATGGAGCCTTTTCTCCCAACCACCAAATACCCTGTAACAATTTTGTTTTGTTTATCATTATAGTAAAACCCAATGTGTGTAAGTGTAAGTGTGAGAGTGGCGGACAGCTTTTTATGTTGTAGGAAAGCGAAGTAGCGATTGCACCGCCACTCTATCACTCTTTGAACCTGTGATTAATGCTAGATTCTATTTGACCCTATTCATTACCCTGTGATATTATATGCTCTTATTCATTACATGTTATCTTTCTTGCTCACTTAACAGCCTTATGTGTGTGGATTATTTTACTTCAAGGACATTAATAAAGTAGAGGTGAAAAAAAGAGCCACTGTGTCTTGTGTATTATTATTGAATGTTTTATTGACACGAATAAATCTCAAACTCTTTACACACATGGAAGAATCTCAAAGTCTTTACACACATCAAATAGAAGAATCTCAAACTCTTTACACACAATACTATTTACAAAAAGTACAACAACATTTACAAGGGGTTTACATTTTACTCTGGACCAGACCCGAGGTAGTCATCATCCTCAATGACTGTAACAACATCAGAATCAGAATCACTGTCAGGTTTGCGTGGCTTTCTGCTGGAGGTGGTCTTGGTCTTTCTCTTTGTGGACTTTGAAGAAGACTCTGAAGATTTCTTTGAAGACTCTGAAGATTTCTTTGTGGGAGGCTCATCAGACTCAGAGTCTGAAGAAGAGTCTGAGTCTGAAGAAGAAGAAGAAGAGTCTTGTTGTACTACAACCTTTTTCTTTTTCTTGTCAGCCTTCTTCTTTGCCTTTTCAGCTTTTCGCGCAGCCTTCTTGGCAGCAGCCTTCTTTGCAGCCTTGGCAGCTTTCTTTTCGGCCTTGTGTCTGCGTCTCTCGTCCTTGCGCTGCTTCTCCAGCTTGGCATCAGCCGCACTGATGGCATCGTCTATGCACACGTCAATGGTCTTTGAGGCCTTGCTGTCTGAGGACTTGGCTTTGGCCTTGCTGCCCTTCTTGGGTGGCTTGGGTGTCTCGTCCTCCGAATCTGAATCAGAATCCGAAGAATCCGAAGACTCTGAAGAGGAGGAGGAAGGCTTCTTGTGTTTCTTGCTCTGCTTCTTCTTCTTGGGTGGTGGGGAAGGTGAGGAGGACTCTGACTCTGACTCTGAGGAGGAGGACTCTGAGGGACCCTTTGTCGAGGGTGCGAAAACAACAGTCTTTTTGTGTGCCTTGGCTGCCTTGGCTGCTGTCTTTTTGGCCTTGAGGATGGACCTAGGCGTGGAATCTGCTGCTGGTACTGGTGTAGGTACTACAGGTGCAGGTGCAGGTGCAGGTGCAGGTGCAGGAGCAGGTACAGGAGTAGGAGCTTTAGGAGCTGGAGCCTTGGGTGGTGTTGGTTTTGCTGCAACTTGAGTGGTTGGTGCTGGTGTCTCAGCTGCCTTGGTTTTCTTGGCTGCTGGCTGCTCTTCCGAGGACCCTGCACGTTTTCTGGACACTGCTGCTGCTGTGACTGTTGTAGCTGAAGTTGAAGCAGTTGAAGCTGAAGTTGAAGCAGTTGAAGCTGAAGTTGAAGCTGAAGTTGAAGCAGTTGAAGCTGAAGCTGAAGGTGTAGCAACTCTGGTCATTCTCTGTAATTCTGCAATGGGAATAAGAATAAGAAAGGGTTAGACACTGTGCAATGTGTGAGAGTGGTATGAATGAATGAAGCAAGATGCATTGCGTACCTTGAGCCAGGGCGGTGAGTGGTGTTGAGACTTCTGCGTACTCGAACCAGGCTGCTGCGGGGCGGTTGGGCACTGGGTACTGTCTGTCCATGTTGCAGGCCCTCCACTTGTACCAGCACTCGCCAATGAGCATGGGAGACTGCCAGCCCGTTTTGCGAAGGATGTAGGTGGTTGGGCCCATCTCAAAGGTGTAGATGGGTGTGTAGGCGCCAACAGGGGTGGGCATGCGCTGGGGCCCGTGGTTCTTGAGCAGCATGATGCTGGACGGCCTGAACCACATCCACTGCTCCCTGGCCACCTTGTCAATGACCCAGTAGGGCTCCCACTCGTTGGTGTAGTAGCGCATGGACAGCACGTCTTCTGGCGCAGTGGTGTCTGAGAAGGGGATGGCTTGAGGAGCTCTGGGCACTTGTACTTGCGGCACTTGCACTGCTGCTGCTGGCTGCTGCTGTTGAGGTTGTGCTGCTGCTGGTGCTGCTTGCTGCTGTGCTTGCTGCTGTACCTGTACCTGTTGCTGAGGTTGTGCTGCTGCTGGTCTCTGCTGTACTTGTTGTTGCACTTGTACCTGAGATTGAGGCTCAGTCTTGACAAACTCTGGAGGCAGAGGACTGTACACACGCGCGGCTCTTTTCTGGACGGGTGTGCTGGTGGTTACTTTGTGTGCTGCTGTACCCTGTGATGTGCTGGGCTCGTCAGGGAAGAGTTCTTGCTTGATCTGGCTGGGTGATATGCTGCCATCCTCAGAGTCCGTCTGTGCCTCTGTCTCTTGCGTTGTTGTTGTTGTGGCCTCTTCTTCTGCCTCTGCCATGTGTACGTCTTGTGCTGCTGCTTGTTGGGGAGTGTGTACCTGTGCAGCTGTCTTGAGCACTGCGGGTGGTGCTGCTTCTTCTTCAGAGTCAGAGGAGTCTTCTGAGGAGGACTCTGCTTCTTGGATGTCAAAGTCTGAGCTGACAGTGTCCTGACCGTACGCAGTGCCCATCTTGGCCCACATCTCTAGCTCCTTGCTGAAGATGCGCACGCTGGCCTTTTCTTCTGGGCTGAGGGCGCTGGTCTTTAACGAGTGCCACTCCCACCACACGCGCTCAGCACCCGTGGTGTGGCACAGCTTCACCTTGACCTGTCTGAAGGTTGAGGACGAGTCCGGGTGGCGAGACCACAGGTCCTTGCTGGAGCCCTGCTTCTTGTACAGCCACTGTGTCCTGTCCGGGGAGCACCACTGCAGTACCCAAGAGCCACCAGAGTACGGCAGCTTTGGGCACGCTGTGTTCTCTCTGGGATGCACAGGGGGCCCTGCAACGCAAACACACACTCTCTTAGCTATCAACAACAGTGCAAGTATCAACAACCAGTGCAAACAGTGCAAGTATAAACAGTGTAAACAGTGCAAACATTAACAGTGTAAACAGTGCAAACATTAACAGTATAAACAGTGCAAACATCAACAGTATAAACAGTGCAAACATCAACAGTAAACAGTGAGGCGTACCATAGGGCTTGAAAGATGGCTCCATGCCTCCTGGTCTGATGGTCACGTACTGGACCCACTCGAAGCCCTTGTCCCTCCTGTGCACTACGAAGTAGGGCGCGTCAGTGGTCTTGATCTTGTACACGGGCTCTAGAGGGGCGTGCTTGGTCTTGGGCACCTGAGGCAGGGGGTTGGGCTTGGCGGTGCGCGCAGCGGCCTCTGCTGGAGTCTCTTTGGAACTGACGCTGTGGAAGTAGGAGGGAGCGCCCTCCAGTGGCCCGGGCAGCTTCTCCCACTCGAACCACCACTCAGAGTACAGCTCGTCATTTTCTAGGCCCCACCTATCTGAGCGCGTGCACTGAACCTGCACAGCACAGCAACAACAACACATCTCAGTACTCTCTCTATCAATGCCTCACAGTGTACAATGCACAATACTCAACACAGTGTATCAATGCACAATACTCTGCACAATATTCTCTCTCAACACAGTGTACAATGCACAATGCACAAGACACTTTAACGTTACAACTCTTGACACTATAGGGAAATGAATGGAAATCGCGCAACTCACCACATGTTTTCTGAAGGGCACGCTGGCTCCCGTGCGGGTTGTCCACCAGCCGTCTGTGGCTCTCTTCTCTATGGTGTAGCTGACCCCCTCGTGGCACCAGACAAACTTCTGTACGGGATGTGTGCTCTGATACCACTCAGGGATGGGGTCCGTGTCTCCGGGCCCGTAGCTGAACGTAGTCACGCTGCTCCTGTGTCTGCGCTTGGCATCGAACTGCTTCCATTCCCAATCGCCCGCGTTTCGCCTCCTAACCCAATAAACTGTGCTACCCTCGCTCGCGCTGTGCACGTAGAAACGCATCTTCGCAAGCTAAGCAAGCTAAGCAGCTAAAAAGCTAACACTAACAACAATAACAGATATCTATCAGTAGTAGTAGTAGTAGTACAGTAGTAGTACAGTAGTAGTAGTAGTACGCTAACACTCTAACACTCTAACACTCTAACAACACAACGAAGCGTACTCACTATCACACTGCTGCTGATGCGTGGCTCTCTGAGAATTGTGAGAGGCGTCCTGCCGGTACGCTCTTATGCCGCACCAGGTTTCGGGGCGGTCTCACGAGGGGCCAATGGTGAGAGAGGGCGGTCCCAACAGGGCCCAATGGTGATGGGGCCGCTCCCTGGGCGTGGGCGTGAATCACAACAGGTTTGGGCGTGGGCCGGTATGCGTTGACTCATTTGCGGTTTGCGCAATATTGCGAAATGCGAAAGTGCGTCACTGGGATGGGCGCGTGGCTTTCGGGTTTCGATTCCGAGTAACTCTCAGATGGGTAACTCCCTGAATAACTCGTTTGTGGCCGTTAGTGGCTGTTGCGCGCGTGGCTTTCGGGTTTCGATTCCGAGTAACTCTCAGATGGGTAACTCCCTGAATAACTCGTTTGTGGCCGTTAGTGGCTGTTGCGCTATTTTGCGCTATTATGGCCATTGTGGCCTATGGTTACTCTAAGTGGTCTTAATGGTTACTCTCAATGGTTACTCTAAGTGGTCTTAATGGTTACTCTTAATGGTTACTCTTAATGGTTACTCTCAATGGTTACTCTCAATGGTTACTCTTAGTGGGTACTCTCAGTGGTTACTCTAAGTGGTTACTCTAAGTGGTTACTCTAAGCTGCACAAGTTTGTATTATATTATTATGTGTACGCTTATTAAGATGCGTACAAGTGTTGAGTGTTGGTTTTGATTCATTTTTATTTTATCAGACACAGTTTATTTCACTGTGTGTGTTATGTTTTGTTTTATATAGTACTGTACAGTATTAGTACTGTATTTGTGTGTGTTGCAGAGATTTAAAACCAGAGAGAAAGAAGTATAATAATTCAAGGATTTATTAAAGTCTTTTCACCATCAAACATCAAACATTTTAAATGCATCAAGTCTTTTCAACATCAAACACAAGAAGTTTTTCAAATCATATACACAACCAACACAAGAAACATCAAAGTCTTTTCCACACTATTTACAATTCAGAACAACAACAGAATCACTTGTGCTTTCTGGATCTCTTGGGCACAGAGTACACTCGCTTCCTGCGCTGCTTCTTCTTGTGCTGCTTCTCAGTGTCTGTTTCTGCATCAGTGACCTCTGTCTCCTCTGCCTCTGTGTGCTCTTGCTCTGTTTGCTCCTCTGGCTCCTCTGCTTGCTCCTCTGCTTGGTGATGCTCTTTGGATCTCTCGATGTCAGCCTGTCTGCGTCTGTAAGCTGCGAGTTTCTCTTGTGTTGAAAGCTCAACAGGCTCATCAACAAAAATACAGTCATCATCATCCTCACCACCTTCAGTTCCAGCAGGCCATGGGTAGTCTTGGTCGCCCTCAGTGTTCTCTTGCTTGAATGGCACAAAGATGTCAGCAGGCAGCTGCTCAGGCTCAGGCTCAGAAGCAGCAGCACCAGCCTCAATCACTGTCACTTCACCCTCACCATCAGACTCAACTTGAGTCTCATCAGTGTCCTGGGTTTGGGTTGGTGTAACGTGCAGGTGTAGAGAAGACTCAGACTCTTCAACAACCATCTCAACATCAGATGTTGCAGCTGGCTCGTCATATACTGCCTCTGCTGCCTCTGCTGTAGGTGCATGCCATTCCTTCAGCTCCCTGAGCTTTGTAGCCACTGCCTCATCATAAGGGCGCCAGCCAAGAGTGACCACCTCCCAGCGGTTCTCAGCCAGTTCGTTCGCCTTCATAAGGGCATCTCGCTCGGTGCAACCAAACAGCTTCATGGCTGTCTCCACTGCTACACCAATGAAGGCTTGACGACAGTCTGCAAAAGACAGAGGAAAAAGACACACATAAGTACACATGCATAACAATACAGCAGCATGGCAATCATTCAATATAGCATAACAATCAATCAAGATAAACACTGAGAGAATCAACTTACATTCTGCAGGGATAGACTGGAACACAGCATAAGGGCCCTTCTTCTGTTTCTTGGGTTTCTTGGGCGCACCAGTGGCTGTTGTTGTTGTTGCTGCATCAGTAGAGCTGGCAGGGGATGGAGGGTCAAGCAGGATCACCTCTTCTTCATCCCCACTCTGTTGTGGTGTTCTGCTGGTGTGTTTGGACTTTGAGGTGTGCTTACCACCACTCTTCTTCTTGCTGCTGGTTGAACTCTTTTTGGATGGTGCATCACTCACATAGCCCAGCTTCTCCACCACTACTGAGCTGATCCGCTTGAGAGCCTCTTGCTTGAGTACCTCTTCGTCCTCTTCCCCAGTCTGTCTCTTGATCTGAGCCATCTTTCTCTGCAAGACTCTGGCTGGGTTGGCTGCGTCTCTGCGTCTGCTGCGTCTGGCTCTCCTGGCCTTCAGCCACTTTGCTCTTTCGGCTGTACCTTTGGGAGGTGCGTAGTCACTGTCAGAAGCGACTGTTTGTGCTCTCTCTGCCTCAGTGTCCCAGTCACCCAGTCTCTTCACAGTGCTAGATTGCTTCTTCTTGGGCTTCTTGGGCTTGGCTTGTTTGGGTCTGTCCTCACCATCACTGCTGCTCAGGCTGCTGCTCTCGCTGCTGCTCTCGACTTGCTGCTTGCGTCTCTTGGCCTCTGCCTTCTTCTCTGCTTCGCGTCTGGCCTTCTCCTTCTTTCTCTGTTTCTTTTCTCTGCGCTCTTTCTCTTCACGCTCTTTCTCAATTGATCTGCGAGAAGCCTTCTTGGATTTCTTGCTCTTCTTTTTTTTGCGACGCTGCTCTTCTGAAGAATCAGACTCTGAACCAGACTCCTCTGAACTACTGCTAGACTCCGAAGAGCTCTCAGAAACATGTTTCTTTTTCTTCTTCTTAGCAGGCTCATCATCATCATCAGACAAATCAACAACAGCCTTAGACTTCTTCTTCTTATCTTTCTTTGACTTTTTAGACTTTTTATCTTTCTTTGACTTTTTAGATTTCTTAGAAGCATCAGAATCAACAACATCTTCCTCTTCCTCTTCCTCCTCCTCAACAACATCTTCTTCTTCATCATCCTCAACATTATCTTTCAAAGGATCATAGCCTAACCTTTGGATGTCGGCTTCAGACATGATGACATCGTCCCCCTCTCCTCTGCTCGCGGATCTGGATCTGGACCTTGAGCTGGATGAGCTGGATGATGAGTCTCTGCGTCTCTTTCGTGATTCTTCGCTTCTCCTGCGGTGTTGTTCCTCCAAGACTCGTTGAGGCACAGCCATAGGGTGAGGCAAAGATTTACGCGCCGTTTTCAGAGCAGTAGCTTTACTAACAACAACGGTAGTAGCAGCAGCGCTATCAGACTCGCTTGAAGACATGGTTCTAGTGGCTAAGGCTAACACGAGTAGTAAAGTAACAAAGTCTCAAAAGTTTTCAAAGTATCAAAGTTTGAAAAGTTTTCAAGTGCGAAAAGTTTTCAAAGTGTCAATAGCGAACGCTCAGTACGGAACACGAGTGTGAATGAGGTCCCTCCTGTGCGCTCCCTCTTTATACTTGTCCAGCTCCTCCCCTTTTGTGGGAAGTACCCAGTCCTCCCGGACCGGTTTCGGGTGTGGTGCGTACTTTCGAGTTGTGATTCACCTGGGCGTGTGGGTGCGTGACTCTTGGTTTCTGTTGCGTAACTCGGGTACGCCCGGGAGTACGCTATTGAGCAACACCGGGGAGTACGCTATTGAGCAACACCGGGGAGTACGCTATTGAGCAACACCGGGGAGTACGCTATTGAGCAATAACGGCCACTAACAGTAACTCATAACAATGACTCACCACAGTAACACATAACCCATAATAGTAACCCATAACACATAACCCATAATAGTAACCCATAACAGTAACCCATAACACATTTTATTTTTATATTTTATTATATTGTATCTTATTATATTATATTGTATTGTATCTTATTATATTATATTGTATTGAATGTTGTATTGTATTGTATTGTATTGTATTGAAGACATGAGAGTTGAGTAGGGTTCAAATGAATTCAGTTTATTGACACAAAACACATAACACAAAACACATAACCTTTACAACAATTGCATTAATAAATAAAAAAAAAATCAAGAATCTTTATTGATGCTGTGTGTGTTTAAAGTTTTAGTTGCGTCTTCTGCGTACTGCTGCTGGTGGTTCTGCTTGCTCCTGTTCTTCTGCCCGTTGCTGCTCTTGTTGAGCAGCCTCGCGCTCGGCCTCTCTGGCGGCCTCTTGAGCAGCTATGTCAGCCTGTTCTTGCTCCACGGCCTCCACCATGTCCACCCTGTGCCTCAAGCGCAAGGCTGCCTCGGACTCTTCCCTCTTTCTCTTCAGAGTCTTTCGCTCAACCAACAGTCCGTACACAGTCTGTTTTCGCAGAGTCTCAACCTTGATAGAGCCGTATTCCTCCTCACTCAGGTTGGACAACACGCAAGAAGAGGACACTGCCGCATCTGCGTCTGGACAGTGCGTGTAGATGTGGCTGGTGGTGCTGCTGGGTGCACACTCGTCCTCGTCTCCAGGGTCTTCGTCTATTCTGGGGCCACTCACGCTAGAGGAGTCGCTGACATCTGCGTACTGCACTTCGTCGCCTGTCTCTGGCCTTGGTCTCTCGTTGAAGAACATGGTCCTCATGTATTTGGGCACAACGTTCCGCGACAGATCAACCTGCTCAGCTGTAACGGTGCCCCTCACCATCTTGAGGATGGCCATGCACAGTAGCTTCAGAGTGGACAGCCCCATCTCAACTCCGAACCTCACCAGAACGTGACTGTACACAGTCAACGCTATTCTGTACAGCTCACCCCTGAACACACAAAGACACACAGCCCATTAGTCTCTTAGTCTCACACAGTACACAGTACACTATACAGCAAACACTTATACAGTACACTACAATACAATACAGCAAACACACGTACCTCAAGTGATCTCTGTGTCCATTTCTAGCCATGGCATTTCGGGTGATGTGTTCGTGAGCCCTCATCAGCCGCTCACCCATCTCCATCATATGCTCAGGGCTACAGGCCAGGCGCCCATGGTCCGTGATAGCGTACACCCAGCGAAACGCATAAGCTACATCCTCTACCCTACACTCTACGGTTGCCCGTGTGTCTTCGGTCTGGTCCCTGATCAGAAGGGCCCTCATGGCTTCGATCTTTGCTGCACAAGCGTTATCCATTTTGTTAGATTGAGATCGTTTGAGATCAGCAGCCTGCTCTATCAGTAGTTGGTATGAATGAATGCTAACACAATCACAACACCTGTGTGATGTTCATAGACTCCTCCCTCTATCATTGTCACCAACCCCTTTCGTTTGTCATCAATCCCTCCCACTCTCGTTTGTCATCAACCCCTCCCTCTGATTCGTTTGTCAACAACACCACACCTAACCAACTGACATCATCGTGTCATAACATATGAGTCATACAACAAAATAACTTTGACAGCTTTTATTCGCATTTGATAAATAATACAACAACAATATCATAACATATTGTAACAGACAGCAATCACACAACAGTTTCATTGGATTTCTGATGTAAAGGTGGTGAGGATGATGGTGAGGAGGATGATGATGAGGGTGAGGGTGATCTGCTCTTGCTTCTCTTCTTGAGTGAAGTCATGCTCTTCTTCGCTTGTAGTTGTTGGAGTCTCAGCTGCACACTGTCTCTCCTCTCTGATGCAGGAATGGGCTTGTGTTCCATAACACATTCTTCCCCATCGGGATAACGTTCGGGTATCAGCCACATGTGATCGAATGTGGACCCGTCTGTGTAATCTATAACAAAACAAGAAAGAGTGTAAGACACTGCACTGACACAGATAACACAAGCACAAGCACAACTGTCAAGTAAACACAAATGAACTTACGTTTGTAGATGCCTCTCAGAGTAGCACCATTGTTGTTGCCTGGGAGCAGTGAAGACATGGTAGGTGGATAGCTGGATAGGTATACAGGGATAGGTACACAGGTACTCTGGTAGAGTAGTAGTAGTAGTAGTAGACAAGATGTTCAGATGTTGAGATCTGCTTAATACTCTAGCATCACACAGCACGGTTATATTCTGCACTACACACGTCATCACGCACGCACATCGATTGTGAAACCGTTTCGTTTCTGCAATAATAGCGCGTACCGTTTCGTTTATGCGGCAGGGCGTACCGCGTACCGTTTCGGTTGCCAAACAGTGCGTAGCGCATACCTTTCGGTTGCGAAACGTGGGTTGCGAAACAGTGCGTGAGTCACGCCAACAGCCACTATTGCGAAACGCCACACCCAGTATCAGTCACGCCAACAGCCACTATTGCGAAACGCCACACCCAGTATCAGTCACGCCAACAGCCACTATTGCGAAACGCCACACCCAGTATCAGTCACGCTATTGCGGTACGCCTATGCGCCACTCTATCTGTTATATTGTATTATATTGTATTATATTGTATTATATTGTATTGTATTATATTATATTATATTATATTATATTATATTGTATTGTATTGTATTAAAGACATGAGAGTTGAATAGGGTTCAAATAAATACAGTTTATTGACACAACTTCATAAATACATACATATACACACAAGAAACATCAAGTTTTATTCAAGAGGTACAAATGTGTTTAGATTAAACATGTGGGGTAGTAGTGGCTTCAGAATGGGCTCTGGTGCTGCCTTCTGCTGTGTGGGGTCGTTGGCTTTAGCCGTCAGTAACGCAGCCATACGCAAAGCTTTGCGCTCTTCACGGACTCTCTGTAGCTCGCCGAGGTTACTGCCAGCCACCCTGCCTCTGCCCCGTTTCGCTGGTGGTTGTGGTGGTTGAGATGTCTCCTGGTCACAGTTCCTCTTGGCTGCACGCTTTCTGGCTTTGGCCGCTCTGACACATGTCTTTCCATTAGCCACCTTTGCGTTAGCTGTAACAAAGAGACACGCTGTATGAGTACACTGGTCATAAAACACACTCAATCAACACACAAGCAGAGACTCTTACCCAGTGCAGTCAGTTTGCCACGCAAGCGGTTGAACACAGCGTCCAGCTCGTCCTCAGGCTCTGGCTCTGGCTCTGGCTCTGGCTCAGGTGCGATTGGTACTTGCACCTGTACCACAGAGTAAGGTACCATTGGAACCAGCAGGAGTACAGGCACAGACGTAGGCTTGGGCAGTATGCTCCGTGGCTCAGGTGAAGGCTCTGGTGTAGGCTCTGGTGTAGGCTCAGGTATGCGCTCTGGTGTAGGCTCAGGTATGGGCTCTGGTGAAGGCTCTGGTGTAGGCTCAGTCACAGGCTCTGGTGAAGGCTCTGGTGTAGGCTCAGGTTGCTGTTGCTGCTGTTGCTGCTTCTCTTCTTCCCTTCTCCTGGACGCCCTCTCCAGCCACTTAGTGTGTTCAATCATGATGGCTGAGAGTGACCAAGAGTCGTTAGGTGTGGGTGCCATGAGTACAGTTTAGAGTACGCTAAGGTACGCTAGTGTTAGAGATGTGTAGTAGTACCGAGATCAGTCCAACACTGACATATATACAGACCACTCCCCTCCCACACGTCACAACCCTAATCACGCTCCACCCACACGTCATAACCCTAATCCCTCCCACACTCCACCCCTCCCATCTGGTACAATCTTGGCACTCTGTCAATTAGGGTTGGCTGGCTTCCAATATTATGTGCAGGCCAGCTTAGGCCCCTTTATAGCCCTATTAGGGTTGGATTTCCAGAGCCTTATTCTGGTGCAAGCTAGGGTTGGCTGCAAACCGATTAGGGTTGTGGGTGTTAGGGTTAGGTGGTATTCATATTAGGGTTAGGGTTGAGATCCAAATCTGCATTAGGGTTGAGCAGGTTAGGGTTAGGGTTAGGATTAGGGTTGTGAGTGTTAGGGTTAGGGTTAGGGTTGGCTTTATGGTTAGGGTTAGGGTTAGGGCTGAGTCTGTGCAGGTTAGGGTTAGGGTTAGGGTTAGGGTTAGGGTTAGGGTTAGGGTTAGGGTTAGGGTTAGGGTTAGAGTTAGGGCTGTGCATGTTAGGGTTAGGGTTAGGGTTAGGGCTGAGCATGTTAGGGTTAGGGTTAGGGTTAGAGTTAGGGCTGAGCATGTTAGGGTTAGGGTTAGGGTTAGGGTTAGGGATGATTCTAGGGTTAAGATTAGGGTTAGAGCGCTGTTAGGGTTGACACGGTTAGGGTTAGGTGGGGCGGTTTTTAAAGGTAGGGTTAACACACTACCGGGGTACGGGTTAGCGAAGC